TCCGATCTAAATGAGCCGGCAGATCTTATTGCACATATCATCAGCTATGCCGAAGTTGGAAAAGACTCGGTACTCAATACGTCCTTCTATCATGATATAGACTTTAGGGGTAACGATAATCTTGGATATGCGTGTAAGCCAATTGGCTATACACCTCTTACCAATGGTGTTACCATTGAAGAACCCAATAACGATAATAAAGCTGTGATGGATGCACAGGAGGAAGCAATGTTCGAACAAGTTGCAAAGGAACTCAAGGAAACCGTTGGTATTTTATCTGCTACTGTACAGAAAAACACGGATGCCCTTAATTTAGTTATGGCAAAGTTGCCGAATGAACAGCGTCCAGCTGATTCTAGTGGTACTGTCCAAAGCGCCACTGATAAAACTGAAAATCAGATGGAAGAAACACGTGTTAAACAGATCGTTGCTGACGAAGTCAAAACGGCTGTTGATGCCCTCCGTAATGAGATGAAGTTGGGTTTAGATTCTATTAAAGAATCTCTTAAGCCTACTGCGCCTGCTGGCGAACCAGCTCAAGATTCTGCATCTGCTGCTGCTGAACCAGCTCCAGCTGCTGAAGATTCTGCTTCTCTCAAGAAAGAAATCGAGAACCGTGATTCCAAGATTGCAGATCTCGAGAGTAAGATTAAAGATCTTGAAGGGAAACTTGCTGGTGCAGTAAAACCACAAGTGCCAGCCAGGAAAAAGAATCCATACTCGTTCTAATTTTAAGAGGAGAATATAACTAAAAGGTGAATAGAAATGGCAGTTAATCCTAACCCACTTGACCTTAACGGAGAACAGTTCCAAGATGAGATGCTCAGGGAACTTCCTTCCCGTTATACTTACATGGACGGTCTCGAAACCGTCATGGAACAAAACTGGTTTGAATTTGGTGCGTATCGTCCGCACAGATTCTTGCCTGCTCTTAGCGTTTCTCTGAACGATCAAGAGGGATATGTATTCCCTCATGGAACGGTCGTCTCGGCAGTTAACCTGAAAACTGGTGCTGGTGCATATAACAGCTCTGCTGGTATTGACTCCACTGGTTATCAAGCTATGGGCGTTGGTTTCTCTGGAACACTGAAGAACAGTGTACAGGGAGTTTATGGCTATGATCGTACGCTTGATGGTATCATTGAGCCTTGCAACGGAACTAACGCTGCAATCAATGACCTCATTACGCAGAATGATGTTGATATCAAAAGACTCAAGTCTAATGGTGCTGTAGCATCTGCTGCTGATGTTGAATCTACCGTAGCTCTTACGAGATCAGCTAACCAGGATCCTATTGGTGTAATTGTACACCAGGTAATGCGTGAAACTCGCGGATCTAACATGAGCTACCAGCTCAGTTCCCAGGCTTACTCAGTTTCCAAATATGGAGTTCTGAACATTCCTTATGTTATTGCGAGTGCTTCTCGTATTAACACAACTGATAAGCAGCCTGGTGGAGATGTTGGATACCGTTCGGTATACAAGCGTCACCAGTTCCTTACAGTCTTCGATTCTTCGCTGATGGCTCCCGAAGCTACAGTTCGCGTTGATGGTAATGGTAAGCTCGTTCTTACTTCTAACACCACGCAGTTTCCGAAGAAGTTTGGAAAGATCATCAGTTGGACTAATGATCTGTTCCCGGAACTTAATGCCTTCGTAGATGGATTCCCGGATCTCAATGTTCCTGGTACCAACACCGGAGGTTTAACCCGCCGTCTGTTCGATTTCATCAAACTCATCCGCCAAGCTCAGGGTCAATCTGTGCTGCCGGCTGATATCATTGCTGATGTCGATGCGGGCTACTACGGGATGGTTAAAGTCCTGTTCAATCTGACTGGGATCAATGCGTAAGCATGGTCCCACATAATATAGGAGTGGAGTAAAAAGCAATGGTTACAGCAGCTGATCTTCTTGCTACTGACGCTTACAGGGACCAATTTGATTCGGCTCTGCAACGTCATGTAGACCCGAGGGATAAATCCTCGGATACTTATGAAAGCCAACTCTCTGCAGCTGGAGAAGATTCCGAGAAACGGAATGAGATCCTCGCAGGAATGGTTCAAGCCGATACTGACTCTGTCAGAATGTTCGTGGACCTTCTGGAAGGCCGCAAGCCGATTGGAATGAAAGTTCCTACAATCCAGAAAGCATTCCGTGACTACCTCTCGGCAAAAGACTTCCCGTTCACTTTCGGTCCTGCGATCGAAGTTGTTACGAGAAACTACCTGATGCCTCAGATTCTGGTATCACGTGAAGTGTTCCAAACGGTTCCGTATACTGGCCAGAGAGATCAGGTCAATATCCGCTCCTTTGGACCGATCAACATTGAAGAAGTTGGTCGTAACGAACCGTATCCGGAAGTTGGTCCTTCGATCGTTGATAAAGCCTTCCGTATGGCACTGGACATCAAGAAATATGGTGTTAAGCTTACTATCGAACAAGAGCTTTATGAATCCGATCATTGGGGCATCCTCGGATTCCTCGTTCGCCAGGTAATGGACGGCTTCATCCTGCATGAAGAGTCCATGGCTATGACGCTGTTGAATAAGATGGGAACGACTATCTTCAACAACGCTACGCCTTCTGCTGGCCTCGAAGGGAAGATTACTTCCGGTCGTGCGATTGATGGATCCTTCAATGGAACTATCACTCTCAATGACACGATGAGTGTATGGGCTTACGGTAATACCCGCGGCTTTAATTACAGCATCCTTCTCATGCACCCGTTTGCATGGCAAATGTGGGCAACGGATCCTGAGATGCGCGAACTGATGGTAGTAGGTTCCCAAGTAACCTCTGCTCTCAATAGTGCTCGTCTCCAGGGAGCTGGTGCTCAAGGTTTCGAATCTCCATTCGGCGAGATGTGGGGCTATAAAATGTCCAATCTCGGTGGTAACAACACTACTCAGCAGCTTTACTCTGCTAATGGTGTGCCGGATACATTCTACGGTAAGCTTGGCATCAGCCCTGCTTCCAAGACGCTGTCTCCTTACTGGGCTACGTTTAACATTCCTCCTGGAAATGCAGCGTTCCCTGGTGGACTGAGAGTTATTGTAACTCCTTACGTCCCATGGAGACAGGATCCAGTTTCGAAGAAATACATTACTAACCTGTATTTCATCGATCCGCAGCGCACAGGTGTTATCCTGAATGGCGAAGGTCCTACGACTGACGAGTGGGAAGATGTAGAGAAAGAAGTTCGCTACATCAAGTTCAAGCGTCGCTTCGGCATGTATCCTGTTCATCAGGGTCGTGGTGTAGGTGTTGTAAGAAACATCGTAATCGACCGCAACTATGTGTTCGATAATGTGAACCAGCGTTCGCTGAGTGTCTACGATGTTAACTCTACCCTGAGTGGAGTAACCTTCTAAGGATACTGAAATCCCCCCTATTACTTAGGTAAAGGGCACAGGGGTCACCAGAGATGGTGGCCCCTTGTTTTTTATAGCCGTTGTTAGAGCTTGACATAGAAATACTAATATGTTTTAATGTGCCATGCCAAAAGTACACGTTAAACTCAATGCAGAGATCCATCCTACGTTTGAGATCCCAGGTCTTGTAAGCCTGTCTTCTCTTGGAGAAGAGACTGTTATTGAGAAAGACATTGATATTGCAACATCTGATAATGTATCTATGGAGATGCTGCTTAGAGGGGTATCCCTCGGTAGAATTAGCATCCCTCAGGATGATATTAAGAAGATGCAAGAGAACATGATTAAGACTTTGGGAACTGCGCAAGATGCTTCTAAGCCTCGTGAAGCTTATATTGTTAAGCTTGCTGATCATCATGTAGTATGGGCTACTCAAGATCAGAAGGTATCTTTGAACCGCCTTGAAAAGCATACGTTCATGGAAGTTACCAAAACGGGAATTAAGATTGGTGGAACAAAGTTCCCTGCTCTTAGTAAGACACAGCTTAAGGATCTAAACAATGCTGTGAATGCTGGGATCCTCGAGATCATCGATGAGGCTCCCAAGGGTGATTCAGGAGCTCCTCCTGTAGCTGATCAAGATTACGATCGTCAGCTTTCAGCTCAGGATAAGATGCTCAGGTTAATCCTTGATAGCCCCTTTGAACAGTTTGAAGAGATGGTAGTTAGATTTAAAGTGCCAGAACTTCGTCAGCTTAAGGTCATGGAAGATAACGACCGCAAACGTCCAGATGTAATCAAGCTGCTGAATAAGCGGATTGCTGCAGAAGGCGGCGGTTAACTAAAGGGTACTAAAGGTGCCATTACGAGATACTCTGTCTCTTAATGGCACTTACATTTAATGCCGCTTCCTCAACCCCCAATAGTGGCAATACAGCTGTTCCTCTTAATGCATATATAAAGCTCGTTTTCAATAGCGAGGTTCAGAGTGCTTATTTTAGCCCTACTGCTGTAGGAACCTATTTCCAGCTCTATAAAGAAGCCGGCTTTGTTAAGTATGGAGTAATCGCGGGTAGAACTGTAGATAATAACCTGGCCATCTACCTTCTGCCCATGGCTAAGTTAGAACCTAATACTAAGTATACTCTCATTATTGTTGGTGGAACCAACGGCATTAAGAACATTGCTAATGAAACTTTAACCGGCAATCAGGTTATTAGTTTTACTACTACCTATTTTGCAGATAATCAAATCAGTATAAACATTACTGATTCGGTTGTAACCTTTCCTCCTGTTGCGCAGGAGCCAGTTCCTATTCCTACGCCTCCGGGATCCGTAGTAAACTTCCAGGATGTGAATAACCTGGTAGGTAGTGAATCTGGGATTGCAGAGTTCTATTACGAAGATGGTAGCCAGATCGGCCAAATCTTTATCGAACATTCAAACCCAGAAGAATTTACTATTGGGAATATAGATTTCTACCAGTTTGTTTCTTACTGGAATGAAGATATAAGAAGCAGATATGCTGATGAGATTAAGATAACCAAGGCCAAGCTTCCATTCGATACTGTTAATTTCCTCGGCAATACACCAGTTCCGCATGGTTCTGTTCAGATTGTTGGTAATAAACTTTCCTTTGCAGTAACATCTGAATCTGGATACGATACTTCAAATAATCCACTTACTCTAAATTATGAATATCAGATAAGGATACCGGGTGCTGCATTATCTAAACTGGATGATGGTGGAGTTCGCAATGCAAACATCATTGTAAAGTTTGCTGGACCATTAGCTCCTCTATTCTCTACACCAGATATGGTAAAGGCTATCATGAGCTCCTCTTTTAATCCAGAGGATATTGGGTATGTACGGGACTATGATCTCTTCAAGAAGATTCATTGGATCTCATATGAGTTGGTTAATAGACTTGGATACACTCCTTCATATAATGATCCCAATATCTATTGGGTTGTAAGATATGTTACATGTAGAGCAGCATATGAACTATTAACCGGGCCACTCGCATTTGTTCAGTATGTAACTCAGAGAACTGTTCTTGGACAATCGGTATCCTACACGAATAAAGATAGGACTATGCCAGGAGATCGGGGAGAACTTGAGAACTGTATGACTGATGCTCTTAACGCTCTTGGTATACTCATGTCTAATGTGGCTGCAGTAATTGGTGTTAAGAGTAAGAACAGTGCTTACTACCCTGGAAGAAAACGTGGCAATATGCTTCGTTCTTTTACAGAACTAAATCCTATCGATACAGATACAAACGTCCCAAGAGATGGTCTCGAGGGAAGTATTATAGATCAATGGTGGAATAGATAATGCCTAGATGGGGTTGGCCTGACATGCGCGAGAATGTTCGCGCTTATCTTGATGGAGACTTTGCCAAGCTTGGTGAAGGTCAGTGGCTTGTTTATAGACGCATGCTTAAAGGAGAACTTACCAAACAGTGGTCTCCCACTCGAGATGAAGCTGTTGGTGGTGAGAAGTTTAAGTATGTTCAGTATATGGTTCGTGGAATTATCCAACCTATTGGTGGAGAGTTTGGACTATCAGCCATATGGGCTACCAATGAAATGGGTATAGTTCCAAAAGGTGGCTTCTTAGCTATGATCAAATGGGATTATTCTCAGGCAAAGACGAGACACCCATTGGCTAGACCACAGATTGGAGATAGGATATTTGAGGTATTGGGAGGGGATTCTAAATCACCACCTAAGCAACCTATTAGACTTATAGGAGATTATGCTTATAAGGTTCTCTCAGTTGGTAAATCAAGAGGTGACTTCGGAAGATCTGAAGGCTGGATATTACACGTAGATCTGGATGGTTAATAGATGGCAGGTGTAGTAGATAGAGTCCCAGTCATCTTTGTAGAGGATCCCAACGAAACTCCACAAGAGACTTTAGAAAGACTCCAAAAGGTAACAGGTGGGCGCCTTGGATTGGGGCGGGCATTTGAATTAGTTCTTCCTGAGATCATGTTAATGATCGAGAAGAACTGGCTGACTATTATACCCATGGAATTTAAAGCTTCATGGATTCCGCAGCTTAAAGATAACCCCGTTCTAAGAGAGATACCAGATTTAGGGCCGGCCTTTCCTCAAACTAATGTAGGATCTGAAGTCAGTTCTATAACAACTGATGATCCCGTAGCTAAGACTAAGGAAAGCATACGCTATAGAATAGTCAGAACTGAGAATGCCGGCTTCGATCGTAAAATGTTCAGTGGAACTAAAGAGCTAAAACCCCGTAGGCGCTTTCAAATTGCTCAAATGGGCGATAATGGCCTTTATACTTATACCGATGTTCTAGCTAAAACATGGGAATATCTGGTAGAGTTTAGCTGTAACGGTAAGGATGCTCTTACCTCAGATTTCCTCTATAAGTGCTTTGAGTACATTTTATATACCAACGCTAAACTTTTTTATAGCTTTGGTTTACAGAGATTTATCCCACTTGGATCCCCTAGAGGTGATGTAGTAGACCCCGATACTGAGCTCCATAGAAGGATTCTATCCGTTTATTTTAGACATGAGGAATTCTATTTCAGAAAGAGTGAAGTTGAGATTGGGCAGCTTGCATACGATTGGAATGATTTCCAGGTGGACTATCCATTATAATGAGACTAAAGACAGTACAGACCAGACTGCTGACCTATGATTCAGTTAACTTGTCTGTTATCAGTTTAATTCATAGAGAGGTAGGCTATGGCCGGTATTGATGATTTTAACGGCACGCGATCGATTCTGATCGATCAAATCAATCAGGTTTTCAAAAGACCGATTACTGCCGATGCAACTATTATTTTTGGAACCTCTACGAAGGGACCTCTGCGCCAGCTTATTGCTGCAGATAATGATGATCAAGTAAAGGACACATTCGGTGATGTTCCGAATGATCCTTCGTTTGATACGAACCTTCCTCGTACGTTCTATGAGATGAGTAGAGCTACTGCAAATGGTGCAGATGCATTCCTGATGAGAATTGGCGATGCTAAGAAAGCTACTCTTAATCTTTATGAGTCGCAAGGTGTAGGTGGAACTGGTTATGGAACTTTTGGTTCCGGTGACCTTGCTTACACTAAAGATATTACTAACAATGCACTTGCATTCTCTCTTGTTTCTGAGGCACTTATCGAAGGTGCAGAAGCAAACAATGGAACTCTCGAAGTAGTATCTGATGGTGGAATTCCTAAAGCTATTACATTCACGACCCCCGATCAGATCCGTAGAGCTTTTGCTCTTGATCCTTTTGGAAAGCAGCCGGGTGCTCTCTACAATGTAAGAGACATTGCTAATGCTCTTAATGCTGATCCAGATTGGAATAAGTGGTACATCACTAGATACGTTCTTCTGAGAAAAACTGATCTTGAAGTAACTGTACAGGCAGACAGCTCTGGTGGTAGATACATCGAAATCGATGGTGGAACTGACACCTATGGTGATAAGCTTGAAACACTGGAAGAGATTGCAATCGAACAATCTGATGCAACCGACAGCGTTCCTTTTGGTGTAACTTCTTACTTCCTGAAGAATGTTCCTAAGAAAGACTCCCTGGATGTAACTGCAACTATCACTACGTTTGTGCGTAAGCTGAAAGATGAAGTTGTTCTGACTGTTGATGCTACTCTGGTTAACTCTCAAACTGCCAACAAGACCCTCTTCCTTGGTCGTGCAAACTCTAAGTGGGATGGTGATCTTAGCTACGTTTGGGAAACAGATAGTGGTAATGCCAACTATGGCAACTTTACTCTGATCCAACTTAAGCCGAACGGTGTGCGCAACATTGTTCCAAAGATCTATAACTCTCAGCCAGTATACTATGTAGATGGCAATGGCCAGATCTTCCTCGAGCTCGAGAACTGGGGCAATGCTTCCTTCTCCTTAGGCGATGTATACCTAGCTTCCTATAACTTCAAAGCTTTCTTCTCTGAAGCAAATCTTAGAAGCCAATTGGAAACTGGTAACGAGTTTAGCTACTTCGTTAAAGGTAACGAGATTATCTTCGGTGCTTCCTTGAGCCTGGCAGTAGATGTAATCTACCCAACCAGAAAAGTTTTTGCACCTTCGGATCTTAATCTTACTGATGCAAATAACATCATTGTTTACTTTATCAATCCTCTTACAAGACCTGATGTAGGATCCACGGTTCTAGCTACGTATACGTATCTCCCAGAACTTCCTGCAGCATCTGGTGCTATCCTCGATCTGCCTACAAGCGGTCAGGTAGTTCAGAGATCTGGATTCTCCGGTGGAGATGATGGTCGTAGAGTAGGCCGCCTTCGCTATAAGCAGCTTATCGAAGATGCGCTCGATCTTATCGAACTGTATCCTTTTAAGCAGGTTCTTGGAGCAGGTGTATACCTCGATGATACTGTAGATGGTTATGATGATGAGACCGGTCTCCCCGCGGTTATCCCGGTTGACTGGGCTTCTATGCTGATTCCTAAATTAGCTCGTAGATCTTATCTGACCAAAGAGTGCACGATGGCAGTGTCCATTCGTCCTCCTACGGATCTGACTCCAGATGGAATCAATAAATGGTTCGATAGAGCTATTAATTCAGATAACTCTGATATTGGTAGAGCTGCTAATATGATGCTTGCTGCGCAAGGACCAGATTCTTTTAGACTCATGGTTCCTGCAGGAGCTCCTATTACTGCAATCAGCCAGGTTCTCGGTGGTAGACAATATGTTGGTTACCCAGCATCTATCTACACTGGCATGAGACAAGATCTTCCGATCGAACTGTCTCATACTAATGCACTCCTGCCTCCAACGGTTCTGGATCTTGGTGTAAAGATCTTGAATGCTGAAATTATCGGCAACATGAATGGTATGAAATATACCTTCATGACCGTTGACAGTGCAGGTAATAAGATCATTGCAGATGCACCTACGCTTGCTCAAACAGGATCCAGCTACGATCGTCAGTTTGTATTGGATGCTGTGTATGCTGCGATTAACATCGTACGTGTAACGGCAGAAAGGTTCATCGGTCTCCCGAGAACTCAGGAGAACATCCTGGCAATGCGCAATAAGTGTCAGAAGAATGTTCAGTATCTCGTTCCACGAGTATTCCAGAACATTCAAATCACGGTCCTTGATGTGCCGGAAGGTTCTATCACTGGTCGTACAAAACTCGGTCTTTCGATGATCACTAGCCGTGAAATCCGGAGAGTGGATGTTGAAACCAGAGTGAGCCTGGTTTAAGGATAGGAGGGTAGAATAAGATGGCTCTCGGTTCGATTTTTACTAAAACCTACACCACTTACTCTGGTGTAGATATCACTGCGATCTTTGATAACATCTCGCTTGCGACGATGACGGGGATTGCCATTTCTGTAACCAGAGAGAAAGCTCCTGTTTACACCTTTGGCTCTGCAAACCCTAGGTCGATCTCCCGCGGTAAACGTGGGACTGCCGGCTCAATGATGTTTACGCTCTTCGATAGAGATGCCTTCTACGGCCTCTTCTTATCCGAAGATCATAAATACTTTGCGCATGCTGATGAGATCAACTGGCTTACTAACCCAATCAATGCCTCGATGGCAATTGGGTTATACTTCCAGAACTTTGCTGGTGCCAATGCAAACATCCCACAGGGTGGACAACTTGCAGGCCAGGGAAGAACAGGAAACCAGTTCTCTGTTGATCAGGGTAACCTGGATCCACTTACGGGTGCAGTTCAAAATCCTGCTCCTGCGGTTGTTAATCAGGGTGCCAATCCTCTCGCACTTCAGGCTGGCCAACAGTCTAATGGTGGTTTCGTTGGTGCAAGAACGGTTAAGAGATCTGCTCAGTATGCTGACCAGGTTATGCCATTCGATATTACTCTCATTGCTCAGAATGAATACGGTCATGCTTCTGCAGCCGGCGTTATTGGTGTCGAGGTAATTAACGAAGGTGGTGGTATCTCCATGGATGATATCACTAACGAACAGCAGATGACTTACATTGCAATCTATAGATTGCCATGGTATTCCCTTAATAACGGTGTACAGAAAGAGTCTATCTATGGTGGCGTTACTAGCCTTACAGATTCTTCGCAAGTTGGAGCTACAGTTACTACTGCTACTACTGGCAACAATGCTACAGTAGCAGGCCAAAGATAACTTTAGCTCTTATTTTTATCTTAAAAAGCCGGGTACGTTTACCGTTATCCGGCTTTTTTTGTTACTTCTTTAAGTACGAAATAATCTTCTAAGCTGAAGCTAATTGTACAATATGGCTTCCTCAAAAGATGAAAAAATTCTTAAGAGTAAATTTACAAAAGAACTAACGGCAATAGCAAAGACCTTCGCCAAGAAGTTTAACAAACAACCAATAGATATAACCAGAAACTTTTACCGGAAGATGAGTAAGCTTGGAGAAGCTTACGATTCAATCTGGGGAAGTTTTAGTATAATGAAAGAGGATATTCTTGGGAAGTCCTCGCAAGATCCTAAGTTTACCAGAGATAGTATAACTGGTGTTAAGAATGACTCTTCCAAGAAATCCAAGAGAAGATATTTTGTTACTGCTGCTATCGCAGGGCAGAGTATTAACCGCCTATTCTTAGCATCTATAGAATCATTTTGTGCTCTTCTTGGAGCAGAACTTGTTATACTCCCAATGTATGGAGTGCTTAAGAAGGATGAGGAATATCCAGATGAGTTAAAACAGATGGCAGATCATATGGTATCTGAATACATCTTTAACTCAAATCTTAGAGCATTTGATGTAATGCTTAAGCCACAACATGTTATTCCATTAACGGGATTACCACGACTCGGCCAGAAGAATAGCTCTATCATTGTAGCAAGTCCTAAGCAGCAGATGAGAGTTGTTCCTATCTCTAATAGAAAGCTGCCCCATATTATACATTCTACCGGATGTATAAATATACCTGATACATATACATATACCCGCATTGGAGTCCTTGGTAGACAGGATCATATTCAGGGTGGTCTCATTGTAGAGATCCAGGATGATGAGATCTTTCATATCAGGCAGGTTCAGGCTGATGATAAGGGCGGTTTCTCATATCTTAATAAGTATTACCAAGGAGATAAGGTAGAAGATGCAGAAGTAGAGGCCTTTGTTTTAGGGGACTATCATGCCGGCTTTCATGATGAGAGTGCTGTAAAAGCATGGCTGGAAGTAACCGAACTTTGTAATCCCAAACATCTTCTTCTTCATGATCTTTTTGATGGATATTCTATTTCACACCACCATGAAAATGACTTAAAGGTTAAGGTAAACTTGCCGGAACATGTTTCTACTCTCGAAAGAGAGCTAGCCACTGTTAGCCAAGAGATTAGAAGATGGCAAAAGAAGTTCCCAAAACTTAACCTGGTGGTAGTTAGAAGTAACCATGATGAACATCTAGACAGATATCTAACTGAAGGGAGATTTATAAAGGATCCTGCCAATCTAATGTTATCATTAGATCTAGCTAAAGAGTCTTTCACATTTAAAAATCCCCTGGAAGAATATCTCCGAGTTAAGCATGGAATAGAGAATGTGCGCTGGTTGAAGAGAGATGAGGACTTTAAAGTAGCCGGAATTCAGCTTGGTCGGCATGGCGATAAAGGAATGAATGGTGCTAGAGGTTCTGTTCATTCTACAGAACTAGCTTTTGGTAGAGCAGTTGTTGGTCATGCGCATACTCCCCAGATATTTAGAGAGACCTGGGTAGTGGGGACTACATCTATCATGGATCGTGATTATATGAAAGGTCATCCTAGTTCATGGCTGCATACTAGCTGCCTGGTATATAAGAATGGGCAAAGATCTTTAGTAACATCCATATCTGGAAACTGGAGAATCTAATGCCATTGGATGATTCGATATCTAGTTTTACACTTCCTTATCTATTCGAAGATTCTGTAAGTGCGCCTCCTACAATAGGGAGAATACGTTTTAATAACGTAGATCCGAAGCAAGTCACTCAGGTAATGGTTTCTAAAACAGACCTTGAGAGTCTTGATAGAGAGTTATACTTACTAGCTGGATCCTTTGGTAAGTTTTTTAAAGTATTCTCCACTTCCAATCCTGACTTCTGGGTTATTTATAAGATTGGATTAGTATCGGATCCCGGAAATTATTTTGTATATGATACTATCTATGTTGCATCAGAAGGTTCTGTTGTAAATGGGGATGCGATTGGTTTTACTTTAGCTGCATCTTCGACAGGAGGTGGTGGAGGAAGTACAACCTGGTTACCTCCAGAAGTTTTTATTATCACTGCAGAACAGGCTGCGAATAACCAGATAAGTATTTCTCAGCAACCAATATTATATTCTGAAATTGTTGTTGGGCGCGGTTTAGTACTTACACGAGGAATTGGCTACGATTATACCATTAGTGGAACGCTTCTCACATTTGAATCAGGTTATCTGGTCGAAGGTGAAAAAATAAGTGTACGCTATCAGGTATAAATAAATGGCAACAAAAATTCGTGGCAACTTAGATATAGTTGCAGCAACAATTACCGATGCTGAGATTTCAGCTTCTGCTGGTATTGCTTCAACTAAACTCGCTAACTGGTCAGCTGATAGAAATGCTGGTGGTTATAAATTAACCAACCTTGCAGCTCCTGTATCTGGCAATGATGCTGCTACTAAAGCATACGTAGATGGTGTAACTGCCGGCCTTGATTATAAAGAGGCTGTTAGGGCTGCTACTAATGCCGTTCTCTCTGGAACAATGATTGCCAACAACGGCACTCCTGCTACTGGGGAAAGAGCATATAGCACTTCTGCGAAAACTATTACATGGTTCTCTGGCGAAGGTCCCACAACCATCGATGGTGTAACTCTTGTAAACGGGGATAGAATCCTTGTTAAAGATGAGACCTCCACATCCGGCCCTTCTGCAGGAGAAGGCCGCCAATACAATGGTATTTATGTAAGAACATCCGCGGACGTTTGGACCCGTGCATATGATATGGACGGAACTCCTACCAACGAGATCTCTCGTGGTAATGCTGTATTAGTAGTAGCTGGAACAACTAATACCAGCTCTGCCTGGGTTCTTTCTACTACGAATGCCTCTGATCCAGATAACATTAACGTAGATACAGAAACCAAAAACTTCGTTCAGTATAATGCTTCGGCTACTTATACTCCGGGCGATCTTATTGATATTGTTGGTTATCAGATCAATGTAGACCTTACAGAAGCTACAACTCAAACCACTCTTAACTCTGCAGCGGACCAGATTATCTTCATTAGAGATCCTTCTGGAACTCCTGTACAGAGTAAGATTGCATTCTCTGATCTTCTCAAGCCCAATGGTGGTCTTGTTGTAGAATCTGGACAGCTTGCTGTAGATCTCGGAGCTTCCTCGATTACTGGAACTCTGGCTGTAGGCGATGGTGGTACTGGTGCTACTAGCTTTACATCCAATGGCGTTCTATATGGTAATGGTAGCGGTGCAATTCAAGCATCTGCTGCTTCTACTATCGCAGGAGCTATTCTCTATACGGCATCCTCTGGTGGTGCACCTTCCTTTACTTCTACTCTTACGTATAATAATACGAACAGAGAGATTGTATTTGTTGGTGGATCTGGAACCTTACAATCTAAGAACCAGACTGCTTCTAGCACTAACTCCTCTCTCGTAACGATTACTTCTGGCCAGGTAGATGGAACCACATCTAACTCTGGACAGGTTAGTATCTCTACTGGAGCATCTACCACTGATGGTAATACTGGAAGTATTGTTCTTAGAACTGGACAGGCCACCAGTGGAGATTCTGGAAACGTAACTATTGGAACTGGCCCTGCTTCTGGAACAGCTGGCATTATCAGCTTCCAGATTGCTGATAACCAGGAAGCTTACATTGATGCGGCCGGCTTTAATTTAAGCTCTGGCAATGTTTATAAAATTAATAACCAGACTGTAGTTGCTAACTCTACCGCAGATGGCCAGTTAATGATCGGTGCATCTGGCGGTGGTTATGCCGCTGGAACGTTGACTGCTGGTTCTGGAATAAACATTACCAATGGAACTAACTCGATTACAATCGCAGTTGCTTCTACGGTTCTTACAAGCAGCAAGGTTAAGACCCAAGTGTTTACTGGAGATGGTTCTACAGTAGCATTTGATCTTACAACTCCTGCTTATGCGGCTACCGATAATGCAATCCATGTCTATCTCCGCGGCTTAAGAATGAGAAGTGGTGGTGTAGACTTTACAATTACAGATACCGATACGATTACCTTCACATCGGCACCTCCTTCAGGAGATACAATCCAGGTAGATTATATAACAGCATAATCTTTACCTTTCGATTCTGTCTAAATGGGGATAGGGGAGTACAAAGAGCTCCTTTATCCCCATTATTGTTTTAATGTCCACCAAGATTAGATTTGTAGACGTTCAGGACTCCGAGTTTGCCTCTCAAGCAGAGCTTGATGCTATAGCCGGCTTTAACTATATAACTAACCCTCGAGCCGAAGTAGATACTTCTGGCTGGTCCAATAGTGGATCCAACTTCACTGTTTCTAGAACTACTACCAGTGGTGAGATATTGATGAACATTGCTTCATTCAAACTCTCTGCCAATGGATCACAGGCAGTAGATGATTATATCTACATTCCATTTACTATCGGTCTCGGTGATACTAATAGAACTTTAAATATCCAATTCTATTATAAGGGATTAACCGGTTATAATTCTGGAGATGTAGAATTTGTAATATGGGATGGAACTTCTGAGATAGTTCCATCTTTAACAGTTATCCCAGGTGGACTTGGTTTAATGGAAGTAACCTGGGAATCTAATTCCGCCGTTTCTTATCAACTTAGATTTAAAGCAAAGGTGACTACATCGTTTTCTTTATCTGTTGATAATGTTCAGATCTCCAATAGAGATTTAATAACAAGTATGGCTGCTGGCTATTGGGGTTCGTACACCCCGAGTATAACAGCTACTACCAATCCAGCAAAAGGTGTTACTGGTAGAGATATAGCGCATGTATGGAGAAGAGGAAAGTTTGCTTTTATAATCTATGATTATGTACAAACATCCAATAGTGGTGCTTCTGGGGGATCCGGATATTACAGATATTCAATGCCACCCGGTCTTACTATTGATGGAGATTATACACCACTCCAATCTGTTACTGGGATTTCTTTATCTGGTAATCTTGGTCAGGGTTATATAAATGATGGCGCAGTTTCTGCGATGTATACATTACAGGCATTTGGCTATGATGTCGATCATTTTTCTTTTCACTCCGATGTTGGAGTTGGTGATGATGTTGGAAGCACAGTATTTTCACTGGCTAATAATAATTTAAGACTAAGTGTACAGATGCTTATTCCTATTACAGAATGGGATGAGCAAACTATACTATCTAATAATAAAGTAGAATATGCTTCTAACTCATCTACCAATGATGGAAATGATACTAACAGTTTTGCTTGGGGATCTAGAGGAAGTTTAGTTCCACCAGTTACTACTATCTATAAAAAGAGAGTTCGATTTAAAACTCCCATATTACCAACTGATGAAATTCAAGCCCGCATTGATGTTGATGGAGTAGGTAAATTTGCAGACTGGGAGGATCATGGATATGATGATAGTATAGGTAAGATAGGAGTTGACTGGACTTATGTTCCAGGATCAGATTATGAAATAGATGTTTGGATGCGTGGCGGACATTATGCTAGAGTTACTCCAGATACCATAACTTATAGAACATTCTCCCAGGAATATTCCGCTGGATCTCGCTGGCATATACGCAAAAGCTCAAATGCTTTAGCAGTTGAATCACCATATAGAGAATCTGCAATTAGCGATTGGGAACCATATGATTTAACAATAGGTTCAACAGCAACTCCACCAATCGAAGGAACTGGAACTAAGTTCAAGAGAGCAATGTGGAGAAGAGTTGGCGACTCTATGGATATACTATTTGAGTATAGACATTCAGTTGCCGGGACCACTAATAGTGGGACTTATTTATTTCCATTGCCTGCAGGACATACTGCAGATACTGATAAAATAACTACCTCTTCTTCAACAGGTTTAACTTATTATGGAATAACTGGAAGTGGTTGGGCATCTGATAATGCTGGCAATATATATCCAGTCACACCAGTATTATATGATGCCAATAATATAAAACTTCTTAGCACTGATTTTAGTTATTCCGGTTATGAAGTAGGTGCAAGTTTTATTACAATGGGAAATACGGATGTCCGATATTTCTTCATAGTAAGAGGAATTCCAATTGTTGGATGGGCAAGTAATATAGTATTAGAGCCCAACAAAATTGAATATGCTTATAACAGTGATGAAACGGATGCTCATAATACTACCGATTTTGCATATGGGAAAGAAGGGGCATTAGTTCCTCCAGTAACTTCAACTTTAAAATATAAGGATGTAGAATTTCTTAACGAACCAAAACCTGGAGAATATGTAGATCTATGGGTAAAGATTAAGAACCGTAAATGGCAGCCAGTTGGTGGAACATACATGCACTGGCACGAATATGCTAGTGCATTACGTGGCGTTTACATGGCTCCCCTTTCTGGAAGTCCGAGAAGATATAGAGTATATTTTAATTCTAATGGGGCAGGATATTCTCAAGAAGATGGCCAGGTAAATAGCTGGGGAGATGAAAATTCTGCAGGAACTAGATGGGTAGTTGTAAAATCATCTGTTCCGTTACCAGTTGAAACCCCGAGTAGAACTGCAACTGTTGCTTTTATATCATCTAAGGCTACTGGAAGTGGCGGGGTTGCTAACTCTGCAAGTGCCAATACCAATGCATTTGCAACTTATGGTGGGACAGAATCAATTGTAGATCCTTCTAGTTCTGGTATTGCATCTATAGTTAATGCCAATAAAGTAACGATAGTTCCTGGTAATTATTTACTTAAGGGATCTTGCAGTTTCTATGGAACTAATTATACAAGACTACGTTTGTATAACCATACAACTAACCAGGATATAAAAAATGGCCAGAATATAAGAGTGGATTCAAGTGGTGCAGATGCTCATTTATGCACTATAGAATGGCCATTCTCCTGTTCAGTTGCTACTGAGATATCTCTGGATTACTGGTGTGAGTCAGTTGGTCTATTAGGAATAAACTACCCTATTGGGACTACTGAATACGGGCCAGAATTAATAATAATGAAGCTCGGTTAAAGATATAGACTGTACTGTCTTATACAGTACATCATACTCTTAATCATTCATTATCGTTAAATGATCGCAGAAATAGTAAAAGTCTTGGGGTTCTGGGGAACCTTTATATTACTCTCATTACCCTTTGCGGTCTTCACTATAATTGCAGGTGTTCTTATACTACTCCATGGTCTTAAGAACCCTATGAATGGTGTTCAGATTCTTATAGGTATAAGAAAACCTCGGGTAGAAGAGTCTAAGCCCACTACCTTTTCTGATAATTTAATCCTTGAATTTGAAGTAGATAAAGAACCGCACGGCTTCCAGATCCCCGAAGGATATGTAATTTTATACGGTAAGAAATGGAACCGTGAGCATGTTGAGTATTATAGAATGCTCGAAGATAGGTGGGTCCAATGTCCTATTGTTGATATAACGCGGGCTAATGTAACCTCTTCGTTAGTATCTCTTCTTGAAGATAAGGCAGATCAGTTAGGATCCTTAAAGATCTTTGCAACCGCAGACCAGGTTGTTCTTTTAAACTATCTGAAGCCAAACACTAAGATTCAGATAGAGTCTAGATAAATATTGACTTAATATACAATGAGCACTTCAATGCCCATTATCATATTTTAAGGAGCACTATATGGACCTTGAGCTTAAATTATTAAACGTTCTTCAATTGAAACCGGTAATGCAGAAGCTAATTGGGAATAAATTGACTGTCCCGGTTCAAACTCGAGTCGTCAGATTAAGTAAAAAATTAAATGAAGAAAGTGCTCTTATAGAAGAGCAAAGAATAGCAATAATTAAGAAGCACGGATCTGAAAAGTATCTTATGGAGGATGGAGAAAACATCTCTATCCCAGAAGATTCGGAAGAGTTCGCCCTTTTTAAAAATGACTATTTAGAGCTTCTTCAGCAGCCAGCCACTATTGAAAAATTTAAACCATTTACTGGTAAAGATTTCGAAAAGATTGAACTGGATGGTGGAGAAGTAGATCTTCTCTTAGAATTGGGAATTCTAGAAGACTCTGAATAAGTTCAGTCTTTTAACACGAGATAATAGCCCATAGGTCCTATATTGGTACTTTCTAAGAGATAGAACGATATAGTTAGATATCCATGGGCGTTAAAATAACTGTACCATCTACTGGAGGCGGTGGAACATCTGCATCTTCAGACCACCAGGCTCTCTCCAACAGAGATTCTTTAACTGCTCATACTCAATATCTTCTTAAGGCAAATACAGATGCCATGGGAATCAACCTTGATATGGGTGGATTTTCCATAACAAATGTTAATCTTGTAGATGGAATAGATGCTTCTGCTCATGTTGGTAGACATGCATTTAATGGAGCAGATCCATTACCCGCAGCAACTGCTGGTGATATAACCGAACTTTCTGATTCAACTAATTCTGCTGGTGTTAGTAATACTCTTGTTCCGAGAGGAGACCATCAACATGCCCATGGAAATCGTGGAGGTGGATCTCTACATGCTGCCGCAACTACCAGTATTGCTGGTTTTATGTCAGCAGCAGATAAGACGAAGCTGGATGCTATCACAGGAACTAATACTGGCGATCAAACAAACATAACCGGTAACGCCGGAACAGCTACTGCTCTTCAAACAGCAAGAACTATCAATGGTGTAAGCTTTGATGGAACAGCTAATATTACTGTAACTGCAGCAGCTGGCACATTAACGGGCACTACCTTAAATTCTACTGTAGTAAGTTCTTCACTAACATCAGTTGGAACATTAACTAACTTAACTGTAACAAACCCAATTTCTGGGTCTATCACAGGAAGTTCTGGAAGTACGACTGGTAATGCAGCAACTGCAACTGCCTTACAGACAGCACGTACCATCAATGGAGTTTCATTTGATGGAACTGCTAACATTACAATTACCGCAGCGGCTGGCACTCTTACAGGGACAACTTTAAACTCAACGGTTGTTAGCTCCTCTTTAACTTCTGTAGGGACAATTACATCGGGAACGTGGAATGGTTCAACTATCGCTATTGCAAATGGTGGTACGGGACAAACAACTGCCAATGCCGCATTAAATGCTCTCCTTCCTTCTCAGACTACTAATAGTGGAAAGGTTCTTTCCACAAATGGAACTGACACTTCATGGGTTGCAGTTGGAAGCGGATCCGTTACTTCTGTATCTGTAGTTACTGCTAATGGTGTAAGCGGATCTGTAGCTAATGCTTCTACTACTCCCGCAATTACTTTAACTTTAGGAGCTATAACTCCTTCTAGTGTTGCTGCAACAGGAACAGTAACGGGATCTAACTTATCGGGAACTAATACCGGGGACCAAACTTCTGTAAGTGGTAATGCTGGGACGGCTACCGCACTTCAAACGGCCAGGACTATAAATGGTGTATCGTTTGATGGCACAGCAAATATAACTATTACTGCTGCTGCTGGAACACTTACAGGTACAACTCTTAATGCAACTGTAGTTAGTTCCTCACTAACAAGTGTTGGCACTCTTACTAACCTAACAGTAACAAATCCTATTTCTGGTTCTGTTACTGGCAGTTCCGGATCAACTACTGGAAATGCGGCCACGGCAACAGCACTTCAAACTGCTCGTACCATTAATGGCGTAAGTTTTGATGGGACTGCGAATATCACTGTGACTGCAGCAGCAGGAACGTTGACCGGCACTACGCTGAATTCTACAGTAGTATCTTCTTCTCTGACTTCTGTTGGAACTATTACAACAGGTGTTTGGAATGGGACAACCATTGCTATCGCTAATGGAGGAACGGGTCAAACTTCTTATACAAATGGCCAGCTTCTTATTGGTAATACCACTGGTAATACTTTAGCAAAAGCTACTCTCACTGATGGTTATGGACATGCAACAACGAATGGCGCCGGCTCAATTACGTTAGCAGTTTCACTGACATCTTCTGAGACTACATCTGCTACAACAAACACAACCAGTGCAACAACTGATGGTCTTCTTACGAACTCGATATCAGGAACTCCTGCTTCTGGAACCTGGTTGATAATGTTTAGTTGCCATATGGGAAATAACGCCACTTCTGCTGCTCGGACATTTGTTAACTTGTATAAGGGACCAACAGGTTCTACTACTAAAGTTGCCAATACTGAAAGATCAGTTAAGAATGGATCGGGCGGTCAAGGAGCTTCAGTTATCGGATCTGCATCATTTCAGACTGTTCAAACTTTTAACGGCACTGATATTTACGAGATTCGCTGGAGAGTATCCGGTGGAACTTCCACCATATACGATAGAACTATCACACTTATAAGGTTGGCATAATGAATCCTTGTACATATTCAATTTCTACCGATATAGCTTCTGGAAAGTTAAATACTGACCGGCTTACAAAAGATATTAGAGCTTCTGCTATTACAGTAGCATTAGATTCTATTTCTTCTGGGGGAGATGTTTTAACGATCACTTTTAAAGCAGATCTAGGTAATACTGATAAGACTCTCCTAGATGCTATAGTATTATCTCATTCTGGTCTTACTATCTATCCTGCTGGGTTTGTTTCTGATGGAACACAGAAGGTAGCTATCTCACCTGATATCGATTCATCCAGCACATGGATTGCACGGCCGACAGATTCTAATACTGGATTAGCTGGAACTCTAACCAATAGTGGACTGGTTATTCCAGATGATGTTAGATGGACTGCTACTACTGGAAAGAAGTTAGAAATCTATGGAACAATGTTAATTATAACTAATGATTGTCCAATGGATAAAGAGCTTCACTTTATTGGAACTAATTGTGGTCAGCTAGGTAATAAGAATTTTGATCGTAAGTATTTAACTCTCTGGGATTACATTTACGGTTGTGACGAATATAGAGAATTCTCAGATCATAAAAGACTTCTATGGATTTACCCAACGCCAATTATTATTAGAAACTGTTGCAATGCAAAGATAGAAGTAACCATGCCAAATGGTGTTCAGACTGGTACTAAAGCAGTAGTAAAACTTAGATGTCTTTCATCTGATGATACACAGGCATAACTATGAGTTTAATTAACCACGATAAATCTGCTCCCAAGGTTCCATATAGAGCCGGAACTTATACTATTATAAATGGGCAGTCTGATATCCCTTTGCTTCAGTCTATATTTGGCGATAAACTTCCAGGTATTCTTGGGTTTAACCAGAAGATGGTTGATCTTACTATTGGATTTAATACAGATATTACTATTAAATTCAATAGTGGATCTAATGATCCTTTTTTATTAAGAAATGCATCTGGAGCAACAGCATATATAAACTTTGCTGATTTATATGGATCAGCACCTATTGATATTTCTGAGATTTATATTTCTAATTCTAGTGGTAGTTCTGCAGTATTAGATGTGCTAATACTGGCACACAATTAATAAAAATTGGATATAGATATGGCACATCAAAAGTATGAAACCTTTCCAATAAAAAATAGGAAAGATATTCGTAGTATGCAATCTACTATGTGTGCCGAGGGTTTTCCCGAAGATAAAAGATATATTGCATTAGAGTTAGCAGAAAACATGGTTAGTGCCAAAGGAAAGGGCCGCATCCTTGTTAATGGAGTTGAAGTAGTTAATGTTGTTGAGAAGGGTATAAACGAAGAGAAAGTAGGTGAACTGTATCATTACTTACAGAAAGCTCGAGATATGTTAAAAACAAACAAACATGGTAAAGTTAAACCAGATCCCTCTAGAAAATTAGGCGGAAGAGGATTTCTAACTATGCTCAGCGCAGGTTGGAATATTAATGTATCTCAGGAGAAAAACTCCAAGGAACTACTTATTGTTGCCACTCGCAAGGCAAATTGAGTCCGCATTTGCCGCGGCTAGAGAAAGAAACTTTAGAATAGTCCAAACAATACGCTTAATAATAAGCGGGCTATTTCTATTAATAATAGCAATAACTGAAGTTATTAATAAACCACCACTATTAGATTATTTATTATTATATGGTGCTGGTTTAATATATCTAGTTATTAACATTATTGCTAAAAGGCTCTTTCACATATCAAGGCGCTATAGATTATTAGCCGGCTATATAATTCCTATACTTGAAATTATATTATTATCTGCATCTGTGTGTATTGCCAATCCTGCGGGATCTTATCTTATATTCTTTGGCGCTGAGAATATTCTCTTCGTATTAATACTAATTCTTATATCTCTGCATGGTGATTATTGGCAGGTTATATCTGCCTGCGTGTTAGTTGCTATATCACATTTATTATTATCGTTAGCAGTATATAATAATTATAAGATATTCCATTTAGATCCAACAGCACTACATTTTGTTAATACTGAGGAAATGATATGGTTCTCAGTCTATTTGGCTATATGTGGTTGGGTATTATCCTATAAAGCAAAAGAGATTGACGCTCTAGATCAAGATATGAGGAATATCTGGATCCCCAGAATTATATCGGGGGCTTATTCTAATTTATTTGATGGCAACTCTTCTTACGATTTCTCTAGTTATAGAATCCATTCTAAAGCAACCTTCGCTGAGAAGTATGTAGGTGCTGACTTCGTTAAGGTAAAAAACCACGGTAAAGATATCCTGGTTTTAATTGGTGATGTAGTATCACATGGTATTAATGTTAGCCAGGGTGCAACAGTTTGCATGTCCGCCTTTAATGCAGTTGAAAGTAGAGATCCAAAAAAGATCCTTATGATATTAAATAGAGTTCTTTTAGATATTGAAAAGGATAACGGAGGAGAAACATTAGCGATCTGTTTAAGATTGCGACCAGATGGAACCGTTATTTATAACGGGTTTCTGGATAAATTTTCTGTGACAAGAAATGGGGTTGAGGTCGATATTCCAACTACAGGTAAGTTACTAGGAAAAGACCCAAATTATGAACCCCATGAGAATGGTATTCTTAAGCTTAATGCTGGAGACTACCTTTCTATTTTAACAGATGGAGCGTCGAATGCTGACAATAACGATGACCAAACTACAGTGGTGGTTACATACAATGGGCTACCGCACAGCTCATTCTCTTAGAGAACTAACACTGACGGTATGGACATTAATCTTATCTATACTAATGCTTGTAGCATCAGTTGATACGATTGTTACCCATACTAGAATCTACTACTGGCAGAAAGTATCTGAGATAAGGGCTGCCAAGATATTAAAGCTGCAGAGAGAAGATGAAGCTAGAAGGAATGCAGAATATTCAATTCTTGTTAATGAATATCCATGGCTAACTAGATCATTATATTCTACAGTTGTTCAATCTGCCTTTGATAATAACCTGGATCCTCATTTCGTTCTATCTGTGATTCAAGCTGAATCTCAGGGAGAAAGATTTGCAAGAGGGCCAATTATAACTGGTAGAGATTCTTTAGGTAGACCATTTCAAACTAGGGCTCTGGGTTTAATGCAGCTCATTCCTGAGTATCATTATAACGGTAACAGGAATGATCTATTTGATCCAGCTACCAATATCCGAATAGGAACAAAGTATTTAAGGTACTGTCTTACTGTTGCAGGTGGTAATAGAATAGTAGCCCTTAAAAACTATAATAGTGGTCCAGGATCTGGGTTCTATAATACTCCTTACATCGAGAAAATCCTTGCAAGATATGATAGAACTAGCACACTTAGGTCTAAGATAACTATCTGAGGTAGAATAATGCCAGCAGCCCAGGAAAGAATCATATCTTTACTTCCTATTCAGTATAACTCGCAGAGAGATAACTTCGAATGGGGAGGCTTACTTAAAGCCTGGGCTCAGTGCTTTTATACATCCTGTGTAATGTTCTTATCTCATTGGATCCCCGCGGCAAATACCAAGGAATATGAAACTCAGTATGTAGATGATACGGAGGTTCTAGTAGGTAAACCAGGTATTGCTGAGAAGGTAATGAGGAGATATAACTGGATCACTGGTAGGACTGGTGCCTGGTTATATACTCATAGAGATGCCATTCAGGAAAGATTTGCTGCGGCCGGCCTTAACTTAAAAGTAATTGGAAAGGCTGGAGAAAACCTTGGTGGTAAGCTCAACCTGGGAACTCCCGCGGATATTTCCAACGCTTTAAAGAACGGTTCTCCAGTTGTTATTTCTACTAAGCTTACATCCTTTGGACATATCGTTCTTATTATTGGAGAGACCGATACTTCATGGATTGTACATGATCCATATGGAAATGCTCTTACTGATTATAGAGATCTTAATGGGGATTCAGTTCGCTATGAAAAGAACTGGTTTAATGAAAGATGGGGTAGGATGGTAACCGGTAGAGTAAACGAAGGTTACATGATCTATGCGGTTGGTGCATAATAAATGGCCGACAGTTCTGCTTTTGTATCAGCCATTACTGAAAGTCTTGGCGATGTAACTCTAGATCAACTTGTTGATTTAACGCAGCAGGATAATCCCACTTCGTTTTCAGGATCATCTGATAGAACTGCTATCGTAAATTACTTTAAGGGATCTAATGATCTAGATGCCCACTCGCCATACTTTGGAGAGAAGTTACTTCCTGGTTATGGAGTTGGATCTCTCTCTAATAGAGAGTTTGATATGTTCCCATCTATTAATGGAAACGCATTATTTACAGGAATAGCAAAGATCAAGGAATCTGCGTACACTCAATTTAAAGAAGCCGGCCTTGTTGAAACTTATACAATAGATACTCAGGACTGTAGATCTCCAGATGATCCTCCAGTTATACCACCCAATACTCCAGATGTTACTAAGATAACATTTACAGAGAGTCAGTTAAAAGCCTCTATATATTTCTTAGGGGATCAACCTACTCCAAATACTCCTATTACTGAAGGTACTCTTAGACCTTATCTTTTAAGTCCTCCGCAGTTTCAGGTTAACGATCTTCCCAGTATAGATGGTCAGATAGATAAAATTAAAACTCTCTTTGCAGATACTTTTAAAAAGATAATTATCGATGCTGTTAATACTACGTATAAGTCACTATCAGATGACGATAAAAATAAGAAGATGGAAGAGTTACTAAAGTATACCCTTGCAAGGGGAACAGTAATAACATCTAATACTGCTCCCTGGTTTAATCCAACTTTTACAGCACAGCAATCTATAGTTCATCATGCAGCTCTAGGGTTACGCAGAGCTAAGTCTATGGCATTCATGATGAAGAATTCTATGCTTGCAGCAGCAAGATCATTGGTATCTGCACAGGGATTGGAAGGAGCATACGGGCATAGTCTTGAAGTATACGCTACCAATAATGTTCACCCTGAGTCAGATGATAGAAACCAATGGGGATTTATATTCAAAGAAGGGCACGCTACTTTTGATCAGAAGTTTGGAACCAGTGGAGTTAGCAGGGATAATATTATAGCTCGAGTGGCCACATTAGAAATTGTTTTGGATACTAAGACAACTGCTTCGGTTGCACTTGGTGGTGTTAAGTAATGTCAGATTACTTTGATAGATATATCTACTTCCAGGACTCCTGGCCTAAAGATGGATTTCATGTTCCTGATCTACAGATTCCGCAAGTTGGTAATCTTTATGAGCAGTATGAATTAAAGAAGATATTCTCTACTCAAGAAGATAATCCGGCTAATTTTTCCATTCCGGATTACTCTCAGGGATATACTAAATATCCTTCGCTTTCTGGATCTGAGTATGATAAAGAATTTCCGGAGATTGGGCTTAAGTTTAAAAAGTCATTCTTAAGAGATATTATAGATAGCCGCATGTTCCATTTAGGTGGTCATTACATAACAAGAAAGATAAATGGTAAGCTCGTTCCTCAGATACTGGTGGGAAGCACCTGTGTTATAACTCCTGACGATATCGCCAATTGTGTTATAGCTAATTCTAGAGATCTGGTTATTGGAATCTTCTCTGGCTATAAAACTCTTCTCTTTGTAAAAGCTCTGGTAAATATTCTTAAAGATAGCACCAGTAAAAGTTATATATTCCTCTTCACCCCTCATGTCTTATTTGGTGCTAATGAAGATGAGTTTAAGAATATAGCAGTGCAAGGAAACGGAACTCTTAAAGAGAAATGGGAAGATGGATCTTTATTAGTTGATCAAGAGTTTCTAACTGGTTTATGTAATGATCTTTCGAAAGCTGAAAGAGATCAAAGAGATCCAGTAGCATCTGCAACATATGCAATAAATCAGGATACTAAAGCCGAAACTAAAATATCCTTTCTTCTAGAGTATGATAGATCCTTTTCAACTTTTGATTATATAACCTCTACTGAATTATTAACACAGGAGGCTACACAGTAGTGAGCTTCGCAGACCGTCCCGGTAATGATATCAACGGCTTAACACAAATAGCCTTTAGAAGAAGACGCTCTAATGCAGCCAGGGTATATCTATATCTTCCATTCATTTCATCCTTCCTATTAGATAGGATGCTTCCAAATGAACTTCCTACCAATCTAGATGAGAATGTTTTTCATAAAGATGTATCCCAGGATATGTTCTTCTACCAGATCCAGGTAGATGGTAAAACACTTAGACAGGGAAGCCGGCCGTTAGCAGTATTGTTTAAGAAGACCTTTGATGGTCCAATGAATAATCCCAGAAGCTCAGTTAGAACTTCTGGAAGTATTCTTACTTCTGATTATAGCATCACCGCGGCTAATGATAAATATGCTGGCCTTGAGGGATCCTTTATCAGTCCCATTCCCAGTCTTAAGTTTTTAGATTATCTAGCCTCGAATAGAAAAGCGGCATCAATGTTTCTGGATGTTCTTCTTTCTGCCAATGTTACTAATGAAGCTACTATAACTGGATCCTCGAATCCAGAGTTAAATATTAATGATGTATATGACCATGATACCAGATTATTATTTAGATTAGCTCCGCTAGTAACTTATAATACTATCGATGCTGGATCTACTGGTAATAGATTATTCTTAAAAAATACCATCTTTGCATCTACACATCAGGTATTCGGGAAAGCCAATAAGATCCAATCTACTAATGCCGCTATATTTATTCCTAGTGCAGTTCTTATTCAGAAGCTCTTTAATAGATACAATGACCATAAGAAGATCTTAGCTGCAGCAGTAGCTGCTCAAACTCCAGATAGTAACTCTATAGTTGAACTATTTAAGAGTGAGAAATTTAAAGCCTGGGTAAGAGACTATGGCTTAGTACAGAATGATGATAACCAAACCATCAAGAAACTTATAGATTCTGGTTTTGATGGGATTGATGATATGGAAAAAGGACTACGATTTGGTAGACTTATAAGTAGCATACCGATTATAACAGATCTAATCCCATCCGTTAGTTCTGATAACTATACTGAAGATTATAATCTAGATAGCTTTGGTCTATTTACTTCTATTAATCATATCCGCCAAACTCAAAGTCAGTTTGCGCAGTCTGTTGATGATGATCCATCTCTAGCAGATCAGTTTGTTGCAAAAGATAGAAAGATTGAAGAGGCTCTTTTACAGGTAGATTGGAATGCTAGATACAAGCCCGACGATAATGGCATCCCGGTAGTATCTAAAACTGAAGATGCCAATCCATTATTAAAGCTTATTAATGATTATACCAAACCATCTATTAAAGATGAAAATGGTTTTATGGCTCTGGTAGAATCTAAAGGTAGAGCCTATACTATCCCATCCTTTACTAATGATCTTTCTAATAAGATAAAGCTACAGTATTCTCCTAAGCCACCAACGCCTATTATTGGTATTGAACTTATTGTAGCTGATGACGATTTAACTGTTACTGCTAATCCAGATAGCGGTGTTAGAAATCCATTCATAGATCAGGTTTCTCCATCTAAACTCCTTAAAAGATTCAAGGATCTTAAAGTAGGAGATGTTTCTGTAGTAGTAGATGTAATTCCGGCAAGTGAGATATATAAGCAATACGGTTCTCAGAATTCTGAGATGTATACGCCAGACTGGAATGAGACTATTACTTTAATGCAGCAGAGATTCTCTGCCAGGAATCCAATTGATCTAATTAAAGATCCTCTATTTAAAGATGTTAATATAGCTCCTATATATGATAGTAATAGTGAGATAACTTATGTTGCTCAGAATATTGTTCTAGGAGAGGCCAATAGAAGGCAGAAGCTTTTTGAATGGTTTATATTTGATACACCTCCTGCAGTTTGGCCACATATCCCAGCAACTCTTTCTACTGCTTATAGATATTCTCCATTTATTATTTTAGAATCATTAATGAATACCTGTGTATATGGATACTTACAGGTATTAACAAACTTAATGCAGCAGGCAACTAACCTTGAAGTAATATATGGAAATGAATTAGGTTTAGATTATAACTCGTTAATATTCGATCCTGATTTTTCATTTGATCCGTCTCTTAAATTTCAAATTAATATTGCAATAGATTCTATAAAGCAAGCAGCACAAAATTTAACAGATGCTTGGACTACACTAATAGCTTCAACTAGTGAAGAGATAGATACTAACTCGGATGAATATTCAGTATGGCAGCTAGCTTATAATGATTATAATGAGGCTCAGGCAACCTTTGAAAGCCTGATTCAACAAAGAAATACAGCTATAGATAATGCAATAACTGCAGAGAACGAACGTATTGCTAATATTATTAAGAAGTTTGACCAAGCTTTGGATAGCCTATCGAGTATATTAGCAGTTGGTTTTAGCGCATTTAATTCTAGAACTCAATATTTATACGACAACTTTATCGAAGATAATAATAAGATTCCATTATTAGTTCGTAATTATATTAAGAACTTCTTGTCCGAAACGAAATCCTGGGATCAAGATTTCTTCAGAACTATTATTAAATCAAATGCAATAGCATATGGCATTACCATTGGTAAGTCATGTGAGATGCTTCCCAGAACTCTTATTATTAAAGATGGAAACACTATTAGACCTATAGTTCCACAAGGGTTATCTCTAGCTTCTTTACTAAGTACACTCGGAGCTAATGTAACGGAGAAGGAAGAGCGTGATTTCTATATTAATAAACTATATGATTTTGGCAAAGATTCTAATGACGGAGCTTTTTCTGCTCTTGGTAGAATTGCTAATGGAGTTCGTGAGTTCATATGGCTTCACCTTGATGATACATATTCAGAAGATGGTCCTAAGAATACCCATTGGGATGTAGCTACAGATAGAATTAGAAATCTTCTTTTAGATCACACCAATTCTTTATCTATTCTTGGACAGATTATGAATTCTGTTTTAGGATCCTATTTTAGAAAGAACGATGCAGATTTTTCTGAAGCGGTAGATTTAGATAAGCTGCTAACTAAAACAGATACCAACTCAGTAAAAGATCTAATCAAAAGTTTATCGGATGCATTAAAAGTAAAGTTTACTCCGGACAAAGAAAGTGGTTTTACATCTACTGAAAGAACCAATGAAGTAGCCAGGTTCCTTTCTAGAGTAACAGTAAAAGGTATTAAGGAAACATCTACCAGTGCAGATCTTCCTTCTGCTCCTATTGGAAGTATAAGATCTCATGCTCCTACAGGTTATCAGAACTATGTTAACGAATCAGCTCTTAGAGTTGAGAATAACTGTATAAGCACTACTATCGTGGATTATTTTGGAGCAGTTCCACAGAGATTTTCATCTATAAATAAGAGAGCAAAACCTTCGGTTACTCAGGTATTCTATGGTATTGGAGAAGATGATAAAGTAAATGCCCTGGAATCAGTTAGTTCCAAAGTAGAAATAAAGATAACCAAAGCCGATGATGGATTCTATCAAATAGAATTTCCTGTTATTAAACTTACTCGTTATGAATCCAGCAATCCACTCCTGCCTGGAGGAGCTCCTCAAGCTGAGTTTGAGATGGATGGAGATAAAATAGTAACAGAGAAGATTAACCAGAATGATCTCTTCTATGTAGTAAGCCAGATTATCCCAGGCAGTGAAATTTACGATACTGCATTATCTGTAGGAGATCACGCCTATCCAAAGATAGCTGGTATCTATAAAAGAATCTATAATCTTATTGTAGCTCAGATGATTGGCAGCATTAACCTTGTTGAGAAAGAAGTTACTAAAGCCAATCCGGATTCTAGATTCTATAAGTGTAGCCATTCTCAGGTTACTGGATTTACCAACTCTCCAGTAGATGCATTACCTAAAGCCAAAGTTGCTTTCGATTTAAACTTCCCATACATAGGATTAAGTGGAAGCACTAAGATGTATCCTATAGTTAGGGATGATATATACTTTGATGAGTATTACAATAACAGCTATGACTATATGAGAAACAATGTGGAGCTTACTGACTCTACTGCTTCTCTTTCACAGCTGTATAATCGTAATCTCCGGATCCCATTATTTGGTAAGGGAGATATGTTCGAAGCAGCTTCTAGAGAATCTCCGGCAATATATTATAAACTTCTTCCTGGAAATCTCAGTGGTAGTAAGACATTCAAAGAATGGAAGCCATTACTATTAACCGAATTTGGAACTGAAGAAACTGGTGATGTAACTATGCCTCTTAACTATTGGCTTAGTGCATACATTGATCCAGATATGCCAGATGATAAACGTCCTATGGATCCTCTTCCCATCCATGAGATCTATAGAAACAACTATAAGGTTCTTAAGAACATAGGAAAGAATGAACGGGCTGCACTAAAACAACTGGCAGATGGACAGCCTCTTGAACAGATGACTTTAGGTCAGTTCAATGAGTTCCTTAGAAAGCTCGAGGCTGAAGTAAGTATATCCTATGATGATATCAAGAAGACCATTAATGCCAATCCATATATACCGGTAGCATTTGGTCTAATTGCTTCTAACAAACAAGTAGCTGGATTGAAAGATGAACCTCCGGCTTTACAGGATCCATCTGATACTGCTAAGCAAGATGATAAGCAAGTTATAGATGAAGCTAAGAAAGGTGCCAATATAATCCCAGTAGCTCAGCAAGACCAAAAGAAGGATCCAGCACCTTCTGAAGATATTATAACCCACGTTGTAGTAACTGGAGATAGGCTGCAGGATATAGCTCTTAAGTATACTGACTCTACCTGGACAGTTGATCCAACCGCGGATATATATCAGCTTTCTCAGAACGATAATGTATTTAGAAACCCGGCTAATAATCCACTTAATAAAGGGACTCCGAGACTTAAGGATCCTGGTGGGCTATACGAATATATCTATTCTGCTACAGCATTCCAGGGATTCCCTGGCGATATTCTTAAAGTGCGCAAGAGAAGAAAGGTTCAGCCTGATACAGTACGTACGGCTTAATTTAGAGTTAATTAGCTATGGCCTGCTGTAGAAATGAAAGACATCATAAAGATGAAACAAAACGGTACTGTCCTAGATGCAGTAACAGAATAGAACCTATAGATGTTCATGGACATGAACAGTGTCCTGCCTGCAAAAGTAATATTAATGATTGTTGCCAAGGAGAAGTAAAAAATGAGCCAGTATCCATCAACGAACACTCTTAGACAGTGGTCAGAATCTGAAATGAATGGTTCCGGAGATATTCACTCCGGAGATGCATATGAGGCTAGTAGCTCTACTACTAATTCTACTCAGAGAAGAGTAAAGAAGAATGGGAAGCCATCTCCTAAAGCTCCTTCCAAAAAAGGATCATTGATGGAGAATGCCAACATGAAGAACATGATGGCAAAGATGATGCAGAAGAACATGAGCTCAACCAGCGATTCTGCAGAGGATGCAAAGCTGAATGCTGCTGCTAGGAAGAAGCTTAAAACTTCCTCATTCGCATTGCCCGGTCGTAGATATCCTATCAATGATCCCAACCATGCTAGAGCGGCTCTTTCTATGGTTGCCCGCCATGGAACTCCTTCTGAGAAGGCTAGAGTTCGTGCAGCCGTCCATAAGAAGTATCCCGCTATTGGAAAGTCCGGTAAGTCAAAGGGTAAAGGGCGGAGCAAATAATACTTGAAAAAACGTGGTAGGAAAGCTAAGGCTATAGCTGCAGTTGTAGCTGGCACTGATTCTTTTTCTCCGTCAGTGCCGGCTACTCCTATTCAACAGCCGCATAAACACCACCATCATAAGACTGATTCTAACAAAAAGAAAGAGGATCAGTTCAAAAGAGAGATCTCTAGAAAGTTATTCCTGGCTAGCTTCTTAATAGGTGCTATAGCATTCATAGGGGATTCCATATTTGGGCCCAAGGTTTCCGCACATGCCTGGGATTTTCTTGTTTACTTTATAGGTATATTCACAGTCAACTATACCGTGAGAAGGGGAACAGATACATGGGGATTATCCAGAGGCGTTAATCCACCATCGTATTACACACCATATACTCCTGCGCAAACAGATCCCTATGTAGCTGACAGTAGTATACAAAACGGTATGGGCGTTCCTCCTTCAAAGCAAGGAGAATAGTAATTGCCAACCAATACAGGCATTAGCTCTGCCAATCCCAATCCGGAATCGCTATCTCCGGAAGAGCAGATTATTGATACTTATTCCAGTTATGAGACTAATCATTATACTGGATCCCAGGTTTCATTATTCTTAGGACCTGTTTGGGTAGAAGACTTTGTTGCCATTAGATGGAAACAGGTTAACACCAAGCAGCCGGTATACGGTTGGAATGAAGGCTATTCAGATATGGATCTGGATGGCAACTTCCTCATCCAGGGAACTCTTACAGTTAACTTCCGAGAAACTGATTATTTATTCAGGCTTATAGATCAGATTAGAACTAATTTATCAGCGGTAGATAGACAGGAAGATATCGATCGTATTATTGAAACTCAGAAGGGTAAGTTCAAGACCAGAATCGAATCGAGAATTCTTGAAACTATCCGGGATGAAAGTGAAGCATCCAGGCTTATAGAAAGAGCATCTCAAAGAATAGATCTAGTTGTTGCTGAACTAGTTAACCAGAATGAAGATGTATTTAGATACGATCTATCTGTAATTGCTGGTAATCATAGATCTAAGAACTTTGCAATTAAGATCTTTGAAGGATTTAATATCTCCGAAGAATCTGGAGCATCGGAGCCTGATGATACGCCTCTCTATACCATTTATAGTTGGTACGCGAGAAAAGCCAGAGCAAGAAGAAGATTACCCAAAGGTGCAGCTAAAGATATCCAGGCTAGAATTGATGTAGTTAGGATGTTGGATGAGATCACTACTAAACTGGTAAATGGGTATGGACTTGATAACAAGAAAGCTGTAAGCGATATTCTTGCAGATCAAACTAAACAAGGACGCAAGCTAACACTATTTGATGTGGCTAGTTCTGTAGATTATTCATCTATTACTAATCCTGATGGAACTCTTAACATAGCAGGTAAGAAACGCGGCTTCCTCGATATACCTTACATTAGCTTTGAGAATGTAAGTAATCGTGATAGTGGATCCGATATATCGGGAGAGATTGATAAGTCTAGCCAGATAGGTTATGGCGGTGCTGTACGTGTTGGTGCTAATAACTATGGGGAAGAAGCTACAATCAATAAGATTGTTATCTCCTTTGAAACACCAGAATACTTCCTTGTTAATGTTCCGGTCTATGCTTTTAAAACTGATGTAATAACAGGAGCCATAGATACTAACTCTCCTTCATTTCCTATTGATAAAAGTGGAACTCCTATCGATACTAACACTGTTGTTAATGGAGTAAGCCTGCCAAACAATGCAGCTGGTATTAAATATCCTGTAGTATTAAATAATCACTCGGGAGAAATCCAGCATATTGATCATGAGATTATGCAATATATTGGATTTGATATTGTGGGAGATATAGCTCCATCTCCACCACAAATGAGAGGATCCGGGATTCCTGTTAGGCAGTTGTTCTCTTTAACAGCTGGAACTTATAATGATAGATTTAGATCTGGATTTACTAATTCATTCCTATCTCTTTCAGAACCCACTACAGTTTTAGAGAATATTGTCCCATCTAATAAGCCCGGCTTTGCTCCTCTTTATCCTGATACGCAGGGAGAAAGAGTAAACCGACTTAAGGATGTTACTGTTAAACTTCCTGTTTTCTCTTTTACATTCTTTGATCCTACACAAAATATCAGAGCAACAAAACAGGGCGAAACTTATAAAGTAGAAATAGTTAAACCAACTCCAGTTTATCTTTTAGATAGAGTTCTTAAGAAGGATTCTTTAGAAGGATTCAGGAAGACTGGTGAGTTAAAACTAGCCGGCTCATCTTCAGAAGAACTTAAGAAATCGTTTGTAGGACAGGATGGAAAGGACTTTGTATTCTTCCCTATTGCATCATTCTTTTATGGACCAGATGATCTGGACGATCTTATTAAAGTAGGGCAGCAGGACTTTACATACAACTCGTATTTCCCTAACGAGCTTGCTAGTCTTATAACAAAAACATATAAGACTAACCCATTAGCTTCTTCTGACTTTACTGGCATTGAGAAAACAATGCATATCATTCCTGTAATTCTTAACTATAGAAAGTATGCAGAGTTAATTGATAAGCAGACTGGACTTAATATTTCTTCCATGGATAGTAGATGGAGAAATAATACAGGTCGAGATCTTGTTTTAAAGATGCTCTCCGAAATGGCAGATGATAGTGCCGGAGAATTAAATAGCATTATTAATACACCATATAGAATTCATTTTGATTATCTCATTAAGAATGCATCTGGGTTAAATCCAGTTGGCTTATCTAATGATATATCATTCTCTATGATCCACAAGCTGGGCCTTAAAAGAGACTCAGTAGTTACTGATCAAGATCCTTATATCTTTGTTCAATACTTCTGCCTCATATCTACTTACCCCAACTTTCAGAATATGAAAGATATTCTTAAGAAGAAGATAGAGGATGAGAAAAGGAGATATTCATTTGTTAACTTCAAAGGCTTTTCTACAGAAGTTAAGGACAATGATACACTGTCTACTGTTGAATCTGTTAATGATCAAATCAGTAGATTTACAAATCCTGGTTTTCATTTTACTTACCCAGTTGGCCGTAAAGTAAACTACGAAACTTATATAAGAACTGATTTCAAAACATACGATATCCAAGAAGGCTTATTGGACACCTTCTTAAACTTCGTAGCTGGTGAACCAGTAGATAATGAGATCGATGTTAACTTTAATGTGGAGATTGGCCAGAATGGTATTGGATTCTCCAGCTCGACATCTGGCCCTTCTCAACCAAATCCTGCAGTTACTCTTCCAGTTAACTTTAAGTTTGATAAACTTCGAGGCGTACTCAGATATGCTCGAGAGCTTCAGAAGTATGCTAACATAAAAATGGATGATGGTGTAGGCGCTCTACAGCAGCATATAACTGGAGAGACCGGTAAAACAAATCTTAGCCAGGATCTCCAGGCTTTATTTGGAACAAGCTCTGGAGCTATTAAAGAATGGGTAGGCTATTTCAAGAGCCTGGTAGGTGGTCCTGTTAAGGTATTCAAAGATTTGTTTGGTAAGAATCCAAGCACGGTTGCTACCCCGTTGGCTCTTTCAGTTCAGCCAGAGGATCAGAGAAATCCTGCTGAAGAAGATTCAATGTTCGATCAAGAAAGAACAATTGAATACGATCTTAAGAATGCCGTTGGATTCTCTGGCGAAGTCTATGTAAATGTACATCTAAGAAAAGCCGCAGAGGACTTATATTCCTATTTTAGTAAGAGTGCTTATGATACTAATATTATAACCACTGATAGAGGTAGAGGAAAGGATCTCCATAATAGTATAGGAAGAGATGTTGTGTTTGGTTCCGGAGCTACTGCAGAAAGCCTTATAACCAGAATAAACAAATCGACCGAAGCTAGGTTTGGTGCTGGGGAAGACGGCAAACGATCCTTCGTATCCTACGTAGTAGCACTTCTCAGTAAAAAAATGCTCGACTTTAACAATGCCGATGTAGATAGAATACAAGTAGCAAGCAAAAGGTTCTATACTTCTAGGGATTCAAAATCAGTATTACAGAAGCCGGCATTTACAGATCCATCTGATAAAGATATGGCATATGTGAGATTTGTTTCTACCTCACCTTCGAAGACAGCTATCTTGAAGTATGGGGTTAATAAAAAAGAAGGGTCTTTTGCTTTAAGCGGATACAAAATAGATTAAGAGGATAGTATGCCTAAACAGAAAGCTGAGAAAGATCAAGTAGAGCAAGTTGATAGTCAGGATACACCTGATGTTGAATATGCCTGGGATGAATCAGCTAGTGCAGAAGCCCCTCAAAAAGTAACCGTAACAGAAGTAACTCCCGAACACCCTAAAGATCCTGAAGAGGAAATGCGCCAGCAGATCATCAGTCTTCAGCAGAAGATCAGGGATATGAAAGCAAAGTTCAGGAAGGAATACGCTCCTCATATCGACATTGTATCTATCTTCTGCAATGGGATTAAGGGGCCTAGAGCTTACATTGTTCGCTCTATGGATCTTAATGATTCTGAGCAGCTTAATACAGAAGTAGAAGAGCAGGTTGAATCATTCCTTGAACAACTTAAGGCAGACTTCAAGAAGAGAGGAATTGATCCTGCTAAAGCTGGGATGACTGTTGGCGATAGAGATCGTATTCTTGAAAGAACCATGGTATCTACTTTTACTCTCTATCCAGAGAACATGAGAGATATCATAGACTCCGGCGCTATTAAACCTGGAGACTTTGCAGAATGCTATAAAGCTATTACATCATTATCTGGTTACTTCCCGCCTCTTATTGATGCAGAAGAAATTGATATCTCTGGAACAGATATCAAGGGAATCTTTAATGCAGATACAGATGTTAATCCGGATGAGAATCCTGATGACCGCGGAGTATAACGTGTGTCAGAAGGACTTGTTTATAAAATACCTGTAACGCAGGCCAGGGTAGAGTTCTTCACCGATCCAAGGTTCATTTATAGAAATGTTCCTTTTATAGATCCTGATTACTACCGCCGGCACAATCCAAAACATTATGGATATGCTGCCACATACGATCATGTGGCAGTTCCTAAAACTATCATCCAGTCTCTGGGAATAGAGTTCCCAGAGAATATTTATATACAGGCTCTTGATTATAAGACCTGGAAGATATCTACAATGTTCTATAATGATCCACTGATCATTACTAGAATCATAAAAGAATCAGTTGTTCTTACAGATCCAGAGAACTTTAATCTTATTGGCCTGTGTAAGAGAAGGCCACTCTTCTGGAAGAGTCTATTTGATATTATACAAAGAATCTCCGGATTCGAATTCGATCTCAGGGATGAGGAACTAAAGCTATCTAAGAAAGTAGAACTGGCTCAAAAGAGATATGCATCTTCTTTAGATGGACTGTATGACTCCTTTGTAATGCTTAATGCTCCCACAATGTATGAATATTACCGCGGATTAACCTTCCACGAACGGTTGGATTTCCTCGGTCTTATGCAGTACTCGACAGGAGTTGATGTTTATCTGAATCTACAGAACGTTCGAATGGGTAAGGTTAAGACTATGAAACTTACCCCAGGCGAGCAGCGTAATATGCCACCGGATCTCAGAGAAAAAGGAATACCTGCTGAAGCACTTACAGAATCTGCTGAGAAGCTCCGTGAGCGTTTACGTAAAGATAAGAAGTTCAAGACTAAGAAGCGTATCTTTACTGAGAACGAGAACCTTGAGTTTTCTCAGGCTGATTCATGATTAACCCAGTTCCATTATTTACACAGATCTTCGGATCCTCTGCAGTTGGGAATGTAATCCTCAAGAATGCCGGGAAGTTCTTTAAGGCTACCCGGAAGATAGGCTATGACCTTTTAAAGAAACACATTCTCACTAAAGAGATACTTGAGCATGGTGGTAAGCCACTCAACGATATAGTAACTAGATCTGCTGTTAGAACAGCACGTAAGCAATACCAATCTGTATACCGTTCTATGCGTCGTATTGCTACTGAAGCTGAGAAGTTTGCCGGTGAGATGTCCCCGTTCTCAGTTAAAACTTCTAGAGCTCTTGGTAGATTCTTAGGTGGAGGACACAACCAGAGAGTAGGAACCTGGGCCCTCGATTATGCAAAGAATGAACTGGCAATTATGCCAGTCATGTATGCTATCTATAGATACGATAAGACAAAGAGTCCCGAGATGCGGGACATGAACTTTGCACATTACTATGCTTCTTACCTTCCTATCTCTTTAGCATTCGGTGCATTATCATCTGCCGGCCGTATGGTAAGTAAGCAGATGAGAGCTAACTTCGTTCATCATATGATCGATAAAGGGAGAATGGCTCCTATTGGGATGGCTCTCTTCCATGGGATGAATGCTGTAAGCCGACAGGCTGGAGAGAATATGGGTTATGTATCCCATATGAAACAGGAGGTTTTTAAGAATAGGCACTGGCAAGACTTCACAAATATCCGCGGTCTTAGAAGAAGAGCAAAAGATCTAGTCGAAGCGCATAGAGACTTCAGGCTTAATAAGAGAAGTATCTTTAGCGAAGATATACATGTTACTCGAGGCATCTTATCTGCTGCAGATGCGCATGCTAATTTAACTCCTGACTTCGCAGTTAAGTTAGCTAGACAACACAGAGAGATGATTCAGAAAGATGAAGGAATTGTTAAGTGGGTTAAGAAGCTTTTCCCAGATAAACAAAAAGATATGTTTCAGAATGATGCAGTTCTGGGACTTTCTAGAAGTCATGCTGCCAATGATGCTAATGTCTATTTTAGAGATCGTGGTCTTATAAGATATGGAGAAGGTGAAAGCCAGGTATTTGATGTTAGAGCTTTTCACATGGGCAAGATTAGAGATCTTGCTGCTAATGCTCTTGATAACTTTAATATAATGGGGCTGGCCCCTTTGAAGATTATAACCGGTGGTGCTAACTATCTTAGAAGTAGCTTTACCAGAACTGCTAGATCGTATATCCATGGTGCTCCCAATCGTCAGATATTTGCACCACAATACAAAGCCAGATCTTTACAAGGGAAAGATCTAAATACTATCTTCGATAACTTTAGTGCCTCTGCAGATCCACATGCTAATGGAGATCTCAGGCCTATGACTGAGAAGGCATTGGCCGATCTTCTTGGACCATCCAAGGATGTTAAAGTTCATGCCAAGACTCTTCTAGATGATCTATGGTTAGCTCATAATGATATTAAGTTTGATGCTGGTAATACCGGTGGGGTTAATGTAAGCCGGCCATTTCAAGAAAGACTTCTTAGAAATCTCCAACAAGGCATTCTCCCATTGGAGAAAGGAAGTATCTTCCGTATAGATGAGAATGGATATGGAACATTACTCAATGGTCATTCTGGTAAGGAATATACCCTGGCAGGTGGAGGTAGGATAAAACACTTCGTAGAGAATAATAAATCCAATATGGCAGAGCATGTTGCCAGAGGTATTGGGTTTATGAAAATAGGAGAAGGAGAAGGATCCTATTATGTTGGAGTTAATTACGCAAGACCTAGGAGTCCAGGTGAAATAGCAGATATGGCCCATATGTACGGAGTACCCACAGAGGATGCTCTTGGGTGGGCGTACGCCATGCGTGAGAAATGGGATATAGGATCCGCTGGAGTTAAGAGTGTCTTCTCAATGATAAGTGGATTCTTCGAGAAGATGAACAATCCTAGAAACGCCGTTACATGGTTTACTAAAGAAGCAAAGGGAGAGTTCACAAAGCTAACAAAGACTCCAGGCGGAGAAACGTTTAAGAAAGCAGCACTTAGTGTATTCGAAGATACAATTGTAAGTTCCCAGCATTCGATGTTTGACTTTGTAACTATGCAAGGTAAGCATTATGGAAACATAGTATCTAGCCTTGATGCTATGGGTTTAAAAGATGCTGGGAAGACTCTAGGCAGTATGTCCCTCCATGGTGTTAAAGATTCTACAGAAGCTATAGATAGGCTTCTTAAAGTAGAACAGTGGGCAATGTCTCACAAGTCCAAAGACATGGTAACTGCCGTTCAGCAGCTGAGAGATTTAATAACAACTACCAATCCATCTGACGTACGAAGTCTTTTAACCAGGACTGGTAAATCTTTCACCTCCAGTGTTGGAGATGATTACGAATCAATGCTCCTTCATAACTTTACTCTGCGTGCAAAGACTACTGATAGACAGGGTAATATAATCGAAGGCATAGATGCCATGTCCAAGGTATTGGGTAAGGCAGGATATAGAAGTGATACTGAGATTAGAGCATATTCAAATATCATGAAGTCGCATGCTCAGATCAATGCAATTAAGAGTTTGCAAACTCCAGATTTAACCGTTCCACCTGAACACTTTCACGATAATGTTAATGATGTTATAAATAGATTAATACTAAAGATAGAACCGGAAGAGGAAGCGGTAGTTAAAAAGTTACTGGCGCCTGGATCTCAGATGATGAAATCCATGTCCACAACACGTTATAAGTATCCTCCTCTCTCTTCTGATACTGTATTTCTATTTGGAGATAAAGGTTCTGGAACTGCCAGGACTTCCATGCTATATGATGCCAATGGGCAGAATCCAAAAGAGATAGCAAACTATACCGGTCTTGGTCATGAATTCATGGCAGCCGCTCTCGGGACATTTAATAAGACCATGGGTCTCCTGGGAGTTGGTATAGATCATTATGCCAACTATAGAGAGCTCGGCCAGAAGTGGATTACCAAGAGGATCCTACCGGTTGGTGGTTTAATTGCCGGCCTCACTGCTGCAGATAGAATTATAGATAACAGCACCCTGTTTGACAATACCCCTCTTAAAGAGGGAATCTATATGCTACCAATGAATGCATATGCTGGTATGCGTTTAGGTGCACAGGGAGTTCTTGATACTCTTGGAGTTACGAGCACTGCAAAGTATTTAGAGAACTGGCTACCAGGATCTATTAGCTCTCCTTTATCTGGAGCTCTGAGAGGTCTTGCCCCTATTGTCATTGGAGCTACAAAGGGATTTGCTGCTGGTGGAGCTCGGGGTGGGATTACTGGTGGTGTTATCGGTGGTGCAGTTGGTATGTTACTGGGCGGTGGACCACTTGGATTATTTGGAGAATGGGATATATCTAAGAACCGAGCAGAAACTTTAGCAGAATTCAAAGGTGAAAAAGAAGTAGAGATTAGAACATCCCGCTTCTGGGAACTGGGTAGTAACTCGTTCCTGGGCGATAAGACCAGTTACTTCCGGCCGCATATGTATGCAATGATGAGATCAGACTACCGTTGGTCTCCCAACTTTAAAAGCGATCTCATGACTGAGATGATGAGCTATGTAGATCCCGCGGTCTATAACAGGAAGCACTACTATTCTAGACCCTCCCTTGCAGCTCCTGGAGTATTCTCTAACATACCAATCATAGGACCATTTGTTAATCTTGGAAATACTCCAATGCATCGAGATGATGTGGATATGGTTGGAACACAGGCAGCTGCACAGGCAACCGCTAATGCTATTATCCATAACCGAGGAACTGAAACTCAAAGGCTGGCCAGAGCTACTGGTATGGGCGCCTCGAGTATGGTAGAGAATGCTTTCTATGGGGATCCTTTAGAAGGAGATAGTATAGAGAGTAGATTATCACACGGATTCTATAACTTAAAGGAAGTTGGAGGTCTTAGAGGTTTTAGTGCTGAAGTTCTTCAGGACGTATTTACAGGCAATAAACAGCTATTCTCTCAGACTCCTGAGATAGATGCACCAAACATTGGATCCTTAGGGCGCAGCTTCTGGGATATGCAGCTCGGTGGCCTTATGGGCCTTACCGAAGGTATCCGTCGTATCTTTCCTAGACAGGCCAAAGATTATGAGATGTATAATCCAGTACGTAACCTGCAGCCAAACTGGATGCCGGGATCAGAATACTTCACCGACTTTAAACATGGGGATCCATATTCAAAGGTAGATGCGGGGGAAGCAAGATTACCTGGGGAAGCATATGAGACTCTAAGAAACATCACACCAGCGACTCCTGGTGAAGCTGATATGCTTGGTGTAAATAGTAAGGATGCAATTGGTTTCTACTCAGGAGATGTTGAGGTAATTGTTCCTAGATATCAATGGGCCGATAAAGTAAACGAGAAGAAAGAGGAAATCTTAGCTCTTATCAAAGCTGAAGGCAAGCTTATGAAAGAGCAGAGTATTGTATATGATACATCAAAGAACTTAACAGCATATGCCGATGCTACATACCAAACAGATTCTGGAGATATTGTATCTGTTAAGTTTGCACCCTATCTAGCTAAGGCCGGAGGATTTATAGAAGGATCTAAAGGAGCAATGAATGCTTACCTGGTATTAAGTGGCCAGAAGAGAGGATTGCTTGTTGGTATTGATGAGCAAGGTCATACCACAGAAGAGATTATTCAGGCCGACCAGGATAAGTATGAACAAGAATCCGCGGTAGATTTAATGAACAGGCAGAAAGGTTTAACTGCCATGAAGAAGAGATATGATGAAGGTCTACCAGTAGCACCAGGAATAAACTACAGCATGATAGATAGACTGCAGATCCTGGCAGATGTTGCACCGTTTAGTGATCAGTATAGATCCACACTTAAGATCGTTAGAGCTCAAATGAATCAAGGACTACTTGATGAGAATGATATTCAGGTATACCAGGATACTCTGGATCAAGTAGAGAAGCAAAGAAAGAGCATGAACTTCATGCAATCTAGATTCCTTAATCAAGGAGATGCATTAACTCCAGATGAAGTAACATCTCAGAGAGAAGTAGATGATCAATACAATCCTTTAGAGAGAGCTATTGGTGGAGCATGGGAATATTTATCCACATTTAGAAACCCCATCACTAGGAAGTTCATAGGTAATAAAACAGCTCTCCAAGCTTATGAAGAAGATATGGTTTATGGCCAATCTTTTAAAACGTGGAATCATCCCATTGATTCATATGTATCGCCATACTTTAACCTTATGGCTCGAGAGACGGATCCATTGCAGGCTGCTGCATCTGGGGTTACGGCCGGCTTTGCTTTTGGTGGTTCTGTAGGAGCAGCTCTTGGTGGATTAGCTGGAACTGCATGGTCTCTTACTGGAGCTCAGATAGTTAATGGTGCGGGCTGGATTCCTGATAAGACCCAGAAGATGCGGCAGATTTTAGCTGCTGCCGATCAAGCAGAGATGGAACGCTATAAGGAATTATACGATTCCACAGGCGCCTCTGAATATAGATATCGTATGAAGAATACGATGACTGCCACCCTGGAATCTAATCAGGTTATAACAAATTCCAGGATAGCCTCTGTTTCCAATAAACAGGAACGGATGTATTTAAATGATATCTTGAGTGAATTAAATACATCAAACATATCTGAGTTTAGAAGAGTAATGCCAGAGGAAGTTTCTATCCTGGCAGATAGATCAATGGGACTTCAGAGAGATTACTTACCCGGTTCTTTCTCTGGTAATTACAAAGTAGATCCAAAGATTGTATCAGACTACGATCAGCCTCTTGAAGATGTTGCTGTTAAGACGATGGATAATGCTGGTCTTAATGCTACAGATGCCGGCCTAGGATGGCAGAAGACTCGTAGAAGAATGGCAGAGATGCAGAGTATGGGAATGCATATCCCTGAAATGACTATAGAAGATATAGACGGTCCTAGAAGAAAGGATTCATATAGAGTAGATGCGCAGCAGGTAAAGGCTCATTTGCAGAGGATTCTGTCTAGTATGCGGCCTACAATAAGTGTTGAACAATCTGACGGCCCAATGCAGGTTACGATAGAAATAGTATAATGAAAGATTACTTTCATAATGTAGATTTACCGGATAATGAAGATGATCCAACAGATCCTGGGATTATCTCTAAAGCCGCTTTTCCTCTTCAGCAGTTTGCCTATTTTGTAGGTGTCCCTGTTGGTGTCCTGGCACTTAGAAATGCCATGGCTAAACAACAGGGAAAGATGGTTAAGAAGGCTGAAGATGAATATCGTAAGATTCATGCCGAGCGAGAGCGTAAAAGAAATCCACAAAGGAATCCCCTCATCCTGGAAGGGGAGGAGTTCTTTAAAAGAACCGAGGCTTCTCCTGGCGGATATACTGTAGAAGGAGATCCTAAACTTGCGCAGCTTTTAAGAAACATACGTGATGAAGGTCAGCTTAGTAATCTCTCTCTTGAAGAGGTTATGGCTGGAGCTCATGATGAACTTAAGAACTTAATGGAGAAATACTCCAACGATCCTGGAAAACAAAAAGCAGTTATAGAAGAATATGTAATCAGTAAGATGAGTCCATTCGATAAGACTCTTGCAGAAGCTGCCGGTGGTATAGAACATACTCCAATGAAGCTGGCATCTATGATCACTCCAGATCAGATGTCTAGAGAAGAAAGAAAGTTTATGATGATGCTTGATGAATATTCTAAGCATGCTCATAGCAATTATGAATTAGTAACTAATGAAAATGGACCAATAGCAAGAAGACTACCAGCCCGTCAGATTGGTATTAAGATAACCGCATTTGAAGTAAGAGATAGAACTACTGGATCTACTCATGAGATTCATGTTGCTGTACCAGTAGACGGATCCTTTGATATGTACAATGCCAATATCGAAGTAACGACTAGAGTTGGCAGTATACCTAGAGTTCCTGGTGCTAAGAGAATACCCAGGAATATAAATGTCATATCTTCAGATTCTAATGGAGTAATAGGATTCCAGGGAGCCGTCCTTAGATCTGGAAGTAAAACATCTGTAGCTTCTGGTTATATGAGCTACACGCAATTCTTCTTAGCAGAATTGGAAAATATTGGAAGAGGGCGCCAAACTATTGAAGAACTAGCCAAGAGAACTAAGAATGGTGGAGCTCTATTGCGCGCATCTTCTACTCTCTTTGGCGAATATGAAGGATCTTCAGTTGCCACCTATTCATCCTTAAGTTACCGAATGATGCGTAGACTTGTAGAAGGTGGATCTGGTGATGTTAAATCTTACCGTGATAAAGATGGAGAAAAGAAATATATAGATGTAGGACAAGAAGAAGCAAGGCTCGAAGATGCTAGAGTAATGCGTGCTTCTTTCGATGCCAAGAAAGCTGCATCAGAACATGTATTGATGGGTCTTCTTAGTGGAGATGATGAATGGGATAGATCATTTAGAGAAGGGCCTCTAGCACAAATGCTTACCAGTCCAGATATGCCTGCAGATCTTAGAGAGGCTTTAACTGGAACTGGTTTTCATAACTATATGCAGAAGAGAGGTTTGCTCTTAAACTACTGGGCAGACTATGCTGCTAATGGTGGAAAAGCTTCATCTGCATCTCGTATGGCAGCAGATGTTATGTTTGCATGGAGTGATCACTATAAGTTATTCCATAAGATGGATGATATCCTTACCAGTAAGCTAGGGCATCTAAATGAAGTTCCGAAGATACCCACGGGATTATCAGGAACTAAAGATCAATTTAGCTGGTCATTTAAGATGAGCCCGGATGATATTCAAGGACATCCAGGATCTAGAAAGCTTGCAGATCCTAGAGCTTTTAATGTAGCATCGATTACTCCATGGTCTAATCAGATGGCCACAAAGTATGCACGCCATGTTAAAGAGATGATGCAAACTGGAGTTAATTTTGGGTTCTCATTTAAGACTATAGATGCCAATAATCTTTTGTTAGATCGTATAAAGAATAAATGGGGCGTAGAACCAAAAGAAGGAGGAGTATCTCCTTCATTCAACGAGATAGTGTACAGCAGATATAAGCGTATTACGGATAGGCTGGATGCCCGTCAGTCTAGATACGATTCGGCACAATTAGCTAGAAAAATCTATTCAAAAACCATTCAAAGTGCCGGCGGAAATAGGACCTTTGAATTCACATTTGCTGCTCCAAGGAATAAAGAAAATCCAACCGCGGATGTATTTAAGAAAGTATCCCTAGTGTTTGAAGGCCCCCAATTGGCCTATAGTGATGCTTTTTACAGTAGGATCCATAATCGGATGGCTGCCATTCGAATGCAGTTCGAAAGAGATTATAACGAACATGGAATGGCAACTGCCTCTTCTCTGGCTCTGAAACGCTATAAAAATCTATTCAATGGCTTTAAGGCTATGCAGGATGGAGCCAAGTCTAAAGCCGGAAAAGTCATGACCAAAGTTAAGGGCTTTGACGATTTTGTTAAGACCTTTGGCGAGTTCATAGATACTGTAAGCCCAGATGAGATTGGAAAGTATACCAGGATATCTACCAATGCAAACTACGTTCGAGATAGAAATGTAGGTATTCGTTCTATAGCCTATCCCTCATATAGAATAGATAATAAGAAAAGTGTAATAGAAGCCGACTTTGGGAGTAAGACTCATAGATTAAGATTCCTCCAGTTGACTGGGGATCCAGCAGATGAGCTTAATTCCGTTCTTAGATCTTTGGATGATGTACAAAGACAAAGAATAGCAAATGGGTTACAGCAGACTGTATCAAACGTGCAACACAATGTTGCTACTATTGTATCCTCGAGAGGTGCCCAGTGGTCTGCTGTAGAAGACGGTGCTTTGAGAGTGTTAGCTAAAGATGGTTATGAGGATGGCATTACTGGCGTAGTAACAACTACCTCTTCTGGAAAGTTCCATCTTAGAAAGTTCATCAATAAAGAAACTGGTAAATGGGATATAGAACTTGCTATTGAAGGAATAGGAGAGAGTAAGATAATTAAAACTGGCCATAGAGCCAGAAGCTTTCTAGAAAAACTAATTACCGAAACTGAATCGGCTCAGGCGCAGCTTGCAAGTAGAACAGATAAAGAAGTATCTAGAAGTTATATTAGTCGTACATTCAAAGAACACAATCTAGATGCTGGTGTAGAAGTATTCTCACGAAGAGGAGCTAATGGATGGGAGTTCAATTCATTCTCTCAGTCTCTCCTATCCTGGAAAGCTCACATAAGATCTCAGCCGGTTGGAGATAATGATGTAGAGCCACCTATTAGAACTCTGGAGTTTGATGCTATTAAATCTGTTCCAGATGGGGACTACAAACAAGCCAAGCATTATGGTGTGGTAGAAAAAGCTGCTATGTCTACTCGAGAGTTTGAAGTAGCAATGCAGGATCCTTATTTGAATAAGGTTGCAAATGCTGCAGGATTATCTGGAGGTAGAAGAGGGTTCATTATAGCAGATACTGCCAGTAAAGGAACAACTGGCTATAAAACCATGGGAGTAATTACTCATGTTTATAACCAGACAATGCGAGCTACAGTTAATGCTCTTAAAGAAAGATATGAAGAATTCCGTAAAAGAAATCCCAGGCTAGAGGCATGGAGTTTAAGAAATCTAAAGAATGAAGGGTTCTTAAATAGATTCAAGTTAGTAGACTTTCATGGTAAGAGAATAACAAATCTTCTGAATCTACAGAAGTATGTTCTCGAATATACTTTCTTATCTACTCTTACCCCATTTCAGATATCAAAAGATGCAGCTGGTGCTCATGAATATAATATACAGGCTTTGAGAGGATTACGCGAAGTTCAGAAAGGAACATCATCATTTGTCGATTTACTCAAATCAAATCAAGGTTTGGCAGATGCAGTAGAAAGAGCAAAGAGTATAGCTAGTAATTTTTACACTGCTGCTCCCGTTGTAGTAAATAAAACCGGAGAGTATGATTTTATAGTTAATCTCAAAAGAGGAATACCTAATGGGGGTTTTATAGATGATGTCATTGGGCCTGCTCCGGTTTTATGGCAGATAGGGAAAGATGATAAGCTAAACCCTTTAAAAGATTTTGATATATATAATCCAGGAAAGCTTAATAGTGAACTTGAAACTATAGTTAAGAAAGCTATAGATAAGGATACCAGAGTAGGAACATATCATCCACTTGTAGAAGCTGGAGAATTGGTATCTGATTTAATTCATAAATTTCGTTATGGTTCTCAGAGTGCCGGTGCTCCAAAATTAGCGGTAGAGCTTATAAGAGATATTGGATCTCACGATTTAAAGGTAGAAGCTAAAAGAGATGTATCTGCCTTAAGCGGTATGTTCTCTCCTATTCAGATTATAGAGGGACAGCATACTCATACTATTATGTATGGAACTGATGCCACTGCTAAGTTCTTTCCGCGTGGTGGATCCGGAGTTCTTCCCAGCAATGTACATTTCAACATGAGAGACCTTCTGCTTTTAAAGCAAAGGAATCCAGCAGCAGCTAATATGGTTCAGGAGCATATGGCTTCTGGAAAGTTATGGCTCGAGAAGGAAATAGATTTTCAATTAAGATTCTTAGACTCTGCCAAGAGTATGTCAGATAGTATAAAATCTGCCGCGGGTAATATTAAGGTTAAGAGAAATGCCATTAGAAGCATGCTCCTTCATCCTTATAGAACTGATAGAAAGAGAAGCTCGTTTGATCCAAAGCGGAATCCATTTCTAACTGATCCAGTTGCTCAGGCAGGTGGGGATGCAAATAGGGCTCTTGCAATAGTTGGGGAAATCCAGCAGAATAAATTCTTAGATTTTAAAGATCTTATTGATGCTACTATAGCTGAAGCAAGAGGAAATATACGAGGACCGCATTCTCTTTCCAGTATGAATATTACTGAGGCTGCTACTAAGCTATTCGATTCATCCAAGGAAATAGGTGTAGAACAATTCAACATACTACGAAAGAATTTAGAAGATGTGATCAGGCATTCTGGTAAAGGTCCTGCAACCCTTAAGATCTTATTAAGTGGGTTTGAAGGATCGGAAGCCATAGTTAATCAGCTTAGCGGTCTTGGAAATAGGAATATATTAGAAGCACCATTAGAGTTTAACCATCACGATATTGAAGATGTAGTTAGAAAAGCTACACTGGAAAATGTAGATGGTAAGAAAATAGCAAGTGCTCGAATAGCTAAAATAACTAAAGGCTCATCAACTGATGTCGCTATGCGTTTTATGCAAATGGTATCTGCTCTAGATTATATAGCAGAATCTAAGAGAGCATATAAAGGAGACGGCGCTACTCTCTCCGCATTAGAAAAACTGAATACAGATATTATTCATGGGTTTGCCAATGATCTCAATGGTATAGCTGAGTATATTAAGACTCATGGGGCAGGTAAAGGGACCCAGATAGAAAACAGAGGTTATAAGCAGCTTATTCCTGGGACATATTCTATGTTCCGATCAGATGCTATCCAGGCCAAGGTTGGAACAAATGGCTCTATACCAATATCAGCTGAGCAGGCAGCCGGCTATATAACTATGAATCAGGAAGAAGCAATTCGCTTCATGCTTGGTGTTGACCATGGTGGCAGAAAGGCTTATAAATACGCTGCCAAAGTTAACAAAATGATAAAGCTTGTTAATGAAGCTGTTAGAATATCAACGAATATATCCGAAGGTCAGGGTGTACATACTGTATCTCCTATATGGGATGAAGTAAAGGAGCTCGGTCATCTTCAAACATTCATAGACTATCTTGAGAAAACAGATATCACAAGGATTAAGGATCATAAGCAGCTCAAAGATTTTCACAATGCATTAAGGTTCCTTAAACGTTCTTCTGTATCTAAAAGAGAAACGGGCCTTATAGATTTTATCAAGTCTCTGCAGGATCCAGAGAGTGCTAATTCTCTTAAGGCAAAATTATATGATGAATCTGTTCGTAGAGTAAGAGGTATAATGAAGGGCAATATCAATATTGCCCTTACATCCTTTAGACAATCTATTTACAGTCCAACTGACTTTAGACAGCTATTTCTTAGAATAGATAACAGCCTTCATAACGGTCAGATCTTTGGATCATCTATAGATATTGCTCTGGCTGATGGTGACCAGGACTCGGACTTAATGTATCATATTGGGAGAGGTTCTAGAGATCTTTATATATCAACAATAGAAGATAAGGCAGTTAAGCTTGCGCATGCCAGGAATGAATTACAGATAAGAGCTTCCGGTCTTTTACAAGAACGGCTTCTTTATCAGCCTTCTAATGAGAGTACGTTTAGATCATATAACGTAGCTACCCAGAGATGGCTACGCAAGAGTGCAGATATCGGAAAGAATGCATATTACCAAATGACTGCTCTTAAAGATGTTATAGATTCCCATGTTAAGGACACTCTTCATCTTTATAATATTAAAGCTACTCCTCAAGAGATAGAGGATCTAACTAAAACATACACCAAATCTATCCTAAAACCTAGGATGGAAGGTAGAGCCGGTGCTAATGTAGATGAGCTATTTTTTATTAGCCATGGTCTTGCAGATCACGATTCTAGAAAGATAGTATTACATTTATCTCAGAATTCTGGTAAGCTTACAGCCACAATGCACCATCCTGGAGCTGGTGGTTCCGGTGGGGTATTTGCACAGATAGCTGCTGATGATGGGGCTATCAAAGCTGCTTTTATTTCTGATGCTAGAGAGAAGCTAGCATCTAAATACAAAAAAACCTCTGAAGGTTTGAAGAGTAGATTGGAAAATTTCTTTCAGGAACTTGGAGATGAATCTGGACCTATTAGTGATCTTCGTGGTAGAATAAGTCCTGAGACCAGTTCAATAGTTAAAGATGCTGCCGGTGTCCCTTATAAATATACTACCTTTGCAAACCTAACTCTAGAGGTAGCTGAGCGTAATTGGTTTACTGGAGTTAAGCATGCTGCAAGTAGAGAGGCTTTTAAAGAAGATATGAAGAAGAGATATGGGACCAGTAATATCCCATCATCTTTTAATACTGAGGTAATAGATACTTTAAGAGAGAGATTTATAAGGCCGGCTGCAGAACAATTGGCGATGCAATCGAAACACGGCTCTGCTAATATCATTAGAAGCTTTGTAGAGCGGATGCAGGAAGCTGCAAAGAATGTTAAATTAGTAGATCCTACTAATCCATTTTCAGAGATAACTCCAGATAGCTTGGATAAGTTTAAGAACACTGTAAGACAGATATCTAACTTTAGAGCATTCGAAGTAGATCTTGGGGCCTGGGAAAAGAATGTAATGGCTAGAACTGGAAAGGATCTAGGCCGTATGAGATACTCAGGTTATCTAGATATTGTTAAGAAGAGAATGCTATCAAGTGACCTGGCTATTAAATCTTTAATGGCTTCACAGAATGGAGAAATTCCAACTCTTGAAGCTATGAAGAATGTAAACATCCAAGCAATGAAAGGACCTGCTGTTGGAGATCTTCAGGCTAGAATAAATGCTGTTGTTGAAAAACATGGTGGTAGCCAGTCTGAAGCCCTCGAGAAGTTTTTCCATTCTGCTTATGAGAGATTTGGATCAGATAAATACTATAGGAACTTATCCAGATCTGCTAAAGCTGGAAACCTTTCACGAGCTATCCTAACCCAGATGGCTTCCGACATGGAAGACTATAGTAAGATGGGAGCTACTAATGCAGGTGCACATACTCTAATGGCACATTATGCTCTCAGTATGGAATTAAGAGCCGGCCATGTTCGTATGATGAGAGACTTTGATCTTAGTAAAGGAATGGTAGAACTTCAGTTAAGAATAACTGGAGCAGCTGAAGCTGATCGTGGCTTTAGAGTAATGAAGCGATCTGCAGAAATGGGTTATGAATATCTCCGCGGTAATGGAGAGCTTGATCTCCATGGTTATGTTAAATGGATAAATGAAACTCATGCCGGAGCTCCAAGAAGAGCTGCCATATCTGGAGCAGCCTGGTTTTTAAATAAAAGAGCAGATGATGTATCTGAGCTTTTTAAACTGAGTAATGAACATGAATCTCATAATTACTGGGATAGTATAAGCCATGCAGAAGGAGGATTAAACCTTAATAAATCCTATCATTCGACAGCATTGGAAATGAAAAATATGGGAAAGAGTGCTCTTGTTGGAACATTCTTAGCCATGGGAATTAACCAGTTATTAAGTGGTTATGCTGTTCCAGATCTAGACAGAACTCAGGGTAAGGGTGGCGAGTATTGGGAAAAGAAAGCCCGCAAACAATCTGAGATGAATATGAAACCTAGAGCTCCTATGGTAGAAGCCGCGGATCCAAATAGAGCTGTAGATGTTGCAACAGCAATGCAGTATGCGCAGCAGAATAGAACTTTTATACAACAAAAGGACCATGCCCGTAATCAGAACTTTAAACAAAAGTCCTCTTACGGAGTACGTATACAATAATCCTGTCTAAAATCGTTACTATCATTACCTAATTGGTAGTTTTTTCTTTACTTTACTAGCGTCCTATCGTCTTGATGTTAATTACCGGGGATAAACATGCGCTTTATAATCCAGATTCCAGCAGATAAGTATAAACCAGGTATAGAGGATAAGATAAAGTCTACTTTAGAAGCAATGGCCCAGGAAGAAGTATCAGTTAGAACTATTAAGCGTTAATGGAAGTCCCTAACAGAATAGAGGATCTTGTATTCAAGTCATCTGATTTTGATGCTATTGCACTTAATCAGGTAAGAACTGATAGAGAGATCATAGATGAAATCCTCCAAAAGACCTTTGGAACTAAGGAGAACCAATCTGCGATTAAGATTGGAGATACCTGGCTTAGTATTCCTAGCCGCATCATATCCGTAAACATCCGTCCCGAGCAGGATAGAGCAGAATGGGTAGATCCTACCAAAGAACTTATTAATGATCTTAATAAGAGAGATGAAGATAAGTTTAGAAATAAGATAGGACTACAGTCCTCAATGACCAGGGATCCCCTGGAAAAGTTTACCGGCTTTAGTGTAGGTGCAGAGAACAATGTAATGACGGGGGACTCTATCGGAGCTCCTGCAGCAGTCATTATTGAACGCAACAAGGCTATTGATAAAGTATTCACTCTTAAGTTTCAATGTAACGCATTATCCATTCATAATAATATTCGTCCTCTAATGGCTCAGTTCATGCTGGCTCCCTTCTTGCCAGTACACAACGCCGATCTACAGAGGATTGTTACTCCAATAGATGATAACATTGATCTCTACTTATTGTATAATAAAGGTCATCTTGATGACCAGGGCAATTTTTTACCAACGCCAAAGAATCTCCAATTAGACCAACTATTTAAATTAGCCGATTCTCCTATTGCAGATTCTCCTGCACTTCGTAATATCGGCGGAGAGGAGATGAGAACTCTGGCCAAATACTTTGGCATGGATGATAACTTTGGAGAGATAACAGTAGATAGAATTACACAGCTTAAAGAATTCCTTCTCAATAAAGCATACTGGGAAGTCCCATTCTATATTCAGCTTATTGACTTCTCAATACAAAGTATTCGAGATAAGAAGAGTGCATTTGAAGTAATCTTTGTTGTGCGGGCTATCTCAACAGTAGCAGCATATGGAACACGGCCTCTGTATGTTAAACATGAAGATGGAGTAAAGACTCAGTTAGTAAATCAGAAAGCTCTTGAGTATGCCTATAAAGGTGATAACGAACTGATAGATAAGATCACCAGGATGTTTGGGCTCCAGGATCTAGCAGACTATGATGGCCCAATTAATATGGCCGGAGATGATAATCTTTTAAGTTATTCTCTTTTAGATCATACTAATATACAGAATACGACAGTATATGAATTTGAAAGTGAGCTTAAAGCTCTTGGTCTAACTGTTCCTAATCCAGATCACGCACATGCAGTTATTGTAGAAGATATTAAAAATGGGGCCATATCCATAGCTCCATATTTTCTAAATGATAAGTTTTCTATTTCTGCAGAAGAATCTACCGATCATGGTTTTATTTTAAACTCTGGCGTAGGCCAGGATCTTAGTTATAATTTAAATGCTATAGGAAGTCTTAGTAAGACTCTTGGAGATAGTATTCAATATGATATTGGTTCGGCTATAAGAAAGAACCAGTCGATGGCTACCGTTCCACAGATTAGTAGAACAATAAACTTAAACTCGCAGAAGATACCCGGTAAGTTTATTCAACTCAAGTATCCCAATAATCCAAATTATTCTGCAGTAGCAATTGATGACTCCATTGAGGTTAAACATCAAAGAGATTATAATCAGAGAAAAAATCTAAAGATAGTTCAATACAACCTTAAGAACCTTGTCCTCACTGAAAAGTCCACTGGTATCCCTGGGATGAACGAACAAGGTTTGGTAGATCAAGAAGTAGGTCAGGATAGATTATTCTTATTCGCTAAATTTCTCCATGATCAGAATCCAGATATAATCATACTCGAGGAAATGGGAAATAAATCTCTAGCATTGCATATGTTTAGAGATATGCTTAACAGTATCGCTTCCAGAAAAATCAGAGAGCCCCATCCAAATAATGAGATAGATACTATAAAATACGAAGCGTATTCTTTCCCAGCTGGAGTTACAATACAAACAGTTGGAGTTCTTACTAAGCTAAAGATTGAAGTGAATGAGAGTGGAGTTCTCTATCCAGAGAATCTTGCACCTGGTATTAAATCATTAAGCTTAGACCAGCAAGGGCAAACGAGACCTGACTTTAATCTAAGGCCAGTTCTTAAGGTAATGCTAAGCAGGGGAAATGGTAATAAGTTAGCCCTTTACTGTTGCCACTTTAAAGCAAGAGAAGGTTTATCAACAAACGTAACTGATTCTGGTTTCATTACAGAACAAGTTAGAAAGTTAGAATCTGTGGCTCTTCTAAAGGAGATATTATCTTTAAATGAAGATATTCCATATATCGTAGCTGGTGACTTTAACTATAGTTATTATCCCGAGTCATCCGGACTTGATGAATTAAGATTTCAAGGTTTTAGCAACTTTGTTATTAAGAAAGACTTATCTACTCGTAGAGCAGCCAAAGTTGTATTTAGAGTAATGGATGAAAGATCTAGAACTTTCCAAGAGAGAGGGGTTCGATCTTTAAGACAATCACTATCTAATACTACACCAGATCCTAATCTAACTGGTTTATTCCAGTATGCAATGGATATTATTACATGTGAAGATCCAGATCTTATGCGTCTTCTTGCAAATGCAGATGATCCCAATAGTATTAATAAAATTAATTTTGGTGTTAACTTAAAAGATTATTTCTATGGGCCAGGTAACTTTTATTCCGATTACCTTAAATATGGTTCTGATGATAAAGTAGAACAACGATTTCAGGAAATGCGTCGCCTGGTAATGTTCAACGCTCTATCTCCTAAGTTTGCTCCTAATCCAACTAACGAGAATAGATCAGGTGAGCTAGCTGCATATAGAAGACAGTATGGAACATTCTATGAAGAATCTGCAGCAGCTAATGGGATCGAGTCAGCATTCACAACTATTGATCATATTTTTTATAGCTATCATTTCTTTAAGACTGGAACCAAAGTAAGTTATAGTTATAACCACCTTACTAATAAAATCATCGATGAGTATTATGATGGTTTTCAGGCCTTTATCCCTCGAATAGAAGATCCAAATAATCCTTTAGACATTGAGGATAGATGGTTAATTAATGTAAGAGTTTTACCATTATCATCAAATGATAATCCAGATGCTGTTACCGATCAACAGTCTAGGGAACAGAGGATGGGAAAATGGAAACAAGCAGTTCAGCAAGATTATATCATTACTAATCCCCGGAACTTTCCAGTTATTCCTGTAGTTGAACAGGCCATAGAATTCTCTGATCACTATCCAATAACTTCTACTTTTAGTTGGAATTATGGGGAAGAGGAGAATATAACTCTTAGCGATACTATGTTTTCGCAATTATTCGAAGGAAAAGATTCCGTTATAGGACAGGTAGAAGCAATTCCATTTCCAGTAGTTGGGCTATCTGGTAATGGAGTATTCTCTAATGGAGATGTTTTAACTAATCTAACAAGCCAGGAAGCAAATAATACATTTAGACTTATAGCATTCGAGCATAAGTTTGGAACTCTAACTGCCAACTTACCATGTGTAATTTTGAGTATTACCTATAGTAAACTTATCGGTAGATATGTATTCATTGTTGGGTATGCCAAGACCAGATTATTTAATATCCCAGGTATAGTTGCTTTAGCTGCAGAGAGCACCGATTCTAATTATATAAGCAATGCCATTAAACTTCTAAACCAGGGCTCATTCTTAGCTATGGCTAAAGAGATGTTAAGGAATGTATATATAAAAGAATTCAATGCTCAGTATACTAATTCTGGAAGTGGAAGTGATAGTTCAACTGTAGACGATAGCACGCCTCCAGCTATTATGTATGCAGCTGGAACAATTGCATCGTATACTAACAATGGAAGAACATTTGGAACTGATGTATTTGGGGCTAGTAAAGTAAATGGGAGTATAGATTCTGCAGATAAAGATCTGCTCCAAGGTGCTCCTGTTTCTAAACCTAAAACAAGACCTGGTGATAGAAATACAAGACCAAGGCCATTAAATCCAAATAAGTTTGTTGATTACTTTATCTACACTGAACCACAATTAGAAGGTTTATCTTATCTTCAGCCAGCTAGAGATATTACTAGTAATATAAGTGAATGTGCACCATTTAGAAATTACTATACGCATTTGCTTCATGAGTATGTAGATGCTTCTGTAAATAAAAAGGATTTCTTTTATACATATCACGCAGATACCTTTGAACCATTTGTAAGGGATTTCAGGCCAGATAAATCTTTTGCCGCTGCCACAGATTCATCCATTCAATTTACCAGAAAGATAGCTCGTAAATATGGAAGAAGTATCTTTGCAAGAATTGGAGATGCCATCAACACTCTTATAAATCTGGGCGATGGAACAGATCTACAAAGAGCTAAATTCCTGGGAGCTTTAGCTAGAAAGGTAATGAATGGCGTAAGCAACAGAGTGGCACTAATAATTGCATCCCAACAATCTTTAAATCCAGCAAGAACTACAGAGATGATAAAAAGGGATCTTATTGATAATGTGGGTCCAGTTGGAGAGTGGAAGAATGTTCTATATGCCGAGACAATGATTTATATTGGTTCTCGTATTAACCTTCTTAGATATCTTTTAGATGGAAATTATGAGCAGGCTATACAGGGAAGATATAATGAGATAAAGAACTATTCATTTACAGCACGAAGCTTCACCGGACTTTCAGAAATAGAAGCCAAAAGATTAATAAATCTTGAAATGGAAGTATACGCTTTTAAGAACTTGAACCTAGATAATAATCAGAATACCACAATAACCAGTTCAGAACAGAGCACAACTACTGCACATGGTTTGGCTAATGAACGAGAGAAGATACGAGCATTCTTAATTGCAGAGTTCCAGAGACTGGCAAGCATTGAAGAAAGGGTTCAGAAATATGGAGAAAGAGATATAGAAGCTCGTACATTAGAAAGATACTATAGTAGTAGATATAATGTAAAGGATCCGGCCAATAAACCAAATGCTACAGCATTTAGAATAGAAACATTGCTTAACTTATTTAATAACTCGCACGATCTTTTAGTTTCTAGAATCTGGGATCATATCAAAGCTAATAGTTTACTCGATGGTAAATTTGTGGAGGAGTTCTAATGCCAGAACCTATTAAAACTCCTCAAACTGGAAGACTCTATCAGTCTTCTATACCAGATGCAATTACAGGAGCTCCTAATAACGGAAGCTTATTTGCCGGCAATGATATTTTCCAGCAGATGGCTAATGCCTGCGTAGGTTTATCATCTGTAGCTAATCTTATGAATCAGCAGAGTATGACTGAACATACTCGAGTTAAGCTGAATACTAAGCGAACAATTCAGCAAGATACTACTTCTAGTTCTGCTCGTAAGGTTCTTAATACCAAAGTAGTTCAAGTCTCTATGGGTATTAATAATAATACCACACCAATTTTTATGACCGGTGCCAATGAACCATTTGGCCAGTTCATGGGTGGACGTAATGCATATGTTACTATGAACATAGTAACTAATGATCCAGATACAGTTGTAAAGATCTTATCTATGTTCAAGGGAACTACTCTTTATGAGTCCCTTAATAATATGATGCAGCAAGCCCGCGGCTTATTAAAAGGCCGGGCTATGTTTAATCCTTCTCAGTCAACATTTAGAAAGTTTCTAGATAGAGGTCCTGCTCAGATATTCCCGGATGAAACTCTTAGAGCTGTAAGACTTCTTAGAGATAATCTCAATCTCGAGCAGTTTAATCAAATCATTGCCGATTCTGTTAAGAGCCTAACTGGTAGAATTGACGATCCATTCTTTGGCCAAGAAGAGCCAATGATCCTATCTCATCCTCTGTTTGCGGCATTTGGGATGAAGTCATTCTACCCAACCAGAGCAGATATATCTACACTGGATGGAAACCCAGGCCATCTTAGTATTGTTTTAACCTGTCAGTGGATAGATAGAAGATTCGCTCTTACCGAATCTTTAAGATATAAAAAGGTTTCTTCTGAGAAGATGGCAGAAAAGGCCATTGCGTGGTTTGCCACATTCGATGATCCAGAAGGTAATCCCGAGGAACTTCAAAAGAAACTGCAGGAACAAATCCGGCAGAAACGAGAAGGTGGTGAAGGATCACTTTTAGCAGATATAGTTAAAGGGGTAGAAGATTCTACCGATTCCGCCAAAGCTAGATTAGCCTCTAGGTCTATTAGATTCAATCTTGCACATGTTGGTATTATTAACGCAGTAGCTCCAGTATTAGCAGCTTATGCTCTTAATAGATATCTTCTTAGAATAGAAAGAATAATTAGCGGCTTCAAAGCTTCTTTCCCTGCAAATGAAACTATCAATCTAGAGCGCCTTCATAACTTTAGAATTGTACAAAGAACAATAGGAGACAGCACCCACGCACTAGAACCTTCTATCATGCCAGGTATATTAGGAGCACTTGAAAATCCAAATGCTTCTGAAGATCAGATGATTCGTATTGCAAGTGGAGCAACCTTCTTAGCTGTAACTGCAGCACCAGATAAAACCATAGGTGCAGCAGGTAGGGTTACAACCAAGATAGCTCCTGGCGTAACTAACTTCTTAGCCAAAATTGGTAAACTTCCAAAGATAGCAGGCGCCTTGAAGAAAGTTAAAACGCTTTCTAGGGGTGGGGGTATAGCTGCAATAGTAATGGAATTTGCAGAGATAGGTATTGGAGTTGCATCTGCATGGGCAGGATTACACATTCTTGGCGAGAAGGCTGAGAAAGTTCCGGATGAACTTAAGTTTGCAAGTGTCAAGGACTCTTCTACTGTAACTTTAAAGCCAGCTAAAGAGGATAATATCGATGCTCTTATATCTTATCTAGTTGAACTACATGATAAGAATATGCCTTCTAGAACAGCTGGAAGAGATACTGTAAATATAAACGGTCAGAATATTCAATTAAATCCCGTTAATCCCAATGGCGTCCAACCTGCTGTTAATCCAGATTTACCTGGAACTATAGGAGAAATAAATGCCAAATTCGGTCCAGCTGTAGCTCCTCTCTTATATGTTAATCTTCCCCAGTTAATGGCCAGCTATTATATGGATTTCATTAAAGAAATCCTGATGGCATATGATAAGCCAGATGAGCTAGATAGTCTTATAGTTCAATGGTGTAGAAGGGCCAGAGATATTTTCTCAACCTTATTACTTCCCACAGAAGTAAATAAGATGGATGAATATCTAGGATACAATGGGCCCCAGTTGAAATCAGAAACATTGGCTGGTGGCTTCTATGGTTACACATCGCTTAGTCTATCTACTCAACAAACATCAACAGCTCCTAATCTTGGTTTTCTTATAACGACAACTATCGACGGCAACTCCAATGTTGCCTTTGATGAAAATAAAGCCGGCGATCTGGATGAAGCAAAGAAGCTTTCAAAAGCTTTTAAAACGACTGGCAATTTCTCTAGTAAATACGAAGAATATAAAAAACGAGTTGGATTAGAAGATCTACTAAGTGGAAGTAAAAAAGAAGCTGGCGCCTCTATGAGAAACCTGATGCTTCTTTTCATGGATAGACTTGGAACTAACTCTTATAATATTGCATCGAGTATAAACGGTTATCAGATATTAACAATTAAGAATTATCTAACTACAATATTAAACACAGAACGTGCTGGATATAGAGCTGCATGCTTTGGTCTATTATCTTTAAATAGATTATATTCCTTTGCAGATATGCTCCCAATGTTGGAATCTAAGATTAATATTAGTAGTCCAACTTCTACATCTGGAATAGAGCCCACTGAGCAAATGATAGCCGAGGTAGATGCTCTCAAAGCAGCTCGTGCTAAACTTAGAAGAAAAGTAGGAAGAAGAATTAGATCTCTTTCTAAAGAATCTAGAAAGAGATTAATTAAGAGAGCTAGAACACTTATAGCATACGGTAATAATTATCGTAGGCAAACTCCGGAAGATAGGGATATTAATGATGCTCTATTTAACTTCATGAGACTCTACATTCTCTATTTCATTCATGAAACAGAGATGTACTATATTAAGAATACTTTTGTTAAGCAGTCTAACGATCCTAGATCTTCTCATGTGGAGTATCTTAATCCTGCTAGCCCAGAAGCTAGAGATAACCCGTACTTCTTATACTTCATATGCCCATATATCAGCCACATTTCCGATTCTACTATTAGTGGAATATGGGAAACATATGTAGATCAATCAGGTGGATATTTATCAATTCTATCTAACTTAGCTATAGGAATAGCTATAGGTGTCTTACTGGCTCTGGCTTTTGAAGTCAGTGCTGTTCTTGGTATAGTATTAGTTGTAGCATATCTAATATATACTCTCGGTGGAATTGTTATAGATGCTGTTTCAAATTGGTTAAACTCTTCATCCAGTGATGATAGTCAGTTAGAGACTCTCAAAGGTGTTATAGCTAATATACCATATGCTACTATAGGTAATGCCGTTCTTCTACGTTTAGTTGCACAGATATCTGAAGATGCAAATAACTTTGCAGGTGGGCCTATTTTTCCACCAGAGATAGATCAGGATGCATCTTTAGGGCATATTATAGATCCAGATACCTATCTGTCTATTCCACTTAGATATTATACTTCTCTCGGTAGAGTCACATATCCTGGGTTCTGGATATATTCTGAAAAGACAAAGGATGTAGAAAAGATAGCTGGAGAATTTCAGGTCCAGACAGCTATCATAGAATCTAATAATTACTCTCTGGGTAATATTACTAAACAGAATGTAGATGCAACTGTACGAGCTCAGAATTTAATAAACGGCCAAAGGTTATTCGAAGGATCTCCTGGATCTGCGGACTTCTTCTTAAAGTCAGTCTTCCGTGTAGCTATGCTTCAAGTTCTTAACTACACTGTTAAGAACTCCCTTTCTGGAAAACCTATCTCTGAATATTTTAAACGAAAGTCTAATATTCAAGAGTTCCATAAATCTTCTCTAGATCTAGCATATCATCTTCTCTATAAAGGATTCCGACCAAACGGTGGAAATCCCAGCGATAGATTAATCCTTCTTGATTATGAAATTTCATACATAAACGAAAACAATCAGGCAACAGTATTTAACTTCGAAACAAGTGGATCAAAGCAGCCACAGTCATTTCCAAAGGCTATTTTATTTACTCAGCAAATCAACCTCATATCCCTTCAAAATATACAAAATGCAGAAGCATTAAAGATATTCAATGGAATAAATTTAGGATGGGATCTAGCAACTAGGACTCCTTTTGCAGGGGAGTTTTTTAGAGATATACAATCTAACAAATCTATTAATCCCAATGGTCTTGCTCCTAATTTTGATTTTACAAATGAAATGGAGAAGTTGTGTAGCGATGCTAGAAATGCTATAAACTCTCCTGCTCCTACTGGCTATGAGGATAATAATAGTATAGCACAAACATTTGCTAGAGCTTTTACTAATCCTCCGGCTAACCCAGCAGGTTTAACTGCAGATAGTTTTAGATCATTAAATGGGCCAGGTTTAATAGTAGATAATAACACTCTTAGAAATGCATTCTCCAGTGATGATACTGAAGTTGGAAGCTTTAAATATAAAGCTAGGATAGCTTTTGATTCGCAGCAGTTAAGATTTGCTGCGAATTCATTTAATACACAGCAAAGCACAATTACAAAGATAAAAACAATATCAAGCCTTCTTCATACAACTGCCGGTGCTTATGGAGAAGCTGGATTTGCTGTTACTAAAAACATGCAATCTCAGATATTAAACGATGCGCAGAAATATAGATTTGGTGAAAAGATAGCAAAGATGAATCCAATCTATAAGCTATACTTTCTCCAGGATAACAAAAGAGAATGGCTCTTATTAGATGATTATTATTCCTACTCTGGAGTAGAAAGCATCGAAGTAAATGGTTCCGTTAAATCTCCAATGAGAACTGCTAGAGTTAAGCTTACAAACTTTTCTAACCGGCTTACAAACGTAATGGCAGATAGGATGCAGAAAGAGAATCCTCTCTTTTACAATCCATCTATTAACTCTGAGATAAGTAGCATTCTACTTAAACCTGGATGCCATCTCATGATCTTCCTTGGTTATGGTTCTGTCCTTACTAATGACGATTTAGTATTCGTTGGTGAGATAGAAAGCATGCAAGGCGATCAAATCATGGAGATTGTTTGTACAAGCTTTGGATCTCTTCTCTATGAACAGATGGGAGTACCGGAACCTGAGATTGTAAATGTGCATTACTCCGATTTGCAGGTTCAACGTAACCAGTATTCTGCTTTAGAATTCTTGGTACGTAAAGCACTGGTTAATAACTTTACCGAAGTAACAGATAGGCTCGAGGGAAGATTAGGAGAAACTACTTCAATTGCAGGATCCAGTGCATTTGAATTTGATAACCTGGATCCAAGTAGCCAAAGCTTATTGGCAACTCTTAAGGAGAAGGCAACATCTGCACTTCTTGGTAAGTTTGCAAAAGAACTGTTTAAATCAGTTGGTGGAACTAATGCAGTAGCAAATGCTATTGGAAGTATTGTAAGTATAAATAACAACGAACTCCTTCAGTCTCACAATATACAGGAGAACATTCGCATCTGGCATGCACCTGTAAATGATACTAGATATAACTACTTCAGCAAGATTACAGATAGAGATTCTAAAGTAGAACAAATCAAGAAAGAGATTCTAGAACCTATATATAGTGATAGCTTTTATTCTGCTGGTGCTTCTGAATTATGGGGAGATGGTTCTGCAGCCGCGGGTGCTAATAATACCAGTCAGTCAACTGCAGGATCTGTTGCTAGCGGAGTAACTGGATTCTTAACAAATCCAGGAGAAAAGATATTTGGAAGTAGTAGTCCAATATTATCCAAGCTAACTAATCTAGTTAATCCTTTATCTCCCATAGCTAATAGTTTTGGATTAGGAAAAAAAGTATACGAAGTTGCAACTACAGATAAGACTACGTCCGATGCACTAAAAGAATATATAGATCAAAATGCTGTTAGCCAGGCTAAAAAATTTACCAGTGAGTTTCAGAAGATATATTTCTTAGCTGTTGAAAAGTATAGTAATGTTAAACGTGCTATTACTGGAGAAGGTGCAGGTCCTCAAGAAGCACATGTTCTTTATAATGAAACTATGTGGTCATATCTCCAGGAAGTTCTCCTTCAGCTTCCAAATCATGTATGCACAGTAAGACCATTTGGAGAAAGAAATACTCTTGTTATTACCGATAGAATGAGAGGATACTATCGTCATAGTAGAAAGCATCTAATTCCAGAGATTAAGACAGCTAACCTCATTAAGCATCTTGAGGTTGTTAAAGGTCATAATTTAGAAGCTATTGAAATTCTTCTCGATGCGGTTCTTAAACCAGGAGATGATTCTATTGCCCTGTTCACCATGTGGTATATCTATGTTGCAAGATCTCTTGCATTGATGAATACAACATCCTCTGGAAAAGTATTCTACGATATACCAGATAGAAATCAGATTGAACATGTTATTACTATTATCAACCTCATTATTAATACTGCTATAAGTATTAGAGATGAAAATGAAAATCCTCAGGAGCTTTCTCCACAGGATGCTGCTAGAGTTCAAGTAATTATAGATCTTCTGCAGGGTAATATTAATACTACTGAAGAAGGTAGAAGATTAATAACCGAGGATTTAACTGCTGCTATTGATCAACTAGCAGCCCAGAGATCTTTAAAGGAATTCTCTGATGGTAATTCCGGTGGTATAGCCGAGATAAAGAATATACTTATCGAATGGAATAAAAAGGGGAATCCTCTTCCAGTTGATGATGTATCTGCTAGAAGATTTATGATCAGCCTACTATATCCTTTAAAAGCTGGAGTAGGTATTAATACTGCAACTGATAGAGATTTTCTAGATCAGGTGAAGATGCATGTCCTTAGATGGATGGTAGTTGATGATATCTCCGGTGTAATGAATGATATCAAAACAAAGAATTTGGATGATCCTTCTAAGCCAAAACTTAAGGAAGTTTATAGTGCCTTTGCAGTCTCAGAATGTATCCTGAGAGGATCTGAGGAAGTTCTAACCTGGGCTTTACAGCAAGGATATCAGAGAAGCTCTTCTCATAAACGTGTTTCTAATATTCACTACAAAGATGTAGAAACTGATATTATAGATAACTCTATTAACCTCCAGAAAGGCTTTAACTGGACTGATGTACATTTCCTTGGGGCCGCTAAAGATAAGTTTCAGGATGATGCGAAAGAAAGAGCAAAGACTCTCTTAAACCCCGCGATCAATGATATTGATGCTGGATCTTATGTTAAGAGATCATACTTTGTATCACCTACTCTTCGTTGGGTAAATAAATATAGAACATTTGTTAGGAACCCCCCATCTTCAGAGGCTATCAACCATGAGAAATCAATAGCATCTATGGGTATCGGAGTTCTATCCAATCTTGTTAGAGATTATTATGACGGCTCTATAACCTTCTTGGGAGACTCTAATATCAATGAATGGGATGTTATTTATATAACGGATCCAATCAGAGATATGTTTGGTCATTTTGAAGTTAAAGAATATACACATATCTTTAATAAGCAGCAGGGATTCGTGACTGTTGTTACTCCGGGACTTCCAGCATATAATGATTATGCTACATCTAATGGCCCTGAGACACCGTGGATATGGTCCTTAACCGGGGCTATCATGACTGTAGTTGGTGCAGCTGCCATGGCCGCTACTTTGTTCCTTGGAATTAGAGCTATACGAAGAGGTGGATCTCTTAAGAACTTCTTAATTCGTGGAGCTAGGGCTTTACGATCTGCAAGAGGAGAATTACAGGCAGTATCTAATCCAGTTAGATCTGGACTTAGCAGATTCTTACAAAGACCAGGAAACTTTATTAGAAATACGGCATCTAGAATATTTGATAATTCTGGTGTTGGTAGAGTTGTAAGAACACTCGACGATCCTACTATGATTTCTAATATAAGAAAAGGGATCAGAGCATCTGAAGGGGTTGCAGCAAAAGCAATAAGCGCAGAGTCCACATTTGGTAAGTTTGTTGTAGAACTAAACAGCTCGGCAGCTAAGATAGAGGATATTGCACTTAGAGCAAGAGTTGAACAAGAAATTGCAAAACTATCTACTACATATGAATCTAATATTGCTAGAGTAGTAGAAGAAAGTCCAACCGAGCTCAAAATTCATATAAAAGCAACACTCGATAAATTGGAATCTAGACAGATAACTGATCTAGATTCTATGAAGAAATATGTTAGTGAGTTTGCAAAGGAACTCGAGGCTAATCAGACTACTATTGGAAAATCGGCCGCCAGAGGAAAAGTAGAAGCTGCTGCACGAGACACATTTAATGGTGGTGCTAACTCTCTTGAAGGTGTAATAACCAGTGTGACTGATCAGTCTGTTGATAAAGCTAAGATTGATGAGATACAAAGAGTTATTAGAGAGGCTTCTACTGGTGAAAAACTTAATGCTATTACTTCTGAGACTAGTGGTATATCAAGACAAGTAAAAGCTTCTGATGTAGAGGAAGCATTCTGGAATATGCTTTCTGGAAAAGGAACTCCTCCAGCATCTCTAGAAGCAGCTGAAGGCGGATTAATAAGATCATATCTACAGGAGATCGGAAGTGCTAATGGAAATATAAGTCCAGCAGATCTAAAGAGACTTATGGAAACTGCCAGCCAGGCATTCCTTACCGTGAACGTAAAAGCTCGCCATTTGGCAGCTCAGTTCCTCGGTGGTAATTCAATCATAGGGGGAATATTTGAAACTGCTACAGCATTCCAACCATTTGGAGTTAAGGGACTTGCTGGAGCATATGGTGCCTATAAAGGACTAGATCTAGCAAAAGAATATATCTGGGATCCAACCGCAAATGCATTCAATGCTATTATAAGTAACTACTATGGCCAGAATGCTCTAACTATTAGTGGACTATATGCCAAGGGTGAGCCATTTGTGGCTAACCTTGATGGTATGCAAAAACAACATATTCAAACTACTGAAGATGGTATTGGAGTTATTCAGCAGTTCCTCAAATCTAGATTCAGTGCTAACATTGATGCCTTTAAAGAAGAGTTTGGTTCTTCTATTACTGATCAACTAAATCAGCTTGATGGTTCTATGAATGACTTTAATATAGCGCAAGATAATGTCCGCCAAGATATCTTTACTCCTGGTGGTGGTCTTATTGAAAGAATTCAAAATAACCAATCCTATTCCCCTAGGACAGTTCTTCCTAACACGACAGGAGGTCAATAATGGGAACACCTTTAGATAACTTACCAGGTTCGCAGGTTGGACAACAGTCTGCTCCTATTAGCAAACGAGGAACTCTTGCAGGGTCCCCGTATAGAGTTAATGATGTTCTATTTGCCGATATTCAAATTCAATCAAGCAAGGGCACTCCAGAGATTATCAAAGGAGTTCAGCTAGAGGATCAGAACACTGGTATTGTAACTCCTTTATCTTCTGGCCGGCAGATGGAAGCTGTATGGCCCAATGCCGATGCATTTCAACGTGGAGATAATTCTGGACTTCGTATTAAAGCAGGTCCATCCACTCCATCATTTCAAAACCTTGCAGTTCCTGCTAATCTCCTTGGTAAGGTAGATAAGAACGCTCTTCTCAAAGGCTTAAATGGTGTATGCCTTGCAATGAACGATGAGAAGAGAAAGCTCGAGGAGCTTTCTAAAAGTCTTACCCAGAGAGAGGGAATGGTTATTATCCAACAACCATTCACTACTAAGAGCTCTGGGATGGCAATTGATCAGAGCCAAACTGGTTCTATTACTCAGTTCGATAAGGCTGGAAACGTAGTAGCTATAGAGCGCGGACAGCTGCAAACTCAAGTAAACTCAGTCAATACTAGAGGAGCAGATAGGGGAAGAAACCATCCCACCTTTGGTGGACTACCGGCACAGGAAACTTTCGTAGCCGATGCAGTTCCCAAATCCAATGTTTTTACCCCTATCCCAACACATATCCCCTGGGTAACTGAGATTGTATATTTGTTTGGTATTGTAAGGATGCTATTTGCAGTTACAAAGATTACTAAACAAGGACTTAAGGATCTAAGGGATCTCCAGCGAGCAATTAACTCCGTTGGCGAAAAAGAAAAGGTTGAAGCAATTACCAAATTGGTAAATGGTCAAGAGCTTACAGATCAGGATCTTCAAACTCTTATTGGAGAGCAGGCGCAGTATACTGATAAAGATCGTTTAAATAAGCTTAAGAAGACTGAAAGAATTAAAGCATTACTTCCAGTTCTTCAAGATGTTGGAGTGATAAACGGTACAGAAGCTGGAAATCTTCAAAGACTAGTAAGTGTAGAGGAAGCAGAGCTCAAGAAGAAGGGAGCTTCTCTTACCGCTAGAAACAAAGCATTTGATCAGATAGCCACGGAGGCTGGTATGAAAGCTAAAGCCGCTGTGGAAAATTATACTAAGCAAGGAACTCCTCTTGACTATAGCAGAATAAGAGGATCTCTTGCAGATGGGTCCAAGAATACTATGATCAAACCGGGCAATGCTCCTTTGCAGCCCCCTCTTGATCTTAGAAACAGACCCCCAATTTTAGGAACGTAAAGTGGCATTACCAGATATAGCAATAAAGCCAAACGGTAACTTCTTTATAACCCAGAATTCAAAGCTGGGTATCGTTGCTGGTTTATCCAGGATCAACCAGGATATCTATAAGGCAATGGTCGAGTCGCCTTCTCAACTTATCATTGGAAACAGATATAGAAACAATGTCGAGATAGAATCGGCTCTTAGAAATTATCTTACAACAGTTCTCTCGAGACAGCTTCCATTTCCAGTTTCCCAAATAGAAATTCTTACTAAAAGAAACCCAGATGAGAGTGTTAGTATTTCCCTACGACTTCCTACCACAGAAGGGCAGAGTATAAATAACCCGATAGAACTTAAGTTCTTAGGTAGAGAAGGAACTCAGCTTCAGATTGTTTATGATTTTAATCCCATTGTTTCTGAGTTCCCACAAACTACTAGAGCAGTAACTGAGATGATAGTAGTAACAAATAGAGCCATTAGAGTCCCTCTTACGTTTATCTATTCTGGGATTGGTCCTATTCTGTTTTTTGGAGAGAGTCAAATTCCCGAATTTAATACAGCCGAAATTAATATCAGTAAGATAGAGAATGTTAGAAAGTATAACATCTTAGACTTCTATACAAATGACTTCGTGGTGGATTCAATAACAGTATTATCTGGATCAGAAGTTCTTGAGCTAAGATCTTCTGATGATAGGCCTGGAGTTGAAACTCTAGTTCCAATGGAAGATGGAACTCCATTTATATATTTCAAAAAGGATGCACCTACTGGTAGCGTTGCCCGAGTTAGAGTCCATGCTTCAAATGGAACTACCTATGCTTCTAGTGCAGAACTTGTACAGGAACCAAACGTAGAACATGTTTTTGGTCTTAAAGTAAATAGAACCATTAGCATTGCATTACTTGCAACTCCGCTAGATCCTGGAGTTTATAAGTGTACATATAATGCTAAAATACGATATAAAGGCGATCCAGACTAATGATAGTTTTTAAAAGATCACGTAACGATATTAGAGCCTCTTTAATAAGAGCAGCTAGTGTTCAAGGGCTGGATACTTCCGATGGAATTACCAGGGAGATAGTAGATTCTCAAACTGGTTTCTTGGAAAGCGATTATATTGATATCTATGCATTAGAGAGAAATACTAGAATAGATACCGCGGAAAATACTTTCCTTGATAATTATGGTCTATTACTAGATGAACCTAGAGCTGCAGTTACATTTGCTAAAGTAGATGATTTACAAACTATATCTTTGTTTTTAAAATCCCCATCTACTTCTACTAGAGCTAAAGGATCCTCAATTACTTTAGACGGTGGGCCACTTGTCATAGAGAAGGGAACAGAGCTAATCGATAGTAATAAAAATGTTGTTATGAGGACTCTGCATACTGTAGAGCTCAACGATTTTAAAGTATATGTTAAAGCTATAGCAGTAAGACCAGGACCGTTGACCCTTGGCATTGGTGCTATATCTGGAACTTTATTTGATGTAAGATCTAACGCACTAGTAGATCAGAACTTAGCAGGAGATCTTGTTTTAGCAGCATCCAATGAGGTTCAAGTATCTGCAGGATCCATAGTTGCAGATGAAGAAACCTATAGATTTATCTTACAAGAGAAAGCTAGATCGGTTAATCTCAGCAACTTAAATAAGATTAATACTCTAATGGATAATCTCGAGATTAGAAAATTCGAGATAGATACTGTTAACCCCGCATCTACATCCTTTGTAATCTATATCGAAACAAAAAATGTAGAAACAGATTCTCTTGTTATTGAAGAAGTAAGAGCTCAGCTCGAGAATATTTTACCATATGGGACAGATGTACGAGTAAGGCCTTTTGTACAATCTAAGGTAGTTGCAAGTCTTAAGATTACTGTAGCTGTAGATGCTGATACTGCATCTGTAAAAGAGATATTTAGAAGGAACTTTGTTACTGCCGTTAACTTAGTACAAGGCGGAACACCACTAGACTTCCAGGGAATTCTAGCATTAGTAACCAATAATACAACTGGTGTTACTAATGTTGAATACGATAGCTTAAGCCTTAATGGTAGAAAGCTTACACAGAATGTATATAATCCAAGAAAGATTGAAAAGGTTTTTGCATTCCCGGAGACAGTTAGCTACAGAGTATGAAAAGACTTAGTATACCAATTCATGAACATTCTGCCGTAGCTGACGAAGTTGCACTTCATGTGCAGCCATGGCGTGAGCTTTATCATGATAAGCGTACGTTCCATTATTACTTTGGGAACACTATTCTTTCTGTTAAGCAGGACATAGCTAGAGAAGGATTGGAGATGCTCCGCAGATTTCATGCGGTTAGCCTTCCATTGTATGAACCAGAATACTTATGGGTAAATAGAGATCCTATTGCTCCTAATGAACTCATTACTATCAATGATATAGAAGTTACCAATATAAGTGATTTTGATAAGTTCTTTACTAATACCTTTAATGCATTAGAACTCTCTAAAACACATGAGCTTTCTGTTTCTGAGAAGCTTATATCTGGTGCTGCTTTAGATATAAATACTCTTCGCTTAGTTACTGAAGATGGAGACTTACTTACTTATGATTTAGTTTCCGGCCTTGAAACTAGTTTTACAACTGCTCCTTTTAAAGTGGGAGCTTCTCTTCAGAAGAAGGTTCATGATACTAGATTCTGCTTTATTCCAGGAGCTATTAAGATCTCCAGTGTTGTTGATCAAGCCGGCAATAATATTACTAAATACACAGTTCAAGAGATTACTAGAACTGATGAATATCAGAATGCGTATGATGTTAATGCCAATGGTATTATCGATGATGAAGACCTTGCAGAGTTTCAGAATGTAGAAGGTCTTACCTTTGAGAAAGCAGATCCACATGAATGGAATCTTAAATATCGTACAATGGATGCCAATGGAGATGGATCTATTGGACAGTTCGAACTTAATACTATTCAAAGATTACTGTTTGTAGCTTTTGAAAAAGGAACCCTAATCCTTCTTCCTACTGCAATTCCAGCCTTTACTGTTACTTATGTTTCTATACCTGAACCTCAGATAGGACAGATTCATAAGGTAGAGAATAGTGTATTTACTGTTAATACCAATACCCTTGGTTCTAGTATTCTATTATCTGATATTGAGAAGCAGCCGGGAATTTATGCTTCTACCTATTTATCTATCAGTGATACATTCATAGAAATAGATCAGAATAAGAATGTTAACTTTGCCAAGGTTGAAAACCTTAATGCGTATAAAGTAAAAGTATCCTGGTCTCAGGCTTATGAATACAATGCATTAGCTCTTACTTCTATTGATGATATTGTCCTTCTTCTCACTAGAAGTATATCAACTGGCAAATACAGAGTATATGGTTTTGATGCTTCTAGAGAAGCTGTAGAATCTACAGATTCTTTTTATGATATAGATGTTACCGGAGAAGTTACATTTATATGCACACTAGCTAACCCGGATATTCTATTAGTATGCGCTAGAACGGATGAAGGCAAGAATGTATTGTATACATTTAATCTTATCCGTAAGTATTCTTTCTTAGAATCTAATACTAGGACTCTCTATCTTTCTAAGAATGTTTCTGTAACAGCAACTGCAACTACACCAGTTGGAACATTGGGATCTGAGATTGTTATTCCTCCGAGAGAGATAGTTCTAGTTCCTAGAAAAGTTCAAAACTCTGTCGATGATTATGGTTATAACTGGGGACTTAAAAGGATCCCCGGTGAAACTAATATTCAATATAGAGATCGTATTTTAGATTTCTGGAAGCACCTTCAAGGTAATGATAAAAGAGGAATGCTCTATGGTATTGGAAGAGAACTTGGAATTCCGCCTAGCCAGATAGAAACTATTAGACCACATGAAAAATTTACAGTTAGTTTAAAAGGTGTTTATACTGGATTCTATCCAGTTCGAATTCTTATTGTTGATGATGTTCTTAGAAAGCTATATCTCTATGCTTTCACAAAGTATGAAGATTTTTCAGAGCCGGGAACATTTAATCTAAAGCTTAAGAATCTAATAATCCCATCTGGGGCAACTATTGATTTGCCAGATGAGTTTAGTAACTACTCTACAGAATTTGATAAGTCCACCTTTTCTAAAAATAGTATGTCAGTAGTAACTGATTCAAATGGAAACATCCCGGTTATTGGAAGTTGGAACATATCTGGAAATACAATTTCAGAAAATGATAGTATTGAAATTTTTAATGGGGCAATGAGTTTCGAACTATGCCCATATATAGTTAATAAACATAAAGGACAAAGAGCTCTTATATTTTATGATACAGTTGATGCAGTTAATAATCTGCATGCTTCTAACTTTGATGATTTAGTTCTTCCAAATTTCGTATATCTAGTAGATGAACAAAAGCATAAAGTAATAATAGAAGATCTACTTCATGCTGGTAAATATAGAGATAGGTGGATCAACGATCTAACCAAAAGAGATGAACTTATTTCTGCTTTTAGAGAAAAGGATAACTCCAAGTGGGATAAAACTATAGGAGATATTTCTTTCTTTGACTCTGGCGTACAGAGTGGTGAACTATTAAAAGAAAATCAATGGACCGCTCTTAGTTTTAATAAGCACTTTTCTGAATCTACCAATGCTTCGTGGAGATTATAGCAATGGCAGATGAAACCCCTTTAATAAAAATTGATATACCATATAACAGTCAAAGGGATAACAAATCCTTCCCCGATTTTCCTTTTAGTAGTCAGTGTATGGCAACAAGTTTTATTATGCTTCTTTCTACTTGGATAAAGGAAGCCGAAACTTCAAAAGATTTCGAAACGGACTATGTTAAAGAATTAACTAATACATATACAGGAGTAGCGAGAATTACTAGATCTAGTCATTGGCCTTTATGTTTAAAAAGATTAAACTCGATAGGAGTAAAAGGTGAGTTTAAAGATATCTACGATACTACAAATATTCCAGAATCTGAAATCAAAAAAGCTTTATCCATTGGTTCGCCAGTTGTCACTAGTACACGTTTAACAGATTTTGGCCATATTATTTTAATAATTGGAGAAACTAATAATAATTGGATAGTCCACGATCCTTGGGGAGATGGATTTAAAGGTTACCTGTCGGGCGGAAGTGGTAACTCTGTCCAATACTCAAAATCGTTTTTACGAACAAAAGTTGGCAATGGTATTAGTTATTTTAAGGCATTAAATGCAGCAGCTGTTCGCTACAGCGCGAATAGTAATAATACTAGTAATATAGGAAATATCATTGTTGAAATTGCTTCTAAATATGTGGGAGTGGATGCAACACCATATTCACATCCAAATGAGCAAACATGGATTTTTTCTTGGAGTAATACTGGTTCTAATGCATCCGAATTAAAAAATCTAATGGTTCAGAAGTCTGGTTATAATGGGACTGGTTTATTCTGTGATGACTTCTGTAGAACTATATGGGTTCTAGCATATGAAAAAGCAGGCAGAGCTGAGCTTGCGGCAAAGGTACGTGACGGTTTTAGATTCTGGGATAGTAATGCTCCCAAGCCAATGACTATAGCTTATGTAGAGGAGAAGTTTAAAAAAGTATTACCAGATATAAACTTTTCAGATAAACCTACAGTAGGTGCGATCATGTGTTTCCCTGGGGCAAATCCTTTAAATCTTGCGCATAATGCATTAGTCAAAAGTGTATCCTCCGATGGGAAGTCTTTCGAATCAATCAATGCTAATGATGGAAATTGGTTAGGAAAGATAAAAGTGGCTAGCTATACACTAGATCAAGTTAAGGGTATGAAGTTTATAGCACCTCCTCCCGCCGGAGTAGGAGATTTCACAGATAATAATATATCGGTTACTTCCACTCAAGAGCAAATAGTCCAATTTGGGCCGGCATTTGCTAAAGTATATCAACGGGAATTGTTCTTGAATAAGACAGCGTTTAATGGGATTAAGGGTGCAGGATCAGGAATATCATAATGTCACAGTCTAAATCTACAGTAGTTATGATTCCTGATATGATTCAGGGATCTGGGGATAAGCCAGATCTCTATTCTGGAAACTTGATACATATCAAGGAGCCAGAGAATCTTAATATAGATCCAACCTGTTTCCGCGGAGTAGTGGGACTCGATGGAGATGTTACACAGGATAACAGAACCATAATCGATTTCGAAGTTAATCCGGGGTTCTTCTATATAGGAGATAAAGAATACTATCTCCATTCACAGAAAGTGACTGAAGTAGTTGAAGTGGATTTAAGTGTATTAGAGCCATCTATCCCACTAAAAGATTACCCTAATGGACATTCTCATATTGGGTTATTCGGTCCTTTTAACTTAGAAGATTTTGGTGGAGTATATTTAGATGAACTCATTACCAACAAGAAGATAATGTATTCTAAATATCTCAATGAGGCGGGACCTTTATATAGATTTGCAGAGACTGGTTATGATATCTGTTTCGATAGTAGTGGGATGTATCCTCTATCTGTTCCGCCAGAAATTCCCATTTCTCAATGCTTTACATATTGGGAACCTCTTAGAGTTTCTAATCCATTGGATCCATCTACATATATCTATGATATCTTTTATAATCAATTAAAGATACATGATAGACCAGTTAAATCTCTTTTTGAGTTTGAACTTCCTCTTCCAGAATCACCAGGAAAAGCTTATTTTATAGTTGAGTACGAACGTTCAGCTTTAAAAGCTCTTACCGGGGATAACTTTAATCCTATGTCTAGGATTACAAGGCCTGGCTTTCTTGTTCTTAATCCTGACCTGGATCCTAAGATTCCAGATAGAGTTCGTATTGTAGATCAATCCAACAGAACAGCTGGTGGGATGACTACAGTAGTATTCGAAATCTATAACTTCCGGAATAACCTAATTAAGAATCTAACTATAGATGCTTGGATCACTAGATCATTTACGGATAATCTGAATCTTCCGGTTGATGTAGTGGTAGGAGAATACAATGAATACTACACACAGTATAACTTATTGAATCCATCCCCCAGTGAAAGATTCTTATTTGAGAATGGATTTCTTTTAAACAGTATTGCTGCCAATCAAGATAAGGTAATTCTTAAAACAGAAGGGCTTATATCTGGATCTTCTAATGGACCATTTGATTACTCTACTAGATGCACTGTAAACAAAGATGGTATTGGTATTCTATACTTTATGTCCCCGTTAATTCCTGCTAGAGAACAGGATGTACAGATAAGCTTTGGGTTAAATGGAACTACTCTTCAAACATTCAATATCAGAAACTTCAATAAAGTGGATGGTAAATTATTCCTGTTCTCTGAAGTGAGCAACTTCATATTCTCTACTCATGATGTTAGAACAGGTCCGGATGGAGAAACTTATATCCTAGTGGATGGAGTAAGTTCCACTCTTAACTTAGAGATCTTCACTGCTTCTGATTTTGTGGAAAGTCAGGTTCTTGGTAGAACTCCAAGAAGTATTACTATACGAGATATATCAATACAAGGTTCAATGTTACGCTTAGATTTTGTTCTTGCCGGTGCAGATATTGGACAAAACATAATGATCCTCAAACAAATAGATCTAGGAAAGAATTTCATAACTCTTGATTCTAGTTCTATATATGGGTTTTAAAATGGGCTGGGTTAAAGAAGATAAAAGATACGCATTAACCCAATGGCCTTCGCCATTTGATGGAGCTACTCTCCCCGAGAGTAAGCAGAACATTTTCTATAACAGGGTAGTATTTGATATACTACGTCCGTTCGAACTTCGTTCTGAGAACCTGGCATTCTTCCAGGAATATAACTTCAGGTTTCCATCTTCTCTTATTAGGGATAGCTATAACACTACAATGAAAGCTAGAAGTGGGACAGTTGAAGTTTACCAGAATGGTAGAAAACTTACAGCTGGAACTCACTTCACATATAACTCTTCCCTTCGTAAGGTTAGATTAATACACGTTGTTCCAACTGGGGATAGCACTGATATTGGAATCGTATATGCTAAATATGTTCCTCTTTCTCCGGATGTTCTATTCTCAGATGATACTATAGATAATCTGAATAAGAAATACGGTGTAACATTTCAAAGAGTATCCAGTGGGGCTTCTTATGATCTTGTTGCTGGATTAAGACATGGTATTGATGATGCCTGGCTTTTCTTAAAACAGAATAGACCGCTGTGGATTGGTGGACCAGATAATCAGAATAGAGGATCCAACAACCTTATTAAGTATATTACCCCAATATCCCTGCTTCATATTAACGAGATCTCTACAGAGCTCAGTTCTTTAAACGACTATCTTAACTTCGAATTTGGTGAAGCTATTGAAACTAGCTTTACTATGCCAACTTCAAACTCGGACTTCTTGTTAGAAGAGACGATTAAAGGAATGATGGTAGCACTGAATAGTATAGAAGATATTCTGCAGCGTCTTTCTCAAAACCCTGATAATGATACTAAGCTAGATAAGGATCTGTAATGTTTTTCGACATAAAGAATACCGTTGGTGAAAAGGATGTTCCTCTAGCTTTAGTGGAGCCAGTTGATATTCGAAGCCAGGATGTAATTCTTGGTTATGATGTATCTGCAGCTATTCCTGGAAATCCATCTCCGGCTATTGGTTTTATTCAATCCAATACTAAACACTTCGAAGGCATTACAGAACTCGATATAAAGAGTCCGTTCTCTAATATTGATTTAACTGATGTATATTTCTATGATCAGAAGTTAAAGAGCGAACTCCCTTTATGGTTTAAGCATACTCTTAACGTATCTGTATTTAATAGAACTGCCACAGAGGGAAAGTACACTCAGAAGAATATTCCAGGGAAGGTTACTATTCAGGCTTTGGCTCCGGCTGAAAGGATTATTACTTATAGATCCGAGAAACTTCACAGAATTCTTCCTTCTGGATCAAGAGCCAACATTATTGAATATTACCTGAACTATATTAGTAGAACACTTACTCTTAATCTTGGTGTATTATTTGATCTCGAGGTAACATTCGAGACCCTTCTAAACAATATAGAGATCTCACAATCAGATAGATCCAGGTATGCTATTCAATATGAGAAAGCAGCACCTGATGAATATATCTGTACAATCTATACAGAGAGTTCAGCTCCCCTTGATGTAGTATATTCTCATAAGCTTCCCAATGGTGATACAGAACGTATTACAGAAAGAACTAATCCTACCAGGATCTATCAGAGAATAGAAGAGCAGTTCATTGGAGATACCGATAACAACGAGAAGAATGTATTTGCCGTTGTTCCATTTATGGATAACAACTTCCGTGTTATTTCATCCCAGAGTAAGAATAATGAGAACATATTCAAGAAGTTCTCCTTTCGTCAGAGAGACAATGTATATACTAAATTGTTTCTATCTAAACCACTTAATGCAAGCACTCTAATCCCCTGGAGAATTATCCTCGAGGGAAACTCGTATGTATATAGAGATAAGCTGAATCATATTACCTATTCATTTACTCCTCCAGAGCTTACCCAAGGAAGAACCATCGATAAGGTAGAAGAGACAGGAGAATACATAAATAAGAACGAGGTTAGAATTACCAAACGCCCACTCTGGGAAATTGATAGAGATGGTAATGTTGTTGGTATAGAAGCATTTGAAGAAACTTCTAATGCTCCTATCGAAATTGTTGGTGTCTCTACTGAAGAGAAGATAGTAAGATTTAAACAGGATCTTGGTTTAAATAATAGAGTTAGGGTATCTTATAGGACCCTGGATAAGCGTATTCTGATTGAAAACAATGTTAATCCGATCATAGATCCTACTGCCTTTAACTTTTATCATATATACTATATTGTTCCTTCGGAGTATTTAAAAGCGAACTCTACTAGAAGTATATTTGTACACCGACTCAGTAGATTTAATAATGGAACTCAGCTTATCTGGGCCAGCCGTGATTTTCTCCAATACTTTGCAATCAATAGAGCTTCTATTCTAGAAGAAGTAAAGAGCTATCTTAATGTTCCTGCTTCTCATGCAACAGCATTTCCAATGGGAATATTCTATGTAGATACTCCTGTAGATGAGGATTTCATTACCATGTACGATTCTCGTGTACGTGGTGGTGGATTCATTAAGGAATATGAATATTGTGGAGACTGGACATACTGGAACGGAGAAGCAATAGATATATCCGGCCGGCTTCTTATTAGAATCAAACAGTCTATCTGGGATAATCTTTTCGATAGATATATGGCCAACGATGAGGATACTTTAAGATCTCCAAATCCAAAAGCCACTGCAACGGAAAAGACTAACAATCACATTAGAGCAACGGTGGAAAGACATACCAGAGAAGGGTTCCACTTTGAAATCGAATTGGAGCCGGATGTATAATGGCTAATCTTAAGTTCAGACTCAAGAGCCCTATTGTTGAAATAAGGGATATAATTCTTACTACGCTGCGCAACAGTAAGCTGTTCCGTAAGCAGGCAGATATTGATCGTATTGGATCCCAACTAGATACTGTAGAGATCTTTCAGTCTTTTATTCCAAGAGATCAATTAGAGCCAAAGAGCTATGTAGCTGTAGAAGAACTGAACAAGCGTATGGAGGGATCGTTTATTGATCACCTCATTACGTACAAAAGATTAGAGAACCTGGCTTCTGGATTACAGGAAATCGAACAGCTTCATGAAAACACTGTTGTTCCAGTAATTAATAGGATCCTGGATTATGAATCTAAGATCAGAGTATTTAAGAAGATTAGTTCTCAGAAGGGTTTGTATAACACTCTAGTTCATGAGACCTTTAACTATGATAATAACTTTGAAGGGACTGAGCGTAAACTTGCTGTAAACAAAGTAACCGGCTCATTAAGATTAAACGGATCCGGTAAGCTTCTCTCTACAAAAGAGAGATCTAATATATCCTATGAAATACTTACGGAAGGTGTTAGTATCGTAGATCAGGCACCTATCGATAATATCTATAGCAGAGATCCTCTTAAGCCATGGTTTGTTTCTATGGCTTCAAAGAATTTCACGCGAAACAAAAACTATTCTGTCCTTAATCTAGAAGACTATCAGGGAGTTGTAATGCTCCTGAGAGTTCAGTTTCCTTCTGTTCAGCAGCTTAATAGGATAACATTCAGCTACTTCTCAACCGATGTAATGGATGTCCTTGGTGTGTTTTATTCTGAAGTATATAACCAGGATCTTAATTCTATATCTCTTAAGACTGCCAATATATCCTTCTACCAAAATAGAGAAGATACGGCCAAAGAGCTTAACATAGTAGCTGATATTAATGGTGACACTGATATCATTAATGCAGCAGAAGTTCTTATTGTATTTGGACAGAAAGATTATGTCAGAGTTAATGGGAGCTTCTCATATGACCGGCAGTTAGATCTGGATGAGTTCCAGATGAAGTTAAAAGAATATGAACTTAAGCGTAAAACTGAACTGTATGGAATGAACCCGCTTAAGAACCAGAATGTATTGTTTGATAGAGATAGAGTTTTAAATCAAATTGAGAAGTCCACCATCGATGATGGGGATAGAAACTATATCCTCGGTCTTACACTATTTGCTATAGAGAATATCTCGTATGAACCATTTGGAACATTCAGATCCAAGGACATAACTGTAAATGGCAACATCGTAGCATTTTCATTAGATGTTACAAAGAAGACTACCTTTACAATTCGAGAAGCTGTTGAGATGGCTTTCATCAATATCAATACCAGAAGATTGCCTATAGCAACTCTGGATGAATTCGGCAGAGTTGCAGACTCTACACTTCTTACTATTTTCGATCTTACCAATAACCAATATCTAGCCAGCACCAACTTTATTCCCGAGATAGTAGATGGTGATTTTAAAGAGGGTGCAGAGTTATATCTAGACGGCCAGCTCCTTGCTTCTTCTGATTATTCCTTCTATGCCAAGACTCCAACTGGATGGTCTCTTCTCATAACAGCTCCCGCTGCGCATGAGAGTTCTATCCTTACAATGACCTACTATCCGGCAGCAAAGGATCACAACAATACTGCTTACGAACCTACCCGGATAGATATGGTTAAAGTGGCAGGAAAGCCAAACGTAGATATTAACTTCCTCACTTACAATCTTAACGATTATGTATTCATTAAGTCAGATGATGATAGAATCGTATCATTTAAAGAAGGTGTTGAGATAACCTACATAGGGATAGACGGGGATCTGGGAGGGATCGTATATGCTCTTCTTCCTAAGACTGGAGCAAAGGGTATCGTACCGGCTGATGCCTATACTCCTACCCTTTCAGAGGCAAGCCTCTTTAATACCAATGATTACTATTATATACCAGAAAACAAAGTAGTAGATGTTGATAATGAAGTCTATACGATCCTTAAGAATCAAAGACTGTATCATAATTCTACTGAAGTGAAGAAGTGGTCAGATATTACATCACCACCACCCAGTGGTCTTCTTACCTTTACTCTACCCAATAGCTATATCAAGAATATGATAGTTATTGAAGTAGATAAGATCCTCTTTGTTCCTTCAGATGAGCATCAATACGGAATCGATTCTACTGGAGATATCAAGAATAAGACAGTAATCAACTTACCGTTAGAGTGGTTTAAGAATGGTAAGGACATCCGGGTTCATTATATGCCCTTGTTCTATGATTATGTTCTACTTTCGAGCAACATATTAAACCACAACGATAAAGAAGTATTTAATGGAACTACTGATTCCAGCGTACAGCTTACCAGGTTCCCATATACTGACATCAAAATACTCCAAGGTCCTAAGTGGAAACTTAGCCGCGGGATGTTTTTCCATACCGATAATTTCAGCGTAACTTATGAGCCTATAGTTGTTAAAGTAAACAACCGAAAAGCTTTTAATGTAACGAAGTATCGGGATGATCAGGAAGAGGAAGTTTTCGACGAGAGAGATATAACATACACTGTACAAGGGAACACCATTGTATTCGCCAATGATCCTGGGCAGGCTCAGATTACTGTGCTCTATTATACAATAGGCAATAGCTTCTCTCTCGAACTTCAGATGTTTAAGGGAGATGCTAGCAAGTATTTTACCACCCCAGAGATTAACGATTACACGGTGCTTATGGCAACAAGAAGATGAGAAGCTATGAGAGAATTGTTAAACTTGCATATGATGCAAAAACTAGAGAAGAGCTCATGGAGAAGTGGGATAGGGCTTCTGACCAGCTCGGGGTATATCTTAACTGGCTCAGGCTCATAAAGGATATCCGCCAAATCAGAGATGAAGCTGAGAAGTGGTTAGTGGAAGCTACAAATACAGAGAAGGAACGTAACCGCATGTTGGAAGAATTTCTCTTGCAGGGCACAGAGCTTCCTATTATTAACGATAAAGAAGAGCAGTTGCCGGAGACCGATTAATGATTCTAAACAGAAAACTGCTGTCTATCACTGATCCTAAAGAAGACTTTGTTAAGACTGAAATCGAAGGAATTATCGATAAGTCTAATGTGTCTTTTAGATCATTCTCTAACGACTTCTATAAGATCGTCCAATCAAGCCTTATTAGAATCAGAGAATTCCTTGGACTCAGATGGATAGGTATTGAAAGGCATTGGGTTAGGACACCAGAAGAACTCAATGCTTTCTTTGGTAACCTGAAAGTATTCAATGGTCTCCAGCATCTTAGATCTATTAATCTAAAAGATCATCTTTCATTCCTAGCAGATAATACAGAATCAGTAACCACCTATCTAAATAAGTATATGGCTTCTCTGGATCCGCTTATGACTGCAGCAGAGGGGGTCATAACTAATACTACCACCAACTCTATCCGAGATGAAAATTATAACTCGGTTATGTTTAATGGACATGATTCTGTTTTTAGTAACACTCTTAATATTAATACTACTGAAGGTTGCCTTACAGTTCCATTTATAGAGAATGCAGAAATACCTTATATTCCACTCACTGATAAATCGGTAGAGATAAGTGGTAAGAAGTTATTTATCCGCGATGGATCTAATGCAAAGATACAAACAGAGAAGCTGTTTACCTCTGGGTATTACTTTGGAAAATTCATAGATCTAAATCCTATATTTAGAAATCTACCACAGCCTGGAAATTTACAACAGGATAATGAGGATACCTTCTACGTTGAAAGCTATGAAGAAGGAACTCTTACTGCTGCTATTAACTATACTTTCCTCAATCCAGATCAGGCAATCGGAACTCTCAACATAGAGTTTGGCCAGTGTTCTGATTTCCCTAAGATATCTAAGATACTCATCCAAAGAAACAGTAATCCTACTTTTGAAGATATTACAGATAGTATCTTTTCGAAAGGATTGGTAGTAAGAGGATTACAACCGCAGCCAGATAACAAGACTATCAAGCCTGGAAACAATCAGAACTATTCATCTATTAAAATACTGATCAACCAAACTGCAGTAAGTGCTATCAAAGTAGTATTCGAATGTGCCAACTCTAAAGAGATTGAATATCAAGAGTATCAGGTCCTCGATAATGAGGATAGAGTAATTAGAGTATTCAATTATTTTGAAAGTCTCTACATTCAGGATTTCATCTTCAATAGTGAATTGACCATTGAAAGAACAGGAATCAATACTGCTGATATAGAACAGGCTCTAACCACAGGAAGAAGGGAGCCGATTAAGAAATCTATAAGTAAAAGATTCTTAGCTATTAGAAAGCTGGATTTCCAAACTATCCAAATGTCAGATAGAGGGGAATATATAAGCTCATTCTTTGGAAGAGGAAATGAGATACAATCTGTTGAGATTAATGTAAATGAATTAATTCCAGAGGGACTTACTTCAGCTTCTATTAAATATCTCCTTTCTACCGATGGAACAAACTTTATAGAAATTTGGCCGGTCAATCGGCAGCTTCCGCCAGCAGGATTAAAGAACCGTTTGATATTTGATTCTAGGGATCCTGCTAGAGAGAATGTTTTAGCAAGCGGTAGAGTAAAGCTAAAGATAGTAATGGATAACTCAGGATCCTCTCTTGCTCCTAAAGTATTTGGCTATCTTATCAGAGTTAAGGAGACATTCGGAATCTAATGTTATCAATAATTACAGATAAGATAAACAATACACTCAAGCAGTATTTACACCGTAATACATTTGCTAATAGAATCCTGGATATAAGAGATATCATATCTCTTAGAGAGAAAGTAAAGGCACGAGAACCATGGTTTCCTATGAGTGGGTTCTATAGAGCTCAACCATTTGAGGAACCAATGGATTTGGATTCTCTTACCGCGGAACTGGATCTTATTAGTATAGATGCTTCTACAATCAGCGATTATTTAGATAAGTTCTACGAAACAGTTAGAGAAAGAGTTCTGCTTAATGAGATCAATAAACTTATCTATTCCAAGAAGATTAGAAAGATTACCAATGATGCTGTATTCTTTACCTCTGATCAGTTCATAGCCGGCTTCACTACAGAAGTAGATTTTAAATCCGGATTAAATGAGAAGACTACGGATGCAGATACATCGTCCTCTGGATTGAAGCTTTTTACATCTCAGTCTGAACCACAATCTAGCCTTAATCTCAGTCCGGATGCAATTAATATCTCTGTGGATAGATTTGCTGGTGTAGTAGGAGATGATAAATTCTCCCCGGAGATTAAAGGCAATAAGGTATCACTTATAGATAGCAGCTTCTCCAATGGAGTATACGTAACAGTCTATAGTCTTCTTACTGAACAAATAGGAGTTAACTTCAGAGTTAACGTAAACTTGACCAGGGTAAATAATCTGGATATCTTCCTCGAGCCATCAGCTGTAGGACAATACATGCAGGTAATGCTGGAAGATCCTACTGGCAAACAGGATATTGTCTATACCAACATAGTTAATGGCGAAAGAGCAGTAGTCACTTTCTCTGAAAGAGATATCCGTTTCGCAACTATAAGCGTATACCAAAAGCTTCCTACTACTGGAGTTGCCGGGGTTAATGTTTATAAGTTCAATATGCGCAAGTTTAGATTTGGAAGAACTGCCAGAGTATTTACTGCAACCGCAGAGACTCTTCCAATTGATATGAAGACAGATACCAAATTCATTTCATTGGTAAACGAGGAAGTAGTTCCCGATGGAACATCTATAAAACATCTTATCTCTTATGACTCCGATGTTAATGGGAATCCTATTAACTTCTTTAGCGTAATACCAACAACTAGAGAAGGGCAGAATAAATCTGAGAACTTTGTTAGAATTGGAACAAAGAGATTCACCGAATCTATTTCTCATAACACTCAGAAGAAGACTGCCAAAGACTGGAGTTATTTATCCCCAGATAAAACCTTTGGTGGAAAGCTCTACGTTATTGCTGATGTATCATCGGCTATAGATCTTAAGAAGGTAACTATCTCTGATGATAGTGTGAGACTATTCCGCGGAATCGGGGACTGGTCTATAGTAAGAGAGAAAGTAAAAACTACTACTCTATATGAGAAAGTAACTTACCAACCTAAATGGAATGCAGAAGAATCTGTTTATGATCCAGTTCCTATCTATTTAACCTTTGAAGAAGAGGTAGCCCCACTAGATGACCATACTATGGATCTTACTCATTTAGTTTATCCTGAAGGTGAGTACTCTTTTACTGATAGGAATCTAAAGCCTCTTAATATTAAGATCTCAGATTTTACCGCGGGTGAATTTTCTGGTAAGTATAGAATTACAGTTCCAGCCAACACGTTTAACCCTGGTGTGAAGTATAATGTTAAATACTACTTCAGCTTGGATAATGTATCAGATAAGATATCTTCAGTTCTTAGAAATGGAACAAAGATATACACCGATGGAAAGACTCTGGTAGAAGGAACAGATTACAATATCGTAGAAGAGCTCGATAAAAAGAGAATCGTATTTGTTAAATCTGGTTCGTATAGAGGAGAAAGACTATATGCAGATTTTCTCATCCAGCTACAGGATAAGGTAGAATCAAGAAACTATAAAGTGTTCATGTCTACTGAGAGGAATGTTGATGTTACGATAGGTCCTTTTACAAAGGCAGAGATCGAAGCTGGAAACTACCATAAGCTTAATGGAGAAGATATAAGCACTCTGACTTCTCTTACTCTCACTGCCGGATCCTATATATTTGAATCTTCTCAGCCATTCCGGGGGGTTAATCAGAAGACCAAGCTTTCTTCTGGTGCATTCATAGATATTCCTTCTTCAGAAGTAGAACTCCGTGGATTTGAAGCATCACTTCGTAGAGTTCCTATTTATGAACTAGTTCTTAATAGTGGAACTGATGATAGACAGTTTGCGTTTCTTGATGGGAAGATCTATCTCAATAGAATCCCAGATTATGCGAGTATTCTTTCTGCAGATGCAGAAGGTAAATATCTTAAGACTATAACATTCGATTCTGATTTTAATCCGATCTCCATCCCAGAGACATTCCGTATGGAGTTTGATTACGATGACGGAACCAAACCTAAGAACATTACTATTAAGATAGTTCTCAGTAATGATAAAAGAACTGGAAACGATACCCCAGAATTAAGAAGGCTTGGTATCAATCAATATAACACTGATCCTCCTGAGGTCAAAGCCGGATGATTATAAGAACTTTCCATTTAGATATCCGGGAAGAAACCGGTGAACTTGTTCTCATACTAGACAGAGATTATCCATCTAGTTATAGTGATACTGATCAGTTTACATTAGAGAAGTATGAGCTGGATCTTTCAGAAGAATGGGTTAGAGCAGAAATAAGAGAGGCTATAAAAGGACAAACTGTTCTTCAGTTTATGAATGATGAGCTGATGATGTCATCTGCCTTCTGGCTTCCAGCTTTATCTAACTATGATAATCTCACTGTTATTCAGAGAGCTGCCAATCTTAGAATGACCCCAACCTTTGTAGATATCTCGGATTTCATTAAGACCCAGAACACTAGATATATTGATACGCATTCTAGACCAGGATTCCTGTATTTGTACAGGATAGTTTACAATTTCTCTGGAACTGTTTATCATACACCATACATTGCTGGATTTGAAAGAATTGAGTCTTCTAGGTTCACCTCGGAGAATGCCGGCCGCAGACTCTATAAACCATATGTAAGTAATGATACTCTGGAAAGATTATTCGGTGCTGAAAGTGCTCCCCACATTCGAAAGTATTTCGATACAGAGCTTCTCGAAAAGAGAATCAAATACCGGCAGGATCCAAAGGTATGGAGGTTTCCTTCCCATCGTGTAAACTTTAGATTCAAAGGACCTAATGAGAGATATAAACTGGTCGTTGCTTTCAGAGAGGCTGGCAGAACTAGAGGTACTATCAGCACTATATTAGACAGAATCATAGAAGAGACACTAAGAAATAGAAATCTAATGACCAGGTTATCAGCCAGGTCCAGAGCTCTCTATAGCACAACAGAAGCTAATCTTCTAGCTATGGATGAGATAGCTTCTGGAATAGCTGGATCCGATTATATCGGCCTGGTTAGAAAGACACAGAATGAACGAAGGATTCTTTCATTTGATAGTTTTGATACAACATCAATGATTCCAGAGGGGATGGAATCTGATGGTTTATATGTAATACTGAAGACTGCATCTTATGCGCAGGCTATTTACAATGCACTGAAGGCAGCTTCGTTTGATACGGCAGAGACTATATATATTTTAGTTGCAGGAGAAACCACTCCTGCATTCAGTGTGGAGATAGTTTATGAGTAACGTGCCTGCAGCTGAACGCACATACGTAGAGAATCCAGAAGCTTTTCTCGATGATTATTCTATTGAGGATCATATCCGGGATATTGACTATGTAATTACAAAGCTGCGCCAATTCATCAGCTCATCTGTAGATAGTGCTCCGGGATTTCTTAAATATCCAAAAGTATCTACCAATAGCTTTGATATGTCCAAGCTGGACATTGAATCATTTGGAGGGTTGGACTCTGATTTCAATCCTATTCTTTTTGCACCGGATAGCTCCTATGGTCTCGATAATTTTGAGGCTGGCAAGAAATACTATATTGGTGTACGTATCTCTAAAAGAACCACGGACGATAAACGTGTAAATGAAAGACAGAGAAATAGGAAATACAATTATATCTTAAGAGAAGAGATTGATATTGTATTCCTGGAAGACCAGCCAATTACAGATCTTTGCATTGGAACATATACTGTAAACTTTGATACTGGTCTCAATACATATGTTGCTACATATACTGCAGAAGGAAGATCCGCTCTTCTCAATAACTCTACTACATCGCCAATAGCAGTATCTCTGGAAGCTGCTGGAACTGTGTCACTCGAAGGATTAAACATTAACAGCATGATGCATATCCATAGTGGCCCATCGTTTATTTATGGTAAAGTTCTGTTTGCTGCTGATGGAACTCCTTATTCTTTCGAATATATTTCAGGTTTAGATTTAGTTCTTCCAGAAAACCCAGATACTATTTTTGTATCTGGGGAGGTTCAAGCAGATGGTAGACTGAAAGTTACTCTAAAGAATAACTACCTCGTAGAAAAAAATATTATGGTGGCTGTAGTATAAAATGGAAACACCTGATCAGCAGCTTAGTGATATTGCCAGGATAGATACCGGTCTACTTAACAGGTATTTCCATCAAGCCTATACAGATGCTTCAAATCTATACGATCAAGCATTTGAGAATCTCGGTAAGGTAGAAATCCTTAATACTGGCCTTAGACTTATAGATACTTCAAACAAGAGAATCATTCTTCAGAATTCTCTTAGAGAAAAGAAAACCTATAATCTAACTATTACTCCTACCTCCAAGTTTGTTTATCCTTCATCTATTTCTGATAACGAGAAAGCAGAACCTCTTCCAGAATTTGGTATCATTGTAAGTAAGATAATCAATAAGAGAAGGATCTTTACTGATCTGGCAGATATGCAGAGAGTAATACGCCCCGGTGTTACTATTAGAAAGAGCTCTCATAACTATATATTCCTGAGCAAACCAGAGGCAGTGTTTGAAAGTGACATTAATGATATTCTAGTTGGAGAGTATCCATATCTTCTTAGATTCATTGGTAAGGATGTAACAGAAGCTAATCTTATTCTAGAAACTTCTCTTTCAAATGAACTGGCAGCCTTCAATACTTTAGAATATCACCCTTTCCCAGCCGGCGGCTTAATGGAACTTGATTCGGTATCTATTAACGACAGCAATATTTCAAATAAGATCTCCCAGATAGAGTTTAACGAAACTACTGCTCTTGATAGAACCTTTCCAGCGTATATCCCATTTGTTCCAATTCAAGGGAATAGACTGAATATTTCTCTTACCAATAGATCTAGAATTGAAAGTCTAAATGGTTCTATCGTTGGGGTAGATCTACTTGAAGCATTCTCTACCACATATGCCAGCACTAGCTATTTTGGTTATTCTTTTAGTGTACCAGATAATACCAAACTTACTGGCATTGAAGTTAATGGAACCTGGTATTCGCCAAAGCTGAGTGGCGTAAGTATCCGGGTTTATGATAAGCAGGAAGAGTTCGATAAGGTGAGCAATAAATACATCACTGGTATCGATGAGGTCTTGAAAGGTACAACCAACCTTGAAGCAAACAAAATATACTGGCTCCTGTTTATATTGAACAGTAACGATAATTTCCCGCAAACAATAAGCTCTGTAGGTGTAAACTTTGGCTAAGAAAAAGATAGAATTATTTTTCAACTTCGCCTCGGAGACTCCAGGCCCTGGGGATCCGAACGTATATAAAGATTTAGCACCGGGTGCAAGACTTAACCCCGCAGAGCAGCGGATGCATGCACTCCATGGTCCTAGATTTACTACGTATGAAAAGACGTTCAAGCAGGTAGCACAACTCCTTGGTGAGTTTGATTTTGATATCTATAACCTTCCTGCTAAGAATCAGAATGTTGCGAAGGCTCTTGAAGCATTAAGACAGAATATCATTCTCCAGGGTGAGCGTATTGATGCTGGCGCCCTGCCACTCAAAGATATCTTTGATGTTGGTGTTATTAAGTCTTTCGATGAGCAGGATCCATTCTCATCTGCCGTAGCACCTATTGAAAATAGATTAGTTCCCGGTCAGGTTAATGTTATCCCCGAGTTTGAGATTCTTAAGATCAATGATAGAACTATTGATCTTGTTGGTGGTAAGATCCTTGGTCCTAACTTCTTAAGAGGTTATGGGACAGCTAATCAAACCTACAGTGTAACTATCGATCCACCAGAGATCAAAAAGAACGTAGAGTTCGACATTAGTAATAGTGTATTCCCTAAGGAAGCTATTAACAGAGTAGATCTTACTTATGATACTGGATCCTCTAGATTTATCGGAAGGATCCCAATCTCTAGAGCTAGAAATGGACTTCCTCTTAGATTTCCAGTAGAGCCTGCTCAATTCTCTACCACTTCTGGAGATCTAGATCTTCAAGTTCTATGGGCAGATAATGGAACTGATAGACTGTTGGGCGAATCTTCCTCAGATCCAAATGATAGAGATATCAAGATTCTCTATAATGGATCTAACTCGGAAGAAGCCTATATCTCAGTGAGACCTTCTGTATTCCTCGCTGCCAATCCAGATCCACTTGCGAGTGAGCAAACTGATACTCTTACTATCTATTTCTATCATTTCTATCCAGCTTGGAGAAAGGATCTCATTGTTGCACAGTCAGATGGGGAGATTCGTGTAGTTGTTGGTTCTTCCGAATCCGAGTCTGGTGCACAGCAAGTAGATAATGCTTTTGCAATCTATGAAGTCCTTGTAAGCTGCTGGGATGAGGATTCTACTAAACTTAAAAGTAGCAGTTCCTGGACGATACTCTCCGATATTATGCCAATTGTATATGGTGGAAATCCAGATACAAAAGGATTCACAGGATCGGTCTTAACCGACTTAAGAAATGCACATCCAATTATTCCAATTGAAAGAGCAGATTGGAGAAATTCTCTTAGAGAAAAGCTTATTCCTCGGGATAGCAAGCTTGCTGTTTACCGCGGAGATAAGATTAGAACCCATCAGTTAAGAACTGACTTTGGCGCACACCTGCCGGTTAAAGTAAAGCAGGGAACTACCAATATTAATACTGGCTATAGAATCTGGCTTGATACTGATTTTGTAGATGTTAAATTCTCTCCCTTTACTGAAGATTCTGGTTTTGATTATACTAAACCATTTCAGATTGGCGGTGTTGGATTTCTTCTCTGTAAGAAGAATGGAAATACCATTACAGAAGTTAAGGAACTGACTGGATCCACTTATCTTGAATATGAAATACTTCTTCTCGATGAAGTAATCTTACAAGCTAAGACACAACATCCACAGGCAGCATTGCCAGATATTGTATCTTTCTTTAAAGCAGATCCCATTACTCTTTCGTCAGCCGATAGCATCACTTTCAGAGCTAAAGTGACTGGCGGAAATCCTTCTGATGCTTATTTTATTTGCGGCGAAAATGCAAATGAAATAGGTAAGTCCATCCAGTTGGCTATCAACTCTGGGCTTGGCCTTAGACATAATCCTAGGCAGTTTGAACTCGTAGGACCTACTGGCTCCTCCTCCGAGTTTAGACCTATTGGTGACTCTACTCTTACTCAAGATTCATCTAAGATTCCAAGCCTTAGTGCCTTCTCCGTACCATTCCTTAATGGTTCTGTTACAGATGGGCATACTGTAGGAGAAGTAAGCTTTTCTCATGATGAAAACAATACTGATGACAGTGGAAACAAATATCTACTTGTTCAGCTGTCGGCAGCTATTCCTGGTAGCCCAGATTATAAGCTTATTAACCAGCAAAAAGTATCTCTGGCAAACCATGGTACGCTCAATGCCGCAACATCCCATAGTTACATAATTGAATCTTCTTCCGTCGAGATCGGAGGTGTTATACACTTTGCCGTTCTGATGGGATTCTATACAGGATCATTATTAAATGAAACTACTGAAAGATGTGCTATTGTTGTTGGTAGTGTTATTCCTCGTCTGGGCGTCCCTGTCGTTACTTCTAAGATTATTGGAAGTAACACTGATTTCAGTTCACTCTACGGGGTCACAACTCTTCTCATTAGATCTTCGTCCTTCTATTCTGTAACTGGCTCACAGTTCCACATGAGTGCCGATGATGAGGGTAATACCATCATCGCATTTATTGGTAAGACAGAAGATACTGTAAGTGATACTGTTGATGTATTCTGCCTTGATAGAGCTAAGAATCTTAGAGGAACGTATAGAACAGAATATACGGCCGGCAGTAATTTAAAAGTAAGAACTGCATGCACAACTGCATATAAGGGACAGCATTCTGGACTGGTAATCCTTAAGAAAGATATCGCTTCTCTGACATCTACATACACTTATGATTTCTATGGTTCAGATCATCACAACGAAGAAGTAGAAACTGCGCTTAAGCTTCTTTCTACCCACGACGTTTCATTTGATACTGTTTCTAACAACAATGATCAAACTGATATTGGGGCCGTATGGTCTTTCGATAATAAGATTAATGTAGTATTCTCTACTACCAATATCTCTAACGATAATAAGATCGTAGCATATAAGCATCTTGTATCTGGAAATGATATCGTAGACCTCTCTTCTAAAGAGTACACTATAACCACTTTTGCAAGATATCCTTCTTCACAATATTACTACTGTGATGGTTCCTCTATCATAGTAGGCGGTTTTGATTCTGGAGTTGCAAAACTCTGGGTTGCTAGAGAAGAGAGAGTAAGTGAAGTAACTGGCAAGTCTACTTCTCAGCCGTTCAAGATTCTAGCTAGAAATAACATTCTTGCTCTCTTCTACGAGAGCTCCAATTATACAAGTGATCCTAACGACAGCTTCGATTATCTGCTGTATTTAGATTCTGCCGGTATTAGTGAGGATGGGGATTATCCTTCTGTTAAAAATCCGAATGGATATCTTTTCCTTGGATACTATCAGAATATAGGAGAAGAGTTCCGTCAGGATGAAGAGGACAATGATAACCTCATAACCGATCCTCTGTTTGTTCATAATAAATGGCAGTACGGAGATCCCAATTCTCTAACTACTATTAGTTTTAATAGAGATCCAGTAACTATAGCTCCAGGAGAAATCCTCGAGTATACAGTAACTGACTACCAATATGATTACATACTTCTCGACAGACTTGAAGGCAAGGTTGTTTGTGTTGCTTATGACTGCTCAAATGCAGGCGACTCCGACCTTGATGGATACAGCTCTGTATACTTGCGCGATAATTCTGGATATTACTTCCCGGTTTTAAAGCAGGAGAGAGGATTAGCCTGGTTCTATATTGACCAGGCAGTTGATACTAATCTTAAGATCAAATTCACCAACCGCGGATCCTATAATATAGTATTCAATTGGGCAACAGCTGCAGTAGGCTGGAAGCCTCTTATGAAAGTTGATGAGATCAGCTGGATTAAGAAAACAGTTGGAGCTCTATCTGTTGAAGATGCTACAGATGCCACTACTTCGAATTACTCTGGTGGAGCATCAATAAGAACTAAGGGCGGTATTAGTGCTGAAAAGCAGATCCGTTCTGGTTCTAATATTGCAGCATCTGGAGATATCAATGCCGGTGGAAATATTTCAGCGGTTGGTTCTCTTACTGTAGGATCCGACTCTACTATTGGTGGAGACTCTTCTGTAACTGGAAATAGCACAGTTGGTGGAGCTCTGCAAGTTCAGGATGATGTAACTCTTGTAGCAGGGCAAATTCACCTTCCTCTAACTCCAACTGATAATGATCATGGAACTAGAAAAGACTATGTAGATTATTGGGCTCAATTCTACGGAAGACACGTTGGCGATATCTTCCACAGAAGAGAATGTGTTGAACCTACTGTAGATAAACCTTGGTTTAGATTAACCCAGGAAGATACTGTTATCAGTATTTTAAACTGGTCTCTTCTTGTTCCAGAATGGAGAAACAGAGCATCTGATTCTTATGGAATAAAAGATTTCAAAGCTACCAACTATATTCAACATAGAGATGGAGTTCGTTTATATCTAGAAGATAGATATATTGAAAGAAGTGTATTCGAATCTTATAGACAAGATGCACTCTTTCATGTAACCAAGGGTGGAGTAGTAGGAGGATCCAAGCATAATTGGAATAAGACTATTACCCTGGAAACTGGTTATGGTCCATTAACTGCTGGCGATTACAGAGTAATCGGCTATGGTTATGATGCTGAGACAACTGAGGAAGCTCAGGGGTCGATGTCTCCTGATGTTGTCCTATTCACTAGATCTCCATATCAAGATGGAGGAAACTCCTATGATATTAGAGATGGATCTCCAAAGAAACGTAGAATAGAACATTGGAGAAGCGGTGGAGGATTATCCAACTCTGCATATGCAACTGATACTGAATCTTCATATTTCGATGGTGCCGGAGACACATTAGTTTGTGATCCTCATTCTGATTTTGATTTATCAGGAGACTTCACTATTGAAGGATACTTCTATCCATCTACCTCTGGAGTAAACGCTCAGAGCATGGGTATTATTACCAGAGAGAAGACTATCGATCGTTTAGATTATGCACTTGCCGGTTGGACTACAGGAATAAACAATTATTTTGGCCATGAGGCATTTGGTTATCTTTGGACTACCAATGCTAGCTCTTCTCTAAAGAAAATCGATCTGAAAACTGGAAGAGTTGTAGGAACATATAGCGGTGGAACAGCTCTATACGATATAACAGATGATGGAACCTTTATCTGGGTAGTTGACTATGGATCTGATATAATTAGAAAGATCAATCCTAGCACTATGGCTCAGGTTGCTACTGTATCTGTAGGAACAGGGCCCCTTCAAATTGTTAATGCTGAAGGGTTTTTATGGGTCACTAATAACACCGCAAATTCAATCTCTAAAGTAAACTTCAATACGAATACTCAAGAGGTTGGATACCCAATGGCATTAGGTGCCAACAATCCAGAAGGTATATACAATGACAATGGGACTCTATGGATTTCATGCTATGGTTCTGCTTCTGTAGTTAGATTTGATGCTACAAGCGATTCAATCATTGGTTCTCCTATTACAGTTGGAACTAACCCCAGAGGTATCACCAAAGCTGCTGGTTTTATATGGGTAGCTAACTGGGGAAGTAACAGCATCTCCAAGATTAATTCTAGTGGAGCAGTAGTAGATACACTAACTGCTAGTTATTCTGCATTGAGTAACCCTGCGGGATTGGTAGCTACCCCAGATGAAAAGGTTATCTACATCTGCGATTATTCTAATAATTCGCTGAAACATTTAGATACTACCAATTCTATTATTACTGCGGGTAGAATTTCTACCAGGGCAAATCCTTACACAAAGCCATTTATTCTCTCTAATGGTTATGAGATGTTTATTCCTTGTGTCAGTGATACAGTTCTGAACATTATCAGCTTAAAAACTATTCAAGAAGCTACATACTTTGTTGATACCCAGAACGGTGGTAATAACTACAGAGTTGCATCGGATGGAACTAACTTATGGGTTACTTCCAATACTGTAGGTTCTAAGCTTGTTAAGTTCTATCCTGTAACTGGAGCAATAGATCCTACTGCTATTTCTGTAGGTGGTGGAAACTACGTAGTTGATATCTTCTACGGTGGCGGGTTCATATGGTATATAGATGATTCATATACTCTCAAGAAAGTTAATACTTCATCTATATCAGTAGTTGGAACATGTGTTCTTCCGAGTGCTTGTAACGGTGGTGTCCACGATGGAACATTTATCTGGGTTACTAACTATGGTGGAAACGCTATATTAAAGATTGATCCAGGCACGATGACAATTGTGCAAACCATCACTGCTAATATTGATACTAACCCATATGCTATAGCCAGCTATGGGAACTATATATGGTTCTCCAGCTTTGGTGGAAATAATATACGCAGCATGAACAAAACCACTCTTGAAGTGGGTGCTCCTATACCAATAGGTGGCGATTGCTATAGAATGGTTCATGACGGGACCTATTTATGGGCTCCAGTATATGATACTGATTATATCTATAAGATAGATCCTAGTAAAGCCGGAACAGATGCGGTAATTACTTCTACTGTAACTCCAGTATCTAATCCTATCCATATAACTCTTCGTTCTGATGGAGCAAAGGTTATCAGCTATTACAATGGTGGAACTGGCTCCTACATTGGAATCATCAAGGGTAATGAGGACTTCTCAACTCATTGGAATGCAGCCGGCCTTTATAATATGGGAGCTGGTGGAGCATATTGCTCAGCATCTACTTCCGATGGAAGTCATTGGGTAGTATCTATCGGCGCACCACTCCTTATAAAAGTAAGAAAAGATATTCTCCAGGATGTTGCTTTTGGACTTTACTATGATGGTTCTAGAGATAGAATTATCTGGGCTGGTAAAAACTTCTCCAATACAACGCAATTGGCATCTCCAAATGGATCAGTTACAAACCTGAGCACTTGGTATCACTTCGCCGTGTCCAGAAAATCTGGAAAACTGCGCATGTGGTTAAACCAGAATATGGTTGGTGAAGTAGATGATACTACTGACTATACTGGAACTTCCGAACAAAGATTGTTCATAGGATATAGTGGACTTCTGAGAAATAGAATCGATGGTCTTACATTCTATGGTTACATGGATAATATCCAGATAACCAAGGGATCTGTATCTACCTGGGAGAACAGACACTGGGATGGAGTATGGTCATCGTATACTTCTCCAAAAGAATGGAGTGTAAGAAGAAATAGATATCTTCTTATCGACCATGCAAATACCGTAGATACTTCTGCGGTTCTTTTCATGGATGGAGAAGATCCTGGTTCTGGAAACTATGTAGTTGATCTTTCACAGTATAAGCACTTCGTGAAAAATCAAAACTCGGTAACTTTTGAACCAAGGAATAAATATACTGGGTCTTCCTCTTATAGATTCACATCATCTGCATATTTCGAGATAGTTGATTTCGATGGTTGGGATCTTGGAACGGGCGACTTTACATTCGAATTTAGAATGTGGCCTTTCTTTACTTCTGGAACAAGATATCTTTTATTAAGATCCTCTGCAGTTTCTGCAGCAGATACAGATAGAATCTACGGTATCCAGATGGATGCCACTAATATGCTTATTAAGTGGAGAGGAACTGGAGCAGGTGGTGTAACTATCTCTACACCTAATAACTCTATTACTAGAACCCACGAATGGTTCCATGTGGTAGTTACTAGAGAATCTGGAACTCTTAAGATTTACATAGATGGAGTTCTCCAGGCTAGCGCGGCAGATGCTACTAACTATACCACTGGATCTGATAGACCTCTATTTATTGGTCATGGTGAAAGTGGATCCCTTACATCCTATAGTGGTTACTTAGATAATATTAGGATAGATAAGGGGATAGCTAGATTTACAGGATCTTCTTTTACCGAAACTAGATCTGGGACATTTAGAGTTCACCCACATCGTATAGTAGGTTCTTCAACAACAGCCCAACATATAAAGATGGAAGGCTTTGAACAAGCAGCCGACTATGGTTTATTGGCTGGATTTAGATTTACAGATACATCTCAAGCTCACTTCCATCCGCACTATCACACTACTTCCATTGATCATGGAATATATTCCGGTATGATCCATCCATTTGCATCAGCTGGAACTGGTTTTGGTGGAGGGGACCTAGGTAGCTCTAGTGTAAACTATAATACTGGAAATGTCAGCCAAACTGATTCTGATTCTATATCCTCATATGGATCTCTTCGTCTCAGCTACAAGAATCAACCTCTTGGACAAGCAGTCCATATCTATGAATTTGGCGGAGTTTACAACCCATGAGTAAGATTTATATCTTCAACGATTCCGGAACAGTAATTCAAGAAATGCCTGATACCGAATCTTACCGCAAACAAGCGGAAGATTTAGTAATGGATTGGAATATAGTAAATAAAAGAACCCCTAAAAAAGGATGGGTATCTGGAGATAAATTTCCACCAACTGGAACTGTATGGGATTCTAGTATTCCTGGAGTAAGAGTAAAGACACTCCAGGAAAGAGTAGATACTGGAGAAATACAATTAAATCCATATGAGAAAATAAAAGACGGTATGATTGTTGCAAAGTCCGTCGATGAGTTAATTACAGATGGCGTAAAGACTCTAGATCAAGTTAGAAATGAAGCACTTCTTAAACTAAATCTTGAAGTAGAAGATTACATGCGACTCGCAAAGACTCCAGCTGGAAGACCACTGTCTATGTGGTCTCTCCTAAGAGTAGTTGCAACATTCGGAGAGAGACACGTTCCCGATGATGATCCAGAGAAAGCAGCTTATATTTCCTCCGGGCTTCTGTATAATCAAGCAGGCCTTGCAGATCTTTTAGCTGGTGCGCAAACTATTCTTAATGCGTATAGCTCTGCAGAACAAGTAGTATTAACATCGGGCAGCTACGAAGATATTAAAGAACGTGGAACATTAAGTTACTGGTTATAGGAGATAACATGACAATCGGACAATGGTATAGAAAGAAAGTAAGTGAGTTCCAACTTTATGCTTATAAGCATAATCTTGATAAGAATCTTTACAGCGATAAGAGACCGTTCCTTTATAATAAGTTAGCTGATTATAGAAGAGCAGATGCCATTGTAAATGGTCAATGTGATATAGTGGCCACTGGTGATTCCATCATGCATGGTGGAGAACCTATTGTAGAAGATTCTACCGCCAATGGGAATAGAAAAATCTTTGATTCTGCTATTGGTGGTGATAGAGCTAGATGGTTGTACGAAAGAGCTTTAACTACTGTAGCTATCTATAAGCCTAAGACTGTTATCACTCACATTTGTGGAAATGATATGTGGGGAAATAGACCTCTTGATCTAGTTCTTCTAGATCTCAGAGATTATGTTAACCTTCTTAAAGCTAGCGGCGTACAGCATATTGGATGGATGGAGATTCTTCCTCTTGGTTATAAGCCAACAGATAGTTGGAACAAGTTAAACTTTGAAAAGATCCCGCACTTTAATGCTATGGTGGAAGCTGCAGCTTTCTGCGATTATATCCCCCTGAGAAAATATCTGGCCGGCCCAAATGGATGGGTTAGACCAGAATACAATTGTGGAGATGCTGTCCATATCAATGAGGAAGGCTACCGTAAAGGATTTATGCCAGCCTTTAATGATTATCTAACTTCGGTAGGTATGTAATGGAAACAATCAAAAGCTTTTGGGAATGGGCAAAAACACATCCGGTTCTTGCCATTGCTTTGTTCCTTTTAATTGGTGCTGCTGGATATGGTGGATGGGTTAAGTTCAATGATCCATACGATAGATGGGGAAAGAAACCCTTAGATGGTGTAAAACCATCGACGCCAGCCAATAAAGTAGATCCGAAATCATTTTCTGATTGGAGAGAGTGTATGCGTCAGATGACGCCTGACTCTGTATATCAACAATGCGATAAAGCATTCCCACCCGAAACAGGAGTTCTGAAATGAAAAAGTTTATCTTGATTGTAATTTTATTTTCGGGGCTAGTTTCATGTGGGACTCTCCAGCCTACTGATACTAAGCTTGAGCAAGAGGAAGATTCACTTATTGCAAATGATATTGAGAAGTGTAAAATTCTCAATGGAAGAGAAAAGGATGAGTGTATTGATAAACTCGTAGAGGACTATATCCTTGTTTTTAAAGCAAGACCAAAGCTTATTAGAGAAACCCTGGTAGATGTTGGTGCTGACTGGGTAAGGGTTAGGAAAACCTTCCAGAAGCATAAACTCTATATCAGATTCGATGAAGTGCAGAAAAGAAAAACGTTTATTGATAAAGTTCAGGACACTTTAGGAACAATTGGAAGCTACGCTACGACACTTCTTCTAGGTGTTTTGGTAGGAGTGTTCTTGTTCTAACAATTCCCTATGACAGAGAATTCGTTACTTAGAATAACAAAGTTCATACTATCTACGTTTTCTCAAGAGATAGAAGACAGCGTTATTGAAGGTGCTGTTGATGCAGCAGTACACAAAATCCTTAATGATTGGGCAGGTGGTCTTAATGATCACCTGATCAATATACATGCTTTTGCGGAATCTCTAGAAGAAAAAACAAATGGGTTGGTTAAGCTTCGACAGGTGGCCATACCTGTGGATGAACCCGATAGAATAGATCGTCGTTTGGTTATAGAAGGCAAAGGCAAACGTAAGAGTGCATACCATCCATCGTTCCTGATTAAAGATTCAAGCCGGCTTAAACCATACGCCCTTATTAATTACTCAGGAGGTATTTTTACCTTGACCGAAGGCGAGGGAATATATACCAATATCACGAAGTCGGAAATTCTTAAGAAGTTCCTTGTTCCTGACTATACTATACCGGGATATACACAAGAAAGCATACTAGCTTTTTCATTCACATGGAAGGACGGAAGAAAGTAGATCTAAAGGATGTAACGTTTGTTATTCCTATAAAGATAGATTCAACTGAAAGAAAAGAAAACCTTCATCTAATCTGTGATTATCTGTTATGGCATTTTGATACTAATATCCTAATAGGTGAACACTGCGCAAGACCTCTTCTAGATCCGGTTCTATTCGAAGGATCTGGAATTAAATGTATCTTTATTCAATCCGCTTCTGAACTTTTTCATAAAACCCGTGTTCTCAATATACTAGTTAAGGCAGCAGAGACTCCGTATGTATGCATCTATGATGCAGATGTTCTCATGAGAAGAGAACAATATATGGATGCAGTTGATGATTTAAGAAAGAATAAAGCCGATGTTATCTATCCATTCAATGGATCTTTCCTTGATATCGATAGGCTATATGTAGAACAAATAAGAAATAGCAACATGAGTCTCTACATGCTTAGCGATAAGAACTTCTGTATATTATCTAATAACTCTCCCGGTGGGGCATTCTTTATAAAAAAGGAATCCTGGGATTCTGTTGGTGGTGGCAACGAGAACTTTAGATCATGGGGATGGGAAGATAACGAATTCTTTTATAGATTTCAAAGACTAGGACTTAGACTTAAAAGAAGTCCTGGAGTTATCTATCATGTTAGCCATCCACGTGGGATTAATAGCTCTCCAGGAACTCCACATAGCATAAAGAATAAAGAAGAGTATGATAAAGTTCTTGCAATGACAGAAGAAGATTTGCGCTCATATATACAAAGCTGGAAAGGTGAAACAAAATGATCAGGATCCACTACATAGGCCGGATGGGTAACAATCTATTTCAATATGGACTAGGAAGAATTATCCACGAGATTACTGGGAATAGATTAGATACAGTTAATCAGAATCAAGATCTATTGCAAACTTATGGTATTCCATTAGAGCATGGTTCTACTCGTTTTGATAACCAGGATTATTTCAAGAACTGCCCCGACTTTATAGATGGTAAGGTTCTTCCAGAACCGGTAATGATAAACGAACATCCTTTTAATTCTGTAGAAGAGATAATTGGATCAACCAATAATCAGAGAGGATTAATTTTACACGGGTTCTTTCAGAGATATCACTACTATACACCATGGAGAGATAAGTTAAAGGAATGGTTTTATCTACCAGATTGGGGTTCTAAGCTGGTGATGCCTGGACCAGATGAATGGGTATTCCATATCAGGCACGAAGATTATCTTCTTGGATCTAACCAACTTCCATTTTCATATTATGATAGAATCATTGAGGAAAATTCCAGTAAGATAAAGAAGCTTTATTTTGTTGGTAAGAGTTTATCTAATGATACCATTGATTACTTTGTGAACAAATATACAGCATTTAAAGCAGTATACTATGATAATAAATCATCCATTGATGATTTTAAATTCCTAAAGGCTTTTAACAATATCATCTGCTCAAATAGTTCATATGCCTGGTGGGCTTCTTTCCTATCTGATGCAGAGAGAGTATTTATTCCACAACCCGCGGCTCCTTCTTATTGGTCCGCTGGATCTGCCCAGGATATGTTTATACCAAATTCTAATCATATATTGGTGAAGTGTTAATGAGTGCTCCGTACGATATTCTAATTCCTGCTGCACCCAAGGATAGGAATAAGCTTAAATATCTTATTCCTTCTATTGAGAGAAACATTAGTGGTTTCTCTAACATATATATAACTGTTCCAGATAAAAACTTATTCTCTGGCTATATACCAGATTCCAGATACCCTATTCATTTACTGAATGATAGGGAGATTTTAGATATTGATACATCTAGATTTCCATATCGTCCCAATTGGATATATCAACAATATTTAAAGATGTTCCAAAATGTAACTCAGAATGATCTATTTCTAACAGTAGACTCTGATGTTATCATCAATAGAAGAATGCCTATGTTTGAAACAGATGGCAGAAGGATATTCTGGATGGGTTGGGAACAAGACCACCGCCCATATTTTGAATTCCAGGAGAAGGTATTTGATCTCCCTAGAGTATATCCACATACTTTTATAAATGATATGAACTTCATGGATAAATTAATTATCCGTGAACTGCTGGATAGATACGGTTTTACTGTTGAATCTTTTATCGAAAAATCGATAGAGATAATTACCAAGGATTGCTTCCCTGGCGAGCCTGAAATTTATGGTCAGTATGTGCATAAATTCCATCCCGGACTGTACTCTTTTAGAGAAACTAATAGTGTATCGATAGGAAGATTTGCATCATCTTTTGAAGATATTGTATGGACAGATAGTGATATTCAATCGGAGATAGCATCTAAAGCCATGACCGATTATCATCTATTTACTCTCCATACATGGTTTAATATGAAAGGAGCAAAGGATCCATGAGGCTTTATAAACTGACAGATGAAAATGGAATTGGTTTAAATAATACTCAGTGGGCTCCTGGGGCTACTAAGATCCTACCAAAGGTATATCCTCCAAGATTATGCTCACCTGATCTCTTTCATGCTTCTAAATATAAGAACTCAGTATTAGCCTTAAATTATATACATAACAATTTCTCGAATCCCTGCTTGTGGGATTTTGAGGGTAACCCAGCAATTGAATCCTGGGATCAGGTTGGATGTTTTCAACTAACCGCGGTTAGACAGATACCTATTCCAGAATGGTATAAAACTCCCGAGTCCAGAGATAAAGTATATAGCAGATTCTTTTCAAGAATAGCAGCATTAGCCAAACCAAAGTTTGTGATGCTTAATCCTTCAATGGTATTTCTGGATGCATTAAACATAATCGATAATTATTTCTCTTCTGGAAATCCAGGTCTTAGGCCTGATGCGAATACAGCTTTTAGAACTCTATTACATGCAACATATAAGCTGTATATGGATGACCTCCCAAAAGAAACTAGGGAGCTAGGTTTTATATTATATCTTGATGCATTCTGCAGATTAGATCCAACTTATCTTAGAATACATATTGGGAGTATGTATGAATCTGCATGTGCAGTTAATCTTCTTCCGCACTTGATATTAGATAATATAATTGAAGGAGAGCCAAAGATGTTACTAGTTCCAGAGAAAAGAGAATTCCCCAAAACATATATCGAGAGAGCTCTCGAGATGTTTAGAAAGAGAAACCTGAATTCTATTGTAGAGATTGGTTGTGCAAGAATGCCTCTCAATCATCCTATAGACCAGCTCAATATAGATTGCTGCATGGATGGCCATAGCTCTATTTTCTGGGCTAGAGAAACTGATAACTTTATTACTATCGACATCAATCCAACTAATATGGATAATGCAAAGCTTGAATGTCTTAAAGCTACTGGTAAAAAGATTACTGGTTTTGCAATGGATGGGATCGAATTCCTTCAAAAGCACAATCAGAAGATAGATCTCTTATTCCTTGATGCCTGGGATATGGATATGCCAGAATCTGCACAGAGACATCTCGAGGCTTTCCAGGCAGCTGAAGATAAACTCCACGATCAATCTCTTATTCTCATCGATGATACTGACTGCATTCTTAAAGATAACCATCTACATTTCTCCGAAGATGGTATCTCTGGGAAGGGAAGATTAGTAATACCTTATGCTGTTTCAAAAGGCTGGAAGGTAATCTTCTACGGTAGACAAACACTTCTTTCTAAATAAAAACAGGAGTTTCATATGCCAGAAGTCACTTTAGCTGATGACTTTGGGAGAAGTATTTCCAAAGTAATCTCCGATAACAACTATCGAATTAACTTAGAGATTGGCTCCTGGGATGGGGCCGGCTCTACTCAATGTATTATAGATGGGATGAAGAAGCTTGAGCCTAATGGCTACAACGCTCTTCTTCAGTGCATAGAGATTAATCCAGATAGATTTAAAGATCTTCAGAATGCTATTGCAATCTATCCATGGGCACTGGCTTATAATATGAGCTCTATTAATAGAGAATCATTCTTACCGAAGTCCTTTGATGAAGTTTGGAACTCGGAATACAATAACTTAGAACGGGGAGTTGGGAAGTATCCCAGAGATCTAGTTATTCAATGGTATGAGCAGGATGTATCAAGACTTACTAATATTGGCTTTCTAAATTCTTCCATGCGCAGGCCAAAATATGATGCAGTTCTTATTGATGGTTCTGAGTTCATGGGATATAGCGAATTTACCCTTCTTAAAGATAGTTCCAGATGCTTTATGCTAGATGATGTTTTTAGTGCATACAAGTGCAGCCAAATCTATCACGAACTATTAAAAACACCTGGATGGTCCTTGGTTTGTGAAGGCCCTCATGTGCGTAATGGTTTTGCGATCTTTAAGAAGGATTAATTATGAGTGAACTTACCAGTGAACAGAAACAGATGTATAAAATCATCGAGCTTACTCGAAGATTTAACATCAAAATTCCAAAGAATATATATGATGTAGGTCTTGGAAGAATTGAAGATATTTATGAAATGCTGGAGATTTTTAATCCAGAATCCATCAGGGCATTTGAACCTAATCTTCTAAACCCATTAGCTGGTAAGATCCCTAATAATTGTTCTATCTATAGGCTAGCAGTATGTGATAAAGATGGAGAAGTGGAATTCTATGCAGGAGAGAAAACAACTCTCCTACAGGGATCTATATACGCGCCTACTCCAGATGCTACATGTATAAACAAAGATCCATTCTCTGTTATAACTATACCATGTACACGGTTAGATACATTTATAGAAACGAGAAATGAACCTGTTCCTGATCTTCTGTGGATTGATGCTCAGGGAGCTGAGTATGATATTATAAGTGGCCTGGGTAAATATCTTACCAATGTTTCTATAATCCATGCAGAGCTATTCCTTAAAGAAGAATATAAGGGAATTAAACTTCTAGATGAAGTAGATCTTCTACTGAAGGATAACTTTGAACTGGTTGATGGGAATCCATACGGTGGTGTTTTTGATAATTATATCTATGTAAACCGGAGATTCTTATGAGAGATATTTTTAGATCCTATCTCCAGAGATTTGAATATTCCTCATATGCAGAGATAACTCCAGATAGTTATAGATTTAAACAACTGAGAGAAATTCATTCAACTGGTCATATACATATTCTTTATTTTAGAAAGGGTGTTCAGAGTCTGGATATGCTAGTAGACTACTCTTGTAAGAACGTATGCGATATAGTATTCTCAGATGATCTTCCTCTTTCTATTCCAAATACTTGTTTCCTTGCTAGATTGAAAGATCCAGAATTAAACGATTATATCTATATTACTACTATTCACAAAGCCGCAATTGACTATGGAGCTAGCTGGGGATTGGAGCTTATAAAGACTCCGGAGGTTTAATATGAATACATGGACTGGATCTAATTATTTATGGAATATTGGAATAGGACAGACTGCAGATCATGGGCCTCATAAAGTAAAATCTCCTTTTGATTATTTTGCAGAAGCGGAAAGAGTATGGGACAAGAACACATATTCTAATCTAAAGCCTGGAGATATTCTTTGGTTAAACTGCCAGCTTGTATATCATTTCAATAGAGAGATTCTTCCAAACCTTAAAGTTCCCGTTGTCCTTGTTATCCTGGATGGAGATAATACATTTCCATCTGATTGTGCAGTATCTCAAGAAGGAGTACACTTCGATACCTTCTTCCCTGATATGTTTCTTAGTAATGAGAATATTATCCATGTATTTGCACAAAACTGTGACTATGAGGGAATTAATAAACACAAGGTGACAAAGATTCCAATTGGATTCGATTTTCATACTGTTGCATACAGAAATGGAGGATGGCAAGATCCTCAAATGAATCCAGTCGATCAGGAAAGATTAGTATCCACTATAAGAAACGAATCTCCCGCAATAGAGAGAAGATCTAGAAATGCATGGGCAGACTTCCAACATTCAGATACTACCCATGGGGGATTCAGAAGGTTTGAGCAATTTGGAGAAGATAGAAGAGCCATATTCGAAAAGCTAATAGCAACTGGTGCAGTTAATCATGGTCCATTCATGAAAAGATCTGATCTGTGGAGGATGAAAGCAAATCATGCTTTTACTATTAGTCCTCATGGTAATGGATTGGATTGTCATAGAACGTGGGAAGATCTAACTCTAGGCTGCATCGTAATAGTTAAAACATCACCACTGGATGAATTATATTCTGATCTTCCGGTTGTAATAGTAGATAATTGGGATGTAGTGAATAGAGATAATTTAGATATCTGGTTAGATACACATATTCATAATAAACACTATAATCTAGATAAGCTTTCTAATTCATATTGGATTCATAAAATAAAAGAAAAGGCACGGCCCTATAAATGATACCACACAATGTAGTTATATGTGGTATCTGCAAAGATATCCAGGATAGACTTCCCTACTCTATTAAAATTGCCGAAACTATAGGTTCTATGTTCGAATCCTATAGAGTATGCATGTATGAGGACAACTCGAAGGATTCTACAAAATCCATCCTTCTCGATTGGCAGGATAGAGATCATAGGATCATAGTAAAATGTGAAGATACCCATGAACTGAAGTATGTTAATAGTGATTATCTAAAGTCTTCTGGAACATCCAGGGCTAGAAATATTGTAATGCGCATGCTGCCATCCTATGTCCCTAGGGAATATGATTATATCATATGGATGGATATGGACTTTAAAGTAGAGCCCAACTATGCAGGCTTTGAAGAAGTATTTAAGAATAAAGATAATTGGGATGCAGTATTTGCATATGGGTTAGATCCAACATATGGATACTGGGACTGGCTTGCATTCAGAGATAAGAAGGAGCCGCTAGGTCCTGAACTTATTGGACATTCGGAATGGTACTCCCCTAAACAGAATCTGATACTCGATAAGGAATGGTATCCAGTATATTCTGCATTCGGTGGATGTGGAATATATAAAAGATCCGCGGTTTCTAACTTTCAATATTCTGCAGAAGTAACCCTAGATATGGAGAAGGTATATAGGAAGTTAATCTCGGATCTACTTAATGAAGGCCATCCAAGAGCTATGCAATACATTGGATCTCTTGCCCAACTAAATAAGATTAAATTAGAACCACCTTATGATAATAGATACACAAATTACGAAAAAGAGGGCTTCTATTTATTCGGCCCATTGGATGGGATTGCAGATCCATTGGTATGGAGAATGAACTCTTTTACGTATCAATATCCTGTTACATGCGATCATGTTCCATTTCATATGTCCATGATAGCAAATGGATTTGACCGTCTTTATATATGCCCTAGCCTCGTATTTAATTACGGAGAACCGAAATGAAAAGCACTGCAGTTGTATTAATTCATATAGGATCCGAGCTGCCACCTCACGTAATATTTTGCTTGGAGCAGCTTAGAAAATTCTATGGAGGCGATATTACATTTCTAGTAGAAGAGAAATTAAGAAGTAATCCCATCTTCGATAAATACAATGTTAATACCACATCCTTAGAAAGTCTTGCAGAACATAACAGCACTCTTGATGAGTTTAGAAGAGTAAGCTTTATGCATAACTGGGGAGCATTCTGGCATGTAACCTATGAGAGATTATTCTATCTGCAGCAATATATGGAAGTTGTTCGATATGATAGCATCATCCATATAGAGAATGATATTCTAGTATATACTGACATAGAGAATCTATGGAATATGCTAGGATCCCTATATAAAGATAAGGTTGCTATTAACCCAGTGGGGGATAAACATTCTGCTATAGCATTTACATATATAGATAATATAGCAACTCTGAAGAAAGTTAATAAATCAATTATCACCTTTATAGCAAAGGGCGAACGAGCTCTTCAAAGACTCACTAATGAATCTTTGGTTTCTGAGATGATCATTCTTGATTACATGCGCAAGAATGGATATCTAATGTTAGATATACTTCCACTTAGCCCAAGTTCTACAAACTCCTGTAATAGGAACCTTGATAAGATGAATCTTCTATTTGATGGTGCATCCTGGGGGCAATATGTTGGTGGAACAACTGATAAAATCCCAGGATGGACTGGATCCCATCACTATGTTGGGAGAGATATACAAAGTGGTTTATATACAGTTGAATGGACCAGGGATGAAAAGAATAGAAAAGTCCCCCTAGTTGTTGGATCCTGCGAACCTACCAGATTAGCTAATTTGCACATTCATTCAAAACAACTGGAGCTGTATCTATCATGAACCGTTTTTCTAACCATATCCATGGAGATAAGTTTGTAGAATTGTGTGACTATATCATTCGAGAGAATGATAGTCCTATTGATCCAGAGCAGCTAAAATCCAATAAGCTGGTATTCTGCAAAACGGATCAGATTCGAACCTTCTTTGATATAGTTAGACATGACCCAAATAGGTTTGTTCTCATAACCCATAACTCAGATCATAACATTACCCCTGAGGTCTATAGCCTAAAACCACCCTGTATTACACGCTGGTTTGCCCAGAATGCCCTTGTTCAGGCCCCTGACCTTGTCCCTATACCCATAGGGCTGGAAAGGCCCGGTATAGCGGGTTCTGGCAACATACAGGACCTATCTGAGGTCTTTAGAGATAGAGATGGCTATAATAACCTGGTTTATCTAAATATTGCACCATCTACCAACTATCTAGAGAGGGGAGAGTGTTTGGCCGGCCTAGAGAATAAACCATGGGTAAAAAGGCAGGGAACGAGAATCCCATTCAGGCACTATCTAAAAGATATAGCAGAATCAAAATATACCGCAGCTCCTCCTGGAAATGGCCATGATACACATAGACTGTGGGAAGCACTCTATATGGGGTCTATCCCTATAGTAGTAGATTCGCCGGCTAACAGAGAGTTCTCAAAGATATATCCAATTCTAATGATAAAGTCATGGAGTGATCTACAACCCCAATGGCTTACAGAGCAAGCTCCGCATATTCTTTTTGATCGTTTCAATATTGATAAGACATTGAATTTCTCTTATTGGGAAGATCAAATTAGAATGGCGAAGCGAGCTCTATGATAACATTTTCTGATTTAGGCGAATATGGAAGGCTAGGCAATTCTCTATTTCAAGTAGCTGCAGTTGTAGCTCATGGTAGGAGAATTAAGGAAGAAGTTATATTGCCTTCTGAATGGGAATATAGAAGAGTCTTCCAGGATAAATTTGAGAAAGCTGGCATTAGATTTTTACCTAGAACTAAACTAGCAATGGTTTATAATTACGAAGCTCCTAGATGGGAATATGACCCATTACCAGAAATAAGAAACTGCAGCTACAAAGGATATTTCCAATCTCCTAAATACTGGGAAGGATATGAAGATCTCATACATGAACTATTCTCTCTTGATATAGAGTTTCCATTTTCTATGGATAAAACTGGAACCATACATGTGCGTAGAGGGGACTACCTTATGCTACCAGACCACCATCCAGTAGTTGGCATAGATTATTATAAAGAAGCCAAGAAGATAATGGAAGGTTTTGGATTAGAAAAGTTTCTGATTATATCTGATGACTATAGATGGTGTATGGATAACCTTAAAGAACTTGGTTCAAATGTATCTTTTGCTAATAGTAACCCCGCGGTAGATTTTGCTCATTTGCAGAAATCACAAGGTTCTATAATTGCCAATTCATCATTCTCATGGTGGGGAGCCTATTTATCAAAAAGTAAAACGGTATATCCTAAGAATTGGTTTGGACCTTCATTATCCCATATCGATACATCATGTCTTTTCCAAGAAGGGTGGATTGGAATATAATGAGTGATAATAAGACTACAGTTGTTATACCTACTCTTCTAAAAGCTCCGAAGCTTCTTAGGATTAATATAGATACACTTTTAAAACAGAAGTGCAATATTCATATTATCGATAACACATCTAATAATGGATGTAGACCTTTTTCAGAACTTAGTCCAAATATAAAGATTTCGTATTTCCCAACTAATATAGGAGTTAACAAAGCCTGGAACTTAGGAGTTGTATCTTCACAAACAGAGTTCTATCTTTTGTTAAATGATGATTGTCTTGTATGGGATACATGTATTGAAACTTCAGAAGGAATAATGAGTGATAATACAATCGGGATCCAAACCTTTCGAACGCTAACACAGATCAGTTCTGATATATATCTATCGGTGCATAAGCAGCAGAAGAGCCAGCCAGATCTTCGCAACCTAGGACCTGGTAATGAATATCATATGTTGGGATGGTATATCTTTGGTAGAGTTAAACAATACGAGCAGATCCCATCAGAGTTAAGAATATTCTACGGGGATAACTTTATATACCAGATGGCTAGAAAGAAAGGATTTAGAACTGTAGTAGATCATGCTCATTTCCTATTTCACCAGGTGAGTTCTACAGTTAACAGTATTTTTACATCGGCTCAGATAGATGATCTTCTCAATAGTGAAGGATTGATGTACAGTTCTATAACTGATAAATATAAACTCCGCGGGTTTTAATGTATTACGACTATTCAAAAAATACACTCTCCAGTGAGTTCAATGAGAATTCAGTTGCCGATTTCTACTCTAAATTTATAGAGAGTGGTGAGAAGTGTATAGATCTAATATCCGATAAATTAAAGAATAGAGTTCCATTTTCTTTAGTCAGAATAGGAGATGTTGAGGCCAGATTTCTTATACGCAATAAGACAATTGGTGATTCTACCGTTGATAATATACTATGGTGGTGCGGGATAGATAAGAATAATATACCCAGATCTGATGAGTTGATGGCTGCGGTAGAAGAAGCTACATTCTTAGGTGTTCACGATCCTAGAATAAATAGAAGTCCAAACTTTTGGGGACCGACCCTGGATATGTTGGCCCTTAATAATATATTAGGCAATAAGCCCCTATATGAAGTTCACGCCATTTATAAATATGCAGGATCTGGTAGATTGTTCCAGGATCTATGGGATAGAGATGTGGTTCTAGTTGGAGGTAAGATGGTATATTACCAGAACTACTTCCATACTAACAAAGCTTTCAGATCTCTCCATCCAGATCTAAAGCTAGAAAGAATTAACATAGTTAACACTATCCCAACTCCAGATATTCCTAACTTTGCTATGAGCAATCTAGATGAAATCAAGAAGAGAGTTAGGAATTCATATAGAAATAAGGATGCAGTATTTCTTTTTAGTTGCGGTGCAGCAGCTAAGATATTATCTACGATGGTAAAGAGAGAGGCCAATTTAATAGGTATGGATGTTGGCAATATATTTGAAACCATTATGAATTTTGCATGTAAGCGTCCATTCATGGATAGATTCTATGATAAGCCACATCCTACATTTCATTTTGATATAGATCCAAACACAACCGCGGTTACCAGGGTAAGAGCACGATGAGAAAAATAGAAAGAGTTATTATCACTGGCGGTCATGGATTTATAGGTAGAAGCCTGATTAAAAAATTCATTCAACATGGTATAGATGTAATCAATATCGATAAAGACGCAGATGCCTACGGAGTAGAAGAATTCGAATACAACATGGTTATACCTAACCGGTATACATTTTTAAACTATGATATTAATGATCTAGATAGTATGAGAAAGGCAATGAAATATATGCCAAACTGTATAATTAATTGTGCGGCCGAATCTCACGTAGATAGATCAATAGTTGATCCGAGTGGTTTCTTTAAAACTAATATCATGGGAGCTGCTAATGTAATGGCAGCAGGTCTAGAATATTATAACACACTAGATGAAGCAGATAAGAAGAACTTCTTTCATATTCAAATAGGAACTGATGAGAGTTATGGCTCTTTAGAGTATAACAACAATAAACCATTTACTTCAGATTCTGCTCTTTACCCAAACTCTCCTTATTCTGCGAGTAAGACTTCCGCAGATTTGATAGCTAGATCTTATTACAAAACTTACAGGTACCCAATAGCTGTAACTAGATCTTCCAATAACTATGGTCCTTGGCAACATCCAGAAAAGCTGATACCAAGAACTATTAGATATGCAATGAACGATATCCAGCCGCAGATTTATGGAGATGGAAAGAATTCAAGGGATTGGTTATATGTTGAAGATAATGTTCAATGTATATATCAAGTAGCAAAGAATGCGCAACCTGGCACTGTTATTAATATAGGAACTGGCATAGCTATTACTAATAATCAAGTAGTTGATATTATTCTAAGAGCAATGGGAAAGCCTAACCTGGGTATAGATTATATAATCGATAGACCTGGGCATGATATGGCTTACTCCATAGATCCTCGTTCGGCCCTAGATGCAGTAGATTGGAGATTCCAAGTGGGTTTCTCAGAAGGCATCTATAAAACTGTTAGCTGGTATCTTGATCATAAAGAATGGTTAGAACAGTCGTATATGAATGAGGGTAGAACGTGGAAATCTCCGACCGTGGTATAATACTAGCTGGTGGTTCTGGGACCAGACTTTACCCAGCAACAATGTCTATTTCTAAGCAGCTTATTCCCATAAATGGGAAGCCGATGATTTACTATCCACTTCGTTTCTTAATGGAGCTTGGGATCCGAGAAATTTTAATCATTTCTACTCCCCAGGATACTGGAAGGATGGCAGATCTGCTTGGATCTGGGCACCAGTGGGGAATAAACATATATTACTCTGTCCAGGATAGCCCCCGTGGAATAGCAGAAGCGTTTATTCTTGGCCGGCCGTTTATAGGGGATCAGCCAGTTACACTACTTCTTGGTGATAACTTCTTTCATAACTTCCCCTTTGAATATTATCAAAAGAAGTTCATGGGAGATAAGTTCAATGCATTTGCTTTTACTAAGTATATTCCTAAGCCACAAGCCTTTGGAGTTTATGATCCTGTTAAGAATAAACTAGTAGAGAAGCCCAAAATCCCACCATCAAATCAGGCATTAACTGGCCTTTATAGATTCCCATCTACCGTTTCTCATTTTGCCAAAGGATTAAAACCTTCTAAAAGAAATGAACTCGAGATCGTAGATCTTATCAATATATACTTGGGTTTGAAAATATGTAACGTCGAGAAGCTTCCTACTGAATGCTTCTGGAAGGATTGCGGAACGGTAGAAAATATAGCTCTTGTTGAGAAGTATATAACAATGGGCAAATTAGATTCCAATTGTGTAGGATCTCCTGAGGAGGCTGCAATCAGACTTGATTATGTCTCGAAGAAAACTATGTCAGCGTATATTACTAAGCAGTACAGCAACGTAAAAAATAACTACGCTGATTTCTTACGATCATTATGAGTATACAAGTTGCAGGAACTAATCAAATATCTCCCACTGGATTTTCTCTGGTGCAGCTTAAGAAATACAGAGACGATAGGGGATATTTCTTACAGGGATTATCCCCTATTGAATACTTCTCCTTGGCCGTTAATACCTTTATGGCAAGGCCTCTTATAGAGAATGTAAGCCTCTCACATAAAAATGTGTTCAGAGGATTCCACTATCAGGAGCCCAGGCAGAATAAACTAATTAAGGTATTGCATGGCGCAATACTAGATATTGCCATATGCCTGGATGAAGGCGAGTTCTTCATGCATGCCTTTTCTTGTGTTCTCTCTGCAGAACACGATGAGGCATTATGGATACCAGAAAATCATGCGCATGGTTTTCTAGCTTTAGAGCCTAATACTATTATTTCCTATACTGTAGATGCTCCATATTCACCCAGCGGATCTAAGTATATAAACTATAGGGATCCAGCAATTAAAGGATTGGAATGGAATAAGAATCTTCCTCTAGATGATTTTATACTCTCTGAGAAAGATAAGAATAGTCCATTTTTAAGTTTATGAAACCCAGAATATTACTACTTGGCTCAACTGGTAAATTAGGACAGAAGATACACAGAGCTTTATCTGGCATTAATACTAGTATATTACTTGCACCTCCACATGCATCGTTGAATGTTTTTGATGATGTAAGACTTAGATCAGTCATTAAAACTAATGAAGTTAATATCGTTATCAACTGTATAGCTTATACCAATTTAGACAAAGCCGAAGAAGAAGATCGATCTTTATGTAGAAAACTCAACTCTGAGTTCCCAGCAACTCTAGCCAATGTATGCTCTACATCTAAAGCTAAGCTTCTTCATTTTTCTACCAATCATGTTTTCGATGGTAGTTCTGGAAAAGCATACAGTGAAGGAGATACTCCCAAGCCTCTTTCTTATTATGGGATGACTAAATTAAGAGGAGAATCTGGAGTAATATCAAGAAGTAAGGATCATGTTGTAATAAGGATTGGAGATATATACGATGAATCCCCATCATCTACACTATCATCCACATTACGTTCTATTACCACCGATACTAAGATTATCGGGTTTTTAGATAGGTTCGTTTGCCCAACTTCTACCGAATATATAGCAAAACACATTGCTGCTATAATGAACAGAGGTGCTGGCGTATTCCAGAGAATGTGTGGAACATATCACTTATCTTGCGATGGAAAAGCATCTTCTCATGAGTTCATAGAACATATAGTTAGAACACTGCGTATTAAGTATAAGATAGATAAAGCAGTTAAGGTATATCCTATTAGCTACATTAGTGACAACAGGCCAGCAAAGAGACCAGTAGATGCAGTAATGGATACTAAAAGATTCTATGCTGAGACTGGGCTTAACAGTATGCGGCGTGGGTGGAGAACGGAGTTGACTGAATTCATTAATAACAACATACTGCCAGTTAAATGAAGATTCAGATTGATTTCATTATTCCAACAATACCCCCAAGAGAACATTATCTAAAAAGATGCCTGACTGCCATAAACAACCTGGCGGTCCCATCTGGTATTGAGATAGTCAAGAACCCTATAGTTATATCTGAAAAGAAATCCGCAGGTGCTCAGAGAAACATAGCTCTAGCCAGATCCACTGGGGACTATATTTACTTCATAGACGATGATGACATTGTTCTTCACAACTTCTTCTGCTCACGTATGATAGAGAACTTAACTAGTGGATCCCTTGCAGTATTCTTTGCTTCTGAGAGATATTTCCAACCATCCGAAGATGATATGCATCACATGGTTCCTGATAATTTTATGTGGGCCGTTGGAAGAACAATAAGGACTACTACAGAACTAGCTAACATAATTACACCTAGCTTTAATCCATACCCGGTTGGATCCTATATTCTACATAAATCCTTTAAGGATATTCGATGGCCAGAAGCTTATACCTTTGGAGAAGATCTAGGCTATAATAAAATGGTGTGCGTTTCTTTATCTAAAAAGGTAAGGCAGCTTACCTACATAGATGAGGTTAAGCATATCACAGTTAGGCACGCTTTATCCACAACCTATGCAGGTAAGGGAAAAGATATGACCTGGTGGCAGAATCAGAGATAAATTATCCCAGATTCTTACCAGGTATAGTAGATATCAGCCGGCCCATTATTTTACGAGCATCCATTGCGTTAAAACTTATATCCTCAAATGTATTTCTACCAGAGGTATATACGTTTATAACTTTCTTATTATGTTTTTGCACTTCCGTTACCGCGGGTATCAGATCTGCATCTTCTGAAAGAAGAAAGATATAATGGTATTTAGAAGTTAGCATCTGGACTGCAATAGATACATCTACACCTTTCTCTTTGTATTCTTGTTTAACTAAACCACATTCATCGCACTTAGTTTCTCTAAGAACCGTTGGGTGATTATGTATAGAGAACCCCGCCATATCCATCGCATATAGAAGCTTTTCCATAAAGCCATTACTATGCTTTTGGAAATAGGCTAGATGTATGTGAACATTGGCAGGCTCTAGAACCAAACCCTTACCACTAGATTTAGAGTATTCTTGTACGATTATATTTGGAACAGCTATCCAATTAATCTTACTAGACTTATGCGCATTTTCATTCGTTTGGCCCTTTATAGGCTTTAAATCCTGTTTTAAGAATTTATATATAGAATGAGAGAAGTTCCAAAAGTCTATGATAACACACGCTTCATTCTTAGCTATTTTTGCCAAACTGTTCCTCCACCCATAAACGGAACTTATCAAAAAAACGAACCGCTTTTTGGAAGAGGTTTGGTTCTTGCTCTTTTGCTTTAGTGGCACTTTCAGCAAGCTTCTCTATAGATCTTGTTGTAAACTCCGCAAGAATCTCCAGTTCGGCATCAGTAAGATCTCTACCTTTGATCTTCTTTACGGTGTTTATTTCTTTTCTAATCTCTTCTGGAATGTTCAGAACAGATCTTAAGTCTTGGGGGGATAACAGATGGGAGACTTCGTTAATGGATCTCCTAATCCGTTCTTCCTGCTGCAGTCTCATCTTAATCTCCTTTTTCCAGTTGAACTGGATCTTTCTGGGAAAGGAATCCCAAACTCCAAACCCTTCCTCTTAACTGATTCTACTGCCTGTCTGGTAATACCAAACTTCCGGCCGATCTCTTCAAATGTTAGACTTTCATCTAGAAGAAGTCCAACTAGCTTTAATGTTTGTGCTTGAGTTACTAGATTACCCTCTATCAGGGATAATTCTTTCATCGTTGCACGTACATGCCCTTCATCAAATCCAGTGAACCTGGATATTTGTTCAGGGGTATGGCCCTGTTCTCCATAATACTGAACAGCTTCTTTCATGTTTTTAAACTTACGTATCTTTGAAGGGGCTTCTTTAATCTCTATAGTATCTCCTGTTTCTTGTTCCATATGGCTATATCCTCTTGTTGCCAAGTATCTGTCAATATTTTGAAATGGTTAGTATGTGCATAAATAGTAATTTTTTTTGTTGACGGTACGCCAGATATTGTGCTACTATAGTTACATCATGAAACACTAGATAGATAAACCTTATATCTACATTCTGATCCGAAGCGATCTGCCTAAGGAACAGCAATGTGTTCAATCCATCCACGCAGCCTGTGAGGCTATAAACCACTTCTACAAATCAGTAACCAATCTCCACACTGTGGTCCTTTCTATAGGATCCGAGCGAGAACTGATTAAAGCAATGCGCAATCTAGATGATAATGGTATTAGATACCGTTATTTTATTGATTCGGATCTTGACTATGCTATGACTGCCATAGCAAGTGAACCAATTACCAATAAGAAAAGGAGGAAAGTGTTTAAAGAATACAAGCTGTTGAAGCTTTAAAAGAATATTAGCCATTAGCTCAGTGGTAGAGCAGGCCCCTCTAAAAGGCTTTGTCCAGGGTTCGAACCCCTGATGGCTAACAGAACGCCCCATATAGTTTAAGCTATCGTCTACGTCGAGTCGTAGATGGGGCACCAAATGGGCTTGATGCAAGCGGTTATGCGCTTACAGAGATGTACTCCAGATCTGTAAGAAACGGTGGTTCAAATCCACCCAGGCCCCCTATTAATTATTCTTCTCTTTCGAGAAAAATAATATCACCTGTATCATCATCGATGTCATAGTCAGTGTCTTCATCATCAAATAACTCTGAAGGTTCTAGGACTACTATCTCGGATCCTGGATCTACTAGATTAGCATTAATCTGAATATCTTTTCCGTCTATCTCTGCGGTGATTGAAATATTTTTAAGTATAAGACCGAAGGTTCCATCTACCATTAGGCTGGCATTTTCCATCAGCTGATCTACAAACTGTGCAACTTCTTCTGCCCTTTCTGCTCCAAGAAGTTCTTTCCATTCTTCAGATATATCAGTAGGATCTTCGTCACGCGAATTAATCATACCTAATGTGAGAATATATTAGATGATACGTACCAGTTATTATTTATCCTGGATGTTACTGTCCTTCAAAGCCTTAGCTAATATTTTTTCTATTCTTCTCTGTCTTATCATTAGCAACAGAATAGTTTTATGAGATAAATGCCTGCCGGATTCCATATGTGTTAAGAGATCATCTTCTGTTAAATGAATATCTAATGTAATAGTAGGAGCAGCTTCTTGATATTGTTCGAGGGGATTCCAAATACCATAGTTTTTATTAGGATCCCATATTCTCTGAATATTATCTCCAGTGTAAGAACCAGATGTATTGAGTGTACATGCTTCTTTAATTGGTCCAGAAGTTGAACCATATGCTACTCCAATATTTGGATTATTGGAACTAAATGATGTATCTCCAAGATAATCAGCCATGGACATCATATTATACCTTCTTAGTAGCAGCTCTTCTAGCTGCTTTTTTCTTATAGTCTATCTTACGATATTCTGCATCGCACGACTTGCAGTACCACCAGAGTCCATCTCCAGATCTTTCATTCTTAACAAAGTTATCCGATGATTTTACTTTCTTACATCTGGAACATACTTTAGAATCTGGGATCTTAAAGTTAGATCCCTTCTTCTTCATATTCTTATGATCAGATAACTTCTTAATAGCTTTAGAGCAATCGGCACAGTATACGTGCCGGCCATCTTTAGTGTGCTTGGATTTATAGAAATCTGTTATCTGTTTAGATTTCTTGCAACGTGGGCAGGTTTTCATTTATCTTTTACATTCCAATAGAGAATAAAGAATGAATAGTTTTTACTATCCACTATTACATTAGAACATCCAAAAGGCTTATCCTTACAGTGTTTAGCAATACAGGTATAGAGCTGGAATTCATTATTCTCACCAAACAAACTATTCCAAGCGTGATGTTCAATACCACAATCTTTAGCAGTCCATGCTTCTGATTCTAACTTAAACTGCTGGAAGATCTGACCATTAACTATTACGGTCTGCTGCAGCTGCCACTGTCTTTGATCCTGAGACTGGAACTGGAATTGGAAATTCTCATTCTTGATGTTAATCTCAAGAGTGAGAAGAGCATATAAGAGAATCGCACTATTAGCAATAAGGATTACAAGAAGGAGATTCTTTTTTAACCACTCTTGTATTTTGTTCCATAAGATATTCATCTTTCTTATCCTCTTGTTGGTTGTGAATTTTGATATTACATTCTATCCTGCATACAGGAGAGATAGCATCTACGATAATCAATGCTATGATAAAGATTATAATACGCGGATAGATGCTTTTGGAGAATCTAAGCAATCTTCTTAGAGTTGCTAATTTCAGATGCACAAGGCAGTAAAGTATCTTTATTTGGACGGGTCAATAAAAAAAGGAGGCCCCATTAAGAGCCTCCTTTTTATAAATTAGCCTTTTCTTTTTTTGTATATATCAAAAGCCAGTAAACCGACCATTAAGACGGTTCCAATGATGGCGCCTGCCATAACATAGTTGTGAAAGAGTGCACCAACTACAATTAAAGCAATCCATCCAGCAAGTCCGCCGCCGGTTTTACCTAATTCAATAATCTTGTTTGTATCCATTGTTATATAATAGACAGTATACTTACTTCGTACCTTTTCTTCTTTCAACCCATTCGGATAAAAAGTCGTCAGGCGATATCTCAAGATTCTTCAGCAGCTTAAGAATATCTTTTAACTCGCCCATAGGAAGCCAGAACGGACCCATTCTTCTCTCTACGATTACTCTATAGAAAGAGGAATCTTTAGAATACGTTCTAATGACAAGGCGATATTTATCTCCTTCCCATGCCTGTTCATCAGAAAAGCTCATTAAGTATCACATTCTATTTAAAAAACTCAGGCGGTCAACTCTATTACATGCAGTATTTCCTTATGTATGTTTCATATATATTCACAAACAAAAGGTGATATTTCCAGGTGATAAAAGAGAATAAAAGCCAGAAGGGAAGATACAGCATTGTTATCTTACCCTGAATATCAAATCTTATATATACCCCAAACAGGGTAGTAGAATGGTCATAGTTCCATGGTCGGATATTGAATAAGTCATAGATAGATGCCCATGAGAACTCAACCGTATATATCATCAGTGTTATAATTACGCAGGTAAGATAGATGTTAGATTTAGAAAGAAAAGGCGATAGTGGAGCAGATAGAAAGTAGTAACCTGTAAAATATACAGGAATCATAAGAAGAGAAACAGTCCCATGAAATAACCATATATTATTCTTCTGATGGTCGGAGAAAAAGTTCCAAATTGATGTAAAGATAGTTTCTGTTACTAGACCCAGGCAGGTATATATAGATGCGCCTATTAAGTAGCCTTCTATTTCCATGTTAAAATGCTAAATGGATTCTTGGTTTGGGCCCATCTGGAAAGTTATCTACTTTCATTATAATGGATCCACCCTCCCATTCTTTTTCTCCCGCTATGCTATTTATAACAAATGTTTCATTCTCATAAGGATTATATGTAATTTTAGAAAGACCGATTTTAAGATTATCGGCCGGATATCCTATTAGGAATGCATGCACGTTCTTTCTTTTTTCTTTTCTTACTCGTTCTCTACCTCTAACTCTTACTAGAGGAAACGCATTCTTTAACTGAACATGGTCCTTATGTTCTACTTTACTCCAACCTTTTCCTTTTCTATAAACTGATAATGAATAACACTTCTTATGAAGGTTCCAATAGACTCTGATCATCCCATCGTTGTAACGGGATGCTACCATTTGTCCTTTATCCATTTTGTAAGATTTAATACTATCCATTGTATATAATAGCAGATCGCTTCTTGCGATTCTACATCTACCTCTACTTGTAATCTTTTAAGAGCAAATATAGAAGCATGGAGAGATTCATGTGCAACTATTCCAGCTAAGTGTTCGAAACCTCTAGACTTAGTAATTGTTTCTGAGTTTATCCATATTAAAATATACAGCCTGTCATTATCTTTAAACTTGTTTACCCATGTAGTTGTTTCTCCATGGCTATCAGGTGCAGGCGTTTCAGTTACATGGTCTCTAGTTTTTGAATCTCCAAAAGTATCTACTATCGATTTGCTCTTTAGTATATGTTTTTTAAGATCCCTTGCAGGGCAATAGAGAAAAAAGATAACTGTCCCGTAGACTTCTTCACTTATAGAAGCGATAGATGAGTCATTAGTCTTACTCTTCTTTTTAGAAGACATGGTAAGACGTTCATGTTCACTACTCCGGACGTACCGCTGCTTCCTGGACTTTGCCGTGTAATGACAGTTTCTTTTTTATGGACAGCATAGCCTCATCATACTGTCGTTTATTAACCCATTTGCGATTGTGCACTGTGTAATGAATGGCTTTTAATAGATCATCTTGAAAAACAAGATCTGGATCCTTTTTAATTAGCTGCTCTAACTGGTTAGTAAGCTGGATTAATTTAGGATTATAGCTATCGTAGATAACATCATTCATGAAGATTTAACCTGGTTCCAATAGGCTATTACTTCTCTTACACCGGTTCTAAAATCCTTACTAGCTTCAAAGCCAAACTCTTTAGCTCTGCTAGTATCAAGGCATCTTCTGGGCTGACCATCTGGTTTTGAACTATCCCATATGATCATACCAGAATACCCAATCTCTTCGGCAATAATAGTAGCAACTTCCTTTATTGATATTTCTTTACCTGAACCAAGGTTGACCGATTCTTCTTTATCGTACCTTTCTGTGGCTAGACAGATCCCGCGGGCACAATCTTCCACGAATAGAAATTCTCTCGATGCTGAACCAGTTCCCCATAATGTAACACCTTCAGAATTATTATCTTTGGCTTCCTGAAACTTTCTTACCAGTGCTGGAATGACATGGCTTGCACTTGGATCAAAGTTATCTTTTGGTCCATATAGATTAGCCGGCAATAGAGATATAAAGTTCAATCCATATTGCTGCCGGTAAGCATTGCCCATAGAAATAAGTGCTTTCTTTGCAATTCCATATGGTGCATTAGTCTCTTCTGGGTAGCCATTCCATATATCCGTTTCTTTGAATGGGACAGGAGTAAATTTTGGATAGGAACAGGTAGTTCCAACAAATACGAATTTTCCAACACCTAATCTAGATGCAGCATGAATCATATTCATGCCCATCTGCATGTTCTCATAGAAGAACTTTCCAGGATTCTCTTTATTTGCTCCAATTCCTCCAACAACGGCAGCTAGATGGATTACTATATCTGGAGATAGCCAGGATAGATAGTCGTAGAGATTCTTCTCATCTAGAAGATTACATCTTTTTCTATCAGGATGATCTACCTTATGGTCTAGTTGTTCGAGGCGATCAACTACATAGGATCCGAGAAATCCATTCCCGCCGGTTACAAGTATTCTTTTATTCATTTCTCTTCTCCTAGTTTAAAGATTCTGCTGTCATGATCCCATTCAGATGGGTTCCAATATCCACCTTTTCCTTCATATGTTGGACAACATTCACATAATTCTTTTCTAACATTTGAAGTAGATGATTATTACAAGTGCATGTAACAAATTCACATACATCGTCTGGATCCAATATCTCTTCTTCTGTTTCTAGATTTCCAGCTCTTTCATAGTGAGCTATCTCCCATTCTGCCATATTGCGGCACATATCTCCATGATCATCAACATAATAACAAAGTTCTGACATTATTACCCCTGCGCTAAAGCAATCATTAAAAGTATAATACCAAAGGGACCCAATCCTAAACTAACTAGAATATCAATAGGTATTTTTCTCTTAGGATTCATCCGCCTTATAGCTATAAATGTAATTATTGAACATATTAGCCATATACATAATACGATTAAAAAGATATTGAGTATGGTCATTACTAATCTCCTAACATAGTTGTGTATATTCTTTCTTGATCTTCTAACTCTTCCATAGCTCTTCGTTGATGTTCCATTAATTCAACTATAGCATTCCTCTGCGACTCAGTTGCAATAAACTTTACCAATTCATTACTCTCTGTAAGAACCCATATTTGTTGATTTTCATCTATATAGCACTGGCCTATTACTCTTACTTCTTCTCTCCCATCTACAAATTCTAGAGTTCCTCGGATTTCTACTTTAGATGGATTTCCAGAATCAATGAGTTCCTGGATTTTCTTTTTAACTCGAAATAATTCTTTCCGGGCTGCTCTCTTCTCTAGGATAACTTTCTTTCTTTGTAGTCTATCCTTAATGCTCATTTTATCTTCTTTCTTTTGATAAAATCAACAGCAACCACATTACCTTCGCTTTTTACTGTTGTTTTTTTCTTTTCCGGTGGAGAATTTCCCATAGAATCTGGATTATCTATTGCTGGATCTGTAATAGTTGGAGTATCTGCTTCTTCTAAAAGCTCATCTTCAAATACGGCCAATCTTATTTGAAAGAAACCATGTTTGTCCCATATAGATACCAAAGAGTCCAATGGTATCGTAATATTTTCCCATTTCTGACCGAACTGCAAACTCGTTTTAATGCAATCCTCTTCTATAACAATATCCTTATAGCTTGTAGGCCCAAGGACCAGAACAATACCTTCTGTTTTTTCTTTTCCTTGAAGACCCCGTCTACCTATGATCAAATCCTTATGTGGCAAACAATGGATAAACGCGGTGTCGTTAAACGCTAGAATATTCTCCATCAATGATTGTTTAATAGATCTGGAATATTCTTTAGCAGTTGGAGTTTGTTTGTTCATGGCGTTATATCCTCATACTCTTGGATATTAATTCCCATTTCCTTAGCCCGTAATCTGACCATATCAAATGATTTCCCCCATCTTTCTAGAAGATGTGGAGGACATATGGGAGATACAAATGTTGAGATTCCTGCCTGGGCTAGCTGGGAAAAACATCTATCACATGAAAGGAATGGGTATGTGTATAGTGTGTATCCTACCACCGGTTCTCTCGAGAAGATAAGAGCATTGACCTCCGCATGTACAATCCGAGAGTATTTCTCCTCTCTATTTTCATACATCTTTGGATCATCTGGCATCTTAGATGGGAATCCATTATAGCCAACAGATACGATAGTTTTATCCGGTCTTACAATAACAGCGCCGGCTTTAGTAGATGGATCCTTGCTCCAGCTAGCTACCAGCTTAGCCATTTCCATAAATCTCTTATCCCATTTCTCAGAACTCATCAGATATCTCCTTTCCAATGTTCACATCTTGGCATTAAATCGCAACACTTACCCATTACAGATGATCCTCTCAGCTTACTAGCATATTCTCTAGCTACTGCCAAATCTGTTGTTGTAAAGGATCCATCCGAATCTCTATTGATTCTTTTATCTTGTTTTAAATCCTCCTCAATACTTCTTTGACCCCATTCCCCGCTCACGACGGGTGGGATTGTATACCGTTTTTCTTTGGGTCTTCTGCTTCTTGAGCTTCTTTTGCTCATTCTTTTTCTTCTGTTTTGGTATGAACAGCGCCTTCTCTTCTAGCATTGCAAGCATGAGACATAACCATATAAACTCTGCCGAGCAGCAAAATACTATTACTGCTGCTATAAGAGGATCTAACATTCATCAATTGATAGCCGGTTTCTTTGAGGCCGCAAGTAGAATTTGGCTTCCGATATCCTCAATATTCTCATTAATAGGGATTATTAAATATATAAGTCCATTTAATCCTATAGGCCATACAGGATAGAGGACAATATCCGGATCCTCTGGGACAGGATCTGAAATATTCCAGGGAAGATGCATATCCTTCTTAACATCTTTTTCCATCTCGTAATTACAATCTATCCACACATCTATATCCGGATGACTGTTTATAACTACAAATACCGCATTGCCATTGGCAGCCTTTACTTTCTTTTTCCACCCAGGAAGTTTGCGCTCTCTGTTTGAGAATACAACTTTCATATTTTATCCTATTGTCTTAGTATTCTTAGTTCTGGTGTTTAACAGTTTCTCTTTTAACGTAGATGGATTTTCTATAACTACATCTTCTGTAATCTCATCATAGATTTCAACCTTTGGCTTAGTTCTTCTTTTATTTCTTGATCCATTATTCGTTTCACTATATATAGTTTCTTCAAAAGTAAGAAGTCGGCCAGAGGATTGCTGTCTTATTCTATCCAACGGATCTTCATTCAAGAATCCATTTCCACCAGTTCCACCAGTTCCACTTATTACAGAATATCTACCACCTCCAGTTTCTCTTCTATGGTGAACTCCATCTGAACCCATCGTTCCAGTTACAGAAGTATATCTTTCTCTTCTTTCGTATTCTCTTCTTCTTATTGAATCCAATTGATTTAAAACAGATCTGGATAATCTATTTCTTGCTCTTCGATGTCTAATATCGAAAATAATCATACCAATTAGATCCACTAGAAAAACGAAAGCATCCAGGATGCTAGCGAGAATGGATCCAATGTATCTACTTGCTATAGCTACTAATACTGACCAAAGAATAAAGATTGGAATGATCCACCAGGATTTAACAATACTAAGGATTTCTTGATCTGACATCCGGACAATAATGATACTTGCGAAGGTTCAGTCAATTAGAAATCATATATTCCCGTACGGGATTAAAACGCCTCAAAACCTTCAGTCCAAGATCAAATCTTCCCGTACGGGAAAATGGGTACATTTTTGCATAAAAGAGAACAATCTCTTAAATGAAGCTAGTGAGCATGCTCTTTAGCGCAGCTGTTTTAAGAAAAAAACTACGGCTATTATTATTAAGATTAATACTGCGCAAGAAAGTTCCTTCTATTATTGCCATAGGAGATTCCTGGCTAAACAGAAGATTGTTTGATCGAGGGCCATTACATTGGGATACGATTGATTGGATCAAGCAAAAGTATCCACTTATTAACTGTGCAATTCCTGGATACACACTGGAAGATGAAATAAAGAACAGACTCTGCGATCTTGCACTTAAAATAGTAAACCTTAGAAGACCCCTGGTTATAGTTTTATCACTTGGTGGGAATGATATGCTGAACATCTTCTCATCGTTTATGTCAGGATCCGGATCCAAATGCAAGCTGAAGAAAAAGCATCTTACGAACTTTATAAAAACGGTAATGTTTCCACAGTTAAAGAGATATGTAACAAGCCTGGTTAGACAGTATGAGAAGTATGGGCACTTAAAATACTTCAAGATTATTATTCATGGATATGATTATTTCCACCCAGAAAAAGAACCCAATTCTAAGTTTACCGCTATGCTTAAAGAGTTCTTTTATAATAACAATGTTCCTATTCCTCTGGCTAGTAAGATAGTCAGAGAGTTTGTAGATATAACAAATAAGGAATTGTTAAAGCTGGCAAAGGAAACACCATGTCTGGAAGTAGTAGATCTTAGAGGAAAGATACCAAAGAAATACTGGGGTGAGCAGATTCACCCCACTCCAGAAGGCTACGCTATAGTAGCTGCTAAGATTATGAACAGAATTGATGTTTTTATGAAATCTACATCGGCTAATTTTTAGTCGATATAGACTATTAGTTAGCGGGAGCTTTTGTAGAACAGATAATCGATTTCAACTTCTTTTACAAAGTTTCGTATCTGCTTCTCTCCAAGCAAACCAACAAGAGCCACTATCAAAACTGCCAGAAGAATCTTCTGTTTCTTACTCATATCAACTCCTAAGTTATTATATCATCATGATATTTGGTTAAAATCTGGATCATTTCTTCCTGCTTCAATCTCTTTCTTTCTCTAGATTTCAGAAGAAGAGTTAGCATTTCGTCCACTGGAAGAGCTCTGCTATAGTAATATCCCTGAACATGATCGCACCCATTGGCCTTTAAAAACTGCATCTGAGTCTTAGTTTCTACCCCTTCCGCAGTGCATTCAAGATCAAAATGGTAGGCCATAGCCAGGATAGCATTTACAATCTTCCTATCATCCTCATTATTCATTATATCTCTAATGAAAGCCCGGTCTATTTTAAGCTTATTGACCTTGAATTTCTTAAGGTAGTTAAGAGAAGATGCACCTATTCCAAAGTCATCCAGGGCTACTTTGATTCCCTCTTTGGACAGATTCATGATATTAAGAGCTGCCATATCCATATCAGCCATAACAGTTCTCTCAGTTATTTCAATCTCTACAACCTGAGGTATTGTATATGTTTGTTCCAGGATGTTCATTACATCCTTAACAACTTCCTTGGAATAAAGATATTTGGGAGAGAAGTTTACACTAACGAATAATCTTGTTCCAAGTTCCGCGTTAATTTTATTAATATCCTGACATGCTTGTTTTAAAACAAATCTATCAACATCGATTATGAGATTAGATTCCTCACAAATAGAGATAAGCTTACCAGTATCAACCATTCCAATAGAAGGGTTATTCCATCTGAGAAGTGCTTCAAACCCAACCACCTTGCCGGTCTTTATATTTATCTGCGGTTGATACATTACCTGAAAGCCAGGGTTCTTAGTTTTGAGATCCTGTTTGATGCTGGTTTCTATCCGCATCTTCTCCATGACTTTCTCATGAACTTCCCCAGCATACATCTGGAAAGTTCCACCGCCTTTCTTCTTAGCAAGATACATAGCAGTATCTGCTTTTCGAAGTAGATCTTTAACAGAGTCTGCATCAGTAGGGTAGAAGCATACTCCTACCGAGGCTGAGACATTGACGGTGATCTTATCATCTACGTGGATATCTTCCGAGCATATACGTATAAGCTTCTCAGCAATTATAGCAGCAGTTTTTGAATTTGGTATATTCTCAGATACAAGAACAAACTCATCTCCAGCTAACCGGTAAATGGCATCAGACTTGCGCATCTCCTTTGTAAGTTTTCCTGCCAGGAGTTTTAAAACAACATCTCCAACTTCATGCCCGTAGGTATCATTAACCGGTTTAAAGTTATCAAGATCAAAGAATAGAAGAACGAAGTTGCCTTTGTTTCTGTCACATTTGGTAACCAATCTCTCCATCTCATTAAAGAATGTTCGCCTATTAGAAAGGCCGGTAACCTGATCAAAATGTGCCATCTGAAAAAGCTTATCGTCTTTTCTTATTCGAAGCAGGTTAAGTAGTTTTCCCAGCATTGTGGTTATTCCCATGAAAGGCTACTATTGATTAGGTTTGCCCAGAGGTACTACTCTAACTTAGACATAATCATAAGCTATTGATGAAGCTGGCATATGTTATAGGCAACGGCAAAAGCAGAGTAAAGGTAAATCTATCTCAACTTAAAAGGCCGGCTGAGATATTTGGCTGCAATGCCATATACCGTGACTTTCTTCCCGATCATCTTGTAAGCGTCAATCCCAAGATGACTTCAGAAATCCTGGCTTCTGAAGAATCCAAGCAGAAAAGATTCCCCACTATATGGACATACAAAAACAATGTGGATCCGGCAGATAGAGAAGATAAGCGGCTTAATTATATCGAGCCCGAGAAGGGATGGAGCTCAGGCCCTGCAGCACTATGGCTTGCATGCTCTCGAGGAGCAACTCATGTATATGTCATTGGTTTCGATTACTCAAGCAACGATGGGAAGATCAACAATGTTTACGCCGGAACAACCAATTATGCCAAAGCCGATTCCCCCGCCACCCATTACGATAACTGGATACGTCAAACACAGAAAGTAATATCTCTATTTCCAGATGTGGAATTCTTCAGAGCCGTAGACCAGAAATGCCTCAAGTTTGATTTTGAACTACCAAACCTGAAGCATATCACTCTGTTCGAAATACCAGGAATGCTCCCAGCCATAAATAAGAAATAGTCTTACTTCTTTTTCTTAACCTTTGCCGGCTTAGTGGCAGCATGTCCGCTGGTCTTAGGAACTTCTACCTGAGGCCTGGGAACTTTCTGGGCAAACTTACCAAATCTATTTTTGTGCATAATTATTAACTCTCAACTCTTCCGGTTTCTCTTCTTTCTGTTTACGGTCTTCCACACACTTACCAGCCACCTGAAATCCCAGGCGCCCAAATGAAGCAGTCTTAGCCTGTGTAAACCTCAAGCAATCGTCTTCATCACCCGGAATAGGACCGTATATCAATAAGCCCCTTGTCACTATTCCATCCTTAATACCCTCAAACTGTATAACCGAAAAGAATTTCCCCGCGGGAACATTCTCTATATCCGGGTTCATATCAGGTCGAGAAGGCTCGGCCGAGATGCTTAAACAGCTCAGGCCGAGTGCAACTACAGCAACTAATACTGATACTATCCTCAAACTCATCGTCGGTATTATTGCTCTACCTTTGTGAGCGTCCAGAAATCATCAGCCAGGCCGGCGTCTATGGCATACTCATAAGGCATATAGAAGTAGCCTTTGTCTCCCCAGTTCTTCCCCCAGGAATTGCGGACTATGAAATGCTTCTTAGAATCATCATAGCCGACCATAAGAACTGCATGACCGCCCATGTTTTTTTCAGATACTTCGGGCATCTTAAGCAGGCCGGTTTTAGCTACTTCATCCGATTCGAAACCTTCGAATACGGTGAATCCGAATACGACAGGGTAACCGTCATTCAAGGCCGCCCTTAATTGATCCAGGTCCTGATCTACGTTCCTGTATTCAATTGCCTGGTGGTAAGAAGCTTCCGCGTAAGCTTTGCTTCCTGGATCCTGGGTGAATTTTTTAATATCGTACGGCCATGTAATTTCTGTACATACGCCGAATCTTGATATTGCTTTCATTCCGGTTCTAATTACCGCTCCGGAATCTACCATTACATTACCTTCAAGCTTTCTCTCATTGTAGTATATAAAGAGACGGCTGGGGGTAAAATCCTTCTGTCTCTGCTTCATCTGAGAATATTCATAAGCGGCTCCAATAGCCTGGCCCGTACATGATCCTAATTCTCCTTGATCATATACTTCAGGCATACCGCCTCTCAAATCTACCTTCTTAGGAAGCAAGAGCTTTCGTTTCACCAGGCCATAGCTTAATTTCATATCTCTATGATCCGGTCTTGAAGGGAACCAGTTATAAATACGTTTAACCTTATTACTCATCCTGAAATCATCAACCGCCTTAAAAAATCGTACCTCCCCAAATCACTATACAAACTCCCCCCTTACTACCTAATAATCATCTCCAAGTATCACTATCACCTCCCCTCTCTCTAATTCCTTACACCTTTCCACACTGCAACCTAGTAGTCATATCTCAGAATCTCGAAAGCTCCGAGCCTACGGGGTCCTGACTTCGATGACACAATTGTCTGGGAGGACAAACATATGAACACAGCAGATAAAGCATGGAAAGAGTTTGCTAAGGCTCTTAACAAGAGTGATGCAACATGGAAAGATATTGAATTCCATGTTTGTATGAAACGCAAAGAACAACAAGATGCAGAGAAGCTTGAAAGACAAGCAGCTATGCATAGACAAGCAATGCGTCTCTCACTCGCTAAATGCTAATTCACATGCACCATGTATATACATCATGTATATGCATGGTGTTGGCTACATGTAGATAGCTTCCACGATAGCGTAGCTGGATAACCAACCAATATCTACAAGGGAGAACAATATGAACACAGTATCTAAAGCACACGCAGACTATACGGTAATACGTATGGCAGAACAAGGCATTATAGATGATGATGCCTCAGTAGTATGGTCACTCATTGCTAAGGCAGTAGAGGAGCATAGGAATACTGTACTGGAGGGGATTGTAAATACACTCCGGGATAAGAATGCAGAGGACCTTAAGTCCTACGTTCACATCATCTAAGAGAAGAGAGGTAACAACTATGACCAAACATTTTATGAATACTAATAAGGAGAAGATCCTTGTTAGATTCTATGAATCAGGTATGTGCTATGTGTACAAGCATGGCATTAAGGGATGGATAGTCAAGGTAGATGAGACACATCTATATGAGTATCTATCTAATGGAGGGTTCTTTGAAATAGGTGTAACCCGCAAAGAGAAACAGAGAAGGCAAGGACAACTTGAACTGATCTAAGTTTCTCTCTTTTCTGATTAATCAACCCCGCTCGAAGATTACGGTCTTTGGGCGGGGTTTTCTTTTTCGCTCTGATGAGAACTGGATAGCAACCAGTCGAAACCTCTATGGGTAAGCGAAAGCTACGGTTAGTATGCTCGAAAGAGTAAATCCAAATACTAATCGGGGAGATTCACATGAAAGATGTGAACAAAGAAAACAATCTACCAGAAGGGTTCAGTGAAACCGCTTTTGGAAGAGCCGTTAAGGTGCTCGGTTTGAGTCTTAGCGGTGGCAGTGATAAGAATGCTGTGCAAGTAATTGCTACGGCTTTCTTTGCTGGTGAGAATCTTCGTATTGCGAAGAAATATCACCCGTTCGATAGCTCTGTAGAGCAACCAGTAGATTCTATTGGCTGGGCTCATGGTCTTAGACCTGAGTTCATCAAGATCTCCACTACTGGATTCTTCAGCAATGAAGAGGCTGCAGAGTTGTTGGGCTGCCCGGTCGTCGAATGGATGGTCGTCGATGGTCGTAAGAAATGCCTTCTCACTGAAGAAGGTAAGACCGTGTTCCGGAAATCCACTCGTACCAGAAATGGTAAGAAAGAGTGGGGTGTAGAACTGCTGTGGCCGGTTCTATGGCCTGAAGATTTCCGTAACAAGTTGGTTCGGAATGTGCTTAAGGCTCTCGGGAGAAATCCTGAGGAATTGCTTCCTGCACATCCAGCCTGGGCTAACGATAACGGTGGTTTCGTAATCACTGTTCGTAAGCCGGGTACACCAACACTTTGGGAAGCCTTTGCACGCTATGGCTTTACCAAAGAAGAGCTGCTTGGCGTGTTCTTGAGAGCAGGAAAGGACATCTGGAACCTGCCTCTCGAGAGATTCCTTGATGTGAAGCTGCTGGTTGTCCCTGCACCAGTATCTTCGAAAGGGAACAAATCTCACGATGGCAACTTTGTTATTGCTACCAATGCAGTAACAGAATCATGGAGAGATCGGTCATTCCTCGTAAGAGGTGTGACTAAAACTAAATCTGGTAAGCTCGGCGTAATTAAAGGCCGGGTAATGACCTCTGATGGACTTCTCTCAGAGTTCGGAGAATTGCCAGAAGGTGTTCACGGTTGGATCACACCGGACAATGTGAAGTGGTCCACGGTTGAGCCTGGTGAAATCATCACCACCAAGCTCGCTGCCGTTAAAGAAGAAGGAGATGAGAAGGAAGCTTACAGCCTCCACATTCTCTCACTGCTTATTGGTAAGTGGGAGGAACGCAGCCTCAAGACCATCACCAGGATGTTCGAGAGAAATGCGGCGAAGGTAAGCTCCAGGGTTGCAGATCCCTTCAAGAATCTGTTGGCTACGATTACAGCCATGTCCGATGAAACAGAAGGTAAAGTAAGGAACTCCGAACTTTGCAAAGCCTTCTATAGCCTCGAAGCTAAATCGGACAGAACCAAGATCTGGAGTACCCTTGTTCAGAAGGCGAAACGGATCCGTGTACGGGGAAGCATGTATCCCTCGCTGATCTTTGCAGAAAAGATTGGTGATGTGGATGTTATGCCTGGTCGTCCCGTAGCGAATCAGAAGGTCATGGATGATCTTCTTAAGATGGGCAAATGGAATTGCCCTATGACTCTTGTGAGGTATCCAATTACTTCGCATCAGTCATTCCTCAAGGTGACCATTGGTAGCGTTTCTGCAACACTACCTAATGATCATTGGCTGATCGTCATGCATCCGGATGATGCAAAATTCATCCAGGGTGATGGTGATGATCATGGCCTTCTCTTGCCGGGACTTGTTTCGGCATTTGATGGCAATGAGGAACCTCTTATCGGAAGAGGTGAGATACTCCCAATGGGAGATATCGTAGGGCTGGCTCTTAAGCCCTGGATCGCTCAGTCTATGATCGGTCCAATCTTCAACGCTTTGGCTAAAACCATAGGCGCTCTGAAGAAGACAGAGCAACTTGAGCGTATTCCAGGTGCGCTTAAGGTTCTGGGTGGCTATCTGGACATAGCTGCACAAGGAGTGAAGAAGAACTACGCACTCCCTAACCTCCGGAAGATCATGGATATGGTGAAAACCATAACTGATAATCTTGAGGCCGATGGTGATTATCTCCTGGCTTTGCTGGCAACAGGGAAGCCTAAGGACGATAATGAGCTCGGAGTATTCAATGCTCAGGCTCAATCACACTGGAACGTAGACTTTGGTTGTTTCCCTGCCAAAGGAATACGTGAAGTTGCAACAGGTGAGGTATCCGTAACCCATCTCGAGCGGCTTATCAAAGCATCCGTTGAGGTGAATAACCTTGCCGGTGCTAAAAGATGGATGCGGACAGTTCAAGAAGCCTTTGCTGCAAGCTTTGGCTTTGAGGGTGTAACAACCCTGTCTGGTGCCATCAAGGAAGCTATGAGGACCGCGGATCCTATGGCTTACGAGGGTAAACTCCTCCGCGTGCTTCACGCATATGGACTTTTGGCCAAGGAAGTAGCAAAACTTCCCAACCGTGAGTTCCTGCTTGAGGTAATCGATGGCGTAGTTCTCCTTGCAGGGGACTATGCCATCAACACAGATATGGACAACAAGACATAACTTGTAGTTTATGCTGTGATGATCTGGGTGACTCCTATAGTGTTGCTGTAAGATAGTATAATTTAAATTTTATTCTGTCTTATGGCACACTATGGGGGTCTTTTCTTTTTGTTATACTCAATATAAAGATTAGTTTATTCTGTCTTTATACACGTATATAGGAACCATCCTATACTGACGAGGACCGAAATGGAGGTCGAAACGTGACGGGTTAGCTCTCTCTGCAGCTCTGCTGCGCCGAGAGTAATGATCTGGCCGGGATAATTACCAAGCAGTGCAGGTGAGTGGACCCCCTTTTTCAGGGGGCAGGCCCCCCACTCACCCAATAGTGTATGTAACACGAAGGGTTAAAGGGAAACCCGCGTGAGTTTTTTCAATGATTGGTAAGGTGGCGCTTGGGCCCTTACCCATGTACTATCCAAGCGCAGATATGCGGCTGCACGCCTCCCGCATGGACCCCCTCTATGATCGCTAAAGTGAGGATTAAGGGTAGACCGCGATCGTTTTAGCGCCAAGCACTTGCGCCAGTAGTGCAACAAACGCCGTACGTTTGTACCCCATACCCTGATCAGGTGTGGGGATTTTTTCAGTAGTTGGAGTGTTGGCTGATCACCAAACTAGTTCCGAACGTGGCAATATCCGCCTCGGAATAGGACACTCCAGTGGGGCATCCGGCTTAACCAGCTGAATTGAGTAAGTCCCTACCCTGTTGTGCAATTGCGGGAGACAATGCACTACAAGTTCCCCTGTTATTGGTAATAACAGCATCCGCGAGTATGCGGGGAACCCAAGATACAACACTCGCTTTCACCTGTCATATTGGACGGGTGATCTTTATCAGTAAATGGATAGAGGAATCTTTGCGGCTATTAACAGAATGAAACCACCGATAAAACCTTGCTTTGAATCTATCCATAAAGACTGGGCTCACACTCTAGGGACGTAACCAGGAGAGTGGTAAGGCAATACCCGGTCTTTTTTTATCAAGTAATGGGTTAAAGGAGACCCGTTACTATGAATCTCAACAATTTGACACTTTCCGGCTTTCTCTCGAGAGATCCGGAGCTCCGCAAAACCACAACAGGTAAATCTGTTTGTACGCTTGGACTTGCTATTAACAGCGAGTATAAGGGCAAACACGAGGTTACCTTCGTTGATGTTAAGGTATGGAATGCTTCCGGTGAGGCATGTGCTAAATACCTTAAGAAGGGATCCGGAGTCAGCGTTATTGGTTCTTTGAAACAAGACCGCTGGACTGACAATGAGGGGAAGACACACTATAAGCATTATGTGCTTGCACAGCGTGTTGAGTTCGGTTCTTCAAAAGGTAAAGTTACAACCGCGGATGAAAGTCCTGCTGCTGAAGCTGCACCTCAAGAAGCACAAGCTCCTGCTCCCGCTGTTATCCCGGACGCAATGATGTTCTGAATACAGCAAATAGCTCTCATGAAAGTGAGGGCTATTTTTTCAGTTGGTGGAGGATCTATATGATCTATTACATCGACGCTTATGGAAATGTCCTGCTTAAGAGTGAGCTGACATCCCACAGCTAAAAGAAATAACCACCAGTTCTTGGATTTACTGGTGGTTTCTTTTAATAGCGTACATCCCTTATTAACATGCTACTACGATGTTATGCTATGGGTTATTATTCCAATAGTCCTCATCGTTCTATTACTTATACTCCCGATTACCGGCATCCTGATAAAGTTAAGATTGGAATCCTGGAAGAGTAATCATCCTAAAGATTACCACGAAGATTAACCGCTTTTTCCACACTTTATTGCGATTTTGCACGCAACTGCATGAATTTTTACTAAAATTTCATTCATTTGCATAATATGGTGTGAATTTCTTACGAAAATTCGAAGCTTTGCATGCAAATACCCTGTTTTTCAGGTTTTGGGAGGATACCCAATGCTAATCGAATCAGTAATTAAAGCAGTAGCAGTAAGTGTAGCAACGACAGTAGCTGTTGTTGTAACAAGAACCGCGCTTAATCTTGTAGAGCGCAAACTTACAAACTAGGGAAGAGCAATACTATAGATTGTTCCTCCCAGATCATCTACCTTGTGATCCCGAGAGGCAAATCGGGATAATCTTGTTCTTTTTTTCAGTGAGTGAGGAGGTCCAATTATGCATATAGCAGTAATGGGACTAATTGGCTATATCGGCTACGAATTCGTAGAACACATCGTTCTATATCCAGCCGGTAGAGCAGCAATTAGAATCCTCGATGAAAAAGATGGAGGAACTAACATGGAAATCACACGCGAAGAAATGAAGAAAGGGTTTAAGACCTTTGCACAAGGCCTGCTTCAGGAAACTAAAGCTGAGCTCGGTGGGGTAACTCTCACCGCAAAGAATCTGGTTAAAACAGCCGGATATGGTGTTGCTATGGCTGCAAGAACTGTAGTCAGTGCAACTCCGCTTACAACTCAAGCTTCTTCTAAACTGTTGAAGACCGTGGAAGCGGCAAACGAGCGGCTCAAATCTGCCATCGATGAAGGACGTTCTGCATCCATTCATGAATTCGATTCTAATGTAGACGCTGTCAAAAGCGTATATAACAGTTCGAAAGAATGGATCCAGTCCAAATTCAAAGATGAAGATGCAGTTCAGGTTGAAAAGAAACCTGCAACTGTACGCGGAATCCAGGCAGCTCGAGGCTGAATCCAGAAGTATCTGAATTGATAGAAATATCAGTTCGGATACTTTTTCAGGATCTGGAGGACAATACTATGTTACTATGGATGGCAGTGCTGGCCATTGCAGGTCAGATAGCAATTCAGGCGTGGATTGATATTAGTGCCGTAGATTTTCTGTTCGCTAGACAGCCTTTCCGCTTGTTCATGCGTATTGCTGGATTCAGATCCAAAGAAGAATTAAGATATAGACTGGTTACATCTACACCGCTTGCATTTGCATGGAATATCCTCTGGGCTATTCCGATTGCATCCTTTATGGGAGCAGGTGGTATGATTACCGGTATTGCCGGAGCATTCGGTAATATCCTGTATGGCCTGATCGTATATACAGTCTTCAAGAAGAGATGGATCGAAGCATTCTACGTATGGGAAAAGACTCATCATTTGATGGGAGCCGAGCAGCGTATAAAAGATGGTATCCGCAAAGATATTATCAAGAAAGCTAAGAAAGCCGGCGTGGAATTAGCTGAAGCAGAATTAGAATCTATAGTCACCAAAGAATTCAACCAGTCTGAAGACTCCAAGAAAGCCCGGACAATTGATTTCGAAAGAGAGAAAGCGAAACGGGAATTTCTTAAAGAGTATAAATACCAGGCCAAGTGAAAGGCCTGGTTCTTTTTCAGTCCATGGAGGTTCAATATGAACGCTGTAGACATAATCAACCTTGCTGTTAATATTGTATGTGTGTATTCATCCGGAGCTTATCTTATCCAGTTTGTTCTGGAGAAGATGCTATGAATAAGACATCATACGTATTATCAACGCTGTTCCTAGCGTGGATCATGTATCCAGGCTATGGAATCCAAGAATATATCCCTCACATGATGGGATATGAAGGACATACTCTTTCACTGTTCCTGGGAGGAATAGGATTCAACATCATCTCAAAGGTAGCCGCGGTAATCGTTTGGATTATCATTACCTGGACACTGTTCGACACTACTAAACATAATGCAGCTATGCTCACAATGATACTGAGCGTAGCATTCAGCTTCTTTGCAATGGGTAAGTATACCCAGTATTTCAAAGAACTGGATCAAATCCACCATGATAAGAGATGGTGGTCGCATACTCAGGTAGAGAACAAATGGAATGAGATGGATCGGGCACAGCGATAAGCTGGCCCTTTTTTATTGGGCGTTACTAGAACTACAATCGATGATTATCGGGTATGGGGGCAAATATGGAAGATTTAGCGGCTATGCTGCTTATGCCATGGTCAGCACTATTACTTATAGGAATATTTATGCTTGGCTGGATATTCTTTAAAGTAGAGGATGTGATCCATGGTGATAACTGAGGTGCCGGCCGAAGAAAATCGGGTATCTATTGAAGCCGGTAATGTATCGTTCAAGGAACGACTTGCGGTGCCTATCCAACGGAACGATCAGACAGCCAGAGGCTATACCCCCCGCGATCTTCAGCTGCTCCTATGGGAGCTATTTCATATAGAGCTAGAAGACACCGCAGCGTTTTGTGCGCGGTATGAAAGCGCACGGCAGGTATTCAAAACAGGAGATATTCCTGTTGATCCGGATGAATACAATCATCTAGGCCAGGATTCATTATCATTCAGAAGGAGTCTTAACCGTGCTTGAAATTTTAAAGCGGTTATTATCTATCCCTATAGTAGATCCTGATGATGATATGTTATTAAAGGTCCGATGGCATTTATGCTATAACCTATCGGACTATAAAATCCGCGGCGTAGATGCTGCAGAAACTTGCCTACAAGCACTAAAACTGGCTAAAGATAACAATCATAACACTATATTAACCTTCCCGGATGGCTCCAAGCTATCCGTACAAGAAGCAGTGGTTAAGTATGAGCTCGAGGACTTCGTAGCATCATACAACCATCCTGTCTAATATCACACATCTCACTTACTAACACAGACGCTCCTATCAAAGATAGAGAGCTCGAACCTGGTATGATGGTATGAGATTGAGGTTGTTAAATGAGATTCGGGTTAAGGTTCAATAGAGGTTCATATACAATATAATAGCTAAAAGGAGGATATATGGGCAAAGATAATAATGTTGGTGGATTACCTGTAACAGAGGAACAGATAGCTGCCTTTATACAGGGTATGGAGGATGAATACTTTGGTCATCCTAAAAGAACAGAAGCTGAAGCGGCTTATGATTTTGAGGTCATTACTCTTATGCTTGCTAATGAGAATATGGATCTACCTGAAGCTTTGGAGGCTGCAGGTAATGTATATCCCGCCGAAAAATTAGCTCCCGCTAATGAAGAACAGATGAATGATCTCAGGGAGTATTATTCATCTTTGTTAAACCACGAATATATGAAACGAAAGATCTCCAAATGACCAGAACTGCATATATATTAGTGGGGTATTTATATACAGTGCCATGAGTATTAAAGAACGGTTGATAGAAAGGATACTTGAAATAGGTGATTTTAAAGGTATATATACTGTAGAGTTGATTGGTTATCCGCTATGGTTTGTAGAAGCTAATGGCCATCTACAGGCTAGAAAAATAGCCAACGATATATGGGGCTCTGATAGAATATTAGAAATTAAGAAGGCTGAAGGTGATGAATTAATCCGCTGGAAAAATTATATCCTTAATAACAGAATTTCAAGATAAAAGGAAATAATATGATAATAACACTTATAGAAAAGAATAGTGATCATTCTGGACCGGTTTTAGAAATCCTCAGTGAAGATAGAAATGAGGCATTCCAATTAGGGATATTATTCCAGAAGATTGCCAATCTTAATATGACCGCTTGGCGTTTAGAAACTTCTATAAGAATCCCATTAGTGGAAATGGATAAGCATGGTCTTGCAATTACTTATAAAAAAGACCTATGAAGTTATTTTTCAGTTAAGGGTAGCTACTGTCCAATAGTAAACAACGAGGAATGGCTCTGAGCGGCATCGCCTGGATGGGAGTGGCACTGCGAAGCAGGGACGGGCGAGGCGAGGCGCGGCTAGGCAGGGCGAGGCGGGGTTTTTAAAATGAAAAAAGGAGATAACAATGGCAAAGGAAACAGTAAGGATAACAGAACCAGGAAGGAATATAGTAAGAAAGGTAACACTTCAGGGAATAACACCAATGTTGTTCGACCGCTATGCGGGGGACAACAACACAAAGTTGGAAGCATACCAGAAATTATACTTCCAGCCGGGGGGTTCCAAGGCTATTGGTCTACCGGCATTAAACATCATGTCGTTTCTATCGGCCCACAACACGAATTCAGCTCCGAAGAGGCTAAGGGATAAAAGAAAATATAAGGATATCTGTAATGCTATTCTATCATTTACTACAATTGGACCAGAATGGATCCCTCTTACAAGAGAAGGTGAACCAATCATATTTGGTAAATTCGGAACAACTGAACCTGATCTAGATGACCTGAGCGGTATCAGAGTATTATATCACGTTGCTAGATTAGATAAGGGTATACCAAATCCAAAAGTTAGACCTATGTTGCCTACACCATGGGAGCTCAGCTTTAATTTAACCATTTATGATAACAAAGAGATTAAAGAACAAGAGATTCTTAATCTATTTGAGGAAGGTGGAAGAGCTATCGGACTTGGAACTTTCCGAGGAGTATTTGGAAAGTTTATAGTTTCTAAATGGGAATAATATGAAAAAGCTGTTCAGAGTCACTATTGAAGATCATATATTGGAGGTAGAGAAATGAACGCGAAAGAAGAGATACTGGACTTGATTGATAACAGGCGAGAACAGAAAGACATGCCTCTAGCGTATTCGGTACCTGAACGCATCCGCGAAATCCTATCCCGCCATGAACTGGTGCCGATAGAGGAGGGCACGAAGGTAGAATTGATCTATGGAAAAAAGCCAGACGCCTTGAGACGTGAATGCCTGGCTCTGATCGAAGAGGCGGAACGCCGCGCAAAGGATAATGGAATGGGAGATGCCGCATATCGGAACGCAGTCCAGCGGCTGAAACTCTTCCTCCGCGATGGTAAGACGTCTTTCCATCACGCGGACGAGACTGAGAGAGACTATGCGTTCGGTGGCGAGATATGATCTGGCAACGCGCATCAGAGATAACAGAGCCGGGGGCCTATTGGGTCGATGATAGGCGCCCGAGTGGGAAATCCAGAGGCCATTTCCTCGTGACGAACGTATTTGAATCGTTAGATGGATTTTACGCCCCTCTCTCGTCAAACAGTCGCCACGGGACTTTTTTGGTAAACTGGGACAAGAATATCTATCTCTATGGCCCTCTGAAGCCCCCAAAGGAGGAATCCTGATGCCTGATTTTACAATGTGTACAGGTATAACGAAAACACTCGATTGCCGCGAGAAGCATGGATGCGATCGCTATATAGCCATTCCCGATAGCAGGCGGCAAAGCTGGTTTAGTGAGGCTCCAATACAGAAAAATGAGCCCTGCAATTCTTACATTCCGTATCGCAGGGAATTGAATCAGGAGGAAGTATGACCAAGAAATCAAAACCCCTTACTGCCGCCGAGAAGCGAAAGTGGGCGAAAATGCGACGCGAAGGGTATTCTATCGGAGATGCAATCAAAAGGAGAAACAAATGAGAAAGCTTTTAATAGTATTAGTTGTTACGCTGGGAATGTCCTGCCGCCATGAAATGACCAACGAGGAGATCATTGCACAAATGAAACTGTGCGAATCAGCGGGAATGCGTGGGATTCAGTATTCGTCTGGCTTAGGGCTAGCGACTGTCCGGGTGGAATGCCAACCAATCCGCTATTGCGAGCCGACTAAATGACCTGGTGGAGAACATTCCTAACATTAATAATCGCATCTATGATTATATCCTGTAATAATCCTATCATCAGGATAGAAGAACAGGATCTTATAGAGATTCAGCAATGCTGGAGAAAGAGCGCAACAGGCTGCACTTTTAAATTTGCTCCAGATGAGTTTGAACAATACAGTCAAAACAGCTGTCCCGGTTATAAGAAAGTAAAGTGGTTAGAACGGACCTATTATAAGAGATGGTTTAATGAGACAGAACTTATTAAACAGGGAGAGACTGAATGCGAGTAATTCGCAATACTATCTTCGTTGTAGCAGTAATATTATTCGTAGCTCTCCTTTATCTAATATCATTACAAGATATTGAGATTAAAGAATTAAGAATTAGAGAGCAAATGACTCTGTCCTCACAGGCATTCTGCTCAGAGGAAAAATCCGCCTTATTTGTTCTAATGATTCAAGATGAAGGTAGAAGAAATGTTTGCAGAAACATCAGGAGAAAAAAAATGGCAGAAGAAAAAAAGAACGCACCAGAGATAAAAGAAGACCCCGAAGCAAAAGGCGGCAAACCTCCAGAGCAGGAGAAGCCAAAGAAGCCCGAAGCAACGTTTCTCGTTTACGAGCTTGGAGCCGTAGAGGATGTCAGATCGTTCCGTAGCGATCAAGGCGGCTTAACAGTTTGGGCGCTTTAAACCAATTCGATAACCCCGGTCCATAGCGGCCGGGGCTTTCTAGTGGAGTGGTTCACCTGGAAAAAATCATAGAGCGGATTGATAAAGAGAAAGAAAGACAAAGACAAATGATCAAGGGTAAATGATATGCCAGACATCACAATGTGTGTTGGAGTTACAAAGAAGAGTTCATGCCATATGAAATCTACTTGCTATAGATATACTGCAACTCCTGATGAATATCGACAGTCCTGGTTTTCAGAAGTGCCTCTTAAAGAAGATCAAACTTGTGAACATTATTTGCCTTTAACTATTACTAAGAAAAAGGCCAGTGATGTTAAAGGTAAAGCTAAGAATAAAAAAGCTAAAGGGTAGAATTGATATTATCCAAGTTAAATTAATATTCTATATAAGACTGTTTATTAATAGATGTGAGTTTAAATGGCATCCGGAATTTAAAATATTAATAGATTCATTCCCTACCAAACAACAGAAATTCTCTAGATCTATATTAACTCACTGGATTATTATAGGCTGGGTAGAATTTAAATTCTACTCATTAGATATAGTTATTCCAAATGGAGCATGGTAGATGTATTTAATCTATATAGAAGATAACAATCATAAAAGCTTTAAAGAAAGATTAATATCATTTAAAGAACGTAATAATATTAATAGTTACTGGGACTTAATAGCATTAGCGTGCTAAAAAGCTATAGTTATGAATGGTGATAGAACGATACGCGATTATGTTCAGAACACCGAGGAATTTTATTTAGAGCAAGAAATCGAGGAAGAGGAAGATAATAGAAAGATCTTCTATACCGCGGTACGTAAATCTGATAAGGAAAGATTTATAATACATTGGAGTCCTTATTCCTATATATCCCAGGATGATTTTAGAATGATAGTAGAACTACAGTTATTTAACTGTAGAGATGTTCATATTCATAAAACAGCAGGATATAGAATATCTGTTAACTGGGATTCAGATTCCCTCAAGAAATTATACGATAATTCGCCATTATTCCATAGAAGGAGAGAATAATATGTCTATTAAAGATAGATTCTCTCAGAATATTCAAAAGATTAAAAAGAAGAGAGAAGCTTCTAAAGTAAGAAAAAAGAAGAATACTAATATTCATGGTAAGACTGGATCTGTAAGATTATCAACCGGAAGATCTACAGCATTATTAAGAACAGGTGGACCAGTTGTTTTTACAGGCGCCGGTCCCCAGCCAAGACATATAATGATAGCATATGCTAATAGAGCTGGCTATACCGTTGAAAATAGAGTTCATTATAGGACCAATTATCTAATTACCGATAATCCTAATAGAATGACAGTAAAGAGAAGGGCAGCGATTAGATATGGAATTCCTATAATTAGTTATAGTCAATTCCTTGATGGAATAGATAGATCATGAGCCTTAAAGAAAAGCTTATAGCTCTATCTCATTCTGAGCAAATAGTTATAGATCTAAATAATACAATACAAATGATGAAGATGGATCTATTTATAAGAGATAGATTCACTGGAATAATTACAAAGACAAATGATGTATTAGTATGGAGTAAATGGTTTGAAGATCCACTTAATAGACAGGTATTAGTTACAAATCTAACTTATCAATGGTGGATCTATCCTATAACAATATCTACAATATTCCTTGGAATACCACATTCATTTAATAATAAGAAGAAACCACTATTATGGGAAAATGCTATTATTAATTAATCAGATGGAAATGTAAATATAACTGGAAGATATGATAGCGAAGCTGCTGCTTTAGCTGCACATCGAGATATACAAAATCGTTATCATATTTCGGGAATTACAAGATAAACTAAGGAGTTAACAATGGACACATATCTTACAATAGCTAATATTATTGCTCTCGGTCTTATAGCTGTTAAATGGAGCAAGTCAGACGCTCTTAATTTTAGTATTAAGTCTATTCTTGTAGCAATAACAGTTGCTAATATTATTCATTTGGGCCGGCTTATTGGTTTTATAATTAAGATTTAAATTATTAACAATGAGTATCAAAAACCGGCTTCAAAAGATAAAGAATAAGAACCAGCGGATTAATTCTTTATATGAAACTATCGGAGCTGATTTAGCAACTACTGTTGTTACAGAGAAACCTAATAACAGTCCCTTTATGGTATATCTTCAAGGAATGTTATTGTTTGAGGATAGAGATTATACTATTAAAAATGATAAAATCAGCTTCTTAATACCTATTCAAGAAGGAGCTAGAGTAGAAATCCGTGGCAGAGATGGCTATGAAAGAATATTAGTAGTCCGTAAAGGCAACTTAGTATTTTACTAATCTATTATTAACATTTACAAGGTTGTATAAGATGACTATTGTTTAACTATTGGTATACAATCAATATACAATAACCGTTTTATGTTTTATAAATGTTTATAAATGTTTATAGGGGTTATTGTTAATAATAAGATTCCATATCATAAAACCTCGAGAAACCATGGTTTTAAAGGGTTTTATGGACATACACATGTTCTATTAAATCCTATAAAGTTTTATAAAACATTATAAAACAATGTTAATAATACTAGTCATCTTATACTGCCTTTATACTGGCTTTATACTGACTTATACTGGCTTATAGTCGTTGTTAACATTCTTTAATTTATAATTAATTAATTAAAATAAAAACTTTAATTATTAATAACAAAACCTGTTCTCAGTCTTCGTAAACTTACTAGAAACCATGCTTTTGAAGCATTTTATGAGGGGTACCCTATGAAGTCATTATTAACAATACTTTTAATTATAAATATTATATTTATAATTAATTGCCGTAAATGGAATGATCAATGTGTACATATTGATGATTCATATGAACATGTAGTGCAATCATGCGGTAATGGCCGGCAATCATTTAGAGCCGGGTCCATATTTACCATAGATTACGTAGATAATGCTAAAGATGAATCAATGGTAGTTATGTTTGATTCAGGCTTATCTACAGTTAATTACATAAAACACATACAAATGGGAACTGTTATCCGCGAGGAGTTTAAAGAATGAGTAAAACTGTAAAGCTGCTTAAATCTGATAATGGAAAGATGCAGGAGATAGTTAGATTATTAACTGATTTTGATATTAAAACAGGCCGGCATTTAAAATATCCAGATTTACACAGGCACTATGAAAGATGCGCTATTGCTCACTGTCCTACTGACAGTTTAACATTTGTTATCACTGAGATGGAAAATCAACAATATACATATATTGTACAGGCTACCTCAAATGATACACAAAGTAAGGACTACGTTAAGACCGAATGGATCCATGAGGATGGAATCAAAATGGAACGTAGAGAAGAGAATAAAGAACATCCAGTTCATAGAATTGTATGCCTCACAGATATGTTTGAGCGAGGCGAACCAGTATTAGTGTAACGGTCCTTTTTTCAGTCTTCGAGAGGGAGGTCTCTCAATATGAATAAAAAGTTTATGATCTTGGCACTGATAGCAATTTCAGTCTTCAGCTGTGGTAAGAAAGAAAGCGGAGATGATACATCTACCGCGGCTATTCTTGCACTGGCTGGAGCTGGAGTTCAGGCTTCCCAACGCAATTGTGTTACACATCCTGCAGTTTGGGTAGCTAATGGGACTACATGGACATGTTCCGCTTCTGGAATGACTCTAACTTGTGTTCCTAATGCAGGAACTACAAGAACGATTACATATCCAAGCGTGGCTATTCTTAAGAGATCTATATGGGGTGCGTGGTTGAATATCACCGCAACATATATTCCATTCGGATGGTCCAAAATGGTCATCGGAGCCCAGAACCTTACAACAACATATGATTCACAAAATAGAGCTACTAGTAGATCTGATGGAGTTACGTTTAGTAACTATGATTCTAATAGTAACTTTCAAACTGTTAGTAATGGAGCATCTGTAGCCTATGGCTCATATGATACCACTATTACTGGAAAACCTTTATCGGTAACAGTTACTGATGCTGGAACCTGGTTGTTCTCTACTGCAAATGGAAGTAATGTGCTTACAGCATATACTCCTGCCGGCAGCAGTGCACAAACAGTATCAAATTCCGGTTCAGTGCAGCTTTGTGAATAAATCTGATAATAAGAGAGAATAATATTCTCTCTTATTTTTCAGTTCATGGCTAGCCAGCTGGCAAATTAAGTGTTAACCGTGCTTAATAGCTATACCGTATCATTAACCAACATGATACTTCCCTAAGGGGAATAAAGTCTCTATGATTGAAGTAGAGAAAACGGTTTATTTCTAGGAGATCCCACATGCCAATTAAAAGAGTTAAGAAAGAAAAGAAGTTCCGCGGAACTTTAAAAGGAAACTCTGGATTTATTGGCGGTGGGATTCATTTAGCCGCTGATTATGGAACTGATGAGGATACCTGTTTCGTTAGAGTAGGAACAGATTCCTGGAAGCGGGTAAAGAAATCTAAAGTAAAAGATAAATCTACTATTATCCGCTGCTGGAAATGCAACACATATGCAGCAACACTGAGTCATTATTATCCATACATTCCTGATGGAACTGTATGTGTTAAACATATGGACAAACGCTAATGGATAATCAGCTTCCACTAGAATTTAAGATTCCTGACAATCTTAAGTTATTATTAGAGGCTCCTAAAGTTTTAAGAACCCATCATTGGATAATGAAACCATCTAGTTATGGAATGGCATGCCCATTAGAACATAATCATAAAATAACATGGTCGGAATATGAATCTCATATATGGTGTTATCACTGTAGCAGAGACTGGTATGTAACAATAAATAACGCAGGTGTATTTAGTGGTCCAATACCAATTACACTAGCTGCTATTCTAGGTATTAGATTTGAACGAGTAGAAATATCTACTCAAAAAGTAATTGATGTGCACGATCCAGAATTCGATAATACCTGGGTAAGCGATCCAGAACTGGATAAATGGTTATTAGATAATAAACTAACATTAAGAGAAGTCCCATATTCCGGAGAGAAAAATGAGCATCCGTCAGAGAGTTAACGCAGTATATCGTAAGATTGAAGAATGTCAGGGTCAACTTGATTTCTTAAGATCTGAGTGTAAACATCAAGATACTCATGTAGCACTGTGGGGTACAGATGCAGCACATGCTCGCATGGCAGTAATCTGTAAGGACTGTGATACTTATATATCTCCAGTAAGAGAGGAAGAAGATGGCACCGAATCTACTCACAACTGAAGATATGTATCTTATTCTTAATAAGCTTTCAGATGGAAAGCCTGGTTACTCAGAAGATCCAAAGATTGCACAGGTCCAGACCCGCTTATCTATAATGCTTCAAGCGGAAACACGAATTGAAGAGATTAAAAGGAATATAAAAAAGGAGCAGCAAAATGGAAATTGAATGTTCATACACAGGACATCACCCTATTATAGATCAACTTATCAGATCTAATATGAAAGCTAAAGGCTTCTCTGAAACTGGATCCGGTATGGCTCTTATGGAATCCAGAAGAGACATTACTTTCCGGAAAAGAGGAAGAGTGAAGTTAGCTACAATTAAAAAGGGATTCCCTCGAGGAATTAACGTTCGAGATATTACAGAAGATTAAATGCAGATATTTCAGGATACCATAATAACAATCGGAATCTTTATTCTATTTCTATTCTATCTATTAACAATTGTGTTTGTTATTCTATTTCTGGTATTACTAGAAAAAGTAGATAGAGTTAGAAGACTGTTATGAGTATTAAAAACAGACTGCAAGATGGTAAGCTTAACAGTCAGTTAAGCAAGATACCTGTAATAAAAGGAACAGTTACTTTAAAAACTAATAGTGGCTTATTAGAAGTAGTTCCGGTAACAATATCAAATGAGAGTGCACAAGAATGCCAAGAACTAATAAATCATATCTTGACGAAGGGATCAGAAGATCTAGAAGAAGAAGGCTCTATGTTCTCTATTTACAGAAGCAGATTAAAAATATAAAAGAGCATTGGACTCAGAATCTAGTATATGACATATCTGAGTATTCTCCCAATGACAGGAAATATATAGAACAATCAAATAGAGTTCTAAATAAACTTATTAGAGCTTATCGTTATCATACTGAACCCGCACTTCCTGCAATAGGAGATATAAGATCCAATGAGTTTAAAAGAAAAGCTTCTTGAAATCCTTCCAGAAAGCGGTGTATCAAGCGTAATTAAACTTGTTCCCTTCTCAGTACTAGTTCAAGACACCCAATTCTTAAATCCAGTTATTGGTCTATCTATAGATATAACTGATATACAGGACATAAATACAGTAATTAATAACAGCTTCTTTAAAGCTATATACGACACTATTGGAAATAAAAGATTAACATTTCTAATAGATTTACTTACTGGAATTGCACAATGGGATCCTTATAAATGGGACCAGCAGCATTTGATATATGCATCCTTAAGACTACAAATGGATTTTGATCAGATAAAACCATTTAGCATTTTAAAGTTTCCCAGTAATGTTGTAGAGGAACAAGATGACTAGTAAAGGCTATAACAAAGAACATATTAGTCGAATCTTTAGAAAGAAGAAGAAAACTGTGTATATTCCAAGAGGCTCATGTGTAAAATGCAACAAGAAGTTTCCTAAGGATGAAATGCGAGGACCAGTTTGCAAAACTTGTTTTGATACAATTCATAACCGCAATAAAGTAAAAGAGGAATTCAATGAGTCTCAAGGATAAATTGAAAACAGTTGTTAAAGAGTCAATGGATGATCTGGAGCATAAATTAACCCGGCTTAATGGAGCTGCCGAACTTGTTCTATTATTACACCCAGATAATAAAGAAGCGGTCGCTTTAGCTAAAATGATACTCAATCAAAATCCTTCAGGAGCCGAGTACCCTTTTGCAGATAATCCTATACTTGCACAATATTCAAAAGAAGACTTTGAGAAAGTTTCTTTTTCAGGTGGTAAGATAGACCAAATCAAAAGTTTTAGAGCTGTTATAGGAGTCGGTCTTAAGGACGCAAAAGACGCTGTAGAAGAACTAGAAAGATTAGGTCATATCACTTTTACATAGAAAAATTAGATTGATGGGTTAAGACTTACCTTTTTCAGTGATTGAAAGGGCCTATAGCTCAGTTGGTTAGAGCAGGAGACTCATAATCTCTTGGTCCCTGGTTCAAGTCCAGGTGGGCCCAAAGCTACCAAGCAGCATGGGTCCCCCCCGATTCTCCCAAAAGATGAGGGGGGACATCCATCATATTATTGTTATGGATAATAAATTAATAGAACAGGCTACTCTTCAGGTAGAGGAGTTTAACAAAGAGCTAATTAAATCTTTTACTCCTGATAACTGGGTAAAAGATGAAAATGGTTATTTCGTTGTTACTACAATGGAATCTGTACTTCGCTTTGTAATAACGAGGAAAGATGGATTACAAATCAGAAATTATGATTTGGTATATTCTATTATGATAGGTGACTATTATTACTTTTGTAATTCTCACTTATCAAAGAAGTGTCGTAAGTTCTTTGATTTACTAAGAAAACTAGATTTGAAGACATCAAAGGAGATAGATTATGTAAAGGCAGCAGAAGCAATTAACAAATGGAAGAGCACGAAATAGCGCAAATCGGTTCACCTATAAAAGTTTAATGAGCCGTAAAAAATCGTGGCAACTTTAAATGTTTAATGCCATAACCCAAGAGGTAAAAAATGAAACAGATGATAATTAAGAATCTTAATTACAAGAAAGAGTATGATGAATACGGTAGATTAACATCTCCATATGCATTAGCTTTCGTGTATTATCCAGAAGGAAAGATTCTAATCAAAGGATGGTTTTCCGATATTAAGAAATTTATCGAGAAAGAATATCCTAAATCTCTAGTTAGATATGAATTCTACAATAAAAAGCGGCACGCTGGCTATTGGGTATTAACAAATACCAAATGTAGAATAATTAAAAGAAGTAAAAAAGACCCAGATAACTATAAAGCTAAAGGAGATCATTGGTCATTTGAAATAGAACGGGAAGTTATTACCCGGTTTAAAAATATGCCCAATGTATGGAGTAAAGCTTTTGATAGAATCTACGATATTATTAAACTAGACAGTAAACCTGTAGCAGTATAATATCAACTCTATAATCCCCTGTAGCTCAGTCGGTAGAGCATATATTGTTGTTGACTTGCTAGTGCAACTCTGTTAATATAAGATTCATGAAGAATGGGCCTTATATACTAGTAGTAGCTCCAACTGATTATCCTGGTAAGAAATATAGAGAGCGTTATTGCTATCAACACCATCTAGTATGGTGGCAAAATGGTAGAAAACTTCCGAAAAAGAATTTGGAAGTTATACATCATAAGAACCATGACAAAACCGATAATAGAATTGATAACTTAGAGTTAAAGCAAATAGATTTGCATAATAAGGAACACAAAGAGATTTCTACTGCAAATGCAAAATGCGCATATTGTAAAAAGGAATTTAGAGTTAGACCATTTAAACTCAAAAGGCCTTACAATTTCTGTTCTAGAGTATGTATCGGTAAGTTTAACTTTAAGAAGAAAATAATCTCTCACTAGGTCCCTGGTTCGAGCCCAGGCGGGGGAGCAAAATGTTTTCATTGGCCTCATGACTGAAAGGGTAAAGTGGCAGAGTGGAATTGCAAGCCACTCACTGTAAGGTTCAACTCCTTACTGAGGCACATGTTATCTACGTATAGTAACGTAGATATCCTCTTAACTGGCGACAAGCTAAGTTAGTTAAGATCCGTTTGAAGGTATCAGGGCTATTGGATTTGTGAGTCCTTTAGCTGATTATCCAGGAAACCTTACGATTGGCAGCCGTTAAGTTGCAACTGGTTCGGGAGTATTGTATAAGTGGTAACGCGGCCACCTTGCTCCTGAGCTGGGGATCTTCATAATACATAAATAATAACCGGAGTTCAACATGTTCACAATTGAAAATAAACAGTATAGAGTATGGTGGAGATATGATACAAAGATCGAAGAAATTAAAACCGTTATTCTTAAAAGACACGGTAGAAAGCATACTCTTATCAAAGAGCTTACCATCTCAACTATTGTATGTTCCATTCAGAATATGAATGAACAAGATTTAATCTGGCTTGGGACTTCAGAATGTAGTCCAGATGATATGAACTACCGGCCAAAAGGCCGTGGATTATCATTAGATAGAGCTATTGAAAGTTTACTCAGTAGCTTTAATAGAACATCACAATATATCTCATATGATGAAAAGACTCTTAAGAAGTTAAGAAGAGATATTATTTCTCAGGTATCTGAGAAAGTTAATATCATTTTAGAATAGTAGTCATTGTCTCGATAGCTCAGTTGGATAGAGCATTTGCCTTCTAAGCAAAGGGTCGAAGGTTCGAATCCTTCTCGAGACACATTAAGTTCCGGTGGTGGAATCGGTAGACACAAGGGACTTAAAATCCCTCGGCGCAAGCTGTGCGAGTTCAAGTCTCGCCCGGAACACATTACTATAATTATTAATTAGAGGTATAATATGGCAAAGACTGGAAGCTTTAAAACAACTGTAGAAGTTGGAGAAGCAGAACAGGAAGTAACCGTAGATTATACTTTCTATCCTTATTATAGAGGAGCTCGTGATGGAAGATGGGGACCTCCTATTGAACCAGATGAGCCGGCACATATTGAAATAGATTCAATTACTGATGAAGCTGGTAAAGATATCACAGATCAGTTAGATGATAAGACTATTACTAAAATAGAAGAAGATGCAATGGAGAATTATGGTGATGACGAACCTGATTATCCCGAAGACGATTGAGCAGACTCTTAATTATAGAAAGCCAGAGTATCTTTATCATTTCACTTCATTATTTCATTTAAATAGCATAAACGAAAAAGGAATCCTTCTAGCTACAGATTCCTGCCTTAATCCATATCATATAGTTGAACCTAACGTAGTGTGGTTTACTTCAGATCCAGATCCAGAACAAAAATGGAAAGATGGTTCTATAGTTAATAAGACCGAAGTTCAATTTATCTTTCCTACAGAAAAGTTAGATGTTTATCCCTGGGTAGAATGGGCTAAACATAAAGGAACACCAAATTTCTGGATAGAAGCCTTATCCAGCACTGGTGGAAATGCTATGGATTGGTTTGTACACATCGGTGATTTGGTTATTACTGAAGAACTAAATACCAGAGTAAAATTTAATTATGAAAAAGATAAGTCATAAAGAAAAGTTAAAAGGAAATACCCCCCGGCCAATAGACGATCGTTCTCATCCTGATGGTGTTCCGGAAATGGTTATAGTGACCATGGCTGGAACAAGTCATCCTGAAATATATGTTTCTGATAGAATTGCTAGAATTCTAAGTCAGGCTCTTAAAGATGATAAGATATTATTAATTGATGGAAGTCATCATGAATTAGATTCCAGGAACATAGTATGGACTAAAGAGAAACATGAAATGAAATGGATTGGATCCATTTTAGAAAATGAAAGTGGTTATAATCCAATAGTTGCATTAAAGATGTTCTTAACAGAAGAACATGAGTCATATATAGAAGATAAAACTGGATTAGAAGAAAATGAAATCCCGTTCTAATTCTTTTTTTTTTTCAGGGTGTGGAGGTTTGTTATGTTTAATACAAACTTTGTACTTAAAGCTCAGGATATATTTGATAATCTCTCTGCAGATCAGAGAAAGAAGATATTCGATAAATCCTGTAAAGAAACAGTCCAAATCATTTGCGGCGCATATGCAAAAAGCATGAACGAATCTCTTTCAAATCAAGCAGTTTTGCAATGCCCGGTTTGTTCAACAAGAGAGAAGTTGCTTACCATGTTTGGTAAGAATACTCTTTCCGAAGAATTCCTTCATTCTGTAGTAGAGGATATGGATCCTATGCTGCTCGGAATGATCAGGATGGTTGTAACTCAAACAGTTTATGCACACATTATTACTGAAATTAATCCAGTAGAAGAATATAGTATTGAGTATGCAGATTCACTTGCACTTGCGTTATCAAATATCTGGGTAATTAATTACACAGATCAGTTGTTAACTGATGTAGTTAAAGTAATCTCTACACAGACTATGATCATGGATACAACGTCAGTAAATTAGAAGGATAAACAAGATGATCCCGGAAACAGATAAACCTCTGCATCAGGAAGCTGATGTGGAGGTTACTTCTGACACTTTGGTAGAAGACCAGGAATTTAAAAATCCTGAAGTAGAACATGTTTATATGGGAATACCAGATGGCAAAACCAAAGAAGAAGAAAGAACCAAAGCCAGTCAGAATAAACCAAGCTGAAGTTGAGGCTATAATTAACCTCACTGGAAAATCACGCCGGAAAGCTATTTTATGGCATCTTACTGAAAAAGAAAGGAGAAAGTCTAATGGCAACATCAGCTCAGAAGTTGAAAGCGCAGAAACAATTAGAGAAAGCGCAGCAACAACTTGATAAGATAAAGAAATCAGAACAAGAACAAGAACATTTAAAGAAAATTCGAGAAGCTGATGAGTTAAATAATCAAGCCCTTAAAAGACTCCCCGAATTCATGAAATGGTTTGGAAAAGATCTTGGAACTGACCGTAGAAAGAATGATAAAGGTCAGTATGAGAATATTCAAATCACTCCATTAATGGCTGCTGTTGAAGTAATCCAGATTGAAAACTACCTAAAGAGTTTTTCATGGATCAAATCTGTTATTATTGGATGGTATGCATCCAATGAAGAGTTTGACGATTTCGCAGTATATCTTGAAGTAAATCCTAATTATAAAATTAGTATTAAAGAACATACTTATTTTGATATGTGTGTTAACTCCAGAAGTTTTAGGCATTCTCCATTCCCATGGAATGTCCTTGGTAGTCCCGATGAAATTAGTATCGAGGATGTAGAAGGTAAGAGTTATATCCGTATCTGGTGGGACTGATCTTTTTTCAGTTTGTGGAGGTTTACTATGTGTGGACGAGTAAGCTCAAGAAACAAACTGTTTAAACCAGGAGATTTCTTAGATATAAAAATAGCAAATCGTCCTGCTTCCACTGAATGGGGCATTAAGCTAGGTTCTAATCTAGTATATAATGCCCGTCAGGAAAATCTTTTCGGTTATTGGAAAGATTGGATCGATGCTACAGTAGAGATAGATATGTTCTACGAAGGTGGACATAAGTTCTTCCTAAGAGAACGTAAACCTATTACTGTAGCTGCTCTTGTTGATAGGAATGCAAGTCATGTAGTGCTTGTAACACGACCGTCAATTATGCCGGTTAGTATGTTTCATCACCGCATGCCTCTAATACTAGAACCAGGAGAAGTGGAACTCATAGCTGCCTAGGGGTTGTTGGGATTATAAGACTAACTAGGAGAAAACTACTATGATCCAGGACACGAATGAAGATGCGCTAGATAGCTTGTTTGACTCGCTATCAAATCTTCCTGATAATGAGGATACCCTTGCTGCAGTATATCACGCTGATCTGATTCGTAAGAATCAATTAGCACGTAATACAGTTATGCGTAAGAATGTAAGCTTTGGCCGAACTTCTTATCATGAAACTGGATCATTTGGAGAAGATGATCCTGCAGATATTCGACATTATCAAAAAGATTAGCGAAAAATATATAAGCGTTTTAGAGAATACTCTAGAACGCTTTTTTTCAGGGATTGGGGAAAAGGGATCTTTCCAATTCCCACACTAAATAAGAATGAGAATGAATATGACCACAACTACAACAATCTTAGACGCTCCGAGTCCTCAGGGATCTCCGAGAAAATCGGGAGTAGAAGCAAAGTTCAACGAATGCTTCGCCAAACTCGATTTCTTCGGAAAAGACGAAAAGCTCGTCTCCGAAGACGTTACCAAAATGGGAGTTTCTGGCAATGATGAATCCGAAGGGATTTATCATGAATATGCAGAAGTTCCCGATTTCCGCGGTCCAAAGAATTCCATTGATGGAGTAATTCATCAAGGGAAACTTCGTGGCATCGTAATTGGTTACGATCGTCATGAAGGGATGGATCAACAAGGCCGGATGAACCTGAATCAGGTTGGGCTGGGATTGTGGATTGCATCTGAAGGGCAATTTGGTGGATCTCTTGCAAATCGTTTGCAAGTTCCTCTGGCTCGTGCCAAGGGAGTATCCATCAAGGATCGTCTCAAAGCGGAAGGAGACCAAATGCTCAAGAACATTCCGCTTGGAAGTCGCGTAGAGGTTGACTATCTGCGAGTAGATTACACTACCCGCGGAAACAAGGCAACCTATCGGCAGCTGATTGGTAATCCTACGATTATCAGCAACACTGCTGACCACGTTAAAGTGGAGAAGAATCAGAAAGCAGCCGAGAAGGCAGCAGCTTCTGGTAAGTGACTCCCATATGTCCGGGGGAAGAAATTCCCCTGGATATTTTTCTGAGGATTATATCATGCTATTTACGATGAAAGAACCGTGCACTCACTGTCCGTTTAGAAATGATATAAGAGCTTATCTTAACGAAGAACGTGTGGAAGAGATATTACAATCATTGGATAGGGCAACATTTGCATGCCATAAGACAATAGAGCACGATGATGATGGAGAAGGTGTTTATCTAAAGAATACACAACATTGTGCCGGTGCACTTATACTTTTAGAGAAAGTAGATAAGCCTGGACAGATAATGCGTATAGCCGAGAGACTTGGTCTATACGATCGTCATAAGCTTAATATGAATGCTCCAGTATTTAATAGCTTTGAAGAAATGATAGAAGCTAATAGATACTAGACATTGTTATATTCATCATATTGATCGTAGAAAGCCGGCTGAGTATCATACCCAGCAATTACTGATCTACGTTCGAAGATCTTGCCAGATTGCAATGAAGCTAACTCGAATGGATCTATTAATCCATTTTCATCAACTTTAACAGGATGAAGTAAATCAATATCTTTTGCAGTATATTGAATAACTTCCTCGTTAACAAGATCATTAATACCTAATGAACCACCATCATCCATAATCTCTACTCCAAAGATAGAGAGAATGGACTTATAGCCATATTCATTTGTAAGAATAACAAACAAATCAAATGCAGGTAATTGGTCAGGCTTAAGAAAGTCCGATCTTACGGCAGAATCTATCTGAAAATCCGGATCCTGAGGGAAGAAGTTTGGAGGATAGATAGCTGTAATAGGATGTTCATCAAACATGGTGAATATCATACTACCAGCGATCGTTCGACGACCGCGAGCTCTATATGTAGGAGCTACTTCATCACCTCGAGGAGCATCAGGCTTACCGCGGTGGATGGACCACGATATCATACTTAACCCTTCAAGATTACCTACTGAATATCCAATAGCATATGCTACTTTGATATCTACACCAGTAAATGTATGATACTTCTGTCCAACAGTAGTAATTCTAGAGTTAACTTTAAACTGGCCCTTCAATGGCAGCTTGAGCTTACGAGCTTCTTTGTTATAAGCAATCTCTGATTGAGATACTTCAAACTCACCAGTCTTAATGTTAATAGGCCGGATATTAAGTTCATCTTCCGGCTTAAGGGCTCCAATCTGAACCAGCTGATATAATATTAATGCAGAAGAAGCCAGCCGGTCTCTGACAGTCCCAGTTCTAAAATCAGGAATAGTAGATACCTTATTAGATGTTGGATTTCTGAATACAGTTCCAAAGCTTACTCTATTCCCGTACGCACTCATTAAATCATCAATAGCCTTCTGGAGCTGGATCATATACATCGAGTTATTACCAGCTGCTATAACAAACTGATCGGCAGCTTCTGGATCCAGAGTTGGTAAGCCAACTAATGACTCGGAAACCTTATCTAATCTAAGGGATCTATTAAGCCTGGCTTGCTGATCTGCAATTTCAGTGGGACTGAGATTACTGCTCTGAGCTGCTAGCTGCTGCTTAATCTGATTATCTAAAATCTGACTTTGGACAGCTTCATACTTACGGCCGAGATCCTGATTCTTCCAATAAGCATCTGGTATAAAGTCGCTCTGCTTGTTATTGTTATTAGCATCACGAGTTTCAAAGTTATTGATATTTACAATTACATCTTTGCCGCTTGAATTTAAAGCATTAACATTCTGATTCTTAATAATATCATTATATCGATCCTTCAAGTTATCTGGAAGGAAGCTTAATATATCTGATACTCTTGATCCATAGAGAACGTTCTCTTGATCAGGGTAAATCTCCCCAATAGTGTTGCGGCTGGTTGATTCTGGTGCTGTCGTTCTTATTGGCATTACTAAAAAACTAATCCTGAATGATAGATCGTACCTCAGTTCGAGGACCCTATTGAAGGGCCACTCGAACAATTACTCAAAAACACCGCACGTCCACTACTTTTTCAGGTCACGGAGGTTTAAATGCAAACCAAAGAAACTAGAAACTACCGATATCTAGCCGGTGTAAACTTCGGAGTTCCATATGCGTATGGAACTGTAACCGATACTACGCCCGATGGTAAGGCAGTTATTAAGATTGAGAAGTTCCTATCTGAAAACTGTAATGGATCCTTTAACCCTGCAATGGAAAAGTTTGTTGGGTTAAGACTGTCCGCTACTGTAGACAGAAAAAGAGGACATCTTCATCTCCTTGCAACTTCAGTCCTTGGCAGCGGAACCTTCGAACAGAAGGGTATCCTGTACAATGCTGAAGTATCAATGACGCATCGTATCCCACTCAAGATGAATCCTGTAAACGGTGATATTTATGAAGTATCAAAAGAACACGGGTATCTTGATGAAATCCCACACATTCCTGGTGGCTATTATAGTGTTATCGTCCAGCCTTTATATCGAGCAATGCCAATTGCAAGAGAGAAAGCTGATGTAACAAACGCTGATAACTTCAGTGCTAAAATGTCCACGGTTCTCTTTGAAACAATTATGAATGGAATCGTTGGAACAGCAGAATTTCAGGAGTGGGTTGGTAAGTTCGAAGATCAAGAAGAAGAAATCCAGAAAAGTCCCAAGACTTTTAGAACTGGATTTATGGATGGTGAATAATGAAGCTTCTAGAATATTTCAGTGGTGGAAAGAACTATTCTGGACTTGAAGTAAACGTTGATATTGAACAAGTTAATTGTGGAACAGATAAGCTCATAGTAAATATGAGTTTGCCAGCTCAACAGTTTAACAAAGAAATCAGCGTATTCATACCAAGATTTATAGATCGTAGATATGTAACCTATCAAGGTCATATCTATGGAAATATAATGTATGGTATTCCAGATAGTAAGTTTTATGTAAGCTATCTCAATGGTTTATGTTGTGAAGTCCAACCCCATGAGAAATTAGGGGCGTTGGGATATATTAACAACATGGAGGGACTTGCCGATCCTGAACTTCTAGTTAATCCAGTAATGAAAGCAGCATGGAGTAGTATTGGCACTTTAAGTGAAAATATCTATGACATGAATGAATGGAGCTATGTACGAGCATCTGATATTCTTGAAGAAGCATTAATTGTTTCTATTGAGAATACCGCCAGAGCTGCTGTTAAGCAGAACATATATAGCAACTGGATGATTAAAAGAGCAATAAGTATTGGAACTCTGGCATTCCGCTGGATTTCCCATTCCATTGAATTCGATGAATTCAAAATCAATGATATGGCTTCTCGAGTCATCATTCCTGAGATATTTACATCTCTGGAAGATGCTAACATTATTAAATGCGATATCCTCGATTTCAGCGATGTAAGTCAGGGAGCAACATTTAATATATTCGCACTTAAGAAAGGAGTTTTAGAGAATGAAATTAACCGCAGAAGCTAACAGTTATCCATTCTCCATCTCGAAATCGGAAAAATATTTTCCGGAATTCATAGATGGTAAACGGAGAGTGATTCTACGATCTACTCACAGTGCACTTCCACTCCTTAATCCGGATACTCCAATTCACTATCAAGCTGATGTTAATCCTCAACTGGATAGTGTGAATCTACATGCAGTTCGATTCTATGATATAGGAACCTTAAATGATTCATGTATTATAAGTCAGTCTGCCGCAAAGAAACTGGAAGCTTATAAAGTTACAGTTCAAGATATTGAAGTTCCGCTGGAATCTAAAGTAACCTGGAAAATTGAAGAGTCTACTTCTCCTGAAGAAGACCTTCGTATGATGTATTACAGTCAGGGGCAGTTTCATGATAAGCTGCTGCAGAAATATGATTTAGTTCACTATTTCCCTGAGGTAATATCTGCAATCTCCAAGTTTAAGGAATCTGCAATTCACTTTGTTAGACCTAGACAGCTTATCTGCTCCTTTGAAATTACAAAGGCTGGCAGAGATGGTGTAGAGATTAAAACAGTAAGGCATAAACGAACCAAGGTTAAACTACCATGGGGAGCTGTAGTAGTCTCAATAACAGAGAGTCCTACAAATAGAGATCACACTAAACGGTACACGATCGTTTATAAATCTATTGCTCCGCTAATGGTTGGCGATAAGCTTATGAACCAAACAGGCCATAAGTTTACCATTGGTAAGATCCTTCCAGATGAAGAAATGCCTACCGCTAATGGGGTTTCTGCAGATATTCTGATTCCATTTGAAGTTGGAAAACGGTGCACTCCCGCAAGTTTCCTGGAAGAAATGGCAAGCCTCGTATGGCATGAAACTAAAGATGAAAAGCTGCTGCTTGAACTATGCAGTGGTAATTCTGTTTCTAGCATCCGAAGCAAACTTGAATCCTGGATGGAAACCAATAACATCTCTCACACTTGTAAAGTTCAATGGAACAATCTTGAATTCGATGCACCACATGGTGTAATTAGAATTTATAGATGTGATAAGATTCCATCCGAAACTTTAAAGTGGACAACGAAGTCTCACGATGATAAGAAATTTAACCCGTCTCTTGAAGGTGTTAAGCTAACCTATACTCTGCTTTTGCTGATGTATATTAGAGGAGCTGAACATCTACTTAAGTGGGCAACATCTCTTCCTATCAAAGATGAGAGACTTCAAAAGATCTATAATACTGTAATCAAATCGCTGACTGGTTCATTTGAAAATGAACAGCTAGTGGAAATCTGGAAGTATATGCCAGGTGGATCTGATTATAGGACCTTCTTTGATACTGGTATCTCAGAAGATATGAAAGATGAATATGTTGGAACCGTTCTTGATCCAGATATTGCTTCCGGAAAGAAGTATGGGTATGTAAAGACATACGATGGAAAAGGCAACCAGATGGACATCATCATGCCTCCTGTATTTGCAGATGTTTATGCAAATGACTGGGGACTGTATGTTCTAAATCAGCTGGCTAGACATCTTAATAACATTGTACTGTTTACAACCCAGTATGAAAAGAATAAGGATACATCTCTCTTATGGAAAATAGATCGAGAACGTAAAAAGTATCTCGTATGCTTAACATCAGTTATTGCTGATTGTGTTAGTAAACACAACAGTCCATATACTGGTAGTTATGTATATGGTGTTGCATCAGCAGATGCAGATCTTGAAATCCATCAGGTCGGTATACCTGAAAGAGCATTTAGAGCTTTCAGTAGAAAGTATCCATGGTTCAGAGAGAAACCAATGGTTCTACTGTGCAGACATCCAGTTCATGATGAATGTGAATTGTTTGCAGTATCAGTGGTTCCTAAGTATACAGATACAGTAAGCATCCATCCAGTTCTCATCTCACTCTTGAGAGGAGACTTTGATGGAGATGCTTTGCTGTGTATTGTTCCGAGTGATCCTGCTGCATATTCAGATCTTCAGAAGATGCATTTGAATGAGGTTATTAGTAATGATGAACTCTGGAATATCAAATGGATCGTTGATCAAGTATGTCAGGAAGAAGGAGAAGGTGCTTCCAGAATGAAATGGGAGAAAGAGTTTGATACTCTTACTCACCCCGATATGATTGGTATCAGTTCCACATTTAAGAATATGGAATTTGAAAATAAATCAAACTGGGATCACTTCTGTGGCACACTCTGGACAACTAAACTCATAGATCAGAACAGCCTTCAAGCTGGATGGGCTATGGGTAATATCAAGAAGGAAACCGCTCTTGTTGGCAGTCTCGCTCTATCATTCATTGGTTGGTTAATCTTCCATCAGAATGAGAAGAATGAGAAATGCGTTTCAAGAGGACTACAGTTCTATAGGTTCGTAGCTGAAAACTCTCTGAGTAATAAGCACGGCGGGGGAAGTCATGCACGTAAATTGTGTGATTTTGCTCGTGCTGCCCGTACAGATGATAACGGTACACATCTGCCATCTAGAGAAATGGTAGATGCAGAGTTAACAGCCTGCATTAAAGCAGGTGGAGCTAACCCTGAAGAGTTTAAAGATCTGTATGAACTGTTCTGGACCTATCTTGAAGATAAATCTGAATTTCCTAATCAAAGGGATTTTCTGGACCACATTAGTCCAGTATTCACTATGATCAGGCATCAATCTTCACAAGATACTGTTCGTAAGTTCCTGAAAGGAAACATCGAACAGAAAGTGGAACCAAGTATGTTCAGTATGTTGGAAAGGGTGGGCCCGTAAGGGCCCATCTACCAGGAGGAATACATGTTTCAAGGATTGTTGGTAAGATATAGAAATTGGAAACAACTTCGTATGGAAGCTGCCGATAAACTATATAACGAAGGTTATGCTATTGGATATGCTCAAGCAGAAGCACATTTTAAAGCAGAACTTGAAAAAGAGCGGGATGAGAAAAAGAAAGATCATGATCGCTATGAAAAGAAAATTAAAGAAGAACAGGAAAGAGCGGATAGAGCTATCTCTAGATTAAATCTTAGAGAAGAGCAGCTCAATACCCGCGAAGAGAAACTTGATAAGTGGGAAAGATATCTCATCAGTGCTATTGCTCAATGTCAGGCAAGTAGAGTGCACTTTGATGGATTCGTTAAGCTGGTACGGAATGTAGTAGCTGTAGGATCCGGAGCCTATGATCAAGTAGATACTGTTCTTAAACAGCTCGAGAAGGCTAAGGAAGGAATTAAACAGGCAAGCTAATAGTCTATCCTTCCCTTTGTGTTATTATCGTTACTAAAAAAAGGAGAAGGATATGACAGTTGAGAAAGCAGAGAAGTTAGATAAAGTCAGACTTCCGAGATTCGGAGCTGATGAGTTTATGGCGTTTCTCCATAAACTGTCCAATACTGCACGCAGTTCTAAGTCATTAACTCCAACTGAAGAGAAAATCAGTCGGATTGAGGAAAAGCTCGAGAGAGACTTCCCATCTGACTATAAACCATCTTCAGATGGAACTGACCCGTATTCAATTACCAAATTGAAGATTGAAGAACTGCAGCCTGTCCAGTGGGCTGAGATTGTAGAAGCTGAAAAGCTTTATCTACAAGAACAAATGCTGAACGTAAAAGAGTATCTTACTACTCTCGAATGCCGGCATGCAGAATTGGATAACTCTGTTGGTGGTAGCGTATTCCAGGAACTGGAAGGCGCTAAAGCCAAAGCTAAAGCGAACATTCAGAGAAAACAGTTGCAGAAGCAGCAAGCACATCTGAAACTAGTAGCAGGTGGCCAGACATAGTCTGGCCTTTTTTAGGAGTTATAATTATGAATTTCATTCTTGGTTTAATAGTGTTCATCATCTTTTTAAAGATAGGTCAGAAATTACTCAAAAATAGAGTTCGGAGAGCTAAATATCATGACCACACAACGCCGGATGCCTACATCAGAAATAGACCCTCCGACAGAATATGAAATAGAATTAAGTAAGATAAAGGTTCAGGGTGCCATATTTGTCCCAGACGGCGAGGAATTTGATAAATTTGCTCAAATAATTATTACATACTACTCACAGTTAAATTCTGAAATATCAAATTGGTTAAGAGCGGGTTATGTTCTTCCTATAGAGAATATAAGTGATTTTAACAGGCTCTCTGATTATATTCTCCCATTTGATAATTTTAATCAAATAGCCAAATATCTAACTCAGCATCCTACTATATCATATCGGTTTGGCATATCATATCATATTAGAGAAAGAATAAGTCCAAACTACGAACATTTATGTAAAGACTATGATGGTACAACTACTCCTATCTACAAGAGAGAAAATATCCCATATATAGTTTCTGCTAATTCTTTATCCGATGATAGATTTATGTTAAATAAATCCCATCTTGATGAAATATCAGATATAGTAAAAAAACTTGGAACTGTTAATTCTGTAATAGTGCCAAGAACCCTAACTAAGAATGCAAATGTTCATAGAATAATTCATGAAAATGATAGTAGATACGTTCGTTTCTCTGGTGTAGATGGACCACCAATTTATCAAGAATATTATACCGGGCTTATTAAGTATAATCCTAAGAAAGCTAGAAGTATAAGACAGAGATACATTAGAGATCTAGGATTTAGATATAATAGAAAGTCTAAGAAGTATGAAGAAGTTAATATTACTAGATTAGGATTAAGTAAGAATTTAACAATTCATGGAGCATATCAAAAATGCTATTCAGAGGTTCACCAACTCTTGGGCGAAATTAGAGATGTATTATATTTCGAGAAATACTGGAAGGAAGATATTAGTGGAATAGAACAAGATGCGCTTAGTTATGATATTCAACCAATCAAGTTAAAATACTTTCACCAGTCTAAAGAGACTATAGAGAAAGAGAGAGTATATATAGACAAGGTAAATCTAATAGCAACTAACTCATTCTGTAAGGAAACTGGTAGATTTGAAAGACTTATACCTGTACGATCAGTAAGGAAACTTATTAAACAGATTTCATATCACTCTAGAAGAGTTCCTGATTATCATCTATTTAAAATACGACGCCTTAGTTATTATAGACCTAGATTAGATTCTTGTTCATTTTTATTCTGGTGGGTAAATAAATGTGAAGAAGCAGATAGAATTCTACCATTTGATATAGGAGGATTTATCAAAGATGCAAAATCTTACTATCACGGAAAAACAGAGAAAGCAATTGACCGTTTCACTAAAAAAGAAGGAAGGAAGCCTTCGCAAATATCTGAAGCATAACTTTACTGCATGTGGAATGTGTATTAGAGATCCAAGATTAGCAGAAGATTGTACACGTATCGCATGCCCACATAAGCCTATGAAACGGCTTATTTTATTTTTAGGAATTTCGTTGCTTATAACTCTGTTAATAAGAGGAATGGATATACTAAAATTCATACTATCGGAGATGTAATATGATAAGAGTTGGAAAGCTAATAGACATGGGAAAGGATTCCTCTGGATTTCGTTTAAGGATTAATACAAAGCTTGAAAGAGTTGTAGTAGTATTTCCAGATAAAGAATCTGCAGCAGAATATATCCCTCAGAATCTTCAGATTCGTGAGAAAGTTAGAATCTCTCTAAGGAATTCAAGTAAGGAACCTAAAAACAAGGTTTTTATCTACGATCGTAATTCAGATATCCCATGGGAAAATTCTGATTATGAGCTTCATTCTTTAGAACGTAAAATCTGACTTACTATAAATCAAGACCTTGAGGTAATATATGCGATTTGATATCCTCTATCGTCTGGTCGATGTAACAATATTCGGTTATTTTTGCACTATTCTTCTATCTATTTTGATAGGATATTTTTTATCTTCCGTCCGAAGCTGGCTTAAGAAAAGAAGCCTCGGAGGCTATGATGTTTGGGTTATATCCCTTAAATCCGAACCTGATCAGCAGGCAGCCAGATCTGAAAGATATGGAAGCCGTTGGGCATTAGGTTTTCCTAACAGGCAACATTCCTGTGAAGAGTGGGTACCATGGATTACCTCAAGCACAGAGGAAGTTCAGAAGGTATTTAAAGGTATTAAGGGTAGAACCACTCAAAATCGGCCTTCAATCTTCGATATTGCTAATAAAGATCTTGAGATAAAAAAGGCTTTTCTCCATGTCCCTGGTATGAAAGAAAGAATAAGCACGGTGCGATGATGAACCGCCGAGTATGGAGAGTAATTCAGGTATTGGAAGAAGCAATACATGCAGACTCTGAACAAGAAGCAGTTCAAATCTTTTTAGATCAAAAAGATTTAATCCCACCATCACAATCAATATCAGTAGAAGAGGTTACTACTCATGGGACGCAAAGAACGCCGGAAAATGGAACGACAGTTTCGTAGTGTAGTTAAGAAATTATCTAAAAAGACAGGTAAGAGTCAGCAAGATATTGTAAATGAAATGATGACTCAGACTCAAAGAGAGATTCCTTTAGTTCCACCTCCTGGAACTTCTACTATTCCATCTGAGATTAAACAAGAACGTGGTGGATTACTTAGATCAATCTTCTCGAAGTCTATCTTCGGAGGAAATACTAAAAAGGCGTAGTTGAATGAACAATATAGATCTTCGCTATGTTCAAACACGTAGCTGTGAACTTAATTGCCCTGGTTGTTACCTAAAAGAATGGGAACGAGAAATTCCTAACCAGGAAACTCGTAAGAATATCACTATCGAAGATGGAAGTGATTCTAATATCACCTTCTATCTTAATGCTATGGATAGTGAACAAACCATGAAGCAATTTCAGGGATTCTCTTCCTGGATGCGGCAGCTTCAAGAAAGCAATAGACATAAGAAACCAACTTCTCTTACGTTTATTACTGATGTTCAAACATATCGAAGATTCCGTAAGGAGATTCTCTCTGTATCTTTGATGCCATACTTTCAGCATCTCAAAGATAAGACATTGTCTCTTTCAATTAGGAATAGAGAAGATCTACAGGAAAGAAATCTGATTAAGCCAGATAATTCATCTGGTATTACAAACATTGTATATACCTTTGTACATGGATTAGACCATCCAGTAATCTGGAAGGATCTTTCTAATCTGATGCTCGAAGATAAGGTGAAAACCAGCTTCATGTTTTCAAAGCCGGCTACATTTAATCCTGATGTTTTAAGCTTCCTTTCTGATCTTAGAAAGAAGTATGGTAACTCTCTTGTTTATATCGACATGTGCTTTTTTAAAGCCGTTGATCAATTTGATTGTACTAAAAATCAAGAGGGTAATCATAAATACTCACCAGTATTTACCATTGTTGGAAAGGATGAAGTATTTCCTTGTACATATCCAACAAATTCATGTCAGGTTATGATTGGCAATTCCAGTGAAACTCCTAGAGGTTGGAATTACTACACAAAGAAGAACATTGAGGAAAAACTTTATGGCGGTTAAGGTTCCAGTTAATACAAAGATTGAAGCACAGGAGAAAGTTAAATCTAAATCTCGTGCTGTAGAACGCACAGTAAATGGGGAGGTTCCATTCACTTTCCTTGAAGAGTTTACAGGCGGTTATCTTGCCACTGTAGTTAGAAGCCGTGACACTATGTCATTTATCTACGATGTGGCACGCCATATCTATGAGTATATCTATCAAGAAAAAGAGAAATCCCCGGATATTCTGGTTAACTATATCGAGCATCTTCGAATGGTAACTATGGATCTGTCCGAGGCTGGAATTGGCCGGAAAGATTTCCTCGACGCTATGCAGAAAGAATCTGATCGTATGGGACTGAGTCAGAATGATGCCGTAAGTGCAGCAGCTGGCTTGCTCATTGATCATACAATCAGCAATCTGACAAGTCCGACCAACAACAAGACTTTTCTACCCGGATATAATGAAAGAACATCTTCTTGGAGATCTAACTATGGAGCTATCTATGAACAACTCCTTGGTTATGGATGTATGACAAATGCAGATATCCGTAAGGAATTTCCTGGATCCTATGTGATTATTAATATCTTTTCTGGTCATTTTCTAGAGCCGTCTCTAGATACTATGCATCCGGTAATGGATAGATTTAATTATCTACATTCTCTCCGAACCGTGGGCGATGATAGATCTATTCATAAAGGGAAAGCACTAAGTAAACATGAGCTGATTATCAACTTCTTCCTGGATCCAGCTTATACTCAGATACCATCATCTTTGTCTCAGAAGATTAGAATCTGGAATCATCCTGTATCCAAACAGATGCTGGAAGTTGTATATTCCTTCTCCGAAACAACAGCCTCTGGAGTAACACATCCAGTAGAATCTGTTGCTAAGATCTATACTCCAACTCTTCCTGAGGCAAATAGTTTCTATATTCGTTCTATGCTTGAAGATGGGAAAGAGCCCTCTGAACTGATCAGTGAGTATTATAGATCTATTTCTACAAGATCTAGATCTATCTCTCACATCTCTCTGGATAAGTTTCCCGATCTTGGTGGGATGGATCTATTCAAGAGAAAAGTAGAAACGTATATTAAGTATGCCGAGAATGCAGGATCCACAAAGAGAGGAAGATCAATTCTCCTAGTTGGAGTTCAAGGTGCTGGTAAAACCATGTCAGCCATGTATACTGCAAAGAGACTCGGCCGAGATCTTTATAGATTTGATATCTCGAGAGTATTGAGTGGGCTTCAGGGTTCCAGTGAACAGAATATGGACACTGAACTGGCACTTCTTGAAAACCTTGGAGATATCGTTCTACTGATTGATGAAGTAGAAAAGATCTTCGGTGGTGTTGTTAGTTCTCATGCAACTGACGGCGGTGTATTATTAAGAGTAATGGAAAAGGTTCTCCATTTCCTGGAAGGAAATAAGAGTAATCTTTTCATTATTATGACCGCAAATAATATTAAGAATCTTCCAGCAGAACTTACCAGAACTGGCAGGGTAGATTCTATTATGTTTGTTGATTTTCCATCTCAGGAAGAACTTGCAAACATTATCAATATCCATGCTCAAAATGAGCTAGGAGATAGGCTCAAACTAAGTAAGGATGAATGTGATAAATTAGCAGAAATGTTGCTTGGTAGATGCCCCTATAATGGAGCAGATGTCCGCGAGATCTTTAGATATGTATCTGATAAGGCAATCCTTACAGGTGAAGATCCCACTCTCTCCGATATTGTAGAGGGATTTATCGACGTTCAGCCTAATTACGAGAAACACAAAGAGAAAATTGAAGAAGTTAGAGAGAATGGTCTTAAGCTCTATGAGCCGGCTTCTTCTAGATCAGAAGGATATGTTAAGCACCGAACTGCGGTAGTAGAAAACCTGCGAGATAAGGCAGCATCTATCAAAGATAAGCACCTTAAGCAGGAATTCGAAAAGATTCTCGGTAGAAAAAAAGATATGGATGCCGGGAATGATATCGACAATTGGTCTTAACATAGAAAGATAGTAATAGCTTATAGGAGGTAATATGAGCAGCTACGCACGCTATAACCGGACAGTCAGCATGACTGAAGGTGACTTTCTCAAGCGTGCCATCGAAGATATCGGATTTAAATCCGAGAAATCTGCAGATGGCAAAAAGTATACTGTAAAGGATGCCAATAACAGTGTTGTTGGTGATTTTACATTTACTGGGAAGTCAGCAGAATACCAGCATCGTACTTATGACGATGTTCAGGTTTCTGGAACAACCGGGTTGAGTTTCAATACTGCTGAGAGTTTTCTCAATGCAGTCATTGGATCTTACAACATGGTAGAAGCTGAAGTTCAGCTCCTTGAACGTGGATATCAGGTTATTGACCGTACGGTTACTAAATCTGGTATCGAACTTCGTATGGGAGGACACTAATGAGCGAAAAAACAGTCATTCTTAGTGTGGACTTCAAAAAGCCAACCGCGGTTGAGATGAAGACTGACGGTTTCGATGATGCTACGTGCCAAGCTCAGACTGTTGGTCTCGCAAGAGACCTCGGTGGTGAGAACGTAGAATATCTTGGGGAACACGGAAGTGGGAAACAAGAGCGGCCGGTGTTCAATGAACTCGGACGTAACAAACAGTGAAGGTATCCTATACCCTTCAAAATTAAGAGGCACGAAGCGTCTTATATTAGATAATATAGGATCTGGCTTTCATGAGGTGCAGGAAGATCTCAATTATTTAATTGGGTCTTCCTCCCTCATGAAACTTTGTGATGAATGTGGTATAGTAACTGACCAGATTCTTTCAGAAATTGCACCATTAGTCATAGACGCAGATAAGATCTGCCAAACACTTCATACTAGAATTCAACAGCTGGTATTAACATCAGTAAGAGGTTCTATCCATCTAGCAATAGATTGGATGGAGCATCGTTTAGGAGAAGATCATGCTAGCTCGTCGCAGAAGATCCCTGACTCAGAGGGATGAAGCATTCTGTAAAAAGTTTTCAGAAAGCCATAACTACGAGCTAGAATCTGTTAGAGAACTGTTTCGTGAGATGAAACAGTATATGCTTATTGATGCTGATGAAAGAGAACAGGAAGTAAGATCCGGAGTTACTCAAAAGAACTCAGGAATTCTTGCTATTGATATGATCTTCGGAGGACTTCCTCCGGGGATCATTCAAATTTATGGTCCACCTGACTCTTATAAAACATCCCTATTAGTTTATCTTGCATGTGCACTTGAAGGAGATTCGGTGTATGTTAATGCAGATAATAAAGATATCCCATGGATCCTTAATGAGGATATTGTATTTGTTAAAGGATCTCCAAGAGCTAATGAGATCATTAAAGATCTCGTATCATACGAAGCAGCAGATAATGTATTTATCGACAGCTTGCCAGCATTAGTAAGATATGAATCATTCATGAGAACATGCATTAGGCTAATCTCAGATATGCCTAACATGAGTATCATTTTCAGTAATCAAACCAGAGCTAGTTTATATACTAAGCAGAGTGAGCCCACTCTTACTGATTTTATTCATTCAATTTCATCAGTTATTCTTCAAGTTGTAGAGATCAAATCTTACTTTGGCGGTAAGAGAGTTACCTATGAATCCAGAGGAAGAGGCGGAGACATCGGCTTTACCCTCTGCTATAACACCAACGGATCCCTTTCTAATGAGCTTTATCTACTTGACCTTGCTATAGCTAAAGGTCATATTGTTAGAACTGGTGCACTTTTTAAGGTGCCTGGTTTAGACAACGAGAGATATACATTACAAGATCTACTTCAATCCAGAGAGATTTTGCAGCAGATCTGGGAGAAAATCTTTGAAGGGTACGTATTCCAGAGCAATTCGGAAAGATATTTGGGCAGACAGCTCACTTCTGTGGCCTCCTGAAGATATCTTACCACTTCATTGTGATAAGTGTTCTATTGCTCAAAATAGACTAGAACAGGTTCCATTTCCATCTAGACCGATTTTAAGGAAAGGTAGAATCCTGGTCCTATCTGAGTATCCTTCCTACACTGGATTACCAGAAGGAGATCCAAATCCGTTACATGGAACAACATGGGATGTATTGGATCGTGTTTGTTATTATCTTCAGATTGGTCAGATTGATTTTAGTTATTCAACAATCATTAGATGTTGGAGAAAACCATCACATATGGTTACTCAATCTGAGTATGCAAAATGTAGAGAGTATGTATCTCTAATGGCAGCTATTACTGAAGCTCCAGTAATTATTACATTAGGATCCATGGTTACTAAATTTTCGTTCCCTGATGAATTAACATTTAAAGATGGTAAGTTCATTGGAACTCAGAAACTTAGAACTACATGGACTGATAAACCGCATAATACTATATATGGAATTCCTGGTGTTCCTACTGAACATCCATCTAACGTAAGATTAGTTAGATGTAATACTCAAATCAACTTTAGAACAATCTGTGTTGATTTTATGAGAGCAATTGACTATGCAGCTAAATCATCAAATGAATATGCTGCTATTGCAGCAAGTATGGAAAGAAACGTTTATCGTAAAGATTACGAAGAACTATTAAAATCAGCACAAGCTAAAGGAACTGTAAAATGAGTAATGAACCAGTAATTGAAAAATCTAGAGTTAAAAAATTCTGCAGCGTTTGTTACTCAGGTCAGAGTTTCTACCCTACTGCAATTCTTACATTACATGATCCGCTTACTAAAAGCTATATCTGTAACTGTTGTGGAACTGTATATAGTGTAGATTCTAAATCAGCTAAGGATATCCTGCCGGGAGAACCCAATCTCAAAGGCGACTTAAAAGTGGCAATTAATAATGAGGAAATCTCCAAGTATCAGAATATGGTTAGACGCCGTCTGGACGGGTATAACTCAAACTTAGATGAGAGAGTAATTAAACCTATAATTGTTCCACTTATGTGGTCATTCTATCAGATCTCACATAATGGACTTCAGCCATATAACAAAACTGTTATTACTACAGATGTTCCATTCTTTCTCAGCTTTGGATTACATAATCTCGCTATGGCAATTGGATGTATCGTACACCAGGGATTATTCGAAGTTGGTAATATTCACGCTAATATTACTCAAAAGATGAGAAGTGAGGGTAGATCCGGATTATTTAAAATGATCTATCTTACAGATGTTTTCGATGATAAGAGGGTTAATCATATTAGCCCGGTAGATTTATCTGTTATCTGCATTCATGATAACAGAGAAGTAAAAGATATGTCCGATCCTAAAGTCTACTCTATCATGAAAATCTAGTAGAGGTTTATATGGCTAGAAAGAGTGCCAACTATAGCTGTGGGTCCATTAATGGGCCCTCTAGCAGGTCGAACTATATCAAAGGATGCCGTTGTAATCAGTGCACTGCAGCTCATCGTCAGTATATGGCAGAATATATGGCGAGAAAGAGAAGCCAGTCAGGTGCATTAGTTAAGAATAAAAAGAAAACAAATAGAAAATCTAATTCTAATCAAAGTGTCCCAGTGGAGACTTTAGAACCGCCAAAGTCTCTTAAAGAGTTATTCTCTAGATCTCTAAATAAAAAGTGAGGGTAGATATATGATGGAATGGCTTTTGGTTCTCTCTTTATGGTCAGGTTCTAGATATCATATCTTAACAACTTTTGATACTGAAGCAGAATGTAAGATTAAACTAGCAGAATATAAAAAAGAAATTAAACTTGGCCCTTCAAGTAAGTTAGACTGTCTTAAAGCAGATCATGACTAACAAGCAAAAGCTCCTTCTTTGGAAAACTCCCAATGCTAAATTAATAATTCGCACAGATCTTAAATCTGGAATTATTGCAAGTTTCCAGGAAGATGGAACTGCAATATGCGAAGACTGTGGAGAAAGATATCACTATCTTAATGGTTCAGTATTTTGGAATTCTAAGGTAATTACAGAATGTATATACTGCCTTGCAAAAAAGGAAAGGATTAGAGATGAAAGAAGATCCCAAATGGAAGCAGGTGGAGTCTGAAGCAAATAGGCTTCTTGGATTATCAGGAACATCTGGTTCTGGTAACCAGAAAGGGGATGGTGACGGTAGAAATTCTCAATATATTCACGAATGTAAACATAGAACATCTGGATCTCATTCTATTCCTAAAGTAGAATGGACTAAGCTAGCAAAAGCTGCAGATAAGTTTAACTCTATTCCTATCTTTACTACCTTTAGAGAAGGTGATTCTGAAATGCTAAGCACTATGAGAACAAAAGACCTAGGTTCTCTTATGGGAGCTGGTTCTGCAAACCAGATGCAGATTGATAGAATTTATGATATAGCAGATCGAACTCTTGGAACCTTTCTGAGAAGAACAAATGCCAATGTAGCTGATAAACTTCTGGTAGAATTTTATAAGTTACTAGAATCTGAATTATTGAATGAGTAAGTATAGTAATCAAATAAGCAGCCTTCCAACCTGGCTTAAAGAGCTGGTAGATGAAGATCTACAGATGCTACAAGAATTAGAAGATTATGAGTTATCAAAAAAGTTGGATCAGCATGAATTCGATGATCCAGAATTTCCACGGGTAAAATATGGAACAAAAGAGAAAACTCAAGCAACGGAAAGTTAAGCTTTTCTGTATCTTGTCCAAAGATCAGAATGATGGAACTATCAAAGTAGTTTACATCAAATACGCTACCGATAGAAGGCTTATTAACGAAGACCTTCAAGAAATTCTCCAAGAAAACAAAGGAAAAAACTTATCCTTTATAGTAATGGAGGGTGAAGAAAAATGGCATATCCCAGAATTCACTCTTGATTCTGAGAATGCCGGAGGTAAAGAAGATGCCGATAGGTAGCAGAAGAGAATCAACAAGTAGACAGAGCAGCCAATCTGGTGAAAAGGATTACGGCGTTCAGGTAGGTTTCTGGGAACACCAGAACGAAAAGAAACGTATTCCTTTTTGGAGAGGAAAGCTTTCTGCAGAGCAGATTGAACGACTCGCCAATGATTTCCCCAATGGATGTGATGTCTACATCAACGAAAACAAAGATGGCGGTAAGGAAACTTCCAAAGGGAAGACTCGTCCTCACCTCAATATGAGTTTTCGTGAGCCATACGTTGGTAAAAAAGGCGGTGGCGATAGAGGAAACAACAGAGGAGACCGTGGCCAATATGACGAGAGAGATGTCTGAACACTCAGCCACAGCTCGTAAAGTAAACAATCTCAACAGGTTGATTAATGAGGACTCGGAGGTTAACCCTCCGGGTCTTCCTTTTTACTTTACTTTAGCTAACGGCCGTAAATGTAATCTACTCCATAGAGATAATGAAGTAGTAGACTTATGCAATTTGATTAACCAATCATTTGTATTTTCAACAGGACCTATTGTAATTCATGGTGACCGAGGAATCGGTAGGACTGCCCTTCTTGAGGCAATCGTTAATATCCAAAGATCTATTTCTCCAGATCCGACTAAAGTAATTTTCTTTGATAATACTAATAATCTCTCAACATTAAAGGATCGGAGTGCCAGTGTAGCAGCTCTGGAAAAGGAAGTTGTAGAGCTGGTAGAAGGTGCCAAGAAAGGAACTACCAAAAGAGTAAAAGACAAAGCGATCGTAATCATTGATGATTTCGATAAGCATCTTATTCCTCCTCAATCTTACGAAGGTAACTATGTTTCTGGCTTCATGAGACTATTTGATTGTTTCAAGCAAATAGTCCTTATTGTTTGTGTTCCTAATCATAAGATGCATCAAATGAAACGGCATGTTTATGCTGATGATTTTGTATATTATCCAGTTCAACCATTTAAAGAAGATCAAATCCGGGATATCATTATAGACCGGCTTAAAGCTAGAGGAGTTAAGAGAGCAGATATCTATAAGTATGTAGAGATTATTCTCAAACATAGATACTATCTCCAAGAAGATAGTCTTAGAAGATATCTCATGGTTGCTAACTCCTTTGTTCTTAAGCTCGCCGGAGAATCTAAAGAAGTATTCGAAGGTAGATTCTATGAATCTGAAGTAGTAGCGGAAGATTCAGCTACCCAGGAATCTTTTATTAGAGCTATGGCTCTTAACTCACGATTCACAGAAGATGAAATTGGATCTGGAATTAAGCTCAAGTTTACTTCTGCTGATATCATTGATAATGTTAGATCTCAAGTAGTTCTATCTCATAGGAACGAAAGAGAAATTGTTAATGTTATTATTAAGAAGCATCTAGGCTTATCCGAGCAGAATAAACCAGTAGCAGTTGTACTTGCAGTTGGTCAAACTGGCTCCGGTAAAACTGAAACTGCCAAGGCTCTTGCTCGAGTATGTTACGGATCCGAGGATAGAATCATTAGAATTGATTTAAATCAATTCAAGAACAGTCATCATATTAATAGGCTGTTTGGTTCTGCTCCAGGCTACGTTGGATATAATGAAGGAACCTTTCTTACTCGAGAGCTTCAAAGTAAATATCCTTGTGTTATTCTCTTTGATGAAATTGAGAAAGCTCACGATGATATCTTAGATGGTATCATGAATCTTCTCGATGAAGGTTCTTTTACAGAATCTTCTGGAAGAACTCATGATATCTCTAAGTGCATTATGTTCATGACCAGTAATGCAGCTGCAGAAGAAATTGGAAAGAAAGGCATGGGCAAAGTTGGCTTTATGGATGAAGCCGATCGTAAAGATGAAGAAGAAGGTAAAGTTTCTATTGCTGCAGTTAAAGAACTTCTAGTATCAAATGGAATGAGGCCTGAATTCGTTAATAGAGTAGATAATGTTCTGGTATTTAAGTCTCTTGATGAAGCTATGCTTAAACAAGTAGCTGACGTAAGACTCAAGAAGACTATGAAAGAGATCTTTAGAACAGTGGAAGTAGAATTTCCTGACCGGGATAAAATTCTTGATTACATTGTCTCTAAGGTAAATAAAAATGAGAATGGAAGATCTGTTAATAGGATTATTAAGAACGTAATTGTTCCTAGTATTATTGACAGGTTTGCCCTAACTGAAAATAAGAAGATAGAATTCACTTCAGACCAGATTAATACGGACTATGAACCATGAACGAGTTAGAACCAGTTAAGCCGCGGGTTATTATTAACCCAAAAACTATTGAAAGTGAGATGGTGATTAGTGCATCATCTTACTTTTATATTTCAAAGTGTGATGGCCTTGCCCTGGCCAGGATCCTGATGCCTCATATGAAGGCACGAAATGAAGAAGGTGCAAGCCGCGGTAAGAAGTTCCATTCTATTATGGAAAACTGGGAAGTTGGAACTGATCATAGTCTGATTGATGAAAAAGATGAGCTCATAGTAGAGTATGTAGATCGGATTAAAACTAGAGAATACTTTCCGTTAAGAATTGAGAAAGCTAATGAACTTGCATTGGTTCAAGAGCGATTCAGTCGTAGAGGAGTAATTGCTCTTAGTGGTCAGATCGATACTGCCTACTATGAGCCAGACTCCAATACAGTTACGATCGTAGACTATAAAACTGCGCAGTATATTAATCCTGCTGACTTTGAGCAGATGAAAATCTATATAAGCCTGGTAATGAGATCAATTGAGGATTTCCTTGCCAATGCTGGTCTTGAGCCTAAATCTATTAAGGCTAAGATTCAAAGAACCCAAGTTAAAGGTCTTATTGATTACATCAGGCTTGATAAGCAGTTTGATGTAATCATGTCCGCTGAAACTTCAACTGAATTTATGAATCAAGTTCAGATGACTATCTCTCATTTGGAAGATCATATTCTGGCTCTTAGAGAAAAGACTCCTGGAAGAAAACTGGAGTATATGGCAGGACCTCATTGCAATAGCTGTGCATTTAATGGCAAGTGTCCTGTGCATGCTAACGCATCAGAAGCTGCTATCCTTGCTCTTAAAGATGTAACAGATGTTACTCTTCTTACTAATCAGCAAAAAGTTGAGGCTCTTGATAAAATCAAGGGACTCATAAAGCAGCTTGATGCTAGAAAAGTAGCACTGCAGGATTCTCTTATCATTGCTGGAGAAGCTGGAATCGAAGAGACCAAGGGTTCTTATTCTATCCAAACAACTGTAAGAGATGTATTCTCACCCAGTTTATTTCAGGAAAAGCTTGAGAAGGAAAGCTTTGGAAAGAAAGATTGGGAAAAGCTCCTCAGTGTTGCAGATATATCAGTGAACAAAAAGAACTTAGAAGTTCTTGTTGAGAATGATAAGATAAGAAAGTTACTCGAATCCTGTTTTTCAAAGACACCGAATGCCGGTTACGTTAAAGTGAAGTCCGGAAATAAAAAGAGTGAAGGTGAATAGAATGTATGGACATGAAGAGACCTCCCTTCTGGGTATCGGAGCAGTTTCTCGATAAGTGGGAAGATTCTAGTTTTATAATAATAGCGTCTGACAATAACAATACTACCAATCTAATAATGAATCAGACACTACTTCAGTTTCTGGTAGTTAATAATACATATAAAAGAGCTCTACACAGTCTTATCATGATTGTAGATTTCTTGGCCAACATTAACGATGGTGGTTTTAAAAGACACCCAAAGCTAACTACAATGACTGAGCAGGCTATTAATTCATATCTTGCCATTCGTGATATGTATGAATTTCAGCTCGTCCTTGACGGTAAACTATATGGAGATAGAACTGACTTATGGGAAACTCTCTCCTCAGATCACGCTACGCTCTCGACTTTGTTCCAGCAGAGGATAGACTATTTATAGTTAATCCTGGTGGAAAAGTTAAGAGCATTCTTTATGAAGAAGATGCCAGAGTAGTTCCATTTACAATGGTAGAAGGTGCCGGTAGAAATTCCAAGAAGGTTATGGAACTTGGAACAAGCCGGCAGATGCAAATTAAAAGAAATGATTATCCCACCTTCTCTGCAATGCAGGGACAGGTAGGAAGCGCCAGAAAGAAATTCGTACGTAACCTTGTAATGTATGAGCAGGATATTCTTCCTGAAGTCTCTATCCCTGGAGATCTCAAAGTAATGTGTTTTGACTTTGAGATGAGAACCATGGGTTCAATGCCACTTCCTGAAAGAGATCCGATTATTGCCTTTGGTGCAGTAATGCTTAATGAGAGATGGCAGGATCCAGATGATAATGATATCAAGATCATGATATCTCACAGCAATGAGAAGAAGCTTCTCAATGCCTTTATAGAATATATTTTAGAAAAGGATCCGGATATTGTGGCCGGTTTCTTTTCTATGGAGTTCGACCTTCCATATTTCTATCAAAGATGTGCAAAGTATAAGATCGATCTCAGCATTCTAAATAGATTTGCTGCAGAACCTCCTCGGAAAGGTGGAGATCGAGGATTCTTTCACACTAAAACTGGAGAGATGATCCTCACAAGATGTGGTGAAAGCTTAGGAATTGGTAGAGTTCACGATGATATCTATCTTAACTCTGTTAAAAGAGATACCAACATCAAAACTAAGAACCGCAGATTAAAAACAGTTACTGCCTTTTATGGAATGGAAGGCATCTACGATCTATCCGACGATGACAAGACCCAGATGGATAAGATCAGTGATGAACAGATGCACAAATATCTAACATCAGATATTCGGTGTACTGCTTATCTCGAGGAGAAATATCTTCCTATCTCGCTAGCTCTATCTGATGTCCTGAACTGGCCAGTAAACATGGCTGTTAATAGATCTCCCGGCCTCTTATCTGATCTCTATTGTGGAAGTATGGCATGGCAGAGAGGCTATGCTTCTGTTAAGAATAATGCAGAGAAATTTCCCAAAGTATATCAACTTATTGAGCTATCAACAAACAAGAAGTTTGAGGGTGCTTATAACTTTGCAAGGGAATACACAGCATCTAGAGAAGTTCAGAAGCTGGACGTTTCATCTCTATATCCATCAATCATGATTCAGTTTAACCTTTCTCCTGATACTACAACACTTCAGGCTATTGTAGATCTAGGAAATAAACTAGGTATTGATGAAGGCGAAGATGAAAGATATGCAGTTGGTGTGGTAAAAGAACAAGACTTCACAATCTATAATATTCCAGATTATAATCTGGGTAAAAGGATGCATATCAAAGTTAAGAACTCTTCTGGAGTTGTTAAAGATATGCTCTTAAACTTCCTGAACCAGAGAGCTCAAATCCGTAAGCAGATGAAGCAAACCAAGGATCCTGTTCAGCTGCAACTATTAGATTCCAGGCAGAATACCATGAAGATTCTAGCCAATAGTATTTATGGATCCATGAGTGGAGGAATGTTTTCTAATACTTCCCCAATCATTGGTTTATTCGTAACTGCAATTGGCCGTGAGCTGGCCAGTACAATTCATAGAGCATATAATGATCAGATCCTTGCAATTGATACTGATGGTTTCATGTTTAATAACCAGAGTATCCGGGATAAAGATCTTAATAAGTTCATTGAAGAGTTTATTAAAACCAAGTATGAATTTCCTGAGTGTCATATTAGTGTTAAAGAAGAGATGGAGGCTGAAGGCCGTAACAACATCATTATCTTTAAGAAGAAGAACTATTCTCTATTTACTGAAGGACATGTAAAGTTGGTTGGTAACAGCCTTCACTCTTCAACAATGCCAGTATTCGTAGATGAGATGATCCATGACCTTATGGCTAAGTGTTTGGATGATCTTAATGCTGGAATATTTCAGGCGAAGAGAATTGATAAGTATTATGCAGATATGATGGAGAAGGTTAATGATCTCCCAACAGAAAGCTTTAAGTTATCAATGGCAGTTAAGATTGATATCGATGATTATAAAGGAACAGCAAAACCATCTACTAGAATTTCTTATATGAATCTATCTTCTAGTTCAGAAGAATCTAGAAAGAATGATATCATAGCATATATTGAGAAAACTATCCGAGATCTCTACTCGAAGAATGAAGGTGATCTAGGAGTAGTTGTAAGTAAATGGAAGAAGATTAAGAACGCCAAGACTCATGAAGATTTCATGAGCGAATTAAGGCAGTTTGCACTTCTATATTTAGATAATGCTGGCCACTTTCAGTATAACCAGGCTGTAAAGATTCTAGATCGATACCTGGAAAAGAACGGGAGCTATCCGAATGTTGGAGAGACTGTAGAATTCTTTTATACAAACAGCTCTGAGAAAGTTGAACTGTTTGAAAATCTAAAAGATAGAAGCCAGCTAAACATGCAGAAATATACTGGTCTTTTCGCAAATACATATGAGTCGCTTATTCAGTGCGCTGGAACAGATACTGATTCATTTGATGATATCTCGTTCTGAGTTACTTAAAGAATAAACTGGAGTAATCATGGCTACAGCTAAGAAGACAATCATACAGTGTATTTCACCGTATGATGGAATCATATTTGCTACTGATGATCCATCAGTTATAATGGATGGCAGCAGCATTTACATTCTAGAGAAGGGTTACTTCTCTATTCCTGTGCCATTTGATGTTAAGAGTAAGGTATATCTACCGCTATCATCCATTATTAAGGTTCTTAGATCTAAGAAAGGTTCTGTGAAAGTAGAACGCGGTAGATTAGTTATTACTGTAGAAGAAGCTAATATCAAGAAAGCAATCACGGTTCCTGCCTCTCCTACAGATAGAGATGTATCTGTTCCTGAACGCCTCCTGAATATGGGAGGAGATATATCTCCTAATGCCATTAAAGAAATGGCTGAGATGGATTCAGTAATTAGATCAGTATCAAAACTCAGTAGAGATACATTCTGTGGCGTTACAAAGTTTAAGAAGAAAAGCTACTTTGTAATGGGTGATATGCGGCATGCCTGGATCAAAGAACTTCAGAATGATCCATGCCCAGAGAGTATGAATGTAAATCCTGGGTTATATGAAAATCTATATACTGATGAATGCACTCTTAAGATGGAGATTGAAGTTTCTAAAACCGGCGAAAGAAGAAACATGTGTTATGCCGAATCAGCAAAGTATGGTTATAAAGCCGGCTTCCCAATTCCAATTATGGAAGTATCTCCAGATAAGATCCTTGAGATCTTTTCTAAAGTAGATCAGCTTACTGATTGTGCATGGTTTACAGTTACAGCTGAACTATTTTCAAAGGCAATGAACGAGATTGTAGAACATCTCAGGAAAACTAAAGGTAGAGAAGTAACAATATCTATAGCAGATGGATTAATGACAGTTAGTTCTGGCTCATTATCTAATAAGGCAAATGTGGAGATTCCTTGCACTCACTCAGAAGGAATTACACTTACTATAGAAAACCCAGAAAAGAAAGCTTTAAATAGACTTGGAAATATGTTCGGCGATTTTGAAATTACAATTCAAATTGCCAAATCAAACAAGATAGCATTTCTACTCAGTGCATATGTAAACCTGCTATTTGTTTATAGCTCAGCAACATTTATCGAGAAAGAGGAGAACTAGTATGAGCAATGTAAAAGAAACAGATGAGCAGTTAGAGATTATCAACGCATCTCCTAAAGAAAGAACCGTAGTTATGGCAGTTCCAGGATCTGGAAAGACTCATACGATGGCCAATCGAGTCGTATCCCTGTTAAAACAGGGAAAGATTAAGCCTGAAGAGATTGTACTGTTCTCATATACTAATAATGCATCTCAGGAGATTGCAGAGAGGGTAGTTAAAAACCTCGGAACTCCAGATGCTATTGAAAAGATTAAGTGGGGAACTATCCACTCATTCTGTTTCAATGAGTGCCAGACTTATACTGGTATTGAAGCTACACGTGTTCTTGATGATTATGAATCCATGCTCCTGTATGAGAACTCGTTAATACACGAGATTCTTAATAATGAAGTTGATGAGCATATCCCTAGTATTGACAGGGAGAACTTTAAAAAAATAGTTCGGGAACTAAATAATAACATCGAGAACACCGGCATATCTGTATCTCTTCTTGATAACTATCTAAGTGTTGATCGTATTAGAAATGCTATTAATCTACAGTTAGATGAAGGTGTAAAACCTATAGATGACTTAGTCTCAGAAGCTAGAGTAACTATTGCAGAAGATTATCTGCAGCAGATCTTAGTTGATGGATTCTTATCTATAATGCTTGCACAGGGAGTATATACCTTTCAAACAATGGTATTACTATTTAATCAGATTCTTAATGATCCAACTCATTATGCTTATGTATCAGCATTATCTGACAGATTTAAGTATCTATGTGTTGATGAACTTCAAGATCTCAAAGATGAAGAAGTTTCAGTAATTAACAAGCTATCTGAAATTATTGGGGCCTCTTTGTTCTGTGGAGATATTGCTCAAACTATTTATAGTTCCTATATCAATAAAATAATTGTAGAGGAGATTCTAACTCTTGAATCTCCTTATACAGTTAGGAACCTTACAACATGCTTTAGAATGAGCAAGAATATTACTCATTTTACTAATAGATCTAGATCGCATATCTATACTAAAGCATTTGTTAATCCAGATAGGTTTCATCCAACAGTTCAAACTGGAGTTGCGGTTACTCCTTCTAAGGATAAAGTGGATGGCCCTCCAGTAAATATTCATTTCTGGGCAGATCCTATTGATAATGATCATACAATGATGCGTAGAATCAATACCTGGATTGCAGCTAGATGCACAGAAGGCAGTGTTGCAATTCTAGCATCTACTAATAGAGCAGTTAGAAATTTGTGGTCAGCCTCTAAAGGACTCTTTGGAAGTAAGACATTCTCTACAGATTTCTATAACTTCTATCAGGATGTTGCTTTTAATAGAATCAACTTCACGGCGATTCTATATCTTATGATGCTGATAACTGGAACTAATGTTTCTGGTTCTTCTCCTATTATGCAGAGTAGAATCATGCAATTGGCTAGAGGTAGGCTTAGAAGAAATCAGGATCTTATTAACAGAACAATTGCATTAGATTTTGCCAAGAAGAGATATGGATTAATGATTCGTTCTCTATTCAAAGTTAGCAGTAACTTATCAGATGATGGTGTTTCTGAAAGAGTAAACCGAGCTTTAAGCTATCTTTGTCATCAGCAAACTTCATCACTTGCTGTTCAAGATAGGATGCTCAACATTATTAATATGGAGCCTATAGATGCAGCTCTAATGCTTATGTCAGCAGAAGATGACGGACTGCAGGAAGTAACTTCATATTTTCAATCTGCCATTCCTATCTTAAAGGATCTAGCATCTAGACCTCCTGCTAAGATTGAGGAGATCATTGATAGAGTTATTAAAGGTGTTCATAATAAGGAGATGGATGATCGTAGAAAGGGAACGATTACAAACATTTGCCGTAAATCTTTAATGCATACCGTCAACAGACTGGTAGGTGGAACTTTCCATCCTAATAAGTTTATGATGGGAAAGGAGCGCGTAAGTAAGAACGCTGGTATCTATCTCGATACGATTCATTCTGCAAAAGGTTTGGAGTTTGATAATGTTAATATTGTAACCTCCTGCGTAAGACCACTTGACTGGAACTGGGATGATGGCAAATGCTTGGCATATGTAGGTATGACAAGAGCCAGAACTCAGTTAAATCTACACTTCTATGAAAAGAAGCAGAATACTAGAGGTGGAATGCCAAGTGGATGGTTCTCATCTATTCTTGCTCAAATTCTACATGAGAATGATATCGATTCTTTTGTGAGATTCATTGATAATTATGTTCCTACTGTAATGGATACATTTGTAGGAACTGATAGAAGCAGAAATTATAAAGAATCTGCAGCAAGATTTTTGAATCAGATTCGGAATAATCAATTGAAGATCTTTATCAACAATCAGGAATTGACTTTTGTGAATAACTTAAAAGAAGAGATTGCATGAAAGTAAATAGACCATTAGATATTGATGATATGTATCCAACTGGTCCAGTGACCGGTTTATCTACAGCGTTAGCGGAAGGAAAACTTCCGAAGCGTTGTCTTTTCCACGGTGATAGTGGTTGTGGTAAGACCACTATTGCAAGACTACTTGCTGCTAATCTTCTAGGATTAGAAGGGAAAGAAAAGGAAGATCTTGTAGAATCGGGAACTTATGCTGGTCCTGAGTTTAAAGAGATAAATGTTTCAGTTAAGAATAAGGTAGATGATGCCAGAGAATTGGAAGATGAACTTTTAAGTTGTTCTGACGGATTCGATACTGCCAAACCATATGTATATGTTCTGAATGAGGCTCAGAGATATACTCCTGATGCTCAAGATGCATTGTTATCTGTATTGGAACAGCCTATTCCAAATGTATATGTATTTGTTACAACCACTGAGCCGGCTAAACTTAAGGTTAGCTTTCAGAGAAGGTTTAGTCAGTATAAATTTAGCGGCCTAGGTTATGAAGCAGCAAAGAGATATCTTGAGAGTTTAATTCAGAAGTCAGGAATTGAAGGAGTAGATCTTGGTGTAAAGAGTAAGATCCTTGATATTGCTTCTGGTTCTCCGGGTATTATCAGTGCTATATTTTCCAGCTATGCAACCAGCGGAGAAATTCCGCATGAAAAAGAAGCAGAAACTGGAAATGCTCATAAAGTATACAAGGCTATGATGTCCACATATGATTCTTTTATGAAGAATTCTTCTTGTGGTCCTCAGGTCGAATCTATGTTATCTTCGTTAGAAGATCTTAAAGCAGTAACCGGCTCCTGGGAAGGCGCCCGGATTTCATTGCTTACCTATCTGAATCATTTACTAAGAAGCTTAAGTAGAGATGATCGATTATCTCCACGAGCCCTTGCCGTCCTCGGTGGCTACATGGATATACTTGCACCATTTCTTGTAGAAAATGCAGTTGGAAGGTATGAGTTAACCGGAAGACTGGTTAAAATGATACTGCATAAGAAATCCATCGAAGAGGAGTATAAAAATGGCGGGTCCAAAGAAGAAGACTAAAGCTGAACAGAGAGCAGAGAAAAGAGAAGAGTTAGAAGCTCGATTATCTACAGGTTCTACACCTGAAGAACGTCGTAAGGCAGTTCTTGCTGAAATCAAAAAGAAGTATGGTGCTGATAGTATCCAATCAAGAGATAAAGGCGAAAGCCCTGTTATTGAAAGATCCTCAAGTGGATCCATCTCTCTTGATATTGCATTAGCAGGAAGATATCCTGGAGGCTACCCCAAAGGCAGGATGGTTGAAATTGTAGGCAACGAAGCTGAAGGTAAGACCACCATGTGTCTTATGAAGATTGCTTCAGATCAGAAAACTAATCCCGACTCCAATCACATGTTTATAGATATGGAGCATCATCTTGATGAAGAGTTTGCAGTTCAAACCGTAGGTGTAGACTTCGATAAGATGGATACAGTTCAGCCGGATAGTGGGGAAGATGCTATTGAAATGGCTAAGATTGCAGTTAGAAACTATGATACTGTTATCATTGATTCTATTGCAACCATGGTTCCTCGAGCAGAATTGGATGGTTCTGCTGGTGATGCAACAATGGGTCTCCATGCAAGATTAATGAGTCAAGCATGCAGAACTCTTAATCCTATTATTAATTCTAATTGTACACTTATCTGGACTAACCAGTGGAGAAGTAAAATTGGTGTTATTATGGGAGATCCGCGGGTTCCTACCGGTGGAAATGCCATGAAGTTCTACGCTTCTATTCGAATCTATCTTAAGAAAGGTGAGAAGATTAAGAATGCTGATGGTGTAATTGGTATCTGGATTGAGGGTGAAGTAGTTAAGAATAAGACATGGCGACCATTTCAAAAGTTTAGATTTCCATTCTTCTTTAAAACAGGTATCAATCGTGGAATGGAAATTATTGAAGTAGCCCAAACTTATAACATTGTTGAAAGAATTGGAACCTGGTTCTCCTATAAAGGAGATAGAATTGGACAGGGAATTGATAATGCTTCAGAGTTCTTAAATAACAACGAAGATATTGCAAATGCAATTCTTGCCGATATTGGAGAGGCTTCTGCTAAGGTAATGGAACCTCCAATTAGAGATGAAGATGAGCCAGAAGTAGAGGATTAATTCTATGGAAAAAGAAGCACGGTTCATTGGAGTTCGAATGGACGATCAGTGTATCGTGTTTCGTTCAACTTCCAGAGCATTCTCTATAGAAAAGAAACTGGATCCTCGGTATGATCTTATTAATCACTCACCAGATGGTTTTGAATGGGGATATTCTGGCAGCGGTCCTGCCCAATTGGCATTGGCAATCTGTGCCAGCGTACTTAATAATGATTCACTGGCTCTTTCTGTATATCAGGAATTCAAAGATACTGTAATAGCTGATATTAAAACTAGCAGCTGGACTTTGCCTGAAAGTAAAGTTAAAGAATATATTAATGCCATCCTTACTAAAAGGCAAACAGCGGTGGTAAACCATGGAACAAGAATTTGATACAATGGTAGATGAGAAGACTCTACCCAACCCCGCAAAGACTGTTAAGAATGACTATAAAGCTCTAAAAGAGTTTTGTATTAACCTCAGAGAGACTGGATGTAATATGTGCGACCTAGGTAAATTAGGTCCTGATCATATAGTTGTATCCAGAGGAAATATTAAGTCCCCGATTATGATTGTAGGTCAGAATCCTGGAGCTACTGAAGTAGAGCAGGGAGTTCCATTTGTAGGACCTGCAGGCCAACTTCTGATTCAACTTCTTGAGAAAAGCGGTATTGAAGATAAGTATAGTGCATATATTACTAATGTTGGTTTATGTGCAACTGAAGGAAATAAGCCTCTTACAAAATCTCAGGCTTCTAAATGCTATACACATTTAATTGCTCAGATGAAACTTCTAGCTCCAGTTGTATTAGTTGCTGTAGGTAAACCTGCTCTCGATCAATTAGTTCCCAGCTGTGAAAAACTTGGAGCTATTGAGTGTTCCGGTAAGTTCTATACTTTCAATGATCCCATTGAAGATATTACTCTTCCAGTATGTTTCATTCTTCATCCTGCTTTCTTGTTAAGAAAGCGTGGAACATCTGATTATCAGAAGTATTTTGATATTACTATGAATTCACTTGGCGATCTTATGAAGAATATGCCAAGATATCTACAACTTAGAACGGAGCCTGTATTCTAATGAGTGAGAAAATCTACACCCAATATGTATCTGAATTTGGTATGGTCCGTGAAATAGAAATGCCAGAGAGCGAAGCTAAAGAACAAATTAAACGTCTTAGAGAGCAGATACTAAAAGTTGATAAAGTAAGAGAAAACATGGGAGCTAGTAATGGGTCTTGATGTTAGTGCTGGAAGACTTAGCTATAGAATTGGATCCTATAGTTATTTTAATAACTGGCGTAACACTGTTTTTAAGTTAATAAACAAACAAAATGTAGATGTAACTGATTTTTTTGGTTTTGGTGGAGATAATCCAAGACTTGGCGACCTTGATTTCTTCTTTATAAATGATTCATCTATAACTCGACCTATTTATAGAGATCTAAGATATATTATTAATCATTCTGATTCTGATGGGGAAATAACACTTCAAGAATGTAGAAGATTATTTCCAGCATTAAAGATGTTTGTAGAAGAATTCTACGATGGTAGAAAAATAATAGAAGCAAATATAGGAAATGATAAAGTAGTAGATTTAAAATCTCTCATAGAAACGGCAGTTAAGTTTATCAACTTATGTGCTGCTGCTGAGAAGTATAAAGAGAATATGGAGTTCCACTAATATGACAACACAAATTAGAATTACACAACAAATGAGAAATGTATGGTCTAAGCAGATTATTAAGAAAATTCTTGGCCCGAAAGAGCTAGACTTTGAGCAGAGAGTAAAACAGCTAATTACATTGTTAATAGATTCTTTTGTAAAAAAGAATAAGAAAGAATGGGATAACTTTCCTAAGGAATGGAAAGCAAAAGCAAGAGAAATAACAGTTTTTATTAATAATGACCATGATAAATGTGTTCAAGTTAAATATGATTCTTTAATTCCAGTTCCTGGAAACATTATAACTTATAATGATAGAGCTTACTTTAACGTAACCAAAGAAAATAAAGATTTCTATGAACTTGTGTCCAATCTTGTTGATGAAGAAAGAAAAATACATCTCCTTAAAAAGGAAGTAGAAAGTGAATTGAGTGCAGTTCTTTCATCTGCAAAAAATTTAAAACAGTTAAGAGAGTTATGGCCAGATATTGATAAATATATCGACTTATCAAAACTTTCTGTTGGTGGGCAGCTTGTTAGAACCGATATAACAAAATTAAATTCTCTAATTGTTAGTATTAATGAAAACACTAAGACTAATCTTAAAGAGGTGTCTTGATGAATTATCATATTGACTTTACTGCAGAAGAGGCTGTACCCTGTTCCATTCAAAAGTTTGAAGAAGTTAATAATCTATTTAATGAATTAAAGGAAGACTTTCCAATTCTACTATATATGTCTCTTGAAAATGGTGAGCTCTATATATGTGGAGAGAATGGAACATTAGATGTTCTCTTGAGTGATGAAAATCTAAACAAGAACGGACAAGAAAAAGGAAAGGAATTTCTTACTAAACTTGGAGAAGTAATAGCTGAAGCGGATTTAAGATATCTAGATTTTGGAGTAGCATTTTCATGTGATAAGCTTGCACCGGGTTCCCACGGTGGAACAGCATTCAGACTTTATCTAGATGGTTCTATTAAATACAGATCAGAATTCTGGGAGGAAGAATCTATAGAAGCACTTACATCTAAAGGACCTCAAAAAGCTATAGATGAAAGAAATAATAACAACTCAGGCATTATTGTAGAAGGTCCTTATAAATGCCCTGATTGTGGTGGATCCGCATGCTTTGAAGCATCATACCTAGATCGAGAAACTAATCTTGTATTATGCCCTTATTGTGGAACTCAGTTAGAGATCTGAGATTTATCATTATTACATCTAGCCCAGGTTCCATAGTTAGAGCCATTAAAGGCTAGTTCTACTCTTCTCTTATATTCAATAAAAATAGCTGGATTTGGATGAAGACTGTCAATATTCCATCCATCTTTAATTGGATTACCCTCTACTCCATTCTCAGCTAGAAAGTCATTCATATCGACATAGCAAAAGTTCTCTGTTGCAGGAACAATGTTATCTCTAACATAGAAATTGATCTTAGATTTGATCATATTTCCAACCGGACTTTTTGATGGTGGTATTGCACCATATACTATTCTAGCTTCTTGATTATCCTGTCTAAGAAGATGTATATATTCAGAAAGATTATCTCTAAGAGCATCAATAGATGCTCCTACTAAGAGATCATTTCCTCCACCATCGGTAAAGATATACTTTGGTTTAAATGCGTTAACTGAAGTATTTCTTCTATGAATCATTCCACAAACAGTATCTCCAGCAATTCCACTGTTGATATATTGTGTATTATTGAGATCATCCGACCATGGATATCCACCGGAATCTATTGAATTAATTGCATTCCATTCTTCAACAATTGAATCTCCGGTAAAAACTGTAGTAGCAGTATATCCTCTATCTGCCCAGTTGCTGTATTTCAGTGCCATGATAGATCGAAAGAATCTAGTACTGTCTTGATCGTATATACGACTGTCGCAACTGTCTTCTTTGAAAGAGCAGTGAATTAAAAACAGAAGCATCAACGGAGTGATAACTAAAGTTTTCACTAGTATCAGTAGTTGTTAATAACAACAATGGTACTCTAGATGTTGCTTCAGTAATGTTCGTGTAATGAATAGAGGGATACAAACCCTCATTCTGCTACCACTGCTTATTGGCTCTCACTCAGTGATGGCGGAGTTTGAATGCAGAGGCCCTGATTGTAATAAAATCAATCGGGACTACGGCGCATATTATTCAGATTTTTCAAAATACTATCTTCCAGCATTAGCTAAAGATGAGCTTCTTGCGCAATCTTTTGGTTCAATTGCATTAGTTCCCTATCATGTTACAACGCAAAAATTTACCGTGGGAATTTTTGGCACTGCATCATTTACAAACGAAAGAAAGATTCCAGTTAGAAATGATCTAATAGAGAATAAAACAAAGAATATGGGAGAAAGAGGTATATCACTCCAACCAGGAGGATATGCCGGAGTCAATATTGGTTGGCTTGCTTCATCTCTTCAAACACTCTTTAGTAAGTATGATCAGGAAAGCACATTTCTAGACAGATTTGAAGTTTACGGATTTGGATATCAGTATGGATCCTTAAAGTCAGATCAAGCCAATAGTACAGCTACCAATCTTCATCTCAGAGGTGGAATGATTAGATTTACTATCATTCCGGAGTTTGGATGGGGAAGGTTTATAAACTTCTCTGGTCTTTCAATAGGAGCCGGCAGAGCTGATAGCACTCATAACATTAATATAAAGTTCAGCGATACACTTGGAATTAAAACAGATATTAAATCTGTTGAATGGACTGGTAATAATGAGATTATCTACCAGGGAACTACAGTAACCAGATTTGGAGATATTAGAACTGGAGCCTCAGTTCTAGACTTTATATCAATATATCTAGGAATAGGTAAATTTTCAGGAACTGGAAGTGCATTTCTCAGCTTTAGCAGAGATGCCTCATATGCTACTTTCTCAGATGTTACTGAATATCGTTTTAAGGCCGAAACCAAGGCTTCTGATAGATTCTCTGATATATACTATATAGCTGGTGCCAATATTGGCCCATTTACCCTTCAGGGTATGCAAACAGTATCTCGTAAAAATCAATTACGAAAAGCATATGCAGTAACTATAGGCTTGACCTACAGATACTGAAATATCTTAATTAAACAATCTTAACAGGCAGAGGTTTTATGGAATATCTCCATGGAGACCGTAATAACTATTTAAACGGCTGCAGATGTGATAAATGTAAAGAAGCTAATAGAATTTACATGCGTAAATACTATAAGAAGCATCCTGGGTTAAACGCGCAGCTTATTAAAAGAAGAAGAGCCAAAAAGATAGAGCAGGGCCTATGTTCTGAATGTGGATCTGCTAAAATAGATACTAATAGTAGCACTCGATTCTGTAAAAGTTGCCTGGATAAGAAAAGAGACCGGAGTACAGTAAATAATAGAAAAATCTCCAAGTTAAAAGAAGAGAAGAAGAAGATACAGGGCGAAATCAAGGTTAAGACTGATAGTGCTCTTCTTAAGAAAGAAGAAATCAAATCTGGTAAATATGATTTCCTCTGGAATGAGTAGATAATAGATTGTAATTACTTATAAAGATAATAAGTGATAAACGGAATATAGCTCAGTGGTAGAGCGTCTGCTTTGGGAGCAGAGGGTCGCAGGTTCAAATCCTGCTATTCCGAAATTCAAGGTAAATATGAAAATAGAGAATATAAGACTAGGATTTGCTACTAATAGCAGCTCACTTCACTCTATCGTTATTCTTCCAGATAAGATTAGATCATTAACAGATTCAACAGATCATCCTGGTGAGTATGGTTGGGATAATTTTACATTAGTGAGCCAGCTAGAAAAAAGAAGATATATGGCAATCTTGTTAAAGCCTCATATTGAAGAGCTCATAGGATCTGAACTAACTACTACTTTACTAGAGAACCTTCTAGATGTAAGGATTAATCCTGATGACTATATAGATCATCAGAGCACCCAGAATTTTCCGCGCGACATTAAGGGCCATATCAATATGGATTATCTCCGCGACTATATAGAATTCATAAAAAGACGCGATGTTGCAATTCTTGGTGGAAATGATAACGGTGGAGAACATCCATTAATAGAAGAACCTGGAGTTATAAATTTAGGAATTCCACACTTATTAAAAGAAACTGAAAACATTATCCGAGCTCATAAAGATGATATAAGTGGGCATTGGGTTTTATTTGATACAACCAACGGTCATAAAGTATCACTTTCTTTCGATGCTCCTGCGGCGGCGCGTAGTTTTTCAAGTTTCCCAGAGCTCGTAGATATTTCGATCACTGATTATTGTGATGCTGGTTGCCGTTACTGCTATAGAGCTTCTACTGAAAATGGAAAGCATGCTGAGCTTTCATATATCAACGAAATAATTGATTCACTGGTTAAAGTTGGAACATTTGAAGTAGCTATTGGCGGTGGTGAGCCAACAACGCATCCAGAGTTTGGAACTATATTAAAAATGTTTAAAGAAGACGGAATAATTCCCAACTTCACAACTAGAAGAACAGATTGGATGCAAGATGATAGAAAAGAAGGTTATTTATCCAGCTGTGGGTCCTTTGCATTTTCAGTAGATAGTTTTTATGACTTTATGGACATGCTTAATATAGCATTATCTAATAGAGTTCCGTTAAATAAAATTAATATTCAGATAGTTGATAAAACTATACATCATAGCGAATTAAATAGGATATTAGATGCCTGTGACTTACATGGATTAAGAGTTACAATTCTCGGATACAAAACTACTGGATTTGGTGCTCGTTTCATTAAACCAGATCAAAATAGAGATCCTATTAAAACAGATTGGTTAAAATCTCTGCAAGAATCTAAAATAGGTATGATTGGAATAGATACGACAATCGCAAAGGAATATGAAAAAGAATTAGAAGCTCGGAAAGTTCCAAAGTATCTCTATAGAACTGAAGAAGGTATGTTTTCAATGTTTATTGATGCAGTAGCAAAGAAAGCTGGTCCCTCGAGCTACTGCTTTAACTCTCAATATGTATTTATGCCTCATCCAACCGCGGGAGATATTCTATCTGTTTTTAATGTATTTCATACATATAAGCAGATTGATAAGCCGGCTAGGGCAGTATTAAATACTTGATTTTAGGTAGGATGCTTGTTATTAAGGGCCAATGTCATATACCCCTCGGTTTTCTCCTGAAGAACAGGACTTTATAGAGTCTACTAAAAGGCTTCTCGAGTCTGATTCAAAGTCAAAGACACTATTAGAGGCTATGATAGGTTTAGCCAGCGATTGTATGGACTCTGGTGGTTTAGTATTTAATAATCACAACCTATCTTTTCTAGCTCAGATAAGTAATGACCCCAGTATTAAAGCCCAAGCGGAGTTAAGGCAGCATACCAAGAGATGTCCAGAGTGTAATAAAAGGTTAGTTGGTTTATGTGGCCGGCTTGAGTGCACAGATTGCAGATTAGTATTTTTCTATGAAAGCCCCAACACCAGAGCACAGTGCCCTGGTTGTACATCTTATCGAGATAGAAGTGATCCTAATTATGCACGAGATGCCTATGAAGGATTTGGAACAGGCTGCCCTTCTGTACATGGGAGAGGAGATGAGATTGAAAAGTACGCAAGAATGAAAGAGAAAGGAACTATAGATCCAGCAAAATGGAGAGCTTCGCAAGATGTATAAAACTTACTACCTAGATCACAATGCTACATCCTTTCCTAAGAATTCTGTTTATCTTGCATATGAAACGAAATTAAGAACCAGCCCATTTTCTACTAACATCCGTTCTGGCATAGATCCATCAGACTTAGTTGAAGATATCTTAGATAAGATTAAGATCCTTCACAAAGTTCCTGCTAATTGTGATTCAGAATTAATTATTACAAGAGGTGCGACTGAAGCTTTAAATATCGGAGCATCTTCAGGCGTGCTAATGCCATTTTGTGATCCGCATATGCACAATGCTATTTATACAGTATTGTTAAAACAAGGACAAACAATTCAAAATAACATAGAAGAACTAACTGAGTTTAATTCTGTAATTATTAATGCTGCATCTTCATTTGGTATATCTATAGATTGGAAACCAGTATTAGCACAACTCTACTATCAAGTAGTTCTTATTGATGCATCTCAGTGGATATCTTGGGATGCAGATATAACAGATCTACTCCCAACTAATTTCTTTGCTAATGGTAATCAGGTAATGATTTGCTGGGGGTTTCATAAACATCTAGGAATGTATCCAAACCTGGGAGTCTTATTACATTTAAGACCTAAAGGATTATATCAAAGAAATTTTAATAGATGTATTATTGGTGGAGTAGGTAATACTGATATTAACTATGCAAGCAGCTATAAGTATTCTAAGGTTCCCGCGGGAACTTTTAACAGTATAGATCTTATAGCATATAAAGAGATGCTCTCTTATTATATTGGTAACCCATACTTTCTACCCAAGATAGATCCAGATGATAAAAGAATCTTTGATTTATGCTTTCAGTTTTTAAAAGAAGCTGATGCGGAATCAGATGTCGAATATACCACTCGAGGAGTTACTGCATCATTCTGGCATCAGGAGCTAGAGCTTGGTGAGCTCACTATGAGACTCAATGATTATCTAAATGATCTAGAACCTGAAGCAGAAGTAATTTATCGTGTTGGCAAATTCTGCTGTAATTATTATTTCGACAAGGTTCTTACTAAAGATGCAGGTAATGAACGACAAGGAAGAATAAGGCTCTCTTTATGATTAAAAGACCGTCTGCTCAGGGCTACTACTTAGACTTATTCTTTATACAGAAGCCTATGGCTCTGATTGATCAGAAGCTTTTACTTTCCTGTATCCAATCTGGATTATATCATTGTGGTCTAAGAATAGAAAATGTAGTTTCAAAGAAGGAATTCAGCGAGAAAACTAGATCTGTAAAGGTTAATAGATATGTAAGAGTTCCTCCATGGTTCCTTCAAAGATATGATGAGAGAGTATTTAAGAAGACCAGCCTCGAGGTAATCACATATGATCCCCGCCATGAGCTTAAAGATGGTGGGATAAAGTTACAGGAAAACGTTCATTTTGAAAACGCATTCTTTCATGATAGTAGGTATCTATCTGTTCATCTTATCGATTTCAGGGATGATACTGGTGCTAATAATTATACCATCGTTAAAGTAAGTTACAACTTTAAGCTTAAGAATGCATTCCCCAGTATAGTTGATATTACAGCCTATACTGGTATGTATCTTACAAGTGTATTCAACTGTCAGGGTGTATATACTCGAGCTGGATCCTTTGCAAGATCTGAAGAGATTGCCATAAGCTTTTATCAGGGAAGGGAAATGAGTAAGATTGAAGGAGCAGATACCTGCTTCAATTTTATTCATGAGAAATCTAGAGTAGAAGAAACGTATGGTATTAACTGCCGGAAAGTAATGGATCTGGTAGATACTTACATGACAGTTTTATACTCACCAGATGATCTTATCGAAGTAGAAGATATGCGCAGGCATCATCTACAAAAGTATAATCTCGATCGTCCAGAAATCTATAAGAAGCTTGATGCAATCATGAATGATTGGATCAAAAGAACCGCCGGCTGGACTGACTACGAAAAGAAGGTAAGGCCTATTAAACAAGTAGTCCGCCAGATGTTAGAGAAAGATGGGGATACATCTTCTCTTATGGTAGAGCCAGAGCAAACTGGCATTACTCAGAAAAAAGCGGACGAGGCATCTATGATGAGTTTAGAAAGAGTCGTAGATGATATCTCTGAATTGTTAATTTCACATGTAACAATTAAAGAAAATCTATATAAGGAGGTTCCGGTAGTAGACATCTACTTTAGAGTTAACCGTGTTCCATCTTCGGTTTCTTCCTGAGCTTCATGAAAAAACCAAAGTCCGCATTAAGTAAATACTTTGTATGTGATGCTTTGGAGTTTTTTATACTGTAATCTTTGTGAGAACTGACTGTCCTGACGTAGTCATCTATATCTAATATTTGCAAAGATGGAATCTCTTCCATAGGTTCCATCCTTGGTGTGTATGATATCTTCTCTAGCTTAATAGCTGGAAGTTTCTTTTTTCTTTTTGTTAGATAGCCAGAGATAAGAAGAGCTGCATAGTAATATGCTCTCTGCTTAGTAAGATTGCAGCAGTATGTAACAAAGTTACCGTGTTTATTTTCATTGTAGTTAACTAAAGATTGATGAATTATTACCAGAAGTGTGACAAGAAATGAAGAAGGTTCTATGGATCGCTTTAAAACTGTATTTGGAATCGTTAGTTTTCGTTGCGGACGGGGTTTTAGGTATTTTGAACACCGTATCGCCAAGGGATGATCACTTGGAAGAACAGAATACTCAAGTCGAATATGATCAACCAGACTCTGGCAAAAAGGGCTGAAGATTTTTATTATCTCGTTCGAGATAAGATTTATCTTACGTTCTTTTCTAGAAGATAAGAGTAACAGTTCGTTTAGATATAAAAGATCTGTTACTTTTTCTTCCCCAGGTTCCGGATAGCGTCCAAGGATCCCCTTAGGAAATCTTGAACGGTTAGTTGTTTGGCATTTCTGTTGGGATTTGTTCTGTTGATCTTGTTTACCCATTTCTGAACTTCTGAGGCTCTGCCTTCGGTCATTTGATCACCTCGAATTCTCATGATCCAGTTTAGAACTCTTCTATGTTCCCATACATGGTTTCTATTGAAGAAGTCTACTATGACATTCCACTCCAGTGGATCCTGGATTACTCTGAAACCTTTAACAGATCCTCCACCAACTGATAGGTAGATCTCCTCTACATATTGTTTGGGAGGAACTACTCTTGGATCGTATAGTGCAGCATATTTGATTCCATCAACTTCACATATGCCACAAATAATAACGCCGGTATTTTCTCCGGAAGGACCAGTAACAAATTCAAGGTCAGAGGTTACCATTTTTATTGGAACTTGCTTCTTAGCTTTAGCTACTTCAACCCCTGTAGGGAATTTAGCTATCTGCTCATCGAGCATAATATCGATTCTATCGATATTCTCTTTCTCTGCCATTTTTTCCTTGCCCTTTACCCGCTAGTTTATACAAATGGAGTCACATGTCTACCAAAAATGTCCTCTTGGTTGGTGGTCACGGCAACTATAAAACCGGACTAAATTATGTGTTAATGTTTATCGCAAAAGCACTTGAGAAGAATGGATATTCTATCTCATATGCTTCGATATCTGGAGGAGATACCAGATCTAACTATATATCGGGTAAGTATCCCTTTTTTGATTGCACCCGCGATCCAAGACTTTTTAGAGATGCAGTAGAACGAGTTAGGCCTGACATTGTTATTACCTTCGATGATATCTGGCATCTTGAAAGAGTAGAGTATGCTCGAGACTCTTATCCATTCTTATGGATTCATTATCTTATCACTGAAGAAGCAAACTTATCACCTCTGAAAATGACAAGAAACAATGATCAGATGGGAAGAGTAGATCTTAGACCAAGCTTACAGAGATGTGATATTGTTGTTCCTTGTACAGAGATGGCAGAGCAGGTGGGAAAATCCTGGAGGCTTTCAAACCTCACTCCTATTATTAGACCACCTATTCCAGATTCTACATTCTCATTTAATAAGGCACAAAGAAAAGAGTTTAGAGAGAAGAATGGATATGGAGCTGATGATTTTGTGTTCTTACTTGTAGTAAGAAATTTTATCAGAAAGAATATTCCATTTGTTCTTCAAGCACTCTCAAGCTTAATCATAAGTTACCGCCGGCAGAACGTAGAAATTAAGCCTAAGTTATTTATGCATGTTCCAAGGATGCCACAGATTCCATTGATTGGTTATGATATGGACTATCTGATTTCTATTTATGAAAATGCAGTAACTCTTAAGGATTCTGATAAGGCAGAAAGATTTCTTAAACTTTCAACTGAGAATCCAGAAGATCTATTCCAAACAATGACTGATCAGGAAATGAATAGAATATACAGCGGCTGCGACTGCATGATATCTCTGCCATACGCCGAAGGTATTGGTTATCCACCTATTGAAGGAGGCCTTACAAATCTTCCGGTTATCTATGGTCAGGGCGGTTACCCAAAATTCTATCTTGGATCTAATCCAGAAGAGAACTTCAAAGTAGAAACCGATTACCATTTTGTTCCACCTGGTATGAATCAAGTTTGGTATTCCAGTGATATGAAAAGCACTGTTGAAGCTATGAACCAGGCTGTTCAAAAGTATGTTCATGGTAAGAGAGCATCTAAGAATAGAGAATCTCTTATTAAGTTCTTTGGTAATAACTCTGGCAAAGAGTGGGCCAATCTTGTGGAAAGTCTTATCTCGAAATATTCTAACAAAGGTATCCCAGCATGAAGAAAACGTTTATTTGTATATCTAACCCTTCTACTCCTGCACACTACTACTCTAACGTGCTCGGAATGATGGAATACTTTTCTGAATTATATTCGGGAAAGATCTGTACACTTAACTACTATGAAATGAGAAACCTAGGAAGAATTCCTGATGGTTCTGTATTCAATAACATCGAAGAGATGACCTTAGAAGATATTAAATCTATTCTTCAGAGGGTTAATCCATCTGCAATAGCACCTTATCTATCTCAACCTATTGAGGCAGAAGGTGTTACACAGATCATATATACCACTCCCCATGAACTTACTGGAGCCATGGAAAAGATGATAGGTCTTCCTGGAGTCTTACATGTTCCAGTCTTTGACAGTAAATACTATTCACAGCTTAAGACATCTGTTAAAGGCAGTGAGCTAGAGAATAGAATATTCTACTCTATTTATAGAACTGTGAAAGAGTTCATGTCTCTTGCATCAAGAACAGATAGCGTTGCTGGCTTTGATAAATCTCTTGTTGAGAAGGCTGCCAACATTGCTGCATTCATTAGAAGCTTTGGGGATCCCGAAGTTCAAATCAATGATAGGCCAACAGAATCTGGGGTTCAATGCTTTACAATCAGCATTAAACCGATGTGGGCTGCAAGATTCCAGAATATCCATAAGACTAAGAAGATTGGTTCTATTGTTGAAAGTCCTATCTACACATTCCTTGTTCCGTCCTGGGGAAAGAAATGTGGAATTGGAGACTATCATACATACCAAAGAGATGAGGTAGCTGCAATTAGCTCAGATAATCCAATCTTTATTACTCATCGTAACATAGATGATTTAACCATGATAACAGATACTGTATTTGTTCATCATGAATATCTTCTCTATGATGATCCATACCTATCTGAAAATAGCTCAGCTCAGTTAGTAAAGATGGCAGAGGATAATCCGAGGATAAAGTTTGTTACCTTCGTTCATACTACTCCGGCCTGGGATACTATCAAAAATGATATCAGAGTTTCATACCTTGATAAGTATCTAGGGATGAAGAATGTTCAAGCGGTTGTATTCAATCGTACGATGCTTGAAAGGATCTCTACATATCCTGGAGTTCAAAAGAGCAAGCTCAAACCAATTGTAATGGATCTTGGTGTCTATACTTCTGTAAGAGAATGTAAAGGCAAAGCAGTTGGTGGCCACATTGCTATGTTTGGATTTAACAATCCCGGTAAAGGAATGCCGGAAGTTGTAGAGCATATCATTAAGAACACTGACCATAAGATGCTTATTATGGGACGTGGTTCAAATGAATTGGCTCAGATAGAACCAAATAGAATATGGGCAATTGATGACTATCTTCCAACAGATGAAATGCTTAAGCTTCTAGACGAGAATGCTGCCGCTATTGTTTGCAATAGAGGACCTCATTCTGCCAGTAGCTCGGCTTCATATAGGATGGCTCTATCTACTGGAATCCCTGTAGTAGCAAGCAATAGTATTGCACATACTTCTCTGCAGGATTTTACTGGAGATAGAGATCTTAAGTATTTCTCATCAATGGATGAAATGGTCCAGATGCTTAACCAAGTATCACAAGATGATGAGAGGCTTCGGGCGCTGGAATTATCCCGGAGATTGAAGAAGGACTTTTCGATTGGAAAAGTGACTCTGGAATTACTTAAACGCTTCTCCTGATCAAAAAAATAGAGGTAGTCTATGAGTTGGATACAAGTCTATTCGGGGAAATCTTTTTCGCCGCTTAGTCCTACTATCGAAGATATAGAAATCGAAGATATAGCCCATGCCCTCAGTCTACAATGTAGATATGCAGGGCACTGCCTCTATCATTACTCCATTGCGCAGCACTCAGTTTTAGTTTCTAGATATGTAAGCCAGGAAAATAAACTCTGGGGATTATTACATGATGCTTCTGAAGCATATCTTATGGATGTGCCAAGGCCTATTAAACAGCACCCAGAATTTCAAGCTTATAGAGATGCTGAAATTAGACTAATGACATGTATTGCATTAAAGTTTAAACTTCCACTTCAGGAACCTGAAGAAGTTACTATAGCAGATGCTAGAATTTGTATGAATGAGAAGGAAGCTATTATGAGACCATCACATAGAGAGTGGGTTCTTAAAGCAGAACCTCTTCCAGGTATTAAAATTGAAAGATGGGAGCCAGCAGCAGCTGAGCAGGTTTTCCTAGATACATTTCATAACTTAATGAGGAAATAGATATGATTGTTAAAGCAATGGGTACTCGTGGATCTGTTCCAGTATCAGGTCCAACTAAAAGAAAATATGGCGGTAACACTACCTGCTGGAGGATCCGAAGCACTCGAGTGTCCAGTGATCATGAGATCATTATTGATGCTGGAACAGGATTAATTCCATTAACAGAAGAGTTATCACTCAAAGATCTTAAGAGCCTTACTATATTCTTCACACACTATCATGCAGATCATTTGAATGGCATGGGTTTGTGTCCTATAATGTATATAAAATCTATTACCAAGCAAGTATTTGGCCCGCTTGATAATGGTAAAGGTGCACTTGATGCTGTTAAGTATACATTTCAAAAGCCATACTTTCCAGTAACAGATGAGCAGATTAAATCCAGCTTTGCCAGCCTGATGAATAATGGTATTGCTTCGAACCATATCCTTGCATTCTATCAGGATCTTAATACTAGTATTACTCTATCAGAATATGAAGATACAATTGCTAAAGAGAAGCAGATAGAGTTTACCAAAGACGGGCAGAAGATAAAAGTTAATCTGACAGATGTCCTCATCTGTAGAAACATGGAAGTGCAGCATCCAGATAAATGCGTTGCTTATAGATTTGAAGAGTATGGAAAAAATCCTATAAACAAAAAAGTGGAACTTACTTCTTGCTTTGTTCTTATTACCGACTGCGAAAGTCATGTAGCTATTCCTAGCTTTTATAAAACGTTTATCTAAGGTGCTAATCTCATAGCAGTGGACTGCCAGTATTCTCTCGAGGACTATCCTAAGTTTGCAGGATATGGCCATGGAAGTCCTGACTGGGTAGGTATTATAGCTGCTAACTCTCCAGGAACGCATACAGTTGGTATTGTACATCATGATCCAAGTTCTACAGATGATAAGGTTGATAGCATCGTAACTCAATGCAGGCAATCTGCCGAGAGAAAGGGCGTTGATCTTAAGACCAAGCAGATAATTGGTATCCCAGACTATAAGGAGTTTGTACTGTGATTGGTTTAAGCCGGCTAGTTCACAAAGTTATATATGGGGATGAGAATCATCATGAAAAAACTGGCGGAAAATCACGCAGCACAAAATGGCCTGCCTTTAGAGATGCATATCTCAAAGGAAAAGTATGTATAGTCTGTGGAGGAAAAGATAAGCTGCAGGCACATCACATTGAACCTTTTCATCTCAATCCTGAGAAGGAACTTGATGAGAATAACCTGGTTCCTTTATGTGAATCAAAAGCGTATGGAATCAACTGCCATCTATTTGTAGGCCACCTAGGAAACTTTAGATCCTTTAATGTAGATGTTATCAATGATGCAAAGACATGGGCAGATAAGTTAAAAGATAGGCCTATAACTAAAGAAGACTCTAGTGAGGAAGATAAGAATGCAACGAATTGAAATTGAACTACTTGATCATGGTTATATCAGACCCATTGAAATATGGGGTAAGGGCGATGCTGGGATTAATGAAGCTGGTATCATTGAAGCTGCGAGAATGTCCACCCAAGGATCTTTCCGCGGTTGGGAACAAGATGAAAAGCTTTTAGCCTATCTCTATAATAATAAACATTCAACCCCGTTTGAATTCTGTGGCATGATCATAGAAGTTCAGGCACCCATCTTTGTATTTAGAGAATGGCACAGACACAGAACACAAAGTTACAATGAGATGAGTGCTCGTTACGAACCTCTTCCAGATTTTAATTATGTTCCTACTATAGAACGTCTCATGAAGAATGCTGGTGGAACAAATAAACAAGCTGGAACCACCAAGGATTCAGTTCCATTAACTGAAGTATCTGCAGTATGGTTTAGAAAGGAACTCATAGAACAATACAATAGAGCTCAGGCTCTATATGTAGAAGCACTTAGCAGCGGTGTTCCTAAAGAACTTGCACGCACTATCTTACCAGTTGGTAGATATTCTAGAATGAGAGCATCTGCCAATCTGAGAAACTGGCTGGCATTTCTTACTTTAAGAGATGATCCAAATGCGCAGGAAGAAATCCAGGTATATGCTAAATCTGTTGGTAAATACATCTCTGAATACTTCCCTAGAACATGGAATTTATTCCAGTTAGAAAGAGGTGAGAAATGAAATGGAGAGTGGACTTTAACTTTGGCCCTATCCTAGGATTAGGAATTGGATATAGCCATGCAGAAAAGGAATTGGTTATTCTAATTCCATTCTGTGTAATTCAGATAGTCTTTTATAAGAAAAGAGGAGAAAATTAATGAACGAAGCTAACAACGAAACCCCGGAACAAGAAGAACAACAGGTGCCGATGACACCTGAAGAAATGGCACAGGCTAGAGAGCAATTCATGATTGCTATGGCCTACCAGATCTATAAGGTAGCATACCTAACTGGAGATTTTACTCTTAGATCCGGACAGAAAAGTAATGAATACTTTGATAAGTATATGATTGAAACTAATCCAGGAATGCTTCAGGATATTTGTTCTCTCATTTCTGAAAGTATTATTATCACTGAAAAAATTGAAAACAAACCTCACATGGTTGCAGGGTTAGAAACTGGGGGTATTCCTATTGCTACAGTTCTTTCCTGTGGCTTCATGATTCCATATGTAATTGTTCGTAAAGAAGCTAAGACCTATGGAACCTGCAAGCTTGCAGAAGGTTTAGATGTTAAAGGTAGAACTCTTCTCATCATAGAAGATGTTGTAACAACCGGCGGCCAGATTATTAAAAGTGTAAAGGACCTGAGAAATCTTGGTGCAACTGTTTATGATTGCATCTGTGTAATTGATAGAGAACAAGGCGGTAAAGAAGCCCTTGAGAAAGAAGGGATTAAACTTCACTCACTGTTTACAATGAGCTTTATCAAAGAAACTTATACTAAGATTTCCGCGGAGCTTGCAGCTAGAAATAAATCTGGTATAATTACACCTTGAGAGGAAATTTATGACCGCTACAATGGAACATGTTGATGAAAAGACTATGAGAAGCAAGTTGGATAAGTGTATCTTTGCACTTGCTGATCATGTACTTAAAAATGGATGGCCGGGTGGTATTCCAGTAAGAGAGAATGAAGTTCAAGCTCTTACAAATATTAAAGAGCATGAAAGTGCTATCTATTTCGCATCTGGGTCTGGCGCAGCTAGCCTTTCCTAGTAGATTTTCTAACTCTAGGTCCGATAATGGATCTAGAGTTACTATTTACAGTGAGCCAGCCAATACCAATACCAATAGCATCGTATTCGTCCTGGCTGGTTCCTGTAATTGTAATTCCCATATTAGTAAGCTTCTGAACTACTTCAGGCTTTTCTGATTTAGGATTACCGGTAAGACCAAGTTTCCACTGACGAACCATTACCTCAGTTGGAATTGTTTTAGAGTAATGATACCATGCAAGTTCAACGATCGCTTTTACTCGAGGGACTACAAACATTCCAGTTCGTGGTCTGTTAACACCGAAATGTTCTACTAAACATCTATTAGGTTTGTATTCAGAGCATATATCTGTTATTTCGTTGTAGATAAGATCAAAACCACTTGCATCTATTCTATCTTCGTTTGAAGTGGATCCTTCTCTAGGCTTTATGAGACCGCTGGCAATTTTCTTTGGCTTAGTTCCATCTAGAATTATAGCCCATCCGAGTTTTTTGCTTCCAGGATCTACAGCCAGATAAATAAGTTCATCAGATGAGATCTTTGTAGTATTCTTGTCCGATTTCTTGGAGGTTTTCATGCAGCCTTTTGTTGATAATTTTTATTTGGTGCCGGCTTCTATCCCATGCCTTGGTTCGAATAGGTTTAATACGGCCAGTCTGGGTAAGTTGGTAGTTATAAAAGTTTGTAATACTTAAAGGACTTAACTTGAATTTTTCGTTACAATATATAATGCTGTGCAACAGTATAAGCTCCATAGGCTTTAAGCCTTCGGCAGTCTTAAGTGCAGCTTCATTAACATATTTCTCTACTAAAATCTTATTAGGGTATTTCCCGCTGGGAGATACCTCGGTCATTGCTTTTGCAATGGTCTCGATACTAAAAGGAGCTTTTCGATGAGTGGAATCAGTCATTCAGGTGTACCTCATAGTGGCAACTATGCACAAAAAGTCAAGGATGAAATGCGTAATAGCCTTCAGACCTACATGGATGCCCAGGGGATCAAATTTAAAGGGGAAGGTAGAGGATCCTTTGGATGTCCTAATAGTTCCTTTCATAGTAACGGGGATAGAAACTTCTCCGGAACCTTTAAAACTGGCACAAACGGCCAGATGTGGGTCTGCCATAGGTGTAAATCTGGGGGCGATATATATAACATGGCCAACTTTGTGGAAGGCCTCCCAATAGGACAGACTGTAGAATTTTGGACTATCACCGTACCTTCTGTAGCTAATACTATTTCATACCCAATTGACCAGGAAAGGTATTTTGATGCATTAAAAGATCTTCATGTAGATCCAAAGAAAGTAAGAAGCCATCTAAATAAGGACTACATAACTGAAGTAAACAAGGTAATTAAAAGCCGGAAGAATCCTGCCAAGATAAATATAGATTATAACAGAAACTATACGGAGCAGATTAGGAATGCAATCAGTGAAGAGTTTGATATCTTCTTCCCCGAAACGGGAGACTTTAACTTTCTTCCTGAACAGCATCCACTTAATGATGATAATGTAATTAGAACAGGAAGCTTAGCATTCCCGATTCATAACCAGTATGGGATTCTCATTGGAATGATGTCCCGTAGAACTACAGCTGATATCAACGAAGGATCACGAAAGTATTTATATACCTCAAGCTTCATCGAAGGTGAGCAGCTTGGACTGTTTAACTTCCACAGAGCCAGAAGAGATATCCAGGCATCACGAGTAGTATATTGTTTCGAAGCTCAGTTTGATTGCATGGCCGCTTATGTAAGCGGTATGAAAAACTCCGTTTCAATTGGAACATCTTCTAATCTTGAAGCTTTAGTACGGGGCCTTAAGTCTTGCGCAGCTGCAGAAGTAGTTCTTGTAATGGATAACGATCCAGCTGGGCATTCTGGAACTGTACGAGTTGCAGAGTATCTAATTGAAAACGGATTTGGTGTATCCGTATTCCTTCTTCCTGAGGGAAAGGACGCTGATGAATATATTATGGAATCCGGGATTGATGTTCTAAAAGATTTATCAAAGCGGATATCAATTATAGAATATATTCTTCATGTTAACTACGAGAATCTTTCTAATCCTAATCTGAGTCCCAATGTTAAGTATATGGCAGCTCTTCAATATATCTGCCAGTTTTCCAGGAATGTTGGTATTGCTGTAACATATGCTCCACTCCTATCCCAGAAGTTCGGAATTAGATCTTCTGAAGATGTTAGATATGATATCGTACGGGACATGTCTCAGAAGAAAGATCCAGTTGCTATTCAGTATAATGATCTAGTAAGCGATACCTTTAAGAAGATTGCAGATGAGCCAGACATTGAAAAGAAGTTTGATCTCTATGAGCAAGCTGGTAGAAATCTAAGAGATATTGGTCAGTCATATGCAGTTCATAATAGAACTGAAGAGTCTCGAGAGCTCGATGAGATCCTTGTTCAAGGTCAGGATGATAGAGCAAGAATCTATACTGGTATTCAAACCTTCGATGACGCTGTGCGTATGACTCTTGGAACCTTAATGATCATAGGTGCAAGACCATCAGTTGGTAAATCAACTTTGATACGAGGAATGGTTCCTCTCATTCTGGATAAGGATCCAAATACATTTATCATTCATGCTTCATTGGATGATACCAGAAGAGATACTATGGATGGTATTATCTCAACTCTCTCTGGGATAGAGAATACTATCCTCGAGAGTGGGGATATTGATGAAGAGTTAATGCCAAGAATTGCGGAGGCTCAGAAGCGTGTTAGATCCTGGTGGGGCAATCAATACTATATGGTAGGTCAGGGTAAGATTATCAGCGTTGATGATCTTAGAGCCCAGATCCGCCGGGTTCAGATGAGAGATGAAACTAAGAAGATACTCCTTATTGTTGATAACTTTATGAACTTACCTTCTGTTTCCTCCACTGGAGTTCAGAACAAAAGAACGATAGTAGAACAGGAAATGAGCAAGCTTCATATCCTTACCCAGTCTACTGATATAGCATGCATTTGCATGGTTGAATTAACAAAGTCTGGACCATATAGGCCAAACCTTACAATGCTTAAGGAGACTGGCTCTATTGAATATCGTGCCAAGATTGTTGCGATGATGCACAATGATCTTAAGGCTAACCCAGATTCTAAGATCTATTGGAACCAGGGTAATAGAAAGATGCCGGTCCTTGAGATTGACTTCCCTAAATATAAAGTAGGAGAGCCAAACCAGAAGGTCCTTCTATGTATGGATCCAGCTCTTAACCAGTTCCAAGAGGCAACTGAGGCCCAGAGTAAGAAGTGGCAGCAGATTATTGCTACTGCAGTTGCCAATGAAGGTAAAGCCAAAGGCAAGGGACCTGGTAGAAGCGGAGAAGGTGGAGAGGGAGATCTCCAGGATGCCTAGGATCAAAGAGCCGCTTATGGAAATATACGCATCAGATCTAATTAAGTTCCAGGAATGTCCATGGAAATGGCAGATGGGAAATGAGGGCGATAAGATCCTTACTCCCTCGGAAAGGTTCCACGCCCTCTGCCGGCAGTATGTAACAAACATAGCCAAGGAAGTTCTGCTTGGTAACCAGATGAAGTCCGAAGGATATATTAAAAGATCCCGCCATGATGTAGAAAATGGGTTCTATGGACTCAGCAAGGATAATGCAATCAAAGCCTACACCGATAGGATTGAGCGGGTAATTGTAAATTTCCTGGCCGATTTCTGCTACAGTGGACAGAGAACTCTGGTAGGAATGGGCCTTGCCTCTGGAGTAACTGAGGAAGGAGTTAGAGTTTTAGCCGGATCTGATGTAACAGCTACCGCGGTAACCAGTAAAATAACCCGGACTTATATCTTTAGCTTCAGTCAGGAGCACTCTAATCCATTCTTTAATAGCAATATCATACGTGCAGCAGTCCTGCATGAAGGTCACTTGCGTGAAGGGATCCAGGTTTTAGTATCATTATATAACCTGAACACTGGAGAGTCAGTGGATTACAATCACCCAGTACTCCATAAGAACATCATGAACACCATCCAAGCTCTATGCTCTCGGTTTAGACTCGAGGATGTATACAGAAACATTGGAACATGGTGCACTTACTGCCCTTACCTTCAGGAATGTTACAAAGAGGCGATCAGAAAATGAAGAAACGCAAAAAAGAGTTGCTCAATCAAATGAAGGAAATTAAAAAGGTGCTAGATAAAGGTGTACGAGACACAAAAGATAGCATCGCATTTGAGCGAGGAATTCAAACTGAAGATATTACTGAGTTACAAAAAGAACTGGATTATGCGAAAGAGGTAAGTGATGGATCACAAGACGTTTAATCAGCAGTTGGAATCCGCACTTACTGGCCCCTCCACTCCAGAACAAATGGATGGAGTATCTCCTAAGAACCTTTATCAGCAAGAATGGTACGCAGTCCTTGAAGAAATTCCCAAATCATTATCCTCTGATCCTGTAGAAGGCGGGCGCCTTTTAGTAATAGGTCCTGGAGAATCACCCAAACATGTCCTCATTAAATATTTGAGGGAATTTAGACTCCTGCATGGTAGATGGCCTGACTGGTATACCGAGGATAAGAGATACTATTCTCTTACTCTCGGATTCCCACAGACTGTTTCCGGAAATACAATTTCTGGTCCTCTGTATTATCAGTTCAACCTGCCTAAACTGAATGCGGAGACTACACAACAATTAGGAGACCACGAAGATGGCAACAGCAAGAAAACCAGCCAAGAAGCCGGCTAAAAAAGGCGGAAGCAAAACTGGGACTAAAAAGCCCGCTCGCAAATCTGCGAAGAAGGCATAATAGACCAGAAGGAGCCACTAATCATGGCAAAGTCTAAGCCTAAAAAACCTAAGTGCTAAAATAGGTTCCTGGGAGGTAACACCCCCAGGTTTATTTTTCGAGGTAAGTGATACTTATGGATAAACTCACAATCATAACATTGTTTAGAACGCATACAGAAGAGATGTATGATATGCATTGTGATTTTATTAATTCACTTAAGATCTCTACCAGAGAAAGCAAAGTAGAAATAGAATTAATCATAATCGAAAACAACTCAAGTGGATCCAATGAACAAATCTATTGGAAGGACAAGTTTGCAAAGGAATCGGCAGTCAGCTATGCCTCGAGAAGAATAAAAGATCTCGGTCAAGTTCCATTCAACATGAATAAGTTTTATAACATGGGTGAAGAGGAATCAATCTTCAAAGATGATAAAAGCTCCTTCATATGCTTCTGCAACTCTGACTTGGTATTTAGACCTGGTTGGTGGGAAGCCATTAAAGAAGGATTTGAAAAAGCAGGACCAGATGCTGGATCTATTATACCAGCATCGTCTATTCCAACATTCCAATTTGATCAAGTAACCGCCAATGGATCAAAGTCTTTTGAGGGATTTAGAGTAGGGCCTCCATTCTTTAGAATGGCTCCTCTTGGAGTATCAGGACCTGGATGGATGTTTCTTTTTAAAAGATCCACCTGGGATAACCTTAAACCATGGCCGGAAGAATTCCGCGGATGGTATCAAGACTGGGAGATCTACAGAAGAATGCAGGATAAAGGATTTAAGAGTTATGCTGTTTATTCTGGAACGGTTGATCATCTAGAAGGCCGGTCGTTTAAAAAACTCAGGTCCGAGAATCCTTCAGAGTTTAAAGCCCTGACCAACGATCAAAAGTCCATATATGAAAAAGCATTCGAGATAGAGAATGCTTCCAACCAGTCTGGTTATGAGAAATAAGGAGAGATTGATATGAGACTTATCATGCTAACAGGTTATAAGGGATCCGGAAAGGATACTGTTGGCAAAATTATTCTTAACTCTATTGATGGGGCAGTACGTTTTGGGTTTGCCGATTTCCTCAAAGACATTGCCGGTCTTGTATTAAGCCGGCTCGGTTGTGATAACCCTAGAGCTGCCCTCGATGATCCTATGATGAAGGAATCCCCTATTACTTCTATGGGCAAACCTTTCATCTTCGAAAAGCATGGTAACATAACCTACCGTAGACTGCTGCAGTTTATGGGAACTGAGATGTTTCGTAATATGTTAGATGCGGATATATGGGTAAGACCATTGGTAGCTCTGGCAGAAACTAAGAAGTTTGAGATCCCATGTATAGTTGTTACAGATACCAGATTTTTAAATGAGTATCTCTATCCTAAGATGTCCCTGAGTCCAGACATTAGTATAGAATTATATGCTGTTAGACGGGAAGGATATGGATCGAGTGATCATGCTTCTGAAACTTCTATTGTCGATCTTACCTCGAGACCAGAGTGTAATTTTATAGACAACAATGGAACTCTAGAAGAATTGAGATTACAGGTATTGGATAAAATTGTAAGAGGTGATGCAAATGCCCAAAAGTATGAAGGCAACTCGAAAAATCAAAGTGGGTCCTCAGAAGAAGCGCCATGGTTCTTCCCAAGACACAGAGATTTCAGCTAGAACTGAAGAGTTTGATAAGGATATATTCCTCGGCTCATTAAGAGGCTTCATTACTGAAGCTCTTATACCAGTAGTGAAGATTATTGGTAAGCTGCATATGCCATGGACTAAGAAGAATGTTATCCATCATTATGCTGAGATTATGAGAGTCCTTAAACCAGGACATGTGATTCTCTCTACTACTTATGGAGAGATCAGCAACATTTTTAATCCTGGCAAATACAAACATGCAATCCTTTATGTTGGCGTTCATGAATTCCCATATGGAAAATACCCTGCGGTAATTGAAGCTACTGGAGAGGGTGTCCACATTAGACCTCTCTTTGAATGTTTAGCATCTAAAGATAACATTGCTATTATGGAATGGAAACTTCCATACACTGCAAATGCATTCAAGAGTGCTATGGTTTGGGCTTTCAAACAGATCGGTAAAGGATATGATTACAGATTCCTTTTAGACCAGGGCAAGATTGGAATGCAGAATTTTTACTGCAGCGAATATGTTTATTCCTTCTGGCATCTTATGGATTCTACAAATCATTTCCGCCTGAGAAAAGTTATGGGAACCTATACTGTAATCCCGGATGACTTCTATAAAGCTAGATCCTGCTGGGGTCTTAAGTATGAAACAGGGAGACCCAAATGAATGTAGGAGAAGCTTTAGCTCTTCTTAAGAAGTATCCCAAAGAGAGTGAGTTGATTATTGCGGTCAACTCAACCTCTACAGGATTAGAAGAATGTCTTTCACAACTCAATGTTCCTATTGAATCTATTATTCAAAGAGGAGATGGTAGGGTTAGTATGACATCCCCTATGATTCAAAGAAATGTAACAAGCGGAGATGAAAGTGAGCATATTGACCCGTCTACTTAAAACTAAGAAGGAAGAACCAGCTCCTCCTACAGATCTTGCTTTAGAAAAAACTAACAAGAGAATTCAATCTAAGATTAAACAATTTGAAGAGGGCGGTAAGAAACCTAAACCTCGCAAAGCTTCGAAGATGAAACCTGGAGTTAAGAAATCAAAGGCTAAATCTAAGGTTAAAGCTAAGAAGAAGAGTTCTAATAGATCATCATTTAAGAAGTTTTTAAAAAAAGAAACAGAGAAAAAACAGCCAATGGTTCTCTCTATATTTAGAGATGAAGCCGGGGAGCTTTGTGTTCGAGCAGTTAAACCTATTAATATGATGACTCGAGAGGAATATACTCAATTCCAGCGAGAAACACTATTGGCTCTCATGAACTTAGCAGCAGATAAAAAGGCAGCTTCCAGGAAAAAATGACCCCCGAACATTCCTCCAACATCTATATAATTTGCGGCATTCAAACACCAGATAAGCTACCACCGTGTATATTAATGCCGTATACACAACGTCGTTTGTATGATCAACTCTGTAGAGAGTTTGATAAAGAGATGTTTGCTATGTTCTCGAAGCGTCTAGTCTCTGAGATACATCACTCTGAACCCTACCAGGTTTCTGTCTATGGTCAAGGTACAGTCATTAGTCACATAATTAAACTGTCAGAACGGTTCCCAGTGAAAAGGCTACAAATCATATATGGAGAAGCAGCAAGACTCGCTTCCGCTAGTGAAGCTATGGTACTCCCATCCTTACCTGAAGGAAGCGGTGACTCATTTCTTGCTTAGCTCGGGGCTAGAAGAAGTTACTCCAGATATAATTGCCAAGGGTATAATACTTCCATTGGATTTCCGTAAAAAGATACAACCGGCTCAGAAACTTGCCTCTCAGGTATTAGATTGCCTGACTAGAGATGGCACAGTAACTAAGAAGGGAGAGGTTTATGGAATTATCTGACGAACAAAAGACTCGTAAAGATATTACTAGAAGTGCCTGGCTGAAAGATCATCCATCCAAGAATGGATTCTACTGTTACAACAGGAGAAGAAGGGCTAAGGGCTTACCGGGTATTTCTGAACAAGAATACCTTGAGCTCAAGTCCGGTAATAAACTTAAGAGAGGAGCTACGGGAATATCATTCCGTCCCAACTCTAAGATCGGACAGCTCTATGCTTCTTTTCTCCCGCTTATCAAAGAGAACGAAGAAGAAATTAGAAAGCTGGTAGAAAAAGGGGAGACAGCCTCTGTAGTATCCTTTACTATCCCAGCATTGAAGGAAGTTCCTAGACCGGTCCTTGATAAAGTAGTTCATAGGATCAGAAGGAACTTAAGCCTTTAGGAGTTTCTATGAACTTAATCAAACGCATTATAGAAGCTATAATGAACAGCCCTCCGGCACAGATTCCAGCTATGCTCAAGCTGCTTGGAAATGTTATCGAAACCGCAGCCAACTTAACTGAAGTCTTTAAGGATAGAAAACAAACACGACAGTTCATTATTGCTCTTCGAAGAACTCTTCAAGTTATCACAGATCAAACAAACAGCGTTGTTGGAGCTTTAAAGTCCCCTACTCTCTCTGAGATCCAGGCACTTATCCATACACTCGAGACAGCAACTTTCCTTCATCCATTCGAGAAGCGTTTCTTATTAATGCATCTTACTGGAATCATTGTGAATTTTGCCGGTGAAGGACCCGAAGGAAAACTTATTATATTCTCCTCGGATGACTTCCCAACAAAAAAGAAACAAGAGTCTAATGTTGAAACTCCAACAAATAACAAGACTCCTGACCCAGTAACTCCGGATGAAAAAGATCCGGTAGATACAGGAATGTAAGATGCCAGGGTATGATGATCTCTCTATGCCGTTCGTCTCTCCGGAGATGGACAAACGAATCGAAGATGCACTCTTACAGTATATCTCCAGAATATTTATAAGTGTTGTTCCAGAAAATAGAAGGCCTATTAACATCGATAAGATTATTAAATCCCAGAAAGATCCTCAGGTAGTTATTATTTTATTAAACTCTATTTTAACTGAGTTGACTTCTAAGGTAAGATATCTTGAAAGTAAGGTAGCTGCATTAGAACATCTTGAATACAAGTCCAAAGAATAACTGGAGATTAGTTTATGGAAATTACCTTTATCGAGTACAACCCTGTACAAGAAAGCGTTAGAGTCCGCATTGGGGATCCGCAAAAAGAGCAATCAAGATTAGATACCTTTACTGTTTCTGCATATAAAGAGCTCGTAGAAAAAGATAGTCCAGATTATTCAACTGAGCTCCGTAGAATTCGTAAGGCCTTCATAGAGAAGGGAGGAATGGAATGGCTTCTAAAAGAAATCCAGAGTTACCTGAAGAAGCAAATGAGTGGGGTGGATTAGAAGGAGAGCCCGAGCAGGAAACCTTAAGCCAGAAGAAGCAGCTGCTTAAGAGAGTTAATGCTTTAAAGAGCCGGGAAACAAAGGCTCTTGGTGTTGTCGATGTAGATGATATTCCTACCCAGTTAAAGGATAAGATTATAGCTTTAACTGGGGATAAGAACTTCTTTCGTAATAATTCCATTACCAACCATCAGCTCCAGAGATTAATTCAAACTGGAAGTGTATTAGCCGGCGGCCTTCATAGAAGTGCCGTTATGATTTGTAACGACGGCTGCATGCTGAAAGATAGATGTCCTCTCCACATCCTTGGAAAGGCACCCTATCAATTAAAACAGGAAGATGCTGAGTGTTTAGTAGAACATGATATTGTTTCTGTTTATGAACAGGACTACGTAGAAGCATATGCTCGTAGAGAAGGTAGAGAAACTACCCCGGATGATATCAGATCCAACCGATTTGTAATGGATCTTATCCATGAACTCGTGGAAACATATATCATAGAGAACCGTATTAATACCAAGATGGCAAAGGAAGGCATGCTTATGGAGCAGGCCATTGCTATTAACAACGAAGGAGATATGGCAACCACGCCAGATGTATCTCCTCTCTTTAGAGTTAAGATGACTATTAAGAGAAAGAGAGAAGTTCTCCTTAAACAACTTCTCCTTACTCCTGAAATGGAACTTAAAAAGAAGGTTGCAGATGCAGTGGCCGATCCTGCCAATAGAGCTTCCAGTCTTACTAAGCGGGCACAAGATATTATTCTTGCTGCCAAATCAAGAACCGATGGTTCTATTGATGCTGAGATAGTTCAACCGGAACCGCAGGTTTAAATTGGATACACTATATCAAATCCTTGTTAACTTTGGGATCTTTCTTTTTAACATATGGCTATTTGGCCTTATTGTTTCTAACATCGTAGTAATCTTCTATATGCTCATGGTAGTTCCACCCAGGTGGAAGCTATATCCATTTATGTTTCTGGGTACGTGTGTATGGTTTATTGTGATCATACCATTTGGATACGGATTGGCCAAGTTCGGGCTTGCTTTAGTTAGAACTAAGAAAGTAAGAACGGAATGGATCCCTTCTCAGAAGCAAGATGGCTCAGAACCTCAGTAATGACATATCATTAAAGGCAAGACCTCGAGGCCATTATCAGCCTGGCGATCTTGCTGATTTACTTTACCCAGGTAATGTTATTATTATTGAGCCCACAAAAGGGCAGAAGCAAACTTATATTAGTTTGTCAGGAGCATCCGCGGAAGGGATGCTTCTTAATCCTGAAACCCAGCAGTATGTTTCTATTAACACTGCCCTTCAGGGAGATATAGCAATCCGCAATGCTTCAACTCTAGAAAGAAGAAACGTAGAAAGCCTTTACCCTGACATTGTAAACAAGCAGCAGATGATTCAAAAGCTGCGCAAGGATCCGAATGTAAAAGGGATCATTACAAAAGAAGTTACTCTTGATGCCTCAAGTTTAAAACCACATGGTAGTCTTGCTACTGATAATGTTCCCGATATAGTCCTCGGAAAGATCTCAGAAAAACTAGCCAAGAGTGTAAATACTGCTCAAGCCAAAACAGTATTTATGGAGAGAGATTATAACTCCAAGAAGCTTGCAGTTATTAATACCAGTGCACTCGAGAGACTTCAAGGAGAGTACCAGAGATTAAATCTTTCTGATGCTCACTCTCTTAAACAATACGAAGGCATTAAAGATAAGTTAAACACTGATGCTAAGAAGATTCATGACGTAGTCTTTAGCATGGCTAAGGATCGTAGAAAATACAACCTTAACCAGATGATCAATGACATAACCGATCATACTAAAACTACTGGTGACTATGTATATGAATATGAAAATCAAACTAATGATTTCAATAGGCTGGTTGTAACAAAAGATTCTACTGTAGATGCTTTCGCCAAAGAGACGCAGAAAACTTTCCAGGAACTTGAGGCTGAAAGAGCCGGCCGTAAAGATATACTAGTTTCAACCGGGGATAATAAGAAGGATTATCTCAGGGTAGTAAGTAGATATGGTCAGAGAGAGCAGGTAGCCAATGTACTGGAAGGTCTTAATCAGGTCCTTGCAAATCACGATATAAGATCCCAAACTATTAATTCCTATGGTCAAGCGATCGCTAGTAGCGTTGCCAAGGATCAGTTTGCTAAAAACTTTCAAACATATTATCAGCGGGCTCTCATAACATTAGATGCTCACTTTAAAACAAACGTATCTAAAACTCACTACTTCGAATCTCCGGATATATTCTCCGTATTAAATGTTAATGATGCTGCTGCTTTAACAGGAACAAATGATCTTAATACTAGAGCATCCATATCCAGCTCAGCATCTCTTCAAAAGATGTCTACTTCAGCATCCGATGCAGTCAATGAGCTCGAGCTAAGAAGATTAGGATTAGGGCCGGAGATAACAGCTAAGAGACTTGGAGAAGTAGGAGCAATGCGCACCTACATGAAAGCTAATGCTGCAGCCCTTGGAGTAGAATCTATAAATATTCAGAGAAGAATAGAAGAGATACTCCCAGCATATGAGCAGAACTCATTGCGAAACCGGTATCCTAAATCTACCATGCAGGCTACTGGTATTATGAGTATGGCCTCTGGATTAATGGGCGCCTACTTCTATCAGGAACTTATCTATGGATGGTCTAGAAAGATATCCGAAATGTTCAGGACCTTTATAGATCCAGGTCAGATCATAGAAGCCAAGCAGCACTCTTCTGCAGAAACATCGGCGAGAAGAATGATGATGACTGACTTTGGAAGTAAATGGTCATATATACATACCTTCGCCGGCCTTATTGAAGGATCCATGGCTGAAGGTGGCGGTAAATCTTTATTCGGATATTTCAGAAGCCTCGTTGAAAAGTATGGTGTAAATGAAGTTCAGGCAAAGGGTGATCTGGTTGGAACACTCCGTAAAGTAGAAGATGATATTACACAGAAGCTTCATAAAGTTATTGGCCAAGGCCATGATGCAGCGATCAGCAAGTTTGATCTAAAGAAAACCGCTGAGCATGCTGGAGATCATATAGACCAATTTGTAGATTATCTATCTAGAAATAGAAAAGCCGTAATAATTAGCACAGGTGGTGGAATTCTTTTAAGTAGAATAGGATCCTCAGTAAAGCAGGAAGAAGATAAGAAGTTTATATCCGATCGAAGAAAGCGTATATCTCAGAATGAATACCTTCGTTCAAATCATGTAATGCCATCTCATATTTATAGCAGCATGTTGAACGTAGAAGGAAGGACCTACGCTGGCTTTGCATCTCCATTTGAACCTAGAGCCATGGCCTGGCTTGAGAGAATTCGTTCGGCTACTACAGCATTCTCAGAAAGCACCCTTGTTAAAAGAATTAGAGAAGGTGGCCTTACCTTTTCCAAAAGGGTAAGTAGTGGAACTGCAGGAGCTAAACAGGCTACATCTTTTATGCAGTCTCTCAGAGAAGCTGGAACCTTTGCAGCTGGAGCAACTACTGGTTTAGGAGAAGCTGCAGTAGCTATTGGTAATTATGTAAGCCGATTAGCTAAAGAAGCTATAGGTATAGGATCTTCCCTGGAAGCTACTACACTCGCTAGGGGTTCTGAGGAGACACTTTATAGGCATGCTAAGGTCCAGGAACTTAATAAATCATTGGCGGAAACTGGGGAAAGAGTAACACAAACTCAGAATCAGTTAAAGGACATACCTGCCCAGGGATTTTCTAAAGAACCATACCATGTCAACAAAGAGGTAACCGCTCAGCCAATACTGGACAAAGTTAATAAGCAAACTGTTAGAGATAGATCTTTAAACAAGAAGCAAAGATTTGCTTCGAATAAAGTTCACGAGCATTATCATTCACAACATACCCAGAATATAGATTCACAAACAACATCTCTTAAGATGACCAAGCCAGATAGATCCAGTGCTTGGACAATGAGAGATGATAATTTTTTTAGCCCACATAGAGGTAAAAAATACTACGGTCCAGATTTTAACCCAGAAGATATCCAGCCCCCAAAGATAACCAAGGTTACTCCAAAGATAGATCCAGTTAAGATGAAAGGAGTGTGGGGAGAATCTGCTTCTAAGTTTAGTGTAGTTGAACGTATAGGAAAAGCTGGATCCAGTGTTTGGAATAACAAAGGAAAGATAACCAAGCATCTAGTTGGGATGGCAGCTATGTATGGAGCTGGTAAGCTACTTGCCAGAGTTCCAGATGTAGCTATAGATCAATTGGAAAGATATAGAGATATGACTCAGTTAGATTTCGGCGGTCCTAATATGGCACCTATGTTAACTACTGAAGCATCCACAGAAAGGCAACGGGCTCTTCAGGCTATTGAAGAAGCTAAGATGAATGCTAATTATATTTTTGGCAGCGAAGCAGACCGCTACCATTAAAGCTTTAACTTACCAAGAGTATTAAGAAGAGTTTTGCCCTCGGCATAAGCAGATCCTTTAGCACCGTTCATAACAGTCTTAGCCACTTGCTCTCCATGTTCGGCTAAGCCAGCCATCTTAGATCCATGGGGCATTTCTAGTCCGGACCAATCGATCGCATCATCTACATGAGAAGCAGGACTCATATGTCCTACCGAAGGTGTGGATCCTTTTGAGGTAAGAAACTTATCTGCCTGTTGTGCATGATGCATCTCTTGAGCTCTTCTCATTTCTCCTGACATCTTTCCAAAACCCATATCTCGTTCTGGAATATCCTTTGCAACTCCAGTTGCTCTACCATGGGCGGAGTGATCAATTGGCATATCTTTGGATGATCTACCAGGCATTGGAGAAGGAGCTCCCGAAATAGAAGCCGTGGTAGAATCCATTGGAACTGTCTTAGGATTGTAAGCATGCTCCCGAGATAAAATATCCTCGGGATTTCTTTGCGCATACGCTTCGCTCATCTGATGTGGACGAGCACTTCTTCTACGCATCTCCTCAATGTCTTGAGGACTAAGTCCTGATCCTGGAGGAGGAGTATTTCCCTTAGCTGCTGCAGCTAGTTTTTTCCATGCCTCATCGGCAAGCTGTGCCTGAGATTTTTGCCCTATCTTGAACTTACCTTCACCTAGATTCTGGATTTCCATAGATTTAAGTTGCTCTTCATTGTAATGAACACCTAATCCACCAGCTCTTATATCAGATCCTTTAATACCAGTTTCGTATTTACTAAGAGTGCTTCTACCTTCATTAACATACTTCTCTCTAGTTCTGTTAATATCAGAACTAAGAGGTATATGACTGCCGGGTCTTTTAGGCGGATTATCCGGCATAGAATGAAGCCTCGGATCCCATGCTTGTTCTAGCATTCAGGTTGGCATTTTTCATTCTATCAAGAGCTCTTGTTCTTTCATTATTAGCTTCCCCACTAAGTGGAGAATAGCCATCTCCAAAGTCCAGGCTGAATGAATTTTGAAGTCTGGTTAAGCCTTTATCAAAACTATCAAATCCTTTTTTAACATATGGAGTAGCAAGATAGGTTCCAACTCCGGCTATAATAGCTGTAGAACCTGCAACTTTTCCAAGGACCTTTAAAGAACGGCCGGCTTCAGCGGCCATCTTGCCAGCACCATATTTAATACCTAAAGCCACATCAGAAGATCTGGCAGCCCTTTCTATGATTGCCGATCGTTCACTGTAACCTATTGTATCTGCTAGTTTATTTTCTATGTATTCCTGTTTCCATTTTGTATTAGCAGTAAATGCAGTAACAGTTCTACTCGAGGTCCTTCTAATTTTTCCACCGGCCTCAAGAGGACTACCCATGGTAAACATACTTTCCCTGATCTCATACCTAGGATTGGCTCCTCGAATATTCTTTGATATTCTACTCCTATATTCCCATTCAGATCCGTATTTGGTTTTGCCTTTAGATAGAATTCTTTTGTTCTGAGGAACACCTCTAGTAAAAGTTTGTTTGTGGATATGCCTGGCAGCTACTTCTGCTTCAGCTAGATGAACTGGCTTATAGCTATCTATGATATCTCTTACTGCTGTTCCAAACTTTCCCTTCATCATTTCAGATCTATAGATAAAGTTATAGAGCATACTGGATCCCTTACCAGGACGAACAGATCGCATAGATAAACCACTCTCGGCGAGTTTATCTTTATATATACGTTTTCTAAGAGCGTTAACTACTTTACCTTGTCTATTACCTATACCTGTATAACGAGCCTCTTCGGTAGCATCTTTCCATAATCCCAATCTGGAATTTTTCTCCTGGATAAATTTATCCATCATCCCAGTATCGCTTTTAAATCTCTCTACAGCGTTTCCAACTTTCCTTCCAGCCCAATTCATCCCACCAACAAGAGCAGCATTAGCTACAATATCACTTGTATTATCATAGCCAAATAGCATATAGCCAAGTGCCAGTCTTCCAGGAAGACTTGTGCTACCTCTTAAGATAGATGCAGTGGATAAGCTTTTAGGAATAAAAGTTTCTCTAGAGAGGAACTTACCAGTAGGTCTACCCCACAGTCTATTTAAAGTATATCGGCTAGACTGTATAACACCAAGAGTAGAAGCTCTATCAATAATATTAGATTCTTCATATTGTTGTTGCTCTTGATAATATTCACTGGCAGCATTTAATAAATGCCGGCCAGTATAGAATGTATTTAATCCACTATCCTGGGTATATATCATTCAGATTTATTCCAATACTCTTCAAGGATCTTAACAGCTTCTTCTTCTTTTCCCTGTTCTACAAATTTATGAAGAGCTGAAAACAGGTTAGCAATAGACTCATGTTCTGCATGTCTTGCCATTGCATCCAGCTTTCTTATGTTCCTACAGTATCTACTTCTCAGTAATGGTGTTAATATTTTCATTACATCCTTTTACGTCGCATTACCTGGAATCGCATCCCTTCAAGAGATGCAGGCCCAAGCATGCCACTAGTATCTGTTCCAAATCTACCCTGACCCAAGTTCTCAGTTCTATATTTTGCTTCTGCCCATCTATTAAGTTTAGTAGCTGCCATTGCAGTTCCTCCAGCAACAGCCAGTGCTCCAATTGCAGCACCTCCTAGACTTCTAGAACTAAATAGTGCATTGGCACTTGCTTTAAAGAATCCTTTCTCGGACCATCCAGTTTGAGTAGCTCTAATAGCAGATCCAATCCTGGATCTGATACCACTTTTACTGGCCATATTCTCTGCAGCTTTAGCATATATTGCCCGACCACGTTCAATACGTTTAGCCTGCTTAAGAGGATTATTAGTAGTAGCTGCACTCAATGCATATCTTTGCAACCTGGACTTTTCAAAGTTAGAAAGCCCACCATGCTTCATTACTTCATTGAGCTCTATGAAAGATCGCATTCCACTTTTCTTGGAAGCAATCATTCCAAAGCCTTCGAATACACGTGCTCTACCTGCTGCACCACCACCAAAGGATGCAGCTGGAGAGGCACCGGGAACTTTGCTGCTCCGAAGTTTAGAGATTACACCTTTCTTTATATCTCCTACGGACCTCTTAAGATAGTCCTGGCCGAAAAAAGTTGAAGCTGCCGCTACATCTTCTGTTGGTTTTGGTGGTGTAAAAGCCATGGTTAGAGGGTACTGTCTAATAGCAAAGCTGTACTTTTTATATTAGATATGGGTAAACGCTTAAGTGATGAAGAGTTAACACAAATATGGAGTTCTGGTAAACTCACCGAAGAAGAGTTTAACGACCTTACAATAAATAGCAAGCCATCTTTATGGGCTGAAACATATCTTTTTAATCCAGATCTACCCGGTGAAAGACTCAATCTTCACTGGTATCAGAAGCAAGTCCTCGATGATCCCTCACCACTTAAATGTTTAAGGTTTGGCCGCGGTACTGGTAAATCGGTATCAATGATTGCACTCATCTTGTGGGAACTCTGCACAGAGGAGAATACAAAGATCTTCCTCTATGTTCCCGGAACAACTCAGTTGGACCGTATCTATGAAGTCATGAACAACATGATTCAAAGTTCGCCGATCGTAAGGAATTCTATATCTGAAGGGTTCAGCCGCGATGCTTTGAAGAAGAAGGATGTTGTTCAGCATACTATCTCAATGAAGAATGGATCCCGGATGATCATCTTTATCTGTGATAAGGATGTGGAGAAGAAGATTAGATCCCAGCATGGTGGTAAGATCTTTATCGATGAAAGTGACTATATTAAGACTCAAGCTATCACTGCCATTACTGGTATCTTTACTGGTGCCAAGGATCCTTTCATGTGGCAGTCATCTACACCACGTGGTAAGTATGGGCACTTCTATAAGTTTGCTAACTCAGTTCATGTAAAGCAATGGCACATACGATCGGAGCAGGCGCCTCACTGGTCAGCAGATAAAGAGAAAGCAGCTCGAGCTTCTGTTCCGGATGAGGCAACTTATGAACGAGAGTTTGGAGCTGAGTGGAGTGATGATGCTGATAGAGTATACCCAGAGAAACTGATTGAACGAGCAGTTCAATATACTGCAGATGACAGAGGAACTATTACAGCACCATCTTTCCCAGGTGGATTTAAATACCTGGGTCCTGATCAACTTCTCCCACTTGCATTATCAAAACGGAAGGGCTTGTTCATAGGTATTGATTGGAACTCTCCTACCCATGGTGTTAGAATAGTATACCTTGTAGAAACGATCGATGGATACTTCTATGTTGCTAAGATAGATTGTATCCGAAGTAAGGAATCTACTCAAACAGATTCGGTTAATAAGATCATTGGAATTCATCGAGAGTTGCTACCCGAAAGAATATATGCTGACCAGGGATACGGAGCAGTTCAGGCTGAGATGATTTATGAGCATGCAAGGATCTATGGTGATAGAAATCTTATGCTCAGATTTAGAGCTATAGACTTTGTATCATCGGTTGAAGTAGCTCGGAATGATGGATGGACTTACTTACAGGACAACCAGAAGGTTTCAGTAAAGATTAAATATAAAACCCTGATGATCAGTTTAATCTCCAGAATGTTCAAAGAAGGTAGATTAGTTCTGCCGGCTTTTGAAGATCACGATGACGGGATTATTACTGAGATGCGCCAGTTCAAGCTTAAGGAATTAAGCTCGAGTGATAAAGAACCCATCTATTCTAGAGAAGGTGGACAACATACCCATATGGCTCTGGCTTTGGCAGTATTAGCCTGGTATGAGTATAACAAAGAGCGGGATATAGGCATAGCTCCAACGATATTGGACAGCATGGGTCCTAGGAAGGAAATGGTTAATACCAGGGTAAGCGATAGGACCAGTAGTTTTCTTGACTCCAGTCTAGTCTTATCCTCATCATCCTTTAGAGGACCCTTTTCATCCAGGGGAAGTTCAAGTTCTAGAAGATCTAAGCTTTTATAGGATAACATGGCAGATAAATTTAGAGAACCGAATGTTTCAGCTCCTATTAGAGATTCATCTTTCGAATACTCTCAAGCAGAAATTAGAAGGAATTTACCTCCAGATGTTTCTGCTGCTACAATTGAAGAATCAGCTTTAAACAACCCACTGAGGCAGATTCTTGTAAATGTAATAAGGCTGCAGCGTAAGAATTCCCAGGTTAAAAGAAAGATTAAAGGAACGATCGCAATGCATGTTGCTGATCTTGAACTTAATCTCGAGCCAATGCCGGGTAATATCCGGCAGATTATGGATGAGCTTTTTGCTTCTCAAGAGCTTACGCCTGAAAGATTAAACTGTGCTATTGAATTAATGCGCGATGATCGGAACATTCAGAACTTCACCGATCAGATGAATGCTGCCAATCCAGATGATGCTCCAATGGATTGGCTTATGACGATGCTGGAAAAGATGACCAGCAAGAAGCACACATTTGGAATTGAACTCCTTCTTCGTCTTATTAGATTTTGTTTAGCCTATGCAGTACACATGATCATCGGTGGTCTGTGCGCATGGTTCACTGGTAAACTTAATATACCCATTCCTTTTGTTGGAAGCTTGCCATTAGGAACATTAATAGCCACGGAAATCCTTGCACCAACTGAAAAGATGGCCAAGCAAGCTCTTGGCTTTCCATGTAATCCTCAATTACCTACACCAAAGTTCTGCTTTGGATTCTTTGAGAAAGATAACGATGCTGCCAACTTATTACCATGCTGTATGCCAGCTGGTATGTCAGGAGCTCAGCTTAAGATGGCAGAGCTTCTTGAAAAACTTAAGGGTGGTGGCAGCACAGGAACTGCTATTTCTGACTTCTTAAAAGTTTGGAAAGCTGAAGGTGGTCTTAAGTCCGGATATATTAAAGTAGGTGGAGTAACCGAGCGGGTTAATACTGATATTTCTGGATCAGTAAATTCAAATCAACCTCAGGGTGCCGGCTTTAAGAATGCACTTAGTGCTCTTCAACAATCGGTAGATCAACAATCTCCTGCAGGGCAGAAGGCTTCTCTATCTGATCTTACACAGAAGGCAGTTAAGAAAGTAGATATCTTTCACTCATCCAAGAAGGCAGGATCATCAAATCTTGTAGAACAAATTGAACTGGATATCTTTAGCTGCTGGGCTCAGGCAGTTGTATCCGACTTTCATGATGAACCAGATAACCCATATCAAGGACCCCCTTGTTTGGTTCCATCTGATCCAACCAATAATAGTGCAATCCATAGAGACATGGCAGAACAGCTGGTTAATTTTGTTGCCACTGCTAATGCAGTTCCCTCAACACCAAGACCAACTCAAGCCGGAAACTTAATGAATCTTATCTCAGTTCTTAAGAAGACTGAGAACATGGATGATAATCTTGGAGAGATTAAATCATTCCTTAAATCAGATGCAGATATTGTTAACCCAGGAACAAAGAGATGTATAGAGGGTAATGCCAGTTTAAAATATGGCGGCCCAGATAAGTTAACGGGGATTAATAGTGTAAACGATCCTAAAGAATTCTTCTCTAAGCTTAATACTGATAATAAAATTAATGCTTCGGATGTCCCAGACTCTACTCTTACGATTGGTGGTGGGGATATCCTTGAGAACTTAACAGGAGCTTCTGGAGATGTATTTGGAGATATCGGCCAGAAAACCGGTGAGTTCCTACAGCAGGTTGTTGGCGTACTCGAAGGAGCGGTGGATGAAGTAGACCGCTATGTATCTGGAGTTAATCAACTCACCAAGTTCTTTAGCTCTAAAGAATTCTGCTGTATTGTATATCTTATTGTCTTACTTGCAGATGTTGCCCGCGGAAAGGCGCTCTGTCCGACCGATGATATATCTCATTTCTTCAAGTATGCTAATAAGTTTCAGGATAGAAAAGATATAGCATCTCTCAAGATCCAGCTGGCATTTCTAAAATCTATTATGGACGCAGCTAGGCTTGCTCTTGCTACCGGTATTGAGATCCAGGGAATCAAGCTTCCCCTCAAAGATTTGATGGAAAGAGTAAGGACTACGATTACCACAATAACTAAGCTCCTTATAGACTTTGCTACTGAACCAATTGAAAAGACCCTTGATCAGGTCCTCCTGAATCCAGATGTAACTGCAATAGTTCAGAACAATTGCTTCGGCGCCTGGGACTTTCTTTCAATGTTCAAATGTGGTATTGAATGGTTTAAGCTTAAGCTGAGCCAGATAGCCCTGGATCTATTCCAGAACAACTTCCAGAATATAGATCTGATTAAGAATATTCGTATTGGCGGTATGAGACTTAAGGTTCTGGATATGCTATCCCAGATGCTTGGACTCCTTCTTGATCTACTCCTTGGTATCGGGGACTGCTATGACCCAGATGATTATACCAAGGCTATTATTAGTAGAACCCTTGAGGAACAATATAGCGGTGCAGAAAGAGTATTTGCTCTTATGCAAAAAGCTAACGTAACTCCACAGGAATTGGATAAATGGAGTAAAACTGTAGAAGGTGAAGACCCTCTTAACATTGATTATTCAGCTCCAGAGAATCAGGATGTACATTCTGACTTTACCGGCAGCATCCTTACTCCGGCTACAGTTAGACTCTTAAGATCCACAGTTCCCATTGCTTTGTTTTCAGACAGTACCCCGGCTCGTAGACTGGTAGGATACGAAGAGTTTGTAGGTAGACTGGAAGAGCATACTGGAACCACGGTTTCTCAAGTCTATGTAGATATCTTTGCCCTCGATGATGGCATTTTTAAAATGTTTGGTGGAAAGGCAGCCTAATGGCAAAAAGAAGTTGGTCTAACGTATTAAATAACTTCTATCGTGGTAGAGCCAATGAGAAGGAAATCATTTCTTCTGCCAGTGATTTTGTAGATACAAAACGAGTCCTTACTGTAGAACCTCCAGTATCTCGAGCAGAGATTACATTTACAGGTAAGGATTATTTTCAGGTAGGTCAGACTGCCAAGCTCCCAGCTAGAAGAGCTGAGAACTTAATGCAAACTACCTCAGATTATTATATCTATAAGGCTGAGAAGTATTGGGAAAACGAAGGTATTGTATTTAGAATCATCAACAAGATGGTTGAAATGATCAGTAAGGGTGAGTTTAAAATCACCGCGGATACTGATGTAGATCTAAAGAAATTCAATACCGAATTTATGAAGCTTCTAACTAAATCCGGAAGGGGGTATACCTGGAAGTCTTTTACCAGAAGAGTAACTCATGACTTTTGTAAATACGGAAACACATTCCTGTATCCAGATTATCTACAACCAGGAACCAACCTCATTGGTTCTATTAAGTTCTTCGACCCAGTAACAATGGGTGCCCTGGTAAATAAAGATGATGGTGAACTCTATATGTGGGTTCGCAAACAGGTTCTTAGAAAGCGCGGTGATATCGAAAAGCATCTTAGAGCAGGACAACCTCCAGCTATAAGATCGGTTACCAATTTGGGAAGATACTTCTTTGCTCTTATTCCTCGAGTTATTGTTGGAACACATAACAATACCTACGATCCAAAATATGATCCAAGAGAGCTGGTTCATATTCCTTATATGGATCTCCACCAAACTGTTATTTCTATTCCTCCTATCTATCCAGTTCTAGATGATATTCTTACCCTTCGTAACATTGAAGATGATATTACTCTTAACTCATTTCAATATGGGCATCCTTTTCTATGGGGTAAGATCATTAGAGAAGGTATGGATAATACCCAGCTTAAATCAGAAGCTGCATTCCTTAGAGATCAGGTTGAGAGCATGGAAGGCAATGGTTTAATTGTAACTTCCGATAGAGTAGAAATGAAACTACTCGGCCCGGAAGGAACATTCCCCAACCTTGTTCAATACCATGAGATGTTTCTGAAGAGAATTGAAAAGGGTGTTGGTATTCCAGATATCTTTACAGGTGACGGTGGTGGTGTTGGCAGACAAACCTCTGAAACTGTAGAGAAAAGTGTATTTGGGATGCTCGAAGATATGGGTGGCCGTATTGCCCAGGGTCTTCAGCAGTTAGCTGATAGAGTTTGGAATAGAAACATCCTTAAAAAATCTGATATGGATTCTTGGACGGATCCATCTCCAATTAGAATAGAATTTGGTAACCCAAGCCGTGCAGATAAGCGTGCTGATGAGCAACACCATACATTACTTTTTCAGGGCGGAGCCTTAAAACATGACGAGTATCGTAAGGCTATAGGCTTAACACCAGACCCTGCATGGGCAGGTAAATACTTCTTCGAAATCCAATCACAGATGAATACTGAACAAGCGCAGGCTGCAGCAGCTGCTAAGATACAATCCCAGCAAACTGCTACCAATCAATATGGGACTAAAACCCAAGCAGGATCTACCAAAAATTGAAAGTATCAAAGTACATATAAAGACAGGTCCTTAGAATATCAACGAAATGGCAGATTTAACACCTACATTTATAGGCCGTAAACTTACAAAGAAAACGGATCACGATAGGCTTGAAAAGACGCTTATCGATAATGTATCCAAGATCGTAGGAAACTCCAAAGGAATCATTTCCGTTATGGATGCAACCCACTCTGGGTTCGTTAACGGTAATCTCAGGAAGTATGAGACCCCTTCCTTTGCGCAGAACTATGATAAGTTCTATACCCCATTCCCAAAACCCTTTAATAAACATCACGATACGATGAACGATCCTATTGGAAGGATCCACTCTGCGATGTTTGTTCCAGGCTCGTATCAAATGCCCGATGGTCAAAAGTCAGATGGCCTTATCAAAGTAGCAGCCTTTATCCCTTCTGGTGCTGAAGCGGATAAGATTATGAATGGAACTCACATGACGGTTTCTACCGGATTTGAGTTTGATTCAGTTAAGTGTAGTATCTGTGGCTTCGATTGGATGAAATATCGTAGAAGCGGTAATGGATGGCCAACATCTAAAAAGGGATCCGATGAAGAAATGGATCCGGATAAAGTATGTATGCATCAACGTGGAAAGATGTATAAAGATTCCATGGCATACTATAGCTGCAATGTAAGAGACTTTCTTGAAGTTTCTGCAGTAAATGAGCCGGCAGATCTTATTGCACATATCATCAGCTATGCCGAAGTTGGAAAAGACTCGGTACTCAATACGTCCTTCTATCATGATATAGACTTTAGGGGTAACGATAATCTTGGATATGCGT